CTGAAGAAAGCCGCGATCGCCTGGGAGACGGAACGGGGAAAGGAGCCTTTCACGGCAAAGGTTACGGAAAAGACGACGAAGGACGGCAAAACCGTTTACGTTTTTGAATGACAGGCATACAACACATAGGAACATCCCGATGAACATAACAGCCAACGCAGCCAGCCTCGACTGGAGAAGCAACAAACACGGCGTCTGGAAGGCGCTCGTCAAGGACATGGCGCCAAACTCGTCCGTGGCGTTCAGCGCAGGCCTTACGGGCACGGTCGCCGGAAGGCAGGTGACAGTGGAATCCCCGTCCATGCCGACCGGGTTCATGACCTACACCACGGACATCACGGATGGCGTCGTCGGCAGCATGCTGTACGGGGCCGGGAGCGTGTCCGACAGCCTGGAGGTGGTGGGCGGTGAGAAGACCGTCAGGATGGGAAGCTACACGTTCACCGGGAATGAGACGTGGATGGAATATCCATACATAAGTAATGCATGGAGCAGTAAGACAATTATCACGGATTCTAAATCACACTCAGTTGCCATTGTACCTAATGTGATTCTCCCTGGATATGACATTGTAGGGGTTATTAATGCTTCATCCGCTGGAGATAAATTGTGTTCTTTGAACTCGACTTATAACGCTGCCAATACACTAGCTATACGAGACACAAGTTGCACAACAGCGGAAGAGCTTGCAGCCAAATTAGCTGGTAAGACCATCTATTACGAGCTCGCCGAACCCATGACTTCAACGGAGACCGCCCAGTCGCTCGCTCTCCAGACGGGTGTCAACAACCTGGCGCTGAACGAACGCGGCTCCTCGTTCACGCTGGACTACACGGGCACCGATTTCACCCTCCAGCTGGACAGCGCCCACAAGTACGCCTTCAGCGACAACGGCGTGAAGTCCGTGCTGACGGGTTCTTCGGAGCAAGCGGTCACGGGCGGCCAGGACATGCTGGTTGACGTCACGAGGATGTTCAACGGCGATACGACCGCCATCAACGCCGTCACAAGTTGGGCGGACATGGCGGCTGTCATGCCGGAGTACCTGTCCAACGTTGCCTACAACGAGGGGGAGGTCATCGGCAGAAGCGGTGGAGTGACTACGGCGAAGTGGAATCAGTTAGAACAACCGCTAACTGCTACGTACTGGCGCAGTTATAAGATTGTGGGTGCAACTGAAGGTGTAGTGAGTTTTAATACGACAAACAATACAGTTACACTTACGACTAACGATGTATCAACACAGGTGGCATGCATATATACCGCGGGCAGTGGTAACTACATTACGTTGCAGCAAGAACGGGTATATGTATTCAGGCATGAGGTAAAGGGCCCACAAGGCTATGCATTCGCTTTCAATCTACCAATCGGGGGTATGGCATTCATCAGCAGAGCGACAATGGAGGCCACTGATACATGGCAAGTTAATGCCAAGTTGTATAGGACGCCAAAAGATGCTGTTCGTGCCAATTTCTTGTTATATACATATCAAGACGCAACGCATGCAGGTATGTCAGCAACGTTCCAGATTCGCAACGTCCAGCTTTTCGACCTCACGGAAATCTACGGCGCGGGGTACGAGCCCTCCACCGTTGAGGAATTCGAGGCCGACTGCACCAAGTGGGGCAAAGACCTGTCTCAGTACCAGCCCTATGACGCGGGCACGCCGATGGGAGGCTCCGCGACGTTCAGCGGGTTGCACGGGGTCGGCACGACGAAGGACACGCAGGACGTGGTGACGGGTGAGAAGATTGTCAGGATGGCAAGCGTGGATATGGGGACGCTGGCTTATAGTTCTTACCAAGCTCCCGATGCTGCGCATCCGTATGGCTTTTGTTCGATAAATAATATAAACAAGGCTTTTGGATACAATAACTTTATAAGCACGCATTATCTGTATAATGGCGTTAGCTACGACGGGGACAAAACATTCTTTGGCAGCGCCGTAAACAGATACATCTACCTGATAGACAGTTCGCTGATAGGCAAATCTGCTTCAGAAGTGGCGTCCGCAATGGCAGGCAGACAGCTGGCCTACGAGCTTGCCGAACCCACCACCTCTTCCGAAACCCCCCAGCCGCTGACAACTATCAAGGGACTCAACAATGCCCACGAGGAGAACATGTCCATCACGGGCACTCCGCTTACGATGGGCTACACCGGGACAGACCAGACGCTATACGCCGATACCGCATCCAAGTACCTCGCCAGAATCGACGGCGCGGACTTCGTGCTGGAGAACGTGTCGTCCATCGACGTTCGTGGCGGCAGGGACCGCGTCATTGACCTGACCTACATGTTCGGCGTGGGCAATGAGCCGGTTACGGCGGCGGACTTCTACAAGCTGTTCCCGACGTGGATGGGCTACGCCATCCCGTATAACAAGGGCAGCCTGCTGAATTTCAAGGGCACGGGCCTCAAGAGCGTGGGGTTTAACCTGCTGGATACTGGAAATAGGACTCTAGGCCAGCCGCAAAACACGGTTGGTAGCAATACCACTGTGCGAGGCGTGTTTGATGAGACCAAGTATTATGTCGGATTTGCAGCAAATAATTATTACTCTCCGGCGCAGGTTCTGTCTCACACCATTTCCAGCTCAGCGGTGTCTGTAACGAACAGGGATGGCGGGTATGGTGTTGCGTTCCCCATACGAGTTATACCTGGGCGGACGTACTATATAGAAAACTATATTAGTCACGACACGCGCTTTGCTTTTTATACATATAATGGAAAATGGATAGGTGGTTACGAATCGAGAGCCATAGAAGCCCCTGCAACGGCGTACTGGGCATTGATAGTTCTCACTACTCCCGGTAATCAATCCATAACTTGGACCAACCCCTGCGTCCACCTCCAGTGGTCCGGCGGCCGCAACGGCGACTACGAGCCCTACTGGGACTACACGCGCCCGCTGCCCACGCTGACCTACTTCCCGTCCGGCATGAACGGTCGAGGCGGCGTCTATGACGAGACTACCTCCCGTCAGGCCGTCACGCGCCTTACCGAAATCGACATGGAGGACCTGGAGTGGACGGAGTCAAATGGCTCGTGGACGGCCACCGTGTCCGGCATGAAGGCAGACACCGCCGCCATCGTCGCGGAGAACGGCCTCAAGCCTGTCGTCAGCGGCACGTCCGTCACCGTCCCGTCCGATGCCTCGCCAGTCGGCAAGCTGGTCTACGAGCTCGCCAGCCAGTCCGTTGTCACCTTCCCGGAGGAGGTCAACACGACCGCCCAGGTGTCCGACTACGGAACCGAGTCCGTCGTGCCCGTCAACGGCTACGAGCTTGTCACGGCGCCTTTCCTGGGAATAGTCAAGTACCAGGACAACTACGCACGCACCATCACCAAGCTCCCGGAGAACTACCAGTCGCAGGACTCGATGGCCTCCCTGCAGCTGGTGCTGGGTCAGTTGCTGAACGTCACGCTGACCTCCAGGTTCAACGCCGACGAACAGGCCTACGGCTACACGGTCACCGGCGATGGCGTCCCGGGATTGATTGCGGCGGCACTCACGGCTCTCGCGCCTGTCACGGGACTCACCTTCAGGGGCGGCACCTACATGCCCACGGACGGCATGGTCGCGCTGCCCGACCCCACCATACAGGGCATCACGGCGATACCCGCGTCCACGTCCAGCTACACGCTTGGCGAGGGCGTCTACAGCCATGCGCCGAACTCCGTCCCTACGTACACGCTGCCCGCCGTGGAGGACGCCACGGTCGTCCACAAGGCGAGGCTTACGGTCAAGATGAGCGCAAGCGTCCTGACGGCGAACTTCAGGAACAGTGCCGGCGTCGCGATAGGCTACGAGCCCCCGGCTGGCGATGTACGTGCCGGCACGCTGGTGGAGTATGTCTGCACGTACGAGCCGCTGGCTGGCGGATGGGCGGTATCCGCACGGGTCGTCATGCAGACCGCGTGATACGTTATGAGGTGTGAACGCCAACCAACGCCGTAAATGGAAAGACCCTTATGAAGAGACTACTCTCAATCCTGCTTTTGCTCTGCACGCTCGGGCTCGCCGGCATCCAGTCGAGGCCCGTCGTGCACGTCACCATCTCCCCCGCCCATATCACCTACTATGCGTCCTCCTTCGACGACCCGGCCAAGTTCGACTTCAAGTACGTCGAATGGAACGCCTTCGTGAAGAAGCACAAATACGGCTACACGCTTGTCGAAGGACAGTGGGTGCGGGAACGCCTGTCAGGGCAGGAGACCTCCACGCCCGTCCGCTTCTTCGTTCCTCCAAGTGAACGCAGGGGTGGCCTCATAGTGACACCTACAATCTCCCAACCACCGAGCAAGAAATGAAACACGTCCTTGTAGCGTTCATGATCGTGGGAATATTATGCGTCCTCAGCGCAGTCATCACGGCGATGGTGGTGTTCACGTGCGATCCTTCGTACTATGTCAGAAAATTTCGCAAGTGGCTTAATGGATTAGTGCAATGAAGATAACACTGATTGGAACAGACAAGGCCGTCCTGACACCAACGGGCGGCAAAATCAGGGACAAGCTCACGAACCGCCTCTACGGCGAGGTCTCTATCAAGCCCACCGCCATTTGGCGTTACGAGGACGCGGACTCCGTCACATACGAGACCGTCGACCTCGACACCATCCCTGAGGAAGTCAGGGAGGTATTTGACCAGGTCGTAGGCCTTATCGTCAATCTAGCCAGGGGCTATGGCGCGATGGACGCCCTCCGTTCCTTGGAGCAGGTCAACATCGCTTCGCTCTTTGGTCTCGCCAATCAGTTCAACGTTGACGAGAAGGATATGCAGAACCTTATAATGCAAGTCGTTATGCTTAAGACAGATATAGAGGCCAAAGTTCCTCGTTCGTGGTACGACCTGTGGAACGGCAACCTCAAGCCTTATCTGCTTGAAAAGATAATGACCGTTACTCGTTCTACTAACTGAAAACCGCCTTCGGGCGTGTAATAATATATTAGAACAATTTAGTAAGCAGGGATGCAGTTAACTGCATCCCTGCTTTTTCTTTAGCATCAAAAAGGAGGCAAACATGAAAATGGATTTCAGCTATCTGACAGGAGGCCGACGAATAATAGTAGCCGGACCCGCCGGCAGCAGGCTTTACCGGCTCAACAAACCGGAGTCAGACGACGACACGCGGGGAATCGTCCTCGACCGTACCGACGACATCATCGACATCGAGGGGGTGCAGAACCAGGAGCTGTCCGACGACTCGCAGGACACGAAGTTCTACGGGCTATACAAGTTCCTGCATCTTGCGGCAGGCTGCAACCCGAACATAATCGAGTTGCTCTACCTTCCTAAAGATGTAATCTACGAGAGCTCCAAGGAATACGAGGAGCTTCTCAAAATCAGGCACCTCTTCATCACCAAACGCGCCCGTTTCACTTTCGGCGCCTACGCAAACGCCCAAATCAAGCGGGCTCGCGGCAAGGGCAAGAAGGGGAACGACATAGACAAGTATGTCAACGCGGCAGGATTGGAGAAGCTTCGCATGTGGCTTACCTACGAGCCCGGCGAACTTCCGATATCGAAGCTGTTCAATGGCTCGTCCTGCATTCTCTACACGTTCGGGCATTTCATGCGCGACTACCTGCACAAGCTGCCTCCGTTCGTATGGACACCGGAGCTCATGGAGGAGTACAAGGACTTCGACTGGCATAACGACCCGGATATCGTGAAAATGAAACCGCCTCGTCGTGTCGACTACATCCAGTGGCTTCGCACCGACGAGCACGGGTTCCCGTTCCGCCCTGTCCCTTTCTCGGCCAATCCTGACATCCTGGTTGCCTCCACGGCCAAGGACGCCTCGAAGTACGACGCCGCCCAGGTGGAGGGGTTCAGCAATTTGTACCGGCTTTACCATAACGGGACAGGTTTCATGGCGCCTGACCAGATGCAGGTTGTCTGTCATTCCATATCGAAAGAGCGGGAGCGCATGGACTTCGCCGGAATAGCCAAGATTGACGTAGAAGGCTATGAGAAGGCCAAGCGCGAATACGACTCCTTCTGGGAGTGGATGTCCCAGCGAAACGAGAACCGCTACACCAAGGACTGGGATTCCAATGCGCAGGTGGATTTCAAAAACCTCATGCACACAATGAGGCTTCTCATCTGCGCCAAGAACATCGCCGTTAATGGCGAGCCAATCATACGTTTCGACGGCGAACAGCGCGACTACCTGATGTCCATACGCAATGGCGAAATCAAGTACGAGAAGATACTGGAGACGGCCGAGGAAATGATTCAGGAAATAGACGTCCTGTTCGAGAAGAGCAGTTTGCCGGACCACGCCGACATGCCACGCATAAAACAGTTCTATCGGGAAATATTCAAGCAAGCATTATTGGAGGAAATCAAGAATGGCAGCAGTAACTGACTTTCCGACCGTGGCGAGCCTGTTCGCCTTCCTGGAGTCGGAACATGTCTACGCCCTCCGACCGGAGGGTAAAATCCAGGAAATAGTCCAGACGAGCACGTCTCATATAGCGGCCGTTCTGGTGCGCGGGCGTGAACGGTTCGTTCTTCCAAACGGCGACGAGGAGATTGAACTCTTCAATGACTACATGGAGGCCATGCAGACGACGATAAGACTGCATAGAGCAGTGCTACAGCGCAAGCTCAAGGAATGCGACGCGGACCTGAAGAAGCTCGACGACCTCAAGACCACAATGGTGAACGACCCCTCCCCGGAGTATTTTGCCGACGAGGACACCCTGAGAAACTCGCTCAAGTACATGGGTGTCAAGGAGCTTAAGGGACTGCTTCGCTCACTGGACCTCACGGCGCATGACGTTTCCGACAAGGAGCGTCTTCTTACGCTTATCGCCGATGCCGCCGTACGAAAGTTCGGCGACGAGGACACTTACTCAAAGCTAAAGAAATGGTGGGCGGATTTTCGCCCAGTGTTCTACAGCGTCACGCCCAGATTTCAAAAAGGCAACGTCCCTTCAGAGCCGGGTCTTCGCCCCGAGGACACTGCGGCCATAGAGGGAGTTGTGAAGGACAACACGCCGGCAGGTTTCAGTGTCGACGGATTCGAGGTGCCGATTACACGCGATTATGACCCGGAGGTTGATTGATGGTAAAAGCAATTGAAAACGCAGGAATTCCAGAGAAACGGGTTCTTACGCCCAACATCGAAGGGGCGTTCAAGTACATGGGCCGACAGTTCTCGAAGGACGAGGGAGAGGGTTTCTTCTCCCGCGTCATCTTTGAGGACAAGTCAGGCAGCGCCACCTTCGTCCACGAGACAGGAAAGATGTGCGTAATCTTCACCTTCCCGACGTATGACGACAAGCCTGTTGTCATTCCGGAGGACAGGATGCAGCAGGTTGTGTTTGAAATTACCAAGCTGCTTGCTCCTTACTACCAGTTCCACATAAGGTTCGGGCACGACGGACAGCCTGGCCTGTCCACCTTCTGTCCAATCGAGACTTGTTTCGTGCGTAAGCAGTTCGGCGGTGACGACCTGGTAGACAGGTTCCTGGCCAAGTCCATAATGGAGGCCGAGCTGGTCACGTCCGTTGTCTCCAATTGCATTCGCCTCCTGCTGGCAGGGGAAAGCATCAAGGACTTCCCGGACGAGGTAAAACGTATTTTCCTTGACACCGAAGACAACTGACTATACCTTTAATTTGAAATGCGGAGGGCGCCGGCATTGCCGGTGTTCCCCCGCTCTTTTGTTAGTTACCAAAACCTGTAAGCGAAGATGGAAGATAAGGAATTGACGATCGAATCTAACTCAAAAGTTATAGCGCAGCTCGCGCGTATAGAAGCGCTCTTACAGGAGGACCACAATGCGCTGCGAGGCAACGGCCACAAGGGAGCCCTGGACAGGCTGACTGATTTGGAGAACAAGGTGGAGTCCCTCGACAGGCGTCAGGCGGAGCTTTCCAGCTTCATTAGCTGCGTGTCGGACCTCAAGGCCGACATAAAGGTCCTGACCACCACGGTCAACGGGCTTACTGAGCAGGTCAAGGCCATACCACAGATGCTGTCGGACATCGAGATGCTTAAGGGCAAAAGAGTCTGGTGGCGCGATTTGATAGCGATTTCCATCGCCGCGTTGTCAATGCTGGTTGCAGCGTACGCGGTGTTCAAATAGATGTGTCTACATTACTTTAAGAAGGTGTTGTGATGAGCCAATACAGTCTTGAGAAATTTGAGAGCGAGAGAAATCTCGCCACTGGACTTGAGTTTTCGATGAATTATATTTCCGCTGTCTCCTATGAGACTGCGTCCAAGGTATGCAACGGAATAGGCCCCTCGTGGTTCCCGGAACACCTCAGGAAGCTGATTAACGCCTTCAACCCGTCCCTGATTGTCGTGGCGGACAACCACGACCTGGGATACCTGTTCGGGGATGGCTCCAAGGACTACTTCCACCGTTGCAACAAGGCGTTCAAGGAAAATGGATACAAAGTCGCCAAGCACCACTACAAGGCGTGGGACCCTCGTCGCTACTACGTGATGTTTCAGGCGGCCAAGTTTGCCAGATACTGCGACATGGGCGGCCTTCCGGCCTATGAAGCGGCCATAAAGGAAAGGAAGGGTATCATGAAAAAAGAGGAATCGACAAATGAAGAAACTGCTTAGCCTGTTCCTGATGGCCGCTCTGGCTGTCACTGTCATCACTACCACCGGTTGCACGAGCACCGGCAAGAACTTCTTCGGCATCGTCAAGGGCGTCGTCATCGGCGACGACTACGAGGCCGCCGGCCGCATGGTCGGTGAAGCCGGCTACATGGCGTACATCGTCATGAAAGGCGACCCGAAGTATGACAAGTACACCGCCAAGATGGAGGAAGTCTACGCCGCCCTCGACGCCGCCGGCGACTTCGACACTGGTTCGCTCAACCAGACCATCCTTGAAGTCGCCCGTGTCGCCCTGACCGCCAAGTACGGCTATGTCTATGGCACGCTGATTACCGACGGCATTCGCATCGGCGGCGTCATCGCCGACCGTCTCTTCCTCAAGAACGTGTCCGCAACGGACGCCACCTTGTATGCCAAGGGCTTGAAGGAAGGTATCGACGAAGCCCGTTCCAAGACCCCGCTCAGCGCGCTGGATGAAGCCGAGAAGGCCCGCCAGGAGAAAATCGCCAAGGAGAAGGCCAAGAAGGAGGCCGAGGCCGCCGGCAAGGAATATGTCGAAGTCGACGAATGGGCGGCTCCGAAGTACATCACCTGCAAGCCTGTCAATACCTGCAGCTACAAGTTCACCGACCGCACGCTTGAAACGCAGAAGCGCATCGCCCAGGAACTCGACAAGTTCGGCTTCCTGGACCCGAACGAGCAACCTCCCGACGAATACACCGAAACCAAGTACCACAACGTCCAGGCTCTCATCAAGCGCTGCGAAGAACTCGAGAAGTACGGTGTCAAGAAGCTGGATGTCTGGGTCAGCGACGTCAAGGTCGACTGCAAGTGGAAGGTCGGAGAGGACGGCAAGGAAGAGCTCGACGAGGAAGGCAACAAGATTGCCGACTGCAAGCTGGTCGCGATACGCTTCCTCTATGAGGATACCGACGGCGCAATCAAGGAAGCCACATGTGTCGGCTGTGTCACATACACCGAACTTAACGACATACCCGACAGCGTTCTCTTCGCCAACTGAGAATAAGCTGATGTAAGTGTCAGGGACGGAATGACAACTCAATGTCTTCCGTCCTTTTTGTTATAAAATTTCAACGCGTTGGAAAATCATATGGGCAAGATAGCCATAGTAACAAACGCCTGCTACAAACAGACGCCTGGGTACATCAAGTACACAGACGAGCTTAAACGACGCTACTGCGAAAAATGGGGAATGTCCTATGAACGCACGGACGGAAACCCCCACCCCGGGATGCACGGCGTCTTTTGCAAGTTCCGAAACCTTATCAACGCCATGAAGAAGGGCTTCGACTGGATAGTATGGATGGACTGCGACGCCGCCCCTGTGACAATGGAGGCGGATTTGCCCGGCTGGCTGGATACCATGCCGCAGAAAGTCGTCATGTTGAAGGACGCAATCGGGTGGAACGCCGGAGTCTTCGCTGTTCCCTGCTGCGACCGCGCCATGAAGTGGCTGGAGTGGCTGGACCGTCCGGAAAACCTCAAGAAGTTCGACAAGGGCTACCGCGACCAGGATGAGATGGCCCACACGTTCGCCACCAGCCATAGTGACTTCATCGTCGATGACGGATACGAGTTCGGATTCAACAACTACGACGATTTGTACACGCATGGCAACAAGCCAAACCTGTTTGTAGACGGCAAGTCGTGGTGTCTGCATATACCTGGCTACAACGAGACATACCGCGAGGACCGTTTCCGTAACATAATAAGGAAACTTGACGGACTTGGTCCCTTTACTTCCGTTAACAAGAATGACCTGGAAGGGAAGACAGTCTCCGACTACATAAAGGAAGGCGCAAAGAGCATACTCGTCAAATACCCCCACGGGCTAGGCGACCTTATCATGTTCTATCCTCACTTCAAGGCCTTCTGCGAGCAGCACAAGGAATGCCGTATAGACCTTCAGCCTGCCGACGCCTTCAAGTCACTTCTACCAAAGACGGACAATGAGATGGCCTACGAGGTTTCAATACAGTTCCCCGCCCGTTTCAACGAGCGCACTTCCAAGCTGATGGAATACACCAAGCCGGAGTGCAACGTCAAGTTCGACCTTGGTGCCGAGTACAATCCGGAACTCGATTATACGGAGCCTCTTGTGAAACCCGTTAAAGGGCATGAGCGTGCACCGTTCGTCGGGGTAAACTTCTTCTGCACTCACTTCCCGGCGGAGGGGAACTGTCCGGAGGCGGTTGCTAGGACAATATGGGACGAATTGCTGGCAAACGGGTTCATCCCGTTTGAGCTGTTCATCCCGAAAATACGCAGGGTGGAAAACATCAAATACCCGTTCGTCCGAACCACTATGCGTGATATCGGGCCCGGCATAGACAGGATGATGAACGTGATGGCGTCGTTAAGGGGACTAGCCGCCGTGTCGACCGGCACATGGCATTACGGGATGGCGGCCTATCCGGAGACTACCCTATACTTGCAAAAAGCCTTCAAGGTGACATCTTATACGCGCAAACCAGCCCTCGTCCTGGACGTGAACAAGCCAGACACGGCGGTCCTGAACGAGTGGATTGAACGACTTAAGAATGCATCTGAAAAGGAAAAGTAAATGGCTGACGAAGAAAAGGAAGTGACGTCTAGCGCAATCGTGTCCGAGGGCTCGCCCGCATCCAGCCCGGTCGAGTCCGGGGAGCCCAAACCGCCGTCGTTCGTGTTCCCGGAGTTCCCACCTACTCAATATGGGCCTGACGGGGTTCAGTATGACTTCTGCTACGGCGTGCGTATAAAGACCCCGAAGGGAATGCCCCGCAAACTGCATCTTATTGTGATGGACCAGGATAGTGGAAATGTCATCTACGACGGACCCCTCAAGGACGATGGGTGGCTGAACTGTTCCAAAAAGTATTTTATTAGATACAAGATAATGTTTGGCGAGGAGGAGACCCACAAGATAATCTATGAACACTCCCTCTCGCTCAAGGGCGAGGACGTTCTTGTCCAGATGCCCTACCATGGGGCGGTTGGTGACAGCATAGCCTGGTTCTCCTACATCGAGCGTTTCCAGAAAAAGCATGAATGCATCTGCCATGTGGTCTTGCCACCACACATAAGGGAGTTGTTCGAGAAGCAGTACCCCGACCTGGTATTCGAGACCTTCGAGAGCGCCAAGGACGTCCGTCCGTACGCGAGCTACTACCTCGGCCTCTTCTTTAAGGGGGACGTAGATTGGCAGCCGTACGACTTCCGGTTGCTTTCCCTTGCCCGGCAGGCAGGTGAGATATTGGGTGTTGAGGATACTACGGAAATACCCCCAAGACTTTCTTTTGGTGAACGAACTATACAAGAGCCTTATGTCTGTATAGCGTCACAGGCGTCTGCCCATGCCAAGCATTGGTGCAATCCTCACGGATGGCGTGTTCTTATACAGTGGTTAAAGGAACAGGGGTACCGTGTTCTCTGTATAGATAAAGACACAGAGGTAGGTTGCGGTGACGTGTGGCACCATATCCCCTTTGGCTGCGAGGACTTTACCGGAAACAGACCGCTGCAGGAAAGGGCGAACCTGATTCATTATGCGAGTGCTTTCATCGGGTTGTCCTCTGGTCTGTCTTGGCTGGCCTGGTGCTGCAACGTCCCGATTGTCCTCATCTCCGGAATCTGCATGCCGTTCGGCGAGTTCCAGACACCTTACCGTGTACAGACAAGGCACACCTGCCACGGCTGCTGGAACGACACGCGCTATGAGTTCGACCACAAGGACTTCATGTGGTGTCCAGTTCATAAGGACTCGCCCAGGGCGTATGAGTGTACCAAGGCCATTTCTCCTGATATGGTAATTTCAGCATTAAAGAAAATACCCGGTTTTATAAAGACATGATGAAATGACGTACGCTTGGCTAGACAGCACAAACCATTATCTCCTCGTTGACGACAGCGGGGCGCCTCTAATCTCCTCTGAGTGTCCTTGCGGTTCTACCGCTACCTGCTGGCAGCGATATGAGGCGTCCTGCGTTGATTACTACGGCAGCCCTGTTTACGGAAACAGCGGTACCGGCAAGACTTCAGAGGCCCACTGGGCAGCTCCGGTGATGGTTGACTGGTCGTGCGGGGGGAAGACTCTCCCCGGCGTAGCTGTAACTAACGCCTGGGTGCAGGACGCCCCTGGTTTCGCCCACATATGGATAAAGGCTGATATAGGACAGGACGTTCCCAAGAGCGAATGCCCCGCCAAGTGTTCTGTCCCGACAACAGTTCCGCAACCCGACCTGCCGTGTTCCTGCCAGCCGGTGTGGACAAACGTGAACCACCCCGTGAATGCCGCCAACTATTCTTATGTCGTAAGGAAATGGAAGTTCCTTGGATGGGATGTCGGTCCAAACGGGTCGACGTATGTAGACTCTGCTATTCTGCCTATATGGGAATATTCAAGTTTTGCTTCCAAGTATGACAAAGTGACAGGAAGCCGTTACAGCTCCAACAAGAGCTGGTTCTTCCTGGGCAATTACGTTAAGGGCAGTCTGGATGGTCCGCAGAGTTTCTGCGGGGAGAGCGCCGTCGAGCAGTCGGCATATAAGAGTTTTCAGGATACCGGGTCGTATCTGGTTTACAGCGTTCGCTCAGCGTCCGGTGCCAGTGGTGTGTTCGTCAGATTGCCCAATGAGAGCATCTGGGCGCAGCGAAACGGCAGTGACGCATGGATTGAGGACGGCAAGCTGTTCGTCGTTTCCTCCATGTACAAGGACCCGGACGCAGGGACGTCGACTACAAGCTGCTGCGTTTCCGAGCTGGATACAGCGGAAATAACAACGTCCTGGGTTACATACTCGCGTGTCCATGAAATGCCTTTTTACACGAGCTTCAACTCCGAGCAGTGGGGGCACATGAGCGTGGATGTCACCACGACTGACGAGCACTTGCACCCCTTCATTGTCCGGGAGGCCAGGGGGGCGCAAGTCCCCAGGGATGAAATCGACATAACTACAACGCAGTTCGTCACCGGTCGCTATGAGGGCAGCCCTCTATGGTATTACAGGACATATGTGACTACCGACTGGGATATTCCACAGCTTAATTGGGACAACTGGAAGTTCGTCATGTCGAGTGAAGGGCAGAATGTGTCGTCGCTTACGGCCTATGTGCGTGCGCCTGGTGTGTTCTGTCCGCAATATTGGTTTCTTTATATAACGGAGGCCTGGCAGGCTTGCGTTACCGATACCGACCCTCGTGTCATTCCTTTCACAGAGCCCGGGACAGGCACGCCCTGCGCACCCGGTGTTGCGTGCGCTGCCCCTACCTACATGCTTAATGTGGCGGATGACGGTAGATACGCTCCACCGCCTTATTGGACATCCTACGAACCTACTGAGACAGCGTGGAAGCATGAGGTTGACGAGTCACTCGACCAGAACGGGGAGTACCAAATTGTTCCCGGTCTTAGAACAATGAACTCCAACACGGATGAGCACGCCTACAAGGTAAGTCGTCTGTCCATAAAGAACTATCCGACTTGGTACGGTTCCGATGTAAAGTGCGCCTCTGTTCTTGATGGTGCCGCTTGGGAAATACCGAAGATGGACCTGTCCGATGCGGCTTGGTTTAGACGCGGTGGGTGCTATGGGATACCTGAGAAACGGGAGTGGCCTGATGTGTTCGACACCAGGGCCTACACATCCTGCTCCTGTGCTTTTACAGGCATAGGTTCTGTGACTCCCATATCCGTAATAGAAGCAGGGAGACCTGCAACTTGGTATTACAAGACTATAGGCTTTCAACAGAACTTATATCAGCAGCAAGACGGTGGCTGGGTATTGCCCCTTGATTATGTTGTCCAGCTTGGACACGGTTGTCCCGAAAATAGATGGAGCGGTATGCTTTTTCAGACAGGGTACGAGGTGGAGAGCTGCTGCGTAACTTCCGGTGGCGCCTCTGAATGGGTTGTAACTCCGGGTTCTACCTGGATTAATGTGTATGAGAGCTACCAGGGGCGGGACAATAGATGGGATTGGGGTTTACCGGCAGGTTCGTTTACTTGGTTAGGCAACGTTCCGAACTCTGCTATGTATTGCTCCGGTTATGTGACGAGCAATCCGGTCATATATGCAATGGGGAGTGAAGGTGACAGTATAATAGAGAGCTCTGCCAACCATGTAAAACGTGGATATAGGTCTGCACCTGGCGTATGGCAGTTTGAAATTGCCAAGAGTCCATGTGACCCAGCGTCGTGTGACGCAGGCATATCCGCCATAGCCAAGTACGCTATCAAATACAATATTGAGGTTATAGACAAGGACAACTGCCCGATCTGCAATACCCTTAAACAAGGAGACGTTGTTTCTGTAACAGCATGGTATTCTGGTGGTTATCATAAGATAGTCCGTAATGTCGTGGAGGAAACATGGCAGCATGTTAGGGTGGCGGGGGATGTTTTTTTCCCGAACATGGATGCCACGGGAGAGGTCAGTTCAGGGTATATGGACGGAGATTACGCCGATACGAATATAATTAATGTCTCGTATTCCCTTGAGTGGTACGGAGACGCTGTTTTTACATGGGGAGAGGGAACATCAAGTAACATTGCGTTGAGTGGTGCGCACGTAACGAAGGTGTGGGTCATTAACAACAATCGCTCTACAGAGTATTCATATGACTTGGTAGAGGATACTTTTGTTGAATCAGGACCACCTGACCCTGATACAGGCGAAGTACCGTATTACACCTCCGGGGGTCGAATATATAAGAACATAACAAACTCTTACGTCTCGGCCGACGGGCAGCCGGTTATACAAGCAACAACGGCCACGGTTTATGTTGGCGTTGCAACTAAACAGAATGATGATGGGGTGTGTGCTGTTGACGTAACCGCAGTAGACGACATGTATTTTCACGACGATTACATGGATGAGATTAATGCTCCGGGATTGCCTTGGCCAGGCGTCTATAATTATTCCAGTGAATGGGCTCCAGCCGGCGGTGCATACAATATATCCGTGTGGGGAAATGTAGATTTTTCCGGATATGTAGATGACGGTGGGAGTGACGGTCGTTACGGCTCAATGTATTGGCATTCGTATATTAATTCGTGGGGAAATACATACAGTAGCCGTGCCTATTCGTTTGGTGATTATGGATACAAGTCATTGACAGATATGAACAGGACGTGGGAATGGGAATACAGACCTGAGCTATTATACCCGTGCTATGCAAGATATGTTGGGGTGGACGTTCTTGACTCTGTGCCATACATGATGCTGAGTTCTGCGTCTATAAATAACGCCAGTTGTGCTTTGGAGTCTGGATATAATAGCGGGTCGTGCTACGCGTCTTGGCAGAGTACGGTAAACAAAGCTCAAGGCAACACATTGTTTATGTCCTACGCGTGGGAGTGGAATACAGAGCTGTCTCGGGGAGTTGGAGTGAATCCTGACTTGGTTATGGGCAACTAAAAAAATGGCGTGTTCTTGTAAAACAGCGAAAACAGAATCCAAGGGCGTTGTCGCGCCTGTTCCTGAACTTCCACATGAAGTGCTGCCGGGCGAATCGTGCATCTTCTGCGCGGACAAGCATGTGTCCACGGCCTATACGATGCTGCTGTCCGGGGAGCCCCTCTACGCTCTTACCGGGGAACTGGAGCTCGCAAGGCGTCATACGGTAATCGAGTTCCAGGACGTTTCCCGTGAGATAGCGCTGCTGGAATACAAGGCGCTTCTCCACGACGAGAAAGGCGTAAGAGCCTCCATAGAGGACGTGGTAAAGAAGACGGCCGAGACCGCCCTTGACAACGACCCGGATGCCAGAAAGGAGGGGGAGCAGTATGTTATAGACTCTGCGGACGAAATAGTCCACAACCCCTTCATCGGGGCCCTCCACTATTACGCCGCATGGCGGCTCGCCTTCGAGGTAGGATACATGATGCCCAACCGCTCCATGATAATAGGCGACCTCGACCTGGCGAGGGAGCACTTGGTCCGCTTCGACTACGGGCTGAACACCGTCATGCGGGACCTGCGCCACAGGGTGCAGACCATAAGGGCGGCCGACCTTCACATATACTGGCCATACACGGCCCAGGGGATAGACAAGCTGTTGACAGCGAATTTGCCGGAGTATATCGAGAGGTATTCCGGAGGACTTGGAAAGAGAATAGGAATAGATGGATGAAAAGTACAGATTCCAGTCGATGAACTGCCGCGAGTGCGTCCTTAAGCATCTCGCGCTGGCGATATCGCTGGGCAAGGAGATTCTCGACGGCCATGGCAAGGACAAAAGCCCGGACCACAGGCCAGACTTCCTAGGCGAGCTCGTGAACGCCGAGCATCACATGGCGATTGTCATGCCCGACATGCTAAAGGAGCTGAGGGGCATCCGCGTCGACAAGATTGAGAAGAACGAATACACCCCGACTCCGTTCGACCTGGACCTTCTCCGCCAGATGTGGGTGGGTCTGGACGCCCAGTTCAATCTGGATGTCGAGCGCGAGATGCGCGGGGACCTTCCGGAACTGGAGACATTAGGAGGGCCTATCGAGCTTCCGGAAAGCCTCGGCTTGGATGGACTGCCGGTAAAAGGCGTTCGTTTTCCGGTTCTTGTAGACAAGGCTTGCTGGAACGAGGAAAAGCTTAAGACTCTCCGCTCCCTGTTTGCCCGATACGCAAGTTTCTATGACGGCGTGTACACGTCCTTCGACGACATAGACACGGACACGGACGGATACATCTGGTACATTCCGAGCAACGTCTATCCGATAAACACCATCGACCTTCGCAACGACTTCTGCAATCCGGTCAGGGGAAAGAGCAACTGGGAGCAGGTAATGACATTCAGGAACAAGGATTTGGCCAAGTTCCTCGAGTTAAACAAGAACGCTTCGTTCAGCACGAAGATTGACCTGCTGGAACCGGTTGTCACAGTAACGGAAAGCCTGCGAACCCGCATCGTCGACATAAAGGAGCGTCCCTGCTGCTCCGTAACACGTAAATTGCAGGTGTCGTCCTTCGTCCGTCCTCTTACAAAGGAGGCGATGGACTGGGTAATCAGCAGAATATAACAGGAAATATCATGGGCATGCTTTCAAACAACGTGCAGAAAGGTGTTCTCCGCACAGAGGAGAACAAGAACCCGAAGAATGGTGAGGAGAAGGTCTACCACAAGCTTTTCCTTGAGGCGGACGACAACCTCCACTTCGTGTACGGCCTGCCACAGGCCGGCTGGTACATGTTCACCGAATCGGAAATTCGTCGGAACTTCAATGAGCCAGTCAACGTCTCGACGTTCAAGGGTTTCCAGACAGGGCTTCTCCATCTCTTCATTCTCGGCAAGGCCTGCGCAATCACAAGGGTCCAGCTCGACGAGAACGAGTACAAGACAGTCCGTCTTTCCCTGAGCCTTCTTCGCAGGGCCCGTGAACGCGCCGACAAGAATGTCGAGGACAAGGTGAAACCCGGTATTCTCGATGTACTTAACATGTTCTAAGACAAAGGGTTGAAAAGGGAGCAATGCAGAGGTTTTCCGAACCGGTCAACATGGTCTTCCCCAGGCAGGACGAGCCGTCAAGCCAGGAGAAGCCAGTTGAGCAGACCAGCGAGGCGTGGAGCGCATCCCCGCTTCTTTGCGTATCCAACAGCATAAGGGTGGACGCCCTGGCGCAGTCGTGCGCCAATGGTCCCGCCCCCAGGATAATAAGGCGGTTCACGCAGGACGGAAAACCAGGCTCCGGCGACCCGTCGAAATTCGAGCACGCGTTCGCAATAAAAGACCCCTCCGGCCTCCAGTACGACTTCAGGGAGGGGCCCCGTCTCTTTGTCCCGCCGGACATGCTCGGCGACTACGAGGTCGAGTTCCAGGATTACGAGACAGGCTTCGTCCATTTCAGGACAGTCCTGAGAGCAGGCGAGAGCGTGGCGTCTCCGAAACGCTGGTACATCCCCTGGAGGATATTTGTGAAAAAAGACGGGAAGACAGTGTTTGACCACTGTCTTGACCTCAACAACCGCGAGGTCTGCATCCATATCCCCAACGGCGGACTGGGCGACTCAATCGCATGGTTCTCCTACGCGGAACCGTTCATGCTCAAGCACAACTGCAAGCTGACGGTCTGCATGGACCTGGAGAGAAGCAGATTGTTCAGGGGCCAGTATCCGGCGTTTGGCTGGGGGCAGGAGCATGCCTGGAAGACGACTCCTTACTACGCCGTCTACCACATGGGGATATTTTCCCCCGACAATGAGAACTGCAGTCAGCCGGAGGACTTCAGGATGAAGGGGCTGCACCACAACGCCGCCGCCATCCTAGGACTGCCGGAGAAGGACAACCCGCCACGGGTGGGCGTGTCGTGGAATCCGGTGAAAGGCGACGGCAGATACGTCTGCATAGCCTCCAGGGCGTCGGCAAGATGCAAGGAATGGCTCAACCCGGCCGGATGGCCCTCCCTTGTCTCGTGGCTCAAGGACAAGGGCTACAAGGTCATAGACATAGACAAGGAGTTCCTGCGTGGTTATGACGTAATTCCATACGGAGCCGACAATTGCACGGGCTCGGCGGACTTGCTTGAAAGGGCCAAGATGATTGCGGGCGCCTCGTTCTTCATCGGCGTGTCATCCGGCTTGTCCTGGCTGGCGTGGTGCTGCGGAACACCTGTGGTGCTCATTTCCGGCTGGACGCTCCCGTATACGGAGTTCAGCACGCCATACCGTGTCATAAACAGGCAGGTATGCCACGGGTGCTGGAACGACATGCGGGAGCAGTTCGACCACTATGACGGCGACTACTGCCCCAGGCACAAGGGGACGCCCAGGGAGCACGAATGCTCTCTGGCGATATCCGCAGAGCAGGTTATTAATGTAATAAACAGGATGCCGGATTTCGGGAAATGAAAAGCGTAAGGGAGATAAGACATCCCGCTACAGAAGGGATAAAGCTGGCGTCGCTGATGCACGACGGGATAAAGGTATGCCTGGTGTTCCCTCACGGAATGGGCGACGTCGTCATGTTCCGCCCAGTCCTGAACAAGCTGAGGGACGATTATCCAAACGCCACGATACACATGATGACAAAGTCAACGCTCAAGGAGCTCGACGACCATGACGAGGATATGGTGTACGACATCTCGTTCTGGCTGGACTACACGGTTGCCACATCAGGTCATCCGGGGTTTACCAAGAACACGCTTTGCTGCGCGAACGAGCTTGGAATACAGCCGCCGATGGACGACCTTCCCATAGCCAAGGGAGGGTTCCGCTCACCTTGGGTGGGCGTAGGATGCACTTCCATCTCCATGCCCCATTACCAGCCGACAGCCTATGAATGCTCCGAAGTCAACCGGGGGATACTGGATGCCGGTTTCATCCCGCTGGACTTGTCGTTCAACACTGGCGACTACGCCTTCCCGCCGGTGTCTCCCATGGCCTGCGATGTAAGGAAGGTTAAGGGAAACTACGCGATGCTCGCCGGAGCTGTAGAGAGATGCTTCGCGTTCATCGGCACATTCACCGGCTCCTTCCACGTCGCGCAGTCGCTTCTCCCGGGCCGGACGCTTCTTCTCTGTCCTAGGGCGATGGAGTGGCAGCGTCTTTTCAAGCGGGAGCCTCTGTGCATAAACATGAGGGACATAACCGCCAAGGAGATAACCGACTGGCTTAAATCCCTCCCTTAGCGCGTAATAATAAATTGTGGGCAGAAATTACTCTGCGCAACCCGTCCGTGAGAACTAGCCTCCCTCACGGACGGGTTTATTTATTTGAGCGGCTGGGAGAAAAAAATATGACGAAATTGGTCGTTGTATTCGTTGTAGTAATGAGTCTTTATTATTGGTACCTTTCCAGTCCGTTAAAAAAAGGAGCCCCTAAGGAACAAATTGAGTTCCTTACAAACATCAAGGACTTTTACTGGACAACGGTTGTCCTACTGGGCGTAATTGCCATTTTTTTCAAACCGTCGGCCTTTGCCGACAAACATCCGGGTATAATCTTTCTCCTCGGCTTGGCTGCGGCCGGACCACTCCTATTACATAGGAGGAAGAAAGACAAAATAACGAGCATGTTCGGTTCAGCTTCTACAAAATCAGTAGAGGACTTGAAACGGGAGTATGAAGCTGAGAAATTCGCGGTGGAGCTGAGGGCGCGGCTTATTTGCGGCGTCCATCCAGAAGCCGCCAATCCCTATAATACGGCATATCAAATGACACCAGAACAGCGTGTCGATGTGCACGTAATAAACGACTGGATAGAGGCAGGAAAGCCGCTAGCCAAGAAACATTTCTGGGAAATGCCATAGGCATCAGGGTCGTCGGGCAACCGGCGGCCCTCTTGCTTTTTTCTTAGCCCGTAAAGTATATTTAAAGGCAAACTCTTTTAACAAGCACACAAAGCACGGATGGTTCTATGACCCTAATAGTTAAACGCGGTATCTGGCATGACGAGTTCCTGGACGTGCCAGAGAAGATAGCGGCTGAAGCATTGGCGACAGACCCGTCGGTCGTCGAGGCGGGATTCGCCCCGCAGTCACAGCAGCCCCAGCCGGGGCAGCAACAGCAGAAGCCCCAGGTTCCAAGGATGTCCTTCGACCAGCTCGCCCCGTATGCGCAGCGTGCTATAAGCATGCGCCCAAAGGGCGTCGCCCCGAACCCAAACATGGACATCGACATGGAGACAGAGCGCAACAACGAGCAGGCGAAGCAGCTCAAGTCCATGGCGAACAACGTAAAGTCGAAGCAGAAGCTCCAGCAGGCCCAGATGACCCTGCAGAGCGCGCAGATGCCCTCTCAGCCGGAGGCCCCTGCGATGTCCCCCGAGCAGCAGATGCAGCCCAAGATGGCCGGTGACAGTTTCGTCTGCAATACTACCGAGCGTACACCGAAGGGTCAGTTCCCCAAGGGCCGTCGTGTCGGCAAGAGTGCCATCGAGAGGATTCGTGAGCTGATGGGGGGTGAGAATGGCCGCCCTTTTCCGGTAAGCAAGCAGCCGGCAAAGTAGCCTTTGATATGTCGTCTACTATTGTTGCCCAGCCAGATTTTCACCCTAGCCAGGCAGCTAGACCAACGAAAACAATTCAAGGAACTACTCCCGGCACTACCTATCCCAGTGTCGAACAGTGGCGCGGCAAGTCCATAAACACGCATGAGGTCAACCCTTTTACCAGAACAGTTACCCCGCGTGTAAATCCTAACGCCAATACTGGTACCGCCGTTGTTGCCTCCAAGGTTCTTAACAACGCTCCTGGAATGACTAACTCCTATAACGACCTCATATCCAACGGAACGCTGAACATGAATGGTGTCACCCAGACTCTGCAGCCGCAGACAAAGGGATTCATGCAGGCGCTTCTTCCGGCGTTTAACGGGTCGATGTCCCAGGTTCAGATAACGTCAGATATAAGCAACAATGTCAGGAACTGGTATAAGAGCCAGGGAATGATGGACAAGGTGAACGGCTTCAAGAAGGCGGACGCCGCCGTGGTCCAGGATATAGCCAAGATTAACCAGTACGCCCAGGCGTTGAAGGCGCAAGGCGACACGATAGGCGCCGCCCGTTATGAATACATGGCGCAGGTAATGAACAATGTGTTTCAGCAGGCCAGGGCCGAGGCGCAAAAGGAATACCAGGCAACAAAGGCCAAGGTAGGAAATTTCGCCAAGAACAACTGGTGGTGGATGGTCCCCGGCGGTCTTATAGCCGCCTCCCGTCTGTTCGGCGGCGGGGCCGGCCAGGAAGCGGCCACTGCTCAAGCCCGGCCACAAGACCCGTTCCAGACTAGACCGGCAGGCTGGGATGGAACATATAACGAAGGATTGGAATTAGCATGAACGGCTGGAGAGACATAAAATTCAGGGAAGGGCTTCTACGCCCCGCCGTACGCGGCATCGGAAACAATGTCAATGCCGGCTTGCTTGCGGGAACAATCCATTTCCCGATAGCCTATTTTCTGCTCAACCGTATACTGCGCAGGCGTGGGGCCGACAACCCAGAGAGGACGGCGGCGGCTTTATCGGGCCTCGGCTCGGCCGTCGTCGGAGCAGGCGCATGGTGGGGTACGCGCAACAACTCAGGTCGTCCCTACGTGGACGGGGATGACTTCGCCGACACGCTTCTTGGCGGAAAGAACCAGGGATGGTTCGGCGGCGCCTACAAGAAAGGGAGCGACCTCGGTTTCTTCGACAAGGGGAATCTCATACAGGGGATAGACGAGATGGACATCACGAACTCCCAGAGGGATTTCCTTACAGAAGGGATATCGCTTGCGCCTGGCAAATACCAGACTACCTTATGGGGATTGGGCGACGGCTTCTCCAAGGCTGTCGACCATAACACCGGCGGTTTGCTAGGCTACGCGACACGCGCACTTGAAGGCGGCCTGCTGGGGGGCGCTTTCAGCTCCATGCTGGGTCTTTCACCGCAGAACGCCAAATGGGTCGCCGGAGTAAGCGCGGCCGCCGACGCCCTCCAGGGCAGCCAGTTGTTCAACGCAATAGGACAGCTCCTATAGTCATATAAGGTAAAAAGGGACATTCAAGAAAAGGAAAAGAAATGTCGGAAGAAGCAACGAATGAAGCAATGAATGTGAACAAGGCGCGCGAGGCTGCGGCCCGTCATGAGCGTGCACGCAGCAACATCTTCAAGACAGTCGACACGCCCTCCAGTTCCGTCGACAGCAACGCGGCGCAGGCCGATGTCCGCCTACGCCGCGACCACATCGAGGACGTTCTCAACCTGGGTTCCTTCCCGGTGCATGACCTCGCGCACAACCAGGTTGGCTGGTCAAACCAGCGCCTCGACCTTCTGGTGGCCGCCGAGCAGCGCCGCCTTCTTGACACGTACGACCACACGCCATCCCGTGAGGAGGCCATTGTCAGCATGCTTCACAGCGTAAAGGGACTCAGCCAGGAGCAGAAGCTGGAGCTGGCCCTCAAGGACAAGAACAGCGACCCTAGCGTCCTTCGCGCACTGCTCGTCCCGAAACAGCGCCCGGCCCAGAAGGTGGCCCAGGAGTTCGCGCAGCCGGAGTTCCAGCCTGTTCCGCAGACGGCGGAGCCCGTCTACAACGAACCTCCCCAGCAGGCGTGGGCGCGTTTCAATCTTCCGTCCATGCCGGCCCAGCAGCCGGCAATGGTCGCCCCGTCGAACGACAAGGTCATTACGCTTGGCACGCCGATGGGACGCATAAACCTTTCGGTCCTTGACGTGGTCCCCGTTCCCGACAAGGGCTTTGCCGTCATCATCCAGCGCGAGACAGCCCCGTTCGTTTTCGTCCCCCCTTGCGGGCACGAGAAGTACGTTATCGACGGCATCCCGCATCCTGTGGAGTTCTCCGGCGTCTCCTTCGTGTACAACGGAATCCGCAGCACCGTGATGGTGATGGTAAATTAATTCCTGTACCTAAGGACACGGGAAAACAATGCTTGATACACTATCCAGACACGACCTAATCCAGACCGCCTCCAGGAAACTCATGCCGAAGACAATCGGCGAGATGTTCGACTGGGCGGACTGGCTATGGTATCATTTCGACACGTACACCAATGCCCTGCGCGGAGCAGTCCGGTATTTCCTGGGCGATATCGACATCGAATCCAAGCAGGATTCCAGCAATGGCGACGAGCGAAAAAAGATTATCAAGGAGCTCTTCCGCGATTACAACATCATGGATTTGCTCGGTCGTGTCGGGGATGAGTTCATACAGTGGGGCAACTGCTTCACGTCCATAGAACCCGAGCGTACGCGCAAGTTCTACTGTCCGAACTGCAAGAGCACGATTCTGGCCTCCGAGGTGACAGACCTTCGATTCAAGGAAGGCACGTTCAAGGGGACATGCCCAATATGCGGCCATGACAAGAAAGGCGGCGAGGTCACCTTCTCCTACACGGACACCATAGACGACAAGCTGCCCCTAAAGATTAACTTCTGGAACCCTCGTCTCATATCCATAGACTACTGCCCGACGACGAAGACGTGCGAGTACTACGCCGCCCCGTCCGAGATTTGGAAGGAGTCGTGGTCCAAGAACGACCCCCGTTTCATAGCGGAGACTCCGATCGAGATTCTAACCGCCCTGGAGAAGAAGACCCTTATCCACATGAACAAGGACTTCTTCATCCACACGAAGACATGGGCCCCCTCCACACGCGAGGACCTGTTGAAGGGATGGGGGATGCCGTTGTTCATGAACTGCTTCCCGCGCTGCGTCCAGATTATGCTTCTCGACAAGTTCGACGAAGCCATCAGCTTGGACTATGTCGTTCCATTCCGTATTTTCTCTCCCCCTCCCCAAGGCGGAGGACAACCAAACGAGGACCCGCTGCGCACCTACAATCTTGGTGGTTTCAGGTCGGAAGTGGAGAAGATGATTACTCTTCACCGTTCAAACCCGACGCATATCCAGATAGCCCCCTTCCCCCTCCAGTACCAGATAGCCGGCGGCGAGGCCAAGCAGCTTATTCCGGTCGACCTCCGTCAGCAGAAGGTGCAGGACCTGCTTCAGGCCATGAACATCCTGGACTTCTCCCAGATGCAGGGGACAGGTGGTCCTCCGCCCAACCTGCGCTTCTTCGAGAAGGTCTGGGGTATGCATGTCAATAACCTCAACCGCTGGGGCCAGTGGCTGTGCGACGCCCGTACCAAGATTCAGGACTCGACACCGGTCAACTTCAGCCTGGTCAAGTCCTCCATCTACGAGAACGACATGACCGCCGAATACAAGGTCAAGCTTGGAACTGCCCATCAGATTTCCATGGACACCGCGCTTCGCGCCCTTGGCATCGACTACGAGCTGGAGCAGACGAAGCTGCGTGACGAAGACCAGCGCAACGCGGAAATCGCGCAGGACGAACAGGAGGAGGCGGCCCGCGCCGAGGAGCTGCAGAACGGCATGTACAGCCCGCAGCCGGGTGTCGACGCCCTCATGGCCTTGCAGCAACAGCAGCAGGGCATGGGCCAGGCTCCCATGGGTGGTGCGCCAGCCGGACCCGGCGCCCCGATGAGCCCTGGAGCGCAGGGCGTCGCCGCAGGACAGGGCGGAGGGGACATCAACAGCTTGTGGGACCAGGCCACTCAGACGGCACAGCAGATTATGACAGAGCCGCCTGAGCAGCGCCGCAGCGATTTGATTGCGTTGAGCAAGGACAACCCGACGCTACACGCGTTCGTCAAGGCTCAGATAGACCAGATGGAGCAGCAGGCCGCCACGCAGGGCAAGGCCATGATGCGCCAGGGACAAATGTGACAGGACATATAGATGAGAGACGTTAGAAAGAGCTACATAGACATGCTTACAGCCACCGCCGAACGCATCCACAAGCCGGTCGCCCGCAAGGAGGCCAGTTGGGGGGCGGTGTTCGGGTGGCCGGCAGCCGGCGCGGCCTACGGTATCGGAAAGGGCCTTGTCAGCAAGAGTTTTGAATGGGGCATCCCGATGGGCGCCCTGCTGTACTTCACCAAGTATATCGGCATCCCTGCCGGCATCGGCTATATCCTGGGCGACACGCTCGCCACAAGCACCTCGCCAAGCAAGGACGACCTGAGGACGGCCGAGAACAACGCGCTCGCCAAGGAGACAGTCAACAAGACGAAGGAGCTTGAGAACATGCCGTCGGTAAAGCCGATTGACCGCACACCCAAGGACCTCTCCTGGATTGGAGGCATGTAATGCCTGAAAAGGAATTCGCAGATGTCTCGATGGAGATTCCGAAGGGGGCTATTCCGCAGCTAACGCTTTCCGATTTGGACATGGACGGCGTCGACGAGGACGCCGGCCTTCCTCTGTATAATCCAGAGAAGCCGTCGGAACTGCTTAAGAACGAGGACCCGCAGTCGGTGCGTCCATTCGTCGGAGCCGAGTATGAAGTCCTTCAGTTCGACCTCTGGAAGGAAGGCGAGATAAAGGCGTACCAGGAGAAGCTTACCGAGGTAGGGACGGACCCCAACAGCTACATCACTTTCCACGACCGTATTTCGGACAAGGACCACGGGTCCTGGTCCGTTCTTCTTGAAATAGCCCATAGGGTAAGGGTAAAACGATAAGGAACAACAGACATGCCATCAGAAGGAAACGGGCCCTTTCTTCCGGCCCCTACGATAAACAATTTGTTCAACCCCTTTGAGGAGCATCCCTACGCCCCTGAATGGCTACGCAGGATGGTCGGTGGCGACGCCAGCAAGCAGATATGGGCGGGCAAGATGACGCAGGCCGTCAACCTTGCTGCTCTTTTGTTCACGCTTGGCTACGGCTCCCGCAAGATGCTGCGGGGAATGGCTCCTGAAACTCAGGCCGCCCTCAAGGCAATAGACGAGTACGTCCCGTCAGGAATGAATGGCGGAATGCCCAGCGACAAGCGTCTGAAGGACAAGCCAATCCCGCGCAAGCAGCGCAAGGCCGCCGCCCTGGAGTCCCAGGGAATCAAGACGGCCGCCGATTTGAACAACGTCGCCTGGACCCTCCCCCCGGCCGCCGCTTTCATGGCGTGGCTGGTCGGCCAGAAGATGGCCGAGAACGAAATCCATGCTGCGGACCTCAGTGATTCCGAAGCCCGTCTCGCCAAGGCGCGTTACGACTATGAGCGAGTCCTCGCCTCCAAGATTGACCCGAACGTGCAGTTGCCTGAAAAGGTAATCAAGAAGCGTGTGCAGAATCCTGTCGACTGGGCCATCGACAAGGGCATCGCCCTGAAGAACAAGATGCTCCATAAGGAAGCGGCCGATACCTACATTGGCTCCGCAGGGACGCCTTCGCCGTATGAAGGCGGTGTCTCTCCGAAGGAAGGCGGGATGGGAACATACCCAGCCCAGTTCTTCACATACCTGGAGGACAAGATTCCATACTTCAAGCCGCTGGCGACCTTGCTGGGAGCCCTGACTCTTGTTGGAAGCGCCAAATACGCGTGGAACAACAACCGTGCCCGTGACAAGAACATCCAGAAGGCGCTCGATACGGAAGCCGCGCTCAAGCAGCACGCGCTCGAGACAAACGACCAGCGCCTTGATATAGATGCTATAACGGGAAAGAAAGACCCGAAGCTCAACACATACCCCGGCGCCCTCGGCTTTGACAATTAGTACAAGGGTCCGATATTACATGTGGCCGCCACGACTGAGTACGGGCGGCCTTTTATTTAAATATTCCAACGCGTTGTAAAATCATCAGGACATACCGATGCCTATAGATCCAACCCAGCTTTACTCCCCAGGCGATTTCACGGCTGTCAGGAACAGGATATTCCAGGATTCCCTGGACGCTGTCCGCAACCGTTTCCCGATTGAGAACGACAGATACATCCTGTCGCTCGAGAACGCCGACTACGAGAACCCGAAGGAGTACACCCTCCGAGACCAGAAGAAGGCCGTGCAGAACGACCAGACGCTTTCGTGGAGAATAAAGGGAAACTGGGTTCTTACCGACAAGGCTTCCGGAAAAGTTATTTCACGCTCCTCCCGTCGGGCGATTATGGATGTTCCGTACCTTACACAACGAGGCACGTTCATTCGCTCCGGCACGGAGACGACGCTTCCTACGCAGATGCGACTCGTTCCTGGCGTCTACTCCCGCATGGGCGAGGATGGACTGGCTAAGGCGCACATAAACGCAAGGCCCGGCACAGGCAACACCGTCATGATGACGCTCAACCCGGCCAAGCCCGTGTTCAAGGTGTCGGTGGGAACAAGGAACTACGACCTGTTCCCGCTGCTGAAGCATCTTGGCGCTACCGACGAGGACATAAAGAACGCCTGGGGCAAGGAGCTGTTCAAGGTCAATGAGGACGCCTTTGTCAACGGCGGCGGGTGGTATCGCGCCAAGACGGCCGCCGAAGTGGACCCGAACGACCCGTGGGAGAAGGCCGCAAAGGACGTCCTCGGCGGTGAGTTGAACGAGGACAATACTACGGCCACGTTCGGTAAGCCCTACAAGAAAGTGGACAAGGATTTGCTTCTGGCCTCCTCGGCGCGTCTTATCGGACTGGCCAAGGGACAGCATACCGGCGACAACCGTGACTCCATGGAGAACCAGCGGTTCTTCGGCCCTGCTGATTTCATAAGCGAGCGAATCCGGCTTGACGCGGGTGGCCTTGCCAAGAATCTCCTGTGGCGTGTAAGCCGCTACGGAGACACCGAGAAGATTCCTTCGGCGCCGCTTAGCAAGTATGTGCACGGGCTGTTCACCGAATCCAATCTAGCGCAGGCCATCGAGGAGACCAACCTGCTGGACGCCTACAAGCGAGCCACAATGGTGACGCGCATGGGCGAAGGAGGAATCGGCTCACTTGAGTCCGCCCCAATGAGCGCGCGTCTGGTACACAATAGTTATAAGGGATTCATCGACCCAATAGCTGCTCCAGAATGCTGTCACCCTGACCATTTGGTTTTTACCAAGAGAGGGTGGAAAAAAATAGCTGAGGTGACAACGGATGACTTTGTCGCTTGTTTGCTTGACGGCAGGTTGGAGTATAGGAAGCCAGACAGGGTGGTGTCTTATGACTTTGATGGCCTGTTATATGGTTTTGAGAACAAAGCCATTAAATACATGGTTACCGGTAACCACAGAATGTGGTGTGCCAAGGCGCCCGATAGACGCAAAGACAGTAAAAGAAAGTCCAAGGAATACGAATACGCTTTTTCGTATGCCGAGGACGTTCATAATACTAACTGCGTTATGTTGTCTGGTGGATATAAGCCACTAATACATGACACAGTAACAAGTAAGACAATTACGGGAGCTAAGGAGTCTTATGTTTTTGATATAAAGGACTGGTGTGAGTTCCTTGGCTGGTTTGTTTCTGAAGGGTGTGTTGCAAAAGCAGATAACTCAGGTTTAAGCATAGCGCAGGTCATAAAGGTCAATCCCGATAATTGTGCTCGTATAACGAAACTCCTTAATAGAATGGGACTCCGTTTCAAGTACACTTCCGGGAAAATGTTTAATATCAGGTCGAAGGCTCTTCACGACGAACTGCTTCCTTTGGGCTACTGCTACGAAAAGTATATCCCGGACGATGTTTTTTCGTCACCCGAGGACGCGCAGAAACTTTTTATAGAGGCGGCGCTTTTAGGGGACGGAAGAAAAGAGAAAAACGGTATGGGTGGTTTATGCACAACTAGCCCGAGACTTGCTCATGACTTTGAACGACTGTTGTTTGAGAACGGTATTCCCTGCAGGGTTTCGTTTGAGCCGGATAACAGGGAAGAAAGGTATAGAGGAATCTTTGTAACTAGACCTATAGTAGGAAAAGAGTTATGGCTTATCCGCAACGGTAGACTACGCTCTCACAGTGATAAGAGGAGTACGAGTTTCACGACAATTCCGTATAGGGGAAAGGTCTACTGCCTTACTGTTCCTGGAGGATTGTTTTTTACAAAGATTGACGGTTTTAGAGGTTTCTGGACGGGCAACTCCCTCCGGGTAGGTCTTGATACCCAGATAGCCCATTCCGCACGCCGTGGACCGGACGGGCTGGCTTACTCCCCCGTTATCGACGTGACCACTGGTCAGCGCGTATACCTGTCCACCCTTGAGTCCAGCAAGATTCCGATCTCGTTCCCCGAGTACCGCGACTCAAAGGACAAGCTTATCCCTGCCATGATAGGCAACGACATCGAGTACCTGCCCAAGAACCAGGTCCGTTATTTCATACCCAACGGCGACACGCTGTTCTCCACCGCCGCCGACTTCGTCCCGATCAAGTCCGGTATCAAGGCAGGCCGTCTGCTGATGGCGCAGAAGCACCAGACGCAGGCCATGTCCATCAAGGACAGGATGGCCCCCTATGTCCAGTCGCTGGACCCTGAAGGCTCCGGTAAGTCGGTTGAGGAAGTCTACGCCAACATCCTCGGCGCAGTGCGCTCCGACGCGGAAGGCAAGGTCGTCAAGGTCACAAAGGACGAAATAGTAGTGGCCGGAACCGATGGAAAGAAGCACTCGTACTCCCTGTACGACAACTACCCGCTCAACAGGAAGTCGGTTGTCAACAACACCGCTGCGGTCAAGCCCGGCGACATTGTCCGGCCAGGGCAGTTGCTCGCCTCGTCCTCGTACACGGACAAGAACGGCGTGGCGGCCCTTGGAACACAGCTTCGTTCGGCGTGGCTGTCATACAAGGGCTGGAACTACCTCGACGCTATTGTCGTGTCGGAATCGGCGGCCAAGAAGCTTACCTCAGAGCACTTCTACCATGAGGGCATAGACAGGGACGACGGCGTCGACTTCGGGCGTGACCGTTACATAGCGGCATTCCCGTCGCGCTTCAACCGTGAGCAGCTCTCCACGATAGACGCGAACGGAGCTGTCAAGCCCGGTACGATAGTCCATCACGGCGACCCGCTTGTCCTGGCCATGTCGCTCCGCCCAGGCGGACCAGGAACAGGATACCGCGCCCTTCACAAGGACATATCCTCCACATGGGAGCACGAGTTCCCGGGCGAGGTAACGGATGTCGTCGAGGGAAAGGACGGCATGCGCGTCTACGTCAAGAGCTGGGTACCGCTTCAGGTCGGCGACAAGCTGGCGACTCGTTTCGCCAACAAGGGTACGTGCGCGGCCGTCATACCCGACGAGAAGATGCCGCGAGACGCCGAGGGGCGCCCGCTAGAAATCCTGTTCTCGCCGACCGGTATCGTCAGCCGCTGCTTCGACGAACAGCACCAGTTGCTGACCCGTCAGGGATGGACCCCCATAGCGATGGTCAAGGGCACCGACGAGATATTCGCATACAACCCGCGTACCGGCAAAGGGGAGTTCCAGCGCCAGATACAGCCAATCCATTCTTCCCGCTACTCCGGCAAGATATACATGTGCTCCAACAAGGATGTCGACTTCGCGGTCACGGAGGGCCACCGCATGTGGGCGCTGACCGATTTGGCGGAGGGTTTCAGGGAGGTCGTCGTCGACGACATCGCCAACACCCATGTCATAATCCCGGCATCCGGCAATGATTTGAAGCCGCTGCCGGTCGCCATCCAGCCAAACGACTGGCGCGTCCTGCAGGCCGAGAACGTAAGCGTGCACTGCCCGACCGTACCTAGCGGCTACGTCTTCACAAGGCGCAACGGCGTAATCACCTGCCTCGGCAACACCAACAGCGCGGCCCTTATCGAAGCCGCCCTCGGGAAGGTCGCCGAGAAGACCGGCAAGCGGTATGTGATGCCCGGTTTCGGCACCGACCTAACGGCGTTCGCCCACAAGGAGCTCGCCGACGCGGGACTAACCGACCGCGAGGACGTCACCGACCCCGACACCGGCAAGAAAATCAAGGGAATCTTCACCGGCAACTCCTACGTCACAAAGTTCCACCACACCTCCGAATCCAAGGGCGGCGCGCGCGCCACCGGTTCGTACACCGTCGACGAGCAGCCCGCGTCCGGCGGACATGACGGCGCCAAGACGCTCGGCGGACTCGTCCTCGGCGCCTTCGCCGGCCATGGCGCCTCCGAGGTCCTCAAGGACATGAAGCTCATAAAAGGGCAGAAGAACACGGATTTCTGGCGCGACTTCAAGATGGGGAAGAACCCCGTCACGCCCGGCGTCCCGCTCATCTACGAGCGGTTCCTGGCCTCCCTTGAGGGCTCCGGCATCCACATAACGAAGGACGGCGACAAGACGAACGTCTTCGCCATGACGAACGGCGACGTCGACAAGATAGCCCGCGCCGAACTAAACAGCGCGGCCACGTACGACGACAAGCGCTTCCTGCCAATCCGGGGCGGTCTGTTCGACCCCGCCATCTTCGGCCCCGAGGGCAACCAGTGGGCCAAGATCAAGCTCGACGAACCCGTCCTCAACCCCATAATGGACGATGTCGTCTGCAACTTCCTGAATCTCAAGAAGGCCGAGCTGGACGACGTCCTCGCCGGCAGCAGGAAGCTTCCCAACGGAATGACCGGCGGCGAAGGCCTACGCCAGCAGCTCGCCCATGTCAACCTCGACTCCCTTATCGAGAACGCCAAGAACACAATCCGCACCGGCCCCCCTTCCAGACGCGACAAGGCTGTGAAAACCCTCCGCTGGGCGTCCGCCATGAAGAACCACGACGCCACGCCCGACATGTTCATGCTGGACGCCGTCCCCGTCCTCCCGCCGAAATACAGGCGCATAACTCGGTCGGGCGACCTCAACATGATTGCCGACGCAAACTACCTCTACAAGCAGCTACTTGACTCCAGGGACGACCTGAGGCAGGCGAAGAACGCCGGACTGCCGGACGAGCTGCTCGCATACGGACGCAAGCGGATAACGGACTCCTTCCGCGCCATAACCGGACTGGCCGACCCGACCGACAGGAAGCTGGTGGACAGCGACGTCACCGGTCTGCTGAAATGGGTGTTCGGGAAAGGTTCGCCAAAAATGGGCGCGGCCCAGCGGCTGGTCATAGGCGGCAAGCTTGACGTGGCCGGCCGAAGCGTCATCAACATCGACCCCAGGCTCGACTTCGACGAGATAGGGATGCCCGAGAAGCAGGCGTGGCCGCTGTACAGGGACTTTGTCATACGGAAGCTGGTGCAGGCGGGGATGAACCCGCTGCAGGCGACAAGGGCGACAGTGGAGCACACGCCGTTGGCGAAACAGGCGTTGATAAAGGCCATGAGCGAACGGCCGGTCATAGCGACACGGGCGCCCGCGCTGCACAAGTTCAGCGTCCAGGCGTTCAAGCCGAAGCTGGTTAGCGGGGATACACTGAAGCTGAACAGTGTAGTGGAGCATGCGTTTAACGCAGACTTTGACGGGGACCTTCAAATAAACAGCGTATTTGTAAGGTTTTATGATAAATCGTCTGAGGGTCAAAAAATAAAATAGGAAAAATATCAAACTCTGCCTTGACATTGTTCTTTTCCGCATTATAGTAATAGCATGTTCAATCGAGGAACGTGCTATTAACCCTAATGAAAAGGAAAAGAACAATGAACAGAGTAAAGTTTTTCTCTAACGGCCAGACTTTGATTATGAACCTTGCGGATATTCCGCATGGTGCCCTTATCGGCTCCAAGGACTTTGACGATGGAAGGCACATTGACTTTTATGAGGCCCTTCCAGGAACACAGGTCATTGCATACGACGAAGCGACGGGTAAGCCAAAGTGGGTTGATATCTCCGGTTGGTCGAGGCACACCGGTTCAAAATTGGAGCTGGTGCAGTTGTCCAACGGCGACACGATAACGACGGACGACGACCCCCGCGCCGTTTATGGGATGCCTATTGACGCGGTTGGTTTGCAGATGGACAGGGACACGCCCGCTAACGCCAAAAAACGTGCGTTTATAGTCCCGCTGGTAGGGCAGCTTCCTGAGACTACTCCGGTGTTTTCTTCCGTTGACCTTTTGAACGGCGGTGTTCCTTCAAACGACACGCCAATCCCAAGCAAGGGAATAATAGCCGCCGACTACAATTTCGGACAGTTCCTTGGTCTTATCGCCGGAGACGGGTGGTGGCATAAGAGTATATACAGTTCTGGTTATAAAAACGCTGTTCTTTTAGCAGACCTTTACGGCTCAAATGCCGGCTTTATTATAAATTGGGCTAAGGAACTATTCCCTAGTTTTAAATACTACAAGAGCGAGCAGAGAAAGGAATTATACTCTGATCGGTTTGGTGACTGTATTTCGTGGTCCTTCTACTTCTACGATTCCATGATAATGTGCGACGCCCTGTCCAACATGCTTGACGGGCATAGTGACAACAAAACGGCAGGAGCAGGGAACAAGCGTCTTCCTTACTGGTTCCTGTCCATGCCGAAGGAGTTCCGTCTAGGTCTTCTTAATGGTCTAATGGCTTCCGATGGAACAATAAATTTCAATTCCTCCGGCGACAGAAGCCACCCAGAACTGCAGCTTCAGTTCACATCGACATCCCGGGCGCTTATTGACGACGTAAAGGCTTTGTGCACTTCCCTGGACATACGCGCCACAATATTATTCTCGAGGAAAACAGTCCGCGACAATACATCCTGGGTGGTTGTTCTGAGCTCCCAGGACTGCAAACGAATGGACGTCTTTTCCCGTTGCTGCTGCGACTATAAGCGTGATACGTTCCTGAACGCGGATGTCTCGATGGACGCGCAGTACAATCACGGTGACTTTCTGCCGCTTCCGAAGCAGGTGTCCGATACAATGTTCAAATACGTGAAGTGCCGGGCGAAGATTGCCAAGGCGGTTATCGAGGATTGCCCTCTTCCTGCCTACTGCAAGAGGGGGAACTCCGTCTATCAGTCGTTGTACCAGTATAGGTCCAAGGGGTACATAACGAGGGAATTCGCAGGCCGGCTATGCGACTGGCTGGACGATACGACAAGGATGAACCTATGGTTCAATGACTATATCAAGGATTTTACAACGCGTTTGAAAAACGGTGAGCGTGTTTTCAAGGCGGAGGAGGGGAACACGCTGGTGGAAGCCATAGCCTTCAATGCGGGTTATTTTGACAAACCATCTGTTCTTGAGGCACGGGCCAAGTCAAGCATGCTTCGTCAGAAGACAAGCAGGTTTCCTGTAAACTTGCCTGAAGCTCTTGAGAAGGTGACGCTGTCTGATGATGCTATCCTGTTCAATCCTGTCGAGAAGGACCCAGTGCTAAGGGCCTGGTTGGAACTGTCGGCGTGTCCGATAAAATGGGCTTACATAGAGGATGTCCAGAAAACAGGGCAGGAGGAGGAAGGATATGACCTTACTGTTCCCGGATATGAGACCTTTGCGTCCGCCAGCGGAATAATCCTTTCCAACACAATGACATACTACGTGCCTGTCTCCAAGAAGGCCGTGCAGGAGGCATACGACCTCATGCTTCCTTCCAAGAACCAGTTGGCGGCCCGTGACTTCAAGGCCCTTCCCGAGCTTCAGGAGGAGCTGGTCTCCGGGGCGTGGCTGGCGTCTCATAAGAAGAACGCGCCTGTAAAGGCCGTGTTCAACACCCGCGCCGAAGCCATAGCGGCCTACCGCGCAGGAGAAATAGACATAGACGACAATGTGGTAATAAAGGAAGACCAGCACCGCTGAAACAACACCCTTCCCGCGTAATAATTCATTAAGGAAGGGTTACCTAGCCCGCTCCCGCCCGGCTTTTACGCCGGGCTTTTCATTTCGTTACATCACAGGAGGCAAAAACATGTTTTTCATCATCGACCTTTTCCTGGCGGTAATCGCCGCCCTGTCCGAACCCGCCCCGCAGCCGGCGCCGCCAATCCAGGAGGAGCATATATGGGTTGAGAGGCGCATGGAGATGCGGCATCACGACCATCTGATACGAACGCCGACGATAAGCGGCGACGCAGTTAAACGCTGAAGAAGCGCCCGGGTCTTCATCCGAAAGACCCGGGCTTTTTGTTGTCGATTTTTAACAAGGAGAAACGATGGGTCATTTCATGGAAACCGACGGGCTCACGAAGCTGCCCGTCTACCCCGGCGACGACGTGCATATGTTCATTGGCTACTACGACAAAGGGGACGACGGAAAGAAAGCGCTGAACCCGCTGCTTGTTATGGAGACCTGGGAGCCCCGTGACTGGGCGGCCAGCATAGAGGTTCTCAGGGGCGAGTACGATTCCTACGGCTGGCTTGAGGGTGTCGAACGGATAGCCAAAGAAAGCGGAACGTCATTCGAGACGGTGTTCTTCCGTCATTCGACCGTGCTCTGGGCGCGCAGGCTTTACGCCAACCGCAAGGACGACATGTCGGACTACTGGAGGAAGAAGGAGCTCGAGGACAGGACGGAGCTTCGCGCCACCATGTCCGAATGGGACAAGGAGCTTGGCGACCTCTATTGGAACCACGGGCGCAACGCCGCCAACTACGCAATCGACATGTACTGCCGCAAGGACCCCGGCAAGTTCGGCGCCGACCATATGGAGTTCTTCTCCATGTTCATGAACGGGCTGTCGTCGAAGGACGTGTACTGGTCGGTGCTGAACCATCTTGCCGGTCATGTATACCGGAAGATAATAGTGCCGGTATTCTACGCCGCCAAGGCGTGCAGGACGTCCATCTGGCCCAACCCCTACGGCGACCAGGATGGATTCGACATCACCGAAAACAGGAAGCTGGCAAAGTTCACGCTCGGTCAGGCGGAAGCAATAATAAAGGAGCGCAGGAAGCGCTTGAAGTAACAACAACCAATGGAGAAAACAGATGAAAAAGACAGAAACCAAGAAAGAAACAGTAAAGAAGCCGAAGGCCGCAAGCCTCACCCTCTCACTGGTTCCCAACAAGATGATGCGGGCAACGCTGTCATGCAAGACGGTGCAGGAGCGCATTGCCCGCGTGATGCTGGACAAGGCGAACGAGACAACAGCCGGCCTACCAGGAGCCCTTGTCAATTCCGAGCTTTTCGAGGCGGCCGTCGCTTGGTGGGAAGGCGGAAAGGAAAGCGGGGCGTACCCGCTGTTCCAGGCCCTTTCCGACAGTGTCCCTGGTCTGGTGGCCATGCCAGTCGATACAGCCGACGGCGAAGACACCGCCGTCATCGTGGCCCTTCCTGACGACTTTTTCCCGGTCGACATGTGGCTGGCAATGTTCCTTATGAAGGAGCAGGGCATACACAAGGGCTATTCGCTTTATCGTAGCAGACAGGCGGTCAAGGTAGGGCAAGGGCGCTTCGGTGTCCTTAACCGGAACTACCATGTCGTAAGATTTACGGACAAGAAGATGGACGACGCGTGGACCAAGGTCAACCCTGTCTTCACTATTTCTCCGGAAGCGCTGAAACACTGATTGTTTTGCGTAATAATTAATTGAAAGGACGGCCGTAGCACTGAAACAATGAAGTGCCATACACCGTCCTTTCTTAGCGCATTGATTTCCTATGACCAAGACCATTGGCGATGATACGTATGGCGTTTCCATTTCTGGATAGCCACAGGGACAGTAACCCTGCGTTCTCGCTGCTGGAGGAGGTGGCCTAGCGGCTCCCGTGTGGATCTGGGGTCCCTTTCAGGGAGTTCCAAGTAGCGGGGTGACAGGAAGGTGTCGTCGTGACAGGACGGCAGAATCCGTGCGTGAAGCTTCACATGTACTTTGCCGTCTCGGCACCGTGTCCGGCATGTGGAGGCTATCAGGACGATGGACGAGCCAAGGACTCAGGCATTGTGTGCGCTATGCGCCACTATACCCTCGCTTGGGTGCGAGGGGTCGGTATCCATTCCGGCGTGCCTTCCTGGGTTATCTGAAAGGTCCTATCGGAACCGGTTGGTCGCGGGCATTGTAGGCTGCGTGTCCGCGCCTGGAAACCACTGGTGGTTAAAAGAGAGTACGTTTGGCGTCCATAGGAGGGCGGCCGGTTTGTCTGGCCGCTGACGTCACCGCCAGGGGCGGCAAAAACCTACAGCCGGGGAGTCGTGCACCCTGGCATTTCGTCCGGGTAGCATAATGGATAATGCATCTGATTTCTAATCAGACGATTGCGGGTTCGAGTCCCGCCCCGGACATCTGTTTGTTTTGTAAATGGAAGGCGGGTCTGCGTGAGCGGCCGCCTCGCCTTCCGGGTTTTTCCTTAGGCCGCAAAGTTTTTGTAAGGAGGCTAGTAACATGTACCTTAAACTCCACGTTGAGCGTGAAATCTCCAGTGCGGAACTGGAGGCATTTACAAAGATTCTACCCTTTCTCAAGAAGGGCATTGACACGGGCGAGCTGACGTTGTCCGACAACTCGGAACCGGTCAGGACACTTGAACTCCCAGAGGCCAAGATTGTCCCGGCGACAGCCGAGATTCGGCTGAAACCTGTCCGCAAGCCACACCGTCCTTGGCGTGTTCGCGTCGACCAGGCCATTCGGGCCTGCAAAGAATTCCGCGAAGGGAAATTCGCGGAAAACGTCGACATGATGCTTGAGACCTTTGCTTGGCAGGTCTCCGACATGGCCGAGTGGGTGCCATACACCCGCGAGGAAATAGCCGATGCACTGGTAATCGACAAGAGCGACGTTGACCCTCTGATGAAGACCTTCTACAGGGTTCTGAACCGCTCGTCCGCTCTAGCAACCAACTGCTTCATGCTTCCGCCAACGCTGGCCGAGGCCGTCAAGAAGGAGGAGGCCAATACGGCGGAACGGGAGGCCCAGAACAAGGAGCAGACGGGTGACGAGCACATCGGGTTTGAGCAGAACACAAAGAGAGCCATCACCGAGTCCCTGATGAAACTCGATTGGGATTCCCCGGACAGGTACGAGATGAAAATCTCTGACTTCCTGTTGTGGGGCAAGGTGAAGGACGCCAACAACATCAACGTCATCCGGAGTTTCATGCCTATCGCCCGGGGCATGAAATTGAGCATTCAACGTCTCCGTGCAGAGCGGGACTCCAAGAACAGAATCGTGGGAATCTACGCGTTCCCGCCGCCACGAAACGGAGCGTTCTGGAAGAGCGCGAAGAAAGTGGAATAATTTGCAATTTGATAGTGGCGGGAGGAGAAACAACGCTTATATTAATTAGCGTTGTCTTCGCCCCGCCTCCATTTTTTGGGGGAGGAAAACTACTAACAAACACAACGGCAAAGCATGTCCGTCCGCATCTCACGGGAGGTGCGGGAAGTGGCCCAAGACGGCCTCGCGTGCTCTTTTTTAGATGGAAGAAATCAGATTCTTTAGGAAGCGGTCCGGCCGTCTCGTGAACTTCAAACTGCAGAAGATTGCGGACGCGGTCGGGAAAGCCCTCGTCGAGGCGTGCGCAGCGTCGGGGAAGTCATTGGATGTCAAGGCCGTTTCCACGGCAATCGCCGAAAAGGTAAGGGCGTTGCTGGATGACAAGGACTCGCAGTTTTTCGTTCAGCCGGACAGGATGGGTTCGCGGGTCCCCCATCTGGAAGGCGTGCAGGACGCGGTTGTCAGCGTCCTCAAATCATCGCATGAAGATATAGAGGGGTATGACGCGAACATGGCCGAGCTCACGGGCCGTCTGTACGCCGACTACCGGAAGAAGAGGGACGAGGCCAGGAAGCAGCTCAAAGTCCGCAGCAGCAAGGACAACGCCGATGTGACTGACAAGGCCCTTCTCCTTGGGGACAGCAAGAACGTCCTCAACGGGTGGGACCGCGAGCGCATAGTCTCCGATCTCAAGGAGCACAACGTCGACGACGAAATAGCCGAGAAGGTCGCAAAGGAGACAGAAAGCGCTCTCCTGAAGACCGGCCTGTCTAGTGTGTCGTCCGACCTTGTCTCCGAATTGGTGAACAGTGTCATGGCCGACAACGGTCTTCCCATAAGACTCGCCGCCGGGAAGGGATACATAGTCGACAAGGATTTCGTCGAAGGGCTTATCAAGGAGAAGTCCGTAGAGAACAGCAACATCGTCGGCAACAACCCTGAAGCGGTGGCCTTTGACATTGCCAGCAACGTTTTCAAGCAATACGCCCTTGACAACGTTTTCTCGAAGGACATCGGGGAAGCTCATATGAGGGGAGCAATACACCTTCATGATTTAAACTTTGTCATACGTGGCTACTGTGGTTCCCACAGCATCGAATACATCAAGAAGTGGGGGCTGAAGGGTCTGGTAAACCTGAACACGGAAAGCAAGCCTGCCAAGACCGCATCGGTCCTGACCGGCCATCTGAACACGTTCCTGGCTTCCATGCAGGCTTACTACGCCGGAGCGCTGGGCCTGGGGTATCTTAACGTCCTCTATGCTCCGTTGATGACGGGAATGGACGACAAACAAATGCACCAGGTGGCTCAGGAACTTGTGTTCAACGGTTCTCAGAATGCGTTCAGCCGTGGTGGTCAATCACTGCATCCTTCCGAACCTATATGGATTAAAAAGGATGGTAGATATAAGAGTGTCCTTATTGGTGAGTTTATCGACGAATATCTTGCCAGAAGGGCAGAGGCTGTTGAGAAGCGAGACGAATACGAGCTGCTCCAAACAGGAGACGAGGGTATCGAAACAATAAGCTTCGACGGCCTAAGCGGAAAGGTACTGGACAAGACGGTTACTTTCCTTGCACGCATGCCTCATAAAGGCAAGATGTACCGTATTCACACGTCTAACGGAATTGTCAATGTTACAGGTGACCACTCGGTGTTCACTTTCCGGGGAAAGCAGGACATAGCTGATGTAAAAGCCAAGGACCTTAAGAGGGGCGATTTTGTAGTCATACCCCACAGAGTTCCCCTCAAGGAGGAGAAGACAACAGTAAATGTTGTCGATTACGTTCCTGAGAAATGGCTATCGGTTAGTGGCTTTGAAAATTTCCTGTCCAAGGTGTCAGCTAAGGGCACCCCGGCAAAGGTCCTCGAGGAAGTCGGAGCTACCCGCTTTATCTTGAAAGATGGAAAGAAGACAAACAAAGTAAGGATTTCCTTGGCTAAACATTTTGTTGATGTCAGGAATAGCGTTTTGTGTCTGAAGGGTGATAGCCAGTCGTTGTTGCCCGCAGAGATTCCTCTGACACGGGAGCTGGGCTATATAGCCGGTATGTTCTGCGCGGAGGGGTATAAAACTCTTAAGAAGGTTCTTATCAGCAATACTGATATAAAGCTTCTGGAGAAGGTACGGTCATGTCTGGATAAAATAGGGTACTCAGGATATTCCTATTACAACGGCATGATGCACGGAATGACGACGGACCATATAGAAATAGGCGGTGTTTTCGGGGCTTTCCTGCAATCTTCGTGTACATCCGGAAAGAAGACAAAAGTAGTTCCGGATTGGTTGTTCAACGCACCAATGGTTTGTCGTGAGGGGTTCCTTGATGGTTTCTTCGACGGTGAAGGCTCCAATAGGAAAGACTGCCCGGACGAATGGAGCGTCTCCAACACAAGCACACGGGTAGTGGCCGGTATAAGCTTGCTTTTACTGAACTACGGTAGAGAAACATATGTTTACGAAACCAAGCATGACAATGGCTGGTCTGACGTATATGAAGTCCGGGAAGCGCAGCGCAGAAAGGTCAATCCGTTTGACGAGTACACAACGGAAGAAGGGTTCCGCACATACAGCAAGCATCTGTCAAAGGATGTCAGGGATGCCGTGGAATGGCTCATAGAGTCAGACTTGTCGGTGTCTATCATCAAACGCATTGAGGAATACGATTATGATGGTCCTGTCTATGACATAAGCGTCCCAGGCACAGAGGCTTTCCTTGGTGGAACAGGGAATGTGTTTTTGCACAATACGCTTTTCATTGACTTCAATGTCCACAGCGGCGTCCCGTCGTATCTGAAGGATGTCCCCGCTATTGGACCTGGCGGAAAGTACATGGTTCAGGTCTTCCACTGCGGCGAACCCTTCATCAAGGAGCTCACCGAAGTCAAGGACGAGAAGACAGGCGACTGGGACCTCTACCTTGACTGGGGCAACGAACATCCTGTCCGCATGCTTCATGAACACGACGGAAAGCAGGTGTTCGAGAACGAAAACACCGAGCGCCATGTCATGCGCTACGGCGACTACGCCGAGGATACCGCCCGTTTCGCCGAGGCGTTGCTCGACGTCTGGAAGGAAGGCGACGCCAATGGCCATGTTTTCGAGTTCCCCAAGTGCGACTTCCATGTCTCCTCCGAGACATTCACGGACGCCCGCCAGTACCAGGTGTTCAGGAAGGCCTGCGAAGTGGCGAGTCACAATGGTTCGACCTACTTCGTGTTCGACCGCGATTCCGTGTCTTTGGCGAGTTGCTGCTTCACAGGAGACACCAGGATTCTTATTGGCGAGGACCGCGACCCGTCGCTTACATGTTTCCGCGACGCCTATGACAAGTACGGAATCCACAACAGGACAATCCGTGTATACGACAGGGGCTCGTGGAGGAAGGCGAAGGTAATCCGCCTTTCCGGCAAGAACCGCCGAATGCTGTCGGTGAATCTGGCCTGCGGTAAGCACGTCTGCGTCACCGCCGACCATGAGTTCCCGACAACGCGCGGAGTGCTCAAGGCCTACGAGCTTACCCCCGACGACGCAGTCCTGCTGTCCAGCAGCATGGCCGAAGGGCATCGCCGGTGCGAGGGAAAGGACAAGGCGCAGGTCTACGGAATCATAGCAGGCGCCTACCTGCTGTCCGGGCATTGCACCTCCACAGGCAAGACGATAGTCGTTGGAAACAGCCTTCCCGGCCTTGAAAACACGTTCTCGGAGACAATGAACAGCGCGCTTGAATCGGCAGGTTTCGACAAAGGCGTGTGCATGGTCGAGGAGGACGGCAACCGTCAAATGTGGGTCGTCACTAATCCTGAAATCCTCAACGGCGTTGAAAAATTGCTCAAGCGGACGGAGAACGGCGTATTCCTGTCCGATGCCATATATCGTGAGAGCCCGGCTGCCAGGGCCGCTGTCCTTATAGGACTCCTCGCGGCCTCCGCCGTCGAGTGCGAAGTGACTCCCGGCAGGATGGAGCTTCTTCTGGAGCAGATTGAGGCTATGGCCACGACCATCGGCGTAATCTGCAAAAAGCGAGTCGACGGGGATGACGTGTGCTTCTCCTTCGCCCCCGCAAGCATTGGGATGGAGGGCGAGACCATCGTCAAGGACGGTGAGAGCTATCTCAAGGTCCTGTCGGTAAAGGAAGTGCTGGAGCCCGAATGGGTCTACTGCTTCACTATGCTCGACACCAAGGACCCGTTCTTCACGCTGCCAAACGGTATCGTCACGCACAACTGTCGATTGAAAGTGCAGATAACTGATATGTCGCTGTTGCAACATCCTGAAAGACTGAGAACACTAGGCTTTCAGAATGTCACAATAAACATCCCTCAGTGCGCATACCGCGCCAAGCACAGGTACGACAGGGAAGGGGAAGGAAACATTGACAAGCTCAATGAATTCTTCCTTGCCGAAATCGACAGTATGATGGACATATGCAAGGCCGCCCATCTCCAGAAGAAGGCGTTCGTCGAGACGCTGATGCGTCCCGGAGCGCCCATGTGGCAGATGGCCAAACCGTCCAACGACGGCAATCCGTATCTCGACCTGAACACGGCCGTGTACATAATCGGCATGATTGGCCTCAACGACGCCGTCCACTATCTGACCGGAGAGGAGATGCACGAGTCCGACGCCGCCATGGACTACGCCCTCAACGTGATGACTCACATGTACCTGCGCTCCAAGGAATACACCAAGGAGACAGGCCTGACGTTCAAGCTCGAGGAAAGCCCGGCTGAATCGGCGGCTCGCCGTCTGGCGAAGGCCGACCTCGCCCTTTACAGGGAGGACGCGCTCAAGGTGTTCAAAGGCACCGAGGACGCCGCCTACTATACGAATTCCATACATCTGTCGGCCGACGCGCCGGTGGACATAGTGGAGCGTATCAGGAAGCAGTCGATGTTCCATAGCATCATCGAGAGCGGGGCGATTATTCATGTCTTCCTGGGCGAGTCCCGCCCCACGTCCGGAGCCATAGAGGAGCTTATACGCAATGTGTTCCTGCGTACCCAGTGCGCCCAGCTTGTCTTCAGCCCGGAGTTCACCTACTGCAACGAGTGCGGAAGGGAACAGGCCGGATTGAAGGACACATGCGATCAATGTGGTTCTTCTAACGTAATAGGTATAACACGCGTTGTAGGTTACTACTCTGTCGTGCAGAATTGGAACAAGAGCAAGCGTTATGGCGAGCTCAAGGCACGCCAGCGCGGCAACTACAACGTGGAGGAGGCGAAATGATAAAGGCTGTCGTTTTCGGCAAGGGGCACGGCTGCTCCAAGTGCGACGCCCTAAAGCGCCGTCTCCATGTGTTTCTTTCACAGGACAAGTACAAGGACATACAGCTTGTCTTTAACGACGTCCTGACAGAGGCCGGCCTTAGGGAGTTCCTGAAGGCCGAGGTCCTGAACCCAAACCGGATACCAGCCCTTCTGATGGCCGACGACAACGGCTATATGACGGACACCCGGTGCATAGACGACTACGCGATGTCTGCCACGCCGGGAATTCTCGGTGTACAGACCGACTACAACAAGGGGGGCGGAATCCTGCCTCCTCCCGTGATTCAAGAATTGCTCGACACTGCGTTGGGCTAGTCTGGCCAAGGCCCGGGGGAGACCCCGGGCCGTAAAGCAAAAGGAGGAATAAAATGTTTGGTTTTGTTCTAGTATTGGCGATTTTCTGCTCGGCCATGGGGTCGGTATATCGGAAGCCGAAATGACACAAGAGGAATACAACAGTTTGCAGCCTAATGCACGCGTCAGGCTCGACGTGGACCTGGTGATGCTTCCCGGAAAAGTCGTACCGTCCAGGCACTACGGAACCCCCGGATTCTGCTGGTGGGTAGTGGTTGTCAAGGAAGGGCGCGGGGAGTACCATTACATGCCCGCAGGCGTCGAGACATTTCTGCGCGATGTTGAACTGTTCAGGGAACCGGAGGACTAATGAAGACTTTCAGAGCGTTGTGCATGTCGATGACCGCTTTGTGGTTCATCGTAGGTTTCGGGGAGCTGATGGAGCATCTGCGTTCGGTCACGGACGCCGAGGCCGGGTCCGACGCCATGCGCGCGCTGGACATGCTGGACAGCATAGGCCTGGCCTTCCTGTCGGTCCTGTTCGTGGCCTCCCTGGCGTATCTTTTCAGTTGTGTTGAGAACTCTGTAAAAAAAGGGAAAAATGGAAGAGCTTGATATTCTACGTAACGCAATCTCCGCGCTGGACGACATAGCCCGTACGCCGGAGATACCGTTTTCCGCGTATTTCACCCATCTGAAGCGGGACCTTGCCTCCCACTTCTGGAGCGAGTACATGACGCGGAGATGTGTGAAGAAGGTGATGGCCCCTGCCGAGCTCACATCGCTGGTATCCACGGAGGACCCGCGCTATGCCGAACTGTCGGCTATTGTCGACCAGATTCTGGCAGGGTACACCCCGGCGGCATACGCCACGGGTTCGCGTCCCCTTATCGGCGGCATACAGGTCTGGGAGCCCGATTCCCTGACGGAGGAAAACCTTAAGGTCATGGACTCCTATCTGGAGGATTTGCTGAAATGAAGAGGCTTCTGAGAAAACTCCGCGAATGGCTGGCGAAGATTCTCGCGCCCTGGGGCGAGGGGGTCAGCACCGGCAAGGGGATCAAGACCTTCATGGTTGAAGTCGACTGCGGAGGAAACGATGGAAAGGAAAACGCCGGAGAAGCTGGGGTTCGCCCAGGGGACTGACGGACGCTGGACCAGGAGACGCGGCACGATGACCACCGAGCTGTCGTTCACGCCAGACGGAGTAAAGGTCAAGGTGACCGTCCCTTTGAGGGCCCTCGTGGGTTCCGTGTGCGAAGTCAAGGTGCTCGCGCCGGATATTGAGGAAGGGATCGCTGCAGTGCAGGTCGAGCTTGGTTTGCTGGCCTCCAGGCTCGAGGACGAGTTAAGGACGGCCAGGGGAGTATTGCGGAATGACATAAACATGGAGGCAATAGATGTGGTTGACCGTAAAGCAAGTGCTGGCGAAGGTGACACTGTCGGCATCGGCGGCCCGACGTCGACTTGAGAAGTTCGCCACCAATGAAAGAAGGACGACCGGGATGTACGCCGAGAAGGAATACGACATCCCCGACGTATGCCTGGACGATTTGTTCAACCCCCAGCTAGTGATTAAGCCGGAGGGTACGATGACCGTGTTGCAGTTGGCTGACAAGTTCAGTCTTTCGCTCCCGACGATACGCCGTCGTCTGGAGGGCGCCGGAATAAAGCCCGTCGCCAGGATACGCAATGGCAGGCAGAGCGTGTATGTCCTTACGGAGGAGGTGAGGTTGGCCATAGGCAACCCGCCGCCGGAAAAGCCTAGAAAGAAGTACGAGTCGCCTCCGGTCATGGACGAGGAGGAGACGGAGCTGGTGCGCGAGGAGCGCATCAAGAAGACATGGGTCGGACGGCAGGGCTATTTCCTTGTCGAAGGACGCAGGCTTGTCACGGGCACGATAACCCATGTGTCCATGATGGGATGCTACATAGGCAAGCAGCTTGGCACTATGGAGTCCCTGCATTTGATTAAATGACCGCTTCTAAAAGAAGGGTCAAAATGCGTAATAATTAGGTGTGGAGGAACAATAGCCTCCACAATCGATCGATTCTTAACTGTTAAAAAAGGAGGCCCCTGATGAAGGAATTTTTGGAGAACCTGTTCACGAAGCTGAACTACCCGTACGAGGTAGTCTCGGTGCGTGACCCGGCGATACTGGAAAGATTGACTGACTCCGCCTTGCGCGGAACCGGCGATTGGTACAAGGTGTTGGTCGATACCAACAACACAATCGTCCACCTGTACATCGCTTTCACTGATGATGTGAACGGGCAGGGAGACGGTGTCTGCATCGTCACCGAAAACATGTATGGAGAAGGTTCGTTCATCCAGCTCTCGAAGGAAGGAGTCGAGAAGTGGCTGAAGGATTTTGTGGAGAAGCTGGACGTCCTCTACGAAAAATACTTCAACGACGAAGAATTCGCCGAGACTTTCGAGCCGACCGGGGAGGATAAGTCCCGCGACGAAGAGCAGGCCGTTCCCGCCCCCGAGGAACCGGAGGAGGTCACGGATTCGGAGGCGGACTCCGACGACGATGATGATGAAGATGACGATGATGACGACGAGTCATATGAGGACGAAGACGACGAATCAGACGAAGACGACGAGTCTGACGACGACTCCGACGATGAGGAGGACGACGAAGACGATGACGAAGACGACGAGTCTCTTCCAGAGGAAGACGAAGACGACGAGGAAGAGTCGCCGAATCCGCCAAAAGCGGAAGAACCCCGTGCCAAGGTAACCACTCCGAAAGCCGGCGCTCCAGCTCCATTCTCCGTCGACGTCCCGCCGACGGTTGTCCCGTTCTCCGTCGACGCCCAGCCTCCAAAGGCTTCGGCGCCGCTCGGCAATGCCGGCCCTTCCACATCGAAGATGCCGGTCGTCCCGTCCCCTGACCCTCGCGTAGCATTCATCCACGGTTTGAAGAAAGCAATCGTGGATATCGGCTTCCCCGGATACAACAAATACAACTGGGCGTCAACCGACACCGACGGAATCATTGAGTTCTCCCCGATTCCGCCGGCCACCATCTGTGAGACTCCGCGAATCGGCCTGACGTTGTATTTCAACAACGGCAAGTGGTCCGCCAATCTCGCCGTCGGCGGCGACCACTACAAGTCCACCGGTCCCACGCTCGCCAATGTGCGCGAGGACTATTGTTCCCTGTTATAACCAAATGTCTAGTCCCAGAAGCAAAAGTAGGTCCGGCCGCCTAACGAATGCGATGGGTTTGTTGCAACAAAAAAAGAAAAGGAAAAAGAAAATGCTGGAAAAAATTCATCCCGCAGTGAACGTCGACGATTTCAAGGCTCCCGCCCAGGGCGCCGTCCTCAACCCGTTCGCCCAGGTCGGCGCGACGTTGAAGGAATTGGTCAAGCCGGTCAACCCGGCCTTGTTCAAGATGGACGAAGAGGGTAACCTCAGCGTCGCGCTCGGAAACAAGGCCGTCCGCTACGACGCCACGGCCGGCACGGCTGTCGACGTCACCGGCACTGTCCTCTCCATCCCCGGCAACGCCATCCTGGCCATCCCCGGCACCAAGCTGGAACCCGGCGACCTCTTCGTGAACAACGAAGTGGTCTTCCAGGCCATCGAAGACGACGGCAAGACCGTCAAGGCGTACAACTTCGCCGAGTCGAAGATTGAAACGCTGTGCCCGACGGTCCTCGCCATCTGCCCCGACCTCCGCGACATCCAGAAGGTCATCTTCGTCTACAAGGAAATCTTTGACGACGCCCTCGAAGGCATCATCATGGGTTCCCTGATGTCCGGCAAGGCCATCGACTTCCAGGCGCTGCTCCAGGGCCGCCTCGTGAAGTCCGCCAAGTTCGGCGGCGGCAGCGACATCAGCAAGTTCGCCCTCTTCAGCATGCTGGGCCAGCAGGGCGGCGCCGACGGCGCGAACATGCTGCCCATGTTGCTCCTGCTCGGCAAGGACAAGGCCAAGGACGATGACATGAAGACCCTCATGCTCATCAGCACGCTCGGCCAGCAGGGCGGCAACACCAACATGCAGTCCTTGCTCCCGTTGCTCTTCCTGGGCGGCGAAGGCAAGAAAGGCAGCCTGTTGCCCCTGGTCATGTGCATGGGAATGTTCGGCCAGCAGGCGGGCGACGCCACGGCGAACCCGCTTCAGGCCATTCTCCCGCTGGCTCTCCTCCGCAAGGGCAAGACTGAAGGCGGCGTCGCCGGCGGTCTTGGCGGCCTGACGAAGGACCCGCTCCTGCTCATGGCCATGATGGGTGGCTTCGGCGGCGCCCAGACCGGCAACAACATGCTCCCCATGCTGCTGCTCCTGAAAGGCGGCCTCCTCGGTGAGGAAACTGCTCCGGCAGCTCCTGCCGAACCGACTGCCCCTGCCGCTCCCCAGGCCTAACCTGAGAAAGTAAGCCGTTGGGCCCCCGTGTACGATCTGCTGCGTCGTACACGGGGGCCCTTTTCTTTTTTAACATTAGCTCACAGAGGAACAAGACAAATGCCAAATACAAAACTCTTCTTCGTACCCGAACTGTCCGCCAAGTACCACAAGCCTGTCTCCACCATTCTCCGTCTTTTCAACTTCGAGGCTCCCGACACCCCGGAAGGCAAGTACAAGCTGACGACTTCCCGTGTGCACCGGCTTTGCGTCAAGGCGCCCTTCACCACTCCCCGTCTCAAGGGCATCGTGTCGGAGGACGGGAAGCTGTGGCTTTCGCCGCGCGTGCTGCTGGACATCACAATGGGCAAGATGTTTATCGACGCCATGGAAAATTGTCTCAAGAGCAACGACTTCGTACGCGGCCTTGCCTATGTCGGACGCGACACAGTGTTCGTATACCGTATCGACGACATAAACCTACTGGCCGGACGCATCGCCGTCTGGCAATACTTCCATCGACCGGTAAAGAGCATGGAGGTGTTCGGTGGCGCAGTCCCGGAAGGAATGCCGGACATGGTCCGTGAATATCACAGACGCCTGGAACTCCTCGTGGCGGAATACCGACGTGAGTTCGAACTGGGTCTCGGTTACGAACATGCGGAAATACAGGTTGTCGATTCCACGGGAAAAAAGCCGGAGGAAATCCCGGAGCCGAAGGAAGCGCCTGAGGGAGATACCGGTGAACAGCCCGAGGGCAACGTCCGCATCAACAGAATCGACATTCGTACGGAGACCGGTGAAATCCGTATTGACCAGCCCCAAGGCGAGACCAAAGCAGCGGGCTGTCCGTGCGAGAACGAGTGCCCGAACAAGAAGGACAAAAGTACTGACGCCCCCGAGGAGGACGGGACCGAAGAGGTCGTCGAAATCGTAATCAAGGCACGCATCTCCAAGACCATCATGGGACTGCTCAAGTCCGTCTCGTCGCTGCTGCCGGAATAAAAAAAAGGAAAAGACAAATGAACACAAAAACAGAATCGCTGACGGTACGCCAGTTTTGCGACCTGACCGGATACAAGCCGGCTGCGGTGGTCGCGTGTCTCTCCAGCAGCGGTGTCCCGGACGGAGCCGAACGCTGGCTGCTGACGCCCCATTTGAAGAACAAGTTCAAGAACCCAGGGTTCACTCCGTCCGCACAGGACATCAAGATCGTAACCAACGAAGCTGTCAACGGAAACGACAGCATGGTTCTTATCTCATCGTCCAGCCTGCGCGACCTCTGCGAAGGGTTGTTCACAACGGAAGGCATTTATTGGACAATGGGTCGTGGCAACTTCGTGAAGCATGTATTCAACAACGTCGCGTATTGGGAAGTGAGAGCCACCCCGGAGAAGCTGCTGAGCCTGGGGGCCTGGCTTCGCTGGTGTGCTAGCAACACAAGAATCTCCACGCGCCGTTTCACGCTCTCTTCCGAAATCAAGGCGGCGCTGTCGCAGAAGCTCGCCCTGAACATCGCCCACGCCATCCAGGGTACGTTCGCCGATGTCGAGGGAGCCTCCGACGCGCTTCGCTTCTGCGGTCGCATCATGCAGGACAAGCTGTCCCGGATGTCCGGTGTGAAACGCCAAGACAAGGGGGAGGAAGTCCTCGGCGCGCTCGACAGCATACGCAAGAACCGGCTCGCGAAGGAAAAGCAGCTTGAACTCGACCTTCCCGAACCCGAAGCCCCTCCGGCGCCCAAGGACCGCCATGTCCTGACAGTCTCCGAAGGCGACGGCAATAATGACAAGATTGAGCTGTCCCTGAAAGTCAGCGGCGACTCCATCAAGGAAGTCCTGGCACGTTTCCACGAATTCATCCAGCACTTCGGCACATGCTGATTAACGCGCTTCTTATCATCATAATGGTCCTGTCTCTCCTGTCGCTGGCAAGACAGATAGGGCGCAAAGTCCGCCCGCTCGTTAAAGCCCATGTCTATGAGGACAACGAGCGGCGGGAGGAGGAACAAGAATGTTCGGAATCACCTGGGAAGGCGTCCTTAAGACCGCCGGAGTAATAATAGTCCTGTTCCTGTTGGCCGCCTTCATGGTGTTTATGCTCCTAGGGGATGTAATCAGCCTGTTCACTTCGAAGACCAGGCTTTTCATCGCCGACAAGGAGAGGAGCCTGTTGTACGGCCATTACTACATTCACCTTGTTCCGGCCGGGAAGGGGATGGACTACTACCTTCACGACACGGAATGCGAAACATGTCTCGAGGAGGCGAGAAATGGAAGACAATCCAGTGGCGTCAGCCATATACCAGGGTCGAGCGTTGCGCCAGATGCAGGCGGCGGCGCGGTACGCAAGTAAGGGCGACGTGTTCGCCGCCATGCGTTCCGTGATTCTGGCCGACCGCAACATGCGCAAGGCGCAGCGTCCGCCCAAAAGAAGAAAGCCGGTGAACGCCGGTTCAATAATCAGCACGTCGGTAAAATCCGCTGTCAGACGTGTTGTGTTGAGAAGTCTTGAGGACAGCGGGAATCCACAAAACAAGGAGTAAGAAAGTGGAAATCATCGCACGTTTGTTGTTGGATGCGTCTTCGGCGCTCCTGATCGCGTTCAGCGTCCTGCTGGCTGGTCTGTTCCTCTCTGTCGTTGTCCTGTTCCTGTTGCCGACGTCCGGCAGCAAGAAGGACCTGGGCGGTATTCTGCTTCGGCTGTTCAGCATCACGGCTTTGCTCAAGATGATCGGCGTCAGCGCCGCCAGGGCCGTTGTCGTGACAATCATCGTAACCGCGCTCTTCGTCTGCGCCTTCACATGGGCTGGCAAGAGGTGCCTTGACATCGTCGTCACCGAAAGGGGCGCCATCCAGCAGGTGCAGCCACCCGCCGCGCCCGTCCTGCCTGGCACCACGTCGGAGGCTTCGCTGTGAAGTACTACCGCGACGGGCTGAACTTCCACCCCATGCCCGACGACGCCGACGTCCTGGATTCGCTTCCCGGAGGATACTACCGGCCTGTATTCGACAAGATGTCCGGCTGGAGAATCTGCATGACCGGCGGAATCCAGGACGTCGTGCCCTTGTTCGGCCCCATGGCCGGCAAGGTGGACAAGGTGATAAAGGCGTTCAAGCGGCGCCCGGGGAACACCGGCGTGCTCCTGTCGGGGGAGAAGGGTCTTGGAAAGAGCCTTTTCCTCCGGCATGTGGCGGCCCGGCTTGTCTCGGAAGGAATGCCGGTGATAATGGTGACGCAGAACATCCCAGGTATTGTCGACTTCCTCGGGCAGATTACGCAGCCTGTCGTAATCCTGCTTGACGAGTTCGACAAGAACTTCCTCGACCGCTCTCGCGACAGCGACTCCGACGACCCCAAGGACGAGCAGAACAAGTTTCTGCTAATCCTGGACGGGATTCTTGGCGTCAAGCGTCTTATCCTCGCGACATGCAACGAGCTCGACAGCGTCAGCTCCTACTTCATAAACCGGCCCGGGCGCTTCCATTACCATTTCCGATTCGAGTGCCCGGACGGAAAGACGGCCGTAGAATACATGCGCTGGCTAGGGACAGATCCTTCAATTGACCTGTCAAAGCTTGAACACTTGTGCGACATCCGTGAAATCAACTACGACTGCCTTCGGGCCGTCGCGGAGGAGCTCGCCAATGGCGAGAGCATGGAGGACACTCTGAACGACCTCAACATCGACCTGGACGAGTGCGGCCATTGTACGCTGATTGCGAATGTGGTCACCAGGAAAGGGGTGCACTACACCTGCCAGGTGGACTGGAACGACATGCAGCTAGACGACGATGACCCGTACATCGAGGTGCATCTGGCCGACGCCAGGACGAAGGACGCCCCTCCGAAGCTATGGACAAGGGTCACGCGCGACATCATACATCCATCCGGCAAGCTTGGCGTGTACAATGTCGACGTGAAGGAGATGGTATCCGACCGCAACGAGGGCGCCGTGCCAATCAAGGAGTTCACCATCACCATAAGGAAAGCACACCGCAGGGCGATGTTCCCTGTGCTAACCCAAGACTTGGTATAAAATGAGCGACAACGAACGCCCCACGGGAAGCGAGACGTCCGAAGCACGAGACGCCACGCCATCGTGGAGGCATACATTCGCGGGGCTGCGGGACTTTTTCCAGACCTACAGTCACCAGGATCATACGGAAGCGCCCGAGACGGCATCTGCCACGCGTACGCCAAGCCCGTCTTTTGCCGAGTGGCTCGAGACGGCCAGAGGGGCTCCCACTTCCGACGCCTCGAGCCCATCCCCGCAAAGCGACGACAGGATGCATGGTGTTTCCCAATATCCGCGTGCAATCGGCAGCTCGGTCCACGGGAATTTCGCGGGCGACGTCCGTGTCAACCCGCCTGGGGCTGCCTGGGCTGGAATAAGTACGGACCACGGCGGTACACTGGGCGATTATTTCGATGAACTGCGACGTTCAACGCTGGAGGCCAGGCGCCGGAACATGCACGCCAACTGGGCCGGGTACGACTTCGACGGTGACGTGTTCGCATACAGCGAGGCGGCACGTCCGTCGACCCCGTCCGATGAAGTCATACAACGAAGGTTTCGAGACCTCCGCTACTGGGGGATAGTCGTGTACGCGATATTCGAGCCGGAGCTCGAGGATGCGCTCAGACGCTATGTAACCACTGGCGGGCATACCTCCTTCGTCAAGCTCTACAAGAACTTGATGAAGAATGGGGAACTGTCCGGAGTCCTGTTCTACGACCACTGTCGCAGGGCGAAACTGCTGACGAAATCGGCCATGTACAGTTTCCTAGGCCGGGCCGATTCCGTCGTTAATTGTCTACGGGCCATGGAAACAGCTTGATTTTTTAGACAACTGGACAAAACAAAAAGGAAGACAAAAATGAATTGTGAAAAAGTTGTGAACGAAATTGTATCCTGGATTAAGAACTATTGGAAAAACAACGGCATGGAGAACGCCGTCATCGGCATGTCCGGTGGAAAGGACTCCACGGTGGCGGCCGCCCTGCTCATCAAGGCGCTTGGCGTCGACCACGTCTTCGGCCTGAGCATGCCCGACTCCGACGAGCGCGTGCTTCCGGCCGCCAGCGATACCATGACGGCCGTCCGGGCGGTTGGCATGTACCAGTTTGAGGTGTTCCCGCTGGGCGGCGTCAAGACGCTCATGCGGGGCACCTTCGTCGACTGCACCCTCCAGACGCCAAGCCATCAGGCCGACCTGAACATCATGCCCCGCCTGCGCATGGCGGCCCTGTATCAATATTCACAGACGATCGGCAAGTCGCTGGTGGCCTGCAACGCCAACCTGTCCGAAATCATCGCCGGATATGGCACGCTGTTCGGGGACACCGCCGGCGACTTCGCCCTTCTCGCCAACCTTCTTGTCAACGAGGTCGTCGAAATAGGCGAGTACCTCGGGATACCGGCCGACATCGTCAGACGCCCTCCGGCCGACGGGCTTACCGGAAGGACGGACGAGGAGGTCCTCGGTTTCAGATACGACGACGTGGCCTCCCTATATTGGCGTATCGCCAAGGAGTTCGATTGCGAATATCCCTGCGACGTCATGTTCACGCTTTCCGTAATCAAGTCCGGCCTTCCGGACGAAGAGGAGGAGAAGCCTTATGTGGACTTCCGCAACTCCCTGCCGGAAAACGAGAAGAAGGTCCTGGCGGCGTACGCCCGCAACGAGTTCAAGCGCAACATGCTGTTCATTCCCGGACCGGAATTCCTTCTTGCGGATCTGGAGGGCTGACACATGATTATCAACTCATTGCTTAGAAACGACTTATACAAATTCTCCATGTTCGACGTAGTGGACCGCTACTACTCCGACATGGAGGTTGAGATAACCTTCAAGTGCCGGAGCGACGCCAAGATTGGCTATCTTCTCCCTTATGTGGCTGAGGAAGCCGACCGGCTTTGCCAGCTTCGCTTCACGCCGGAGGAAATGCTGTACATCAAGAACACTCTTCGCTGGCTGTCCCCGAGCTGCATCAGTTTCCTATGCCGTCTGCAGCTCAACCGCGAGCAACTGCATATCAGCGTCGACCCGGACGGCCAGCTAGTCATCAAGGCGATTGGCCCATGGAGAGACGTAATCTGGTTTGAAGTCCCGGTACTCGCCATCGTCGAGGAACTGTACATGGAATACCAGTTGCACGAGCTCAAGAAGTCCATAGGAGCAGACGCCTTCCACCAGAGACTCCAGCAGGAGCGCGACAACCTCGACAGGAAAATCGACGCCCTCAACGCAATCAACGACGAGTTCCCGTTCCGCCTGTCGGAGTTCGGCCTCCGCCGCCGTCGTTCCGCCGAATGGCAGGACTACGTTGTCGGCCGCATGAAGGAACGCGCCAGATTCTTCGCCGGGACCTCGGACGTCTACCTGGCCATGAAACATGGGGTCAAGCCTTCCGGCACGATGGCGCACGAAATCTACATGGGCGTGCAGGGCGACGACAACACGTCGCTCCGCAATGTCCAGCGAAAGACGTGGGACCTCTGGATGAAGACGTTCCACGGCGACAACGGCATCATGCTCACCGACATCTTCGGAGCCAATGCCTGCTTCCGCGACATGGACTGGCTGGTCGCCCACTCGTTCACGGGTTTCCGCCATGACAGCGGCGACCCGATTGCATGGGGCGACAAGCTGATCGCCCGTTTGACCGAACTGGGCATAGACCCCAAGGAGAAGGTCGGCGTCTGGAGCGACTGCCTCGACGTCGACGCAATCCGTGAAATCGCCATGCACTTCTCCGGCCGCATCAAGGTCTCATTCGGTGTGGGCACGAACCTGGTCAACATGTTCCCCGGCGTCAAGCCGCTGAGCATCGTCATGAAGATGACGAAGGCCAACGGACGGGCCGTTCTGAAACTGTCCGACGACGAAGGGAAGGGCATGTGCCCAGACCCGACCTTGGTTGAGTACGCCAAGAGCCTTTTCGACTTCCAACCTGTCAAATAAAGGAGAAACATTTATGAAAAGCTTTTCACAATGCCTCAACGCCGACGAGGCCGAGGCCTTCCGCCGTTCCAACTCACCGGTCGTCCTTGTCAAGGACTGCGCGGTAGTCGGCCAGTCCCTGTCGGGGCAGCTTATTCGTGATGAAAAGGACGGGGCGGTGACGCTGTCCTGCGTCCTCATGAACGACGAGAACACCACAATCCCGATTGATGACGCGTTCACGTCGTTTAACGACGCCGAGAGCTACATCGAGGAAACTCTCTCCGAACAGCACGCCCACGACATCCTCGTCATCATCGACGCCCAGATTGGCTTCATCACGGGGAGTCTTGCGAACAAGACGGCCCAGGAGAAAATCGGGCAGTACCCGCATCTCATCCGCTGCTTCTCCAAGTCGCTCATCGTGGCAACCCAGGATACGCACGGCGAGAACTATCTTGAGACGCTCGAAGGCAAAAAGCTCCCGGTTCCGCACTGCATGTACAAGACGCGCGACTGGGAACTAGAGCCCGGCGTGGTGAAGGCCCTGGCCGCCGTCGGCAACCACGCGTGGGGTGTCAACAAGCCCACCTTCGGCCATGTCGGATGGGCCGAGACCTTCAACGTGGCGAAGTCCGTCTCGGGCTGCCCGGCGGACGGCGACATCTACGTGGCCGGTTTCTGCACTGACATCTGCGTAATCAGCAACTTGCTGATTTTGCGCGCATTGTACCCCGACCGCCGCATTGTGTGCCTCGGCGCCTACTGCGCCGGCACTTCCAAGAAGGCCCACGACGCCGCCGTCTTTGTCATGACCTCCAGCCAGATTGAAGTGGCATGATGGAATGGGAGCGGCACAGCCCGCTGTGCGTCCTCGTGCGCAAGGGCCATCAGGTCTTCGCGTACGAGGACAAGGATAAGCTCCCGAAGACCTACGGGAGCGAGAGTTTCAAGTGCAGCGTGAACACCGGATTCCAGGACCTCAGCCCGGCGGCCTATGTCGTCGGGCAGGCGAGGGACAAGAACTGGCTTGCGCTTGTATTCACGGGCAGGCAGCTTGTGCTCTACGACCGTCGTTGCGAGAGATACCTAGGTAGGTACACCGACCCGTTCGGCGGTTTCCCCTGGTATCCGAAAAAAGCCATAGACGAGTGGGGCATAGGCTACGCCCTGGATTACTTCCGAAACATAGGCGGACGTCTTTTCGAGGAATACCAGGATGCCTTCATACCGGCGCCGTACGTCTGGACGTTCACGTCCAAATGGACGAGCGCGATTGTGAGGGCAATCAAGCTCATTCCCGAGGAAAAGGTGGAGCGTCTATCCTGGAAGGAAGACCTGGTCACCATACGCATGTCCAGCCCAGGGCAGCGTCTGCTCAATAAACTGGCCGAGATAGATGAAGGCTCGACATGGAGGGACGATGTCCGCGTGGATAGACGGTGTTGGTAATCCCTACAGGATTTACCACAGCTCGGAGGAGGAGACCGGGCCTTCGGGCCCGGCCCCTTCTCCTGATTTAGCAGGTAGAAACATGGAAAAGGAATTCACAGACAATTTCGTGATGGCCGTAGAGAGCCTTACTAGCGACTTCCTCATGACCTACTGGGGCTCGAGGGATAGCTGGGAGTTCACGCCTCCCCTGAAAATGGCCAGCGTGGAACGTCTAAACATGTTGCAACTTGACATAAAGGACGACCTTAGATGGGTAAGGGACAGGATTGAGGACGGGGCCGTGTTCTTCGTTATGAGCCAGGGGTCTGACGGGAGATGGTCCGTCTCGCGTTCCGTTCCCATCAAGGACCTGCTCGATCTTCATAGCATCATGATTGACACAGGTTTGTTTCCAAAGGAGGGCAAATGGACGAGCATAGCGATACTCTCGTGAAAACTCTCGAGGAGATGAAGAGTGAACGCTGCGTGACCATGTTGTGCGAGGCGCTCGAGGACGACCCGGAGGACTACAACTACGGAGATGGCTGTAAAGTCGTAATCCGATATGTGGAAAACGCGTTTGATCTTATTCGCAGATGCTGCAAGTCCGACACGAGGTGGCTTCTCGGCTATGTGCGCGTAGGATGCGCTTTCTCCGTGTTCGTCCTGTACGGGACGGGCACCGTGTCGCTTGTCCGCGTCTTGGGGCCGCAGCAAATGCGGAAACTTAAGGCCTGGCTTCACTTGGGCCTGACAGAGGAGGAAAACCATGCCACTTGACGGAAAATTCATGGACATCCTCGAGAGTCTTACACCCGAGGAATGTCGTCAACTGAGAAGCGCGCTGGGAGAGAGCTACGGTCCACCCCACGCAACAAGATTCGTGCACGCCGAAAGGCTGCTTCCATGTCTGGAAAACAGGAAGACCATAAGGTGGTGTCTCGATCGTGTGCGCGGAGGGTACGAGTTCTTCCAGATGGCGCTGCCCACCAAGGATGACCCGCACTACTATGTCCACCGTTCCTTCCACCACACCCTGAGGGAGCCGTTGCTCAAATGGCTTCTTGGTCATAACAAGATTACCCAGGAGGAATACAAGAGATGGTTGATCTGAGAGACCAGGTGGAGATAATGATGGGGCGCGACGAGGACGACCTTCCGGTCTCCTCCAAACTCGTCAGAGAGCTGGAGGAGCTGTCATCGGCGGATTTGCACAAGATGTTCTACGCGCTCACAGGACACGGATACGAGGGTAGGCTTTTCGTCCGTCATATAGAGCATATCGGCGACATCCTTCCGAGATGCGAAAGGGAGTCGATAGAATGGATTATGAGGAAGATACATCTCAACATCCAGATGGTGTTGTTCCGTTTCCACTTTGACGTACAGCTCGAGGCCGTCCGCGTTGTGCTGACGGACGACCTCGATAAACTCGATGACGCCTTGCACAAACTAAGAAGAGGAGAACTTGAATGAGCAACATACTCTACGACGATGTTGTCAAGACCAGGGCTCTCCTTGAAAGGCTATACCGGATCAAGGACGACCCGAGGGTGATCAGCATCCTGAAAGGCTGCATGCACCTCGACCCTGCGTCCGAGGTGCATCTTCTATCGCTTGTCGACCGACCGGAACTCGTCTATGGCGAAATCCGGAGGCTCAAGGCCACCGACGCGGACGCCCGCGAAACACTTAACTGGCTTGTAAGAAGCTACTGCCAGCAGATGTGCGTGGACAGACGCGGAGGACGAGGGACGGAATTCCTTATAGCCGAGAAAAACGGCGGGGACCGTTTCTGCATTCACAGCGACTGGGGTCTCAGCGCAACGGCGCTATGGGACGCCTGCCGGAACTCGTTGCCCGACGTTACAGAAGGGCTGAGGAGATAGGATGAAGGAAATTTTCGAGATAGAGGAAATCCCTGTCGAGGACGAACAGGACGTGACCTATATGGAGGAGATATGCAGGCAGCCGGGAGACTGGCATAGCGGGTTTGTCAGAAGTGTGTACACGCACACGTTTGACAACTTCGACAGCCTTGAATTGACCCCTCCCCTGAGGATAGCGAGCGTCGAAGGCGTATCCGCTTTCCTCGCGGAGGGGTTCCCAGGACCGAGGTACGACCTTTACTACCTGCTTGACAGAATCCGCCGTGGCTACCGCTACTTCATAGCGTACTCGCGTTCAATGCCTTATGACAGGTATATCGCAGTTCCATGGAAAGGCGTGCACCCCTTCAACGTGTACAACTTCGTCCGTATTTACCTTGAAACAAAAGCAGACACGGCCGGCGAGAGCCATCCGTGCTAGGAACATTGGAGGGCAATCCAAATTGGAAAGAACATGGACATTCAGGTCTCCCGATCCGGGTAGCACCATTGCCCGAATCAACGAGAAAGTAGACTTCATCTCAGGACTGGGCGACGACCTGAACGAGAAGCTGGCGCAGGACGTCAACAACCACCAGATATTCAGTGGAGGGAGTGAGAAGGGCCCCAGAAGGTTCGTCTCCGTCTATACGCGGTCTCTCGAAAGGATGATCGCCCATATAATGACGTACCCTTCATGCCCCGACAAGCATCATACTATTCTGTGGATTCTCCGCAGGGTAAGGGACATAGTCGAGGCCAGAAAGTGCGACGGGTTAATCTACGAGCTTGAGCCGGAGAAAAACGGACGGCAGATTCCTGTCATATGGGGTTTCTCTCCCTCGTCCGACATTGCGGACGCGTTTTCACGCTCCATTGAACGTGTGACCGGAACACGGGGAGGATCGTGATGAGCAATCCGCCTCCCTTAAGAAACATGCGACAACTCGAGCTGGAGGAGGAGATGCACCGGCTGGTGCGTGCCCTTCCAAAGCGGGTTGTCAAACGCGCGATATTCGACATTCTTGGAGTTGCCGCCTTCGGGGGTTCCATCAACAATTGCCGGATACTTGATATGACCAGGAGGGAAGACGCCGTGTGGCTGATACACAAGTTCAGCGGCATGAGCAGGGCGAACAGGAGATGGAGCATACAGATGCTTCTGTACACGATGCGAAAGGGCGTGTGGCTGTTCCTCACCCAGGGGCTCGGAGGCCAGGAGCATATCTACCACGGACAGGCTACAATGGACAGCAAGACGCTAAGGTCGTTTTGCTCGCTTCTAAGACAGAAACTTAAAGAACAGGAGGCATAAATGAGCGAAAGAAAACTATGCTACAAAGTCTTGATTGACGAAATAACCCCGATTCCCGAATCGGACAACCTTGAGCTGGCGCGAATAACCGGCTGGCGATGCGTTGTGCAGAAGGGAGAGTTCAAGGTCGGCGACACTGCCTTGTACTTTGAAATCGACAGCGCGCTTAACCCGCACGACGACCGGTTCGCCTTCCTGAAGGAGCGTTGCTACAAGAAGTTCCTGGACGCCTCGAAGAACCTGTTCGACGAGTGCATCCGCATACGTACCATCAAGCTGCGCGGCCAGTTGTCGCAAGGCCTGCTGATTCCGGTCAAGGACTTCTGCGAAGTGCGCAACAAGAAAATCGGCGAAAGCTGCGCCGACGTCCTCTGCGTCCGCCACTACGACGAAGTGGCGGAACGCGCCGTCCGCGAGACAACGCCGTTCATCGCCCCCAACCAGAAGGGACTGTTCCCTGCCTGGGCGGGTCCGAAGACTGACGAAGAGCGTGTGCAGAACCTTACGGACCAGGACCTTGACGAACACTGGGACGACGAGCTGGAAGTCACGGAGAAGATTGACGGCACCTCGATGACCGTCGCCTACTCCGCCGTCAACCGCCCCGACGACCCGGTTGCCGTCTGCAGCCGCAACTTCGAGCTGAAGGACATGCCGAGCGCCTACTGGGACATGGTGCATGAGCTGAACCTCGACGTCAAGTTGAAGGAGTGGTGCGAGACGCACGGAACCGAAATAACAATACAGGGCGAGCTCAACGGCCAGGGCATCCAGAACAACCGCGATTGCAAGCCGGGGCGCAGCTTCGACGTGTTCCGTATCTGGAACATCACGGAGGGCCGCTGGATTCCGCCGAGCGAACGCTACGTAATTGTGAAGGAACTCGGTCTGAACCACGTCCCGGTTCTCGAGACACGCCGTATCAGCAGCTTCGACGACGGCTCGCGCGACTTCGTGAAGGTCCGCGACGCCATCCTGTCGTACGCCGAAGGCAAGACCGCCAACGGGAACGAGCGGGAAGGCATCGTGTTAAAGGAGCTGAACGGCAACGGCTTCAGCTTCAAGGCCGTGTCCAACGCGTATCTGCTTAAACTGAAATGAAAGACGAACCCGGATGCGCGTTCCTGCTGGTACCCGCGTTTCTGCTGTACATAACCATCGTCTGCGTCGGCAGCTCGAACCCTGTGCTTGACGCTGTGTTCGTGTCGTGCGTTGTGACGATGTTTGTAAACGCGGTCCGGGTTCTCATGACAGACAGCGAGGATGGCAGAATGACCGAAAGGGAAGCTGCAAGAACCTATGTCGCCGCCCCGGCGGAGACTGCGGAGGAGCCGGCGGAGACAGCCGAGAACGCATCGGAAACCGTGACATCGACCTCGGGCGCCACGCCCGACCACATGGTGTTCACGGCCGGCCCCGACGAGAGGATGCTCGAGGAGAACGCCATAAAGGAGAGGCTCAAGACGATGTCCCCCGAGGACACCGCCGAGCTGATCCGCGACGTCATTTGGGGGTTTGCCGAGAGGATGCCAAATACCGTCGGCAGCGGTGACGACATACAGGTGCTGTTCGTTCGCGGGCAGCCTGTGGACAAGTCGGTTTTGACCGACGGCCGGATGACTCATGATGATCTGGTAGACGTAGTCAAAGCTGTGCGCGATCCAGCCTGCGTGTGCGTCGTAAGAAGCGACCACTTCACATTCTCCGTGGACGATGACCTGACTTCCTCCGGATGGCAGGACGTGGTCATAGAATGGCTGTCCGGCGCGTACCGCGATCACCAGAAGAAAATAGCCCTTCTGAAAAAACTCGGATTGATAGTTCCAAGCTGGATTTCACATGGAGACGAATAACAGGATAAAGACGACGACGGCCTTGTTGCTGTTCGTACTTCAGATTTTTGTCGGATGGTATCTTGTGTATTCGGTCGGCTTCGGGATTCCCGGTCGAATCTACACCGGAGTCGTGATGACTGGCATGTCCCTGCAGTTTTTACTGTTAATCGCACCTGGGGCGAACCTGGTGTCGGCGGTGAAGAGCTACTGGAAGGTGCCTGAATGTAAAAGGCATGGATGGGCGCCCGATGAAGTAATCATCTACGTCTACAACACGAAGCTGCCTTTAAACCTGGACATAAAGAGCCGGTACAGTACCATCGTCCCGTTGTACGCGCTGACGGACAAGCTCATAAAGCAGACCGACAAAATTGAGCTCAGGCTTCTAATCCATGCCTGCAGGCATGGGGAGGGTCTTGGCCTGCTTGTCGGACACGGCATGAAGCCAGTCGCTTGCGTGCCCAACTGTGGGTTCGAGTACATAGGATGGTATCGGGACATGGAACTGAACCCGAGTTTTGAACCCGTATTGGCGGGCGTAAGAACATGGTTGTACCGTGAGAAGCCGGATCTTGTGCCATGGCCCGTGTTCAGAAGGCAGCTCGAAAGTGAAGCCAGGGAGTACCTGAAATACTATGACAAGCACCATTGGACGAAATGTTCTACGTAAGGTCGTAAGGCCTATACTTGTTCGTCTGCTGGAGAGGATAGACCGGGACGCGCCCGCAAAGAAACGGACGTGCACCGAGCATGTCGATCCCCTTCCTGTGGACACCGAAAGCCTCGAGCCGATTGCACGCGCTTCCGAATGGAGGCCCGGCGTGCCCGAGAAGCTAAGCCACGCCTGGATGGTCCAGACTGAACAGGCAAAACGCAAATGACTTCGATTAGTTGTTAAAAAGAACATCCCCGCGCGTAATAATATTGTAACGGGGATGTTCCCCATGAAATTTTCAACTCAATGTAGGAGAAAAAAGAAAATGAAAATTGAAGTCAAAAAACACGATTACATGTACCTCTACAATGACGGCGCCCAGACTGTGGCCGGCATGAACATGCACGGTGAGAGTATCCAGGAGCTTGAAGACAAACTTCATGCAGATTGGAAAAAGAAAGCCTCAGACTTGGAGGCCAACCAAAACTTCATTGCCGGCCTTCCCGACATCTCCTTGATGTCCGTATTTGAGTTTCGGGACGGAGCGGTTTCCCTTGTAGTCAAGGACGGTAAGTGGACAAGCTGCGGACGCAGTTTCGACACGCGTGAAGAACTTCTTAACTATATAGCCGAGGCGATGGGTGAAACGGAACATGCAATCTCGATAGCCGAGGCTAATTGGAAAGATTTTAAAGAAACAGTTGATAAAGCCATCGCGCCGTTCCGCGAGGCAATAGACAAAGGGGTAGCCAACCACATTGATTGGTAATCTTAAAAGGCCACGGGCCCGGCGCGAAAGCGTCCGGGCCTTTTTCTTATTTGTTAGCATGTGGAGGGTTGGCAGGCCCCTCCGCGAAAATCTTCAACGGCCCTCCTGCGGGCTTAAGCAAAAGGAGCTTAAAGAATGAACATCACGCAACGCAACTACCTCAAGCAGAAGGTCGATGCAATCATGGGACGGTTGAACTCCGACGTGCAGATCGCACGCTCGAAGGCAATCTCCGAAATCCTGGCTTCCACCTTTGAGGAAAACCTTCGCACCAATATCGTCGAGATGACCCACGCCCTCGACGCCATGTCGGCCGACCCCAAGGGGTTCGTCGACGAAGCCATGCGCACGTGGAGCGAGCAGAACCACCAGTTCTACACGAACTATCCGCGCAATGACGCCCGTGACGCCTCCAACTACTTCAAGAGCATGCTGAACCATCTCGGCAGCACCGTCATCACCTCGCTTGTCAGGAGTGAAGGCCTTCTCCCGGACTCCGAGACCGCCGGCGCCACCATCGCCAAGGTTTTCGATGAATTCGAGAACATCTACAAGGTAATCTCACAGGAAGGCAACAAGCTAAAGGACCGCATCATGCTGGACAAGGACGCCGACGCGCTGGTCAAGGCGCTTGCGGATTTCGAGACCATGCTCACCGTCCGCACGAACACTCTGCTGGCGGAGTACAAGGATAAAAAGGAAGCCCCCGCCGACATCCCTGCGCCGGTCAAGCCGAAGGTTCGCCGCTGCCGCCGTGAAGTCCGCAAGAAATAATCATCGCATTTGTTTGTTCAAAAAGGAGGCTTGCAATGAAAAGAATATCACTATTTTTGAGCAAGACCGGACAGGTCCGCTGCTCCCAGGAGGAGGCGAGGCATCCCGACGAAGTGGTCGAAGGGCTGGCCGCGCGCTCCGGCGCGTCCTCCTGGGAAATCTATGTGAAGGACGATATGGGCGAACGTGGTCTTCTTTCAGCCAACGCCAAACTGGCCGACAAGGCGGTGAGAGACCTCAAGACGTCTTTGGGTGGCGTGGAGGCGTTCGCCTCCTCGCTTCGTTCGAGAATGGCGGAGGCGCCGGATGCTGCGGAAGAACCCTGACAAGGAAACGCTTGCGAGAATCGTAAGCCTTCTGGGCCAGTACTCGACCAACTGGGGGGATGTCGCCAAGCGGCGCCCCCCGGGCACCAAGGCCTTCTTCGACTACCTGTTCGGCGACGTGGGCAGGATACAGGACCTTCTGCGCTCCATGACCGCCGAGCAGCATGTCGAGATATCCAACCTAATAATTCGCTACGAGGGCGTTACATCAACGCCGTCTCGGGACAGGCGCCTGGTGCTCGAAGGCCACAACACAAACATGTACTCCCCCCTCATCTCTTTCGAGGACAAGCATTACATGAGCGCCATGATGGGCAACGAGGCGTACTGGAGATGGCTACGGGGCACCGTACCGCAATTTCGTGAAGGCGGTCCCAAAGCCGCCTATTTCGTGTGCGGGCTATGCTTCGGATCGAACAGACCTGGCACATGGTACTGGATTGACGCATCCCCTGACAGCGAGGAGACAGTGACTTGCGACTACTACAAGACCATGTCCTCCTGGCTTGCGAGAAACTCCACCGCGCTTATGGAGGCAAGACGGACATGACTTACAACGAAGCTTGCAAGAAACTGTATCCTAATGCCTGCGCAATCCTCTTGAAGCTCGGAATACAGTGGGGGCTGGACGACTCGGCCGCAAAGCTCCGTGCCGGGCTGATGGAGGACGACGGCGCCTTCCTGGACGCCGTGGAGTTGTTTATCAAGTTCAAACGCATGGTGGACGGATTCGTGCGGATACACGGCAGGAACATATACGGGAATCTGATTCGGTTCGACGACGTCCAGTCGTTAAGGGCCGGGATGGACCTGTTTCGCTTGAGAATAGAAAGAAGGGGGCGTTCCTTTGTCTTCCGTAACATACGGGAGGGAAACCAGATCGCTTTCTTGCGAACGGCAGAGGATTCCTGTTCGTACTGGATTGTGTTCAGCAAACGCGACGAGCTGGTAACGAGCGAGATTTTTGCCAGCGCCTACTGCACCGTTGTCAACGTAAGGGAAGGAGGCGTATGATGTTCCGCGAATATCCAAAGAAAGTGCTGCAGAAGTATCATGGCATGGCCGTGGGCATACTTGAAAGGGCGGATATGAAACGATATCCTCCAAACGACCCGCAGCTCTACCATGCGATTTTTGAGCTTCTCTACGAAAACGACACGGCGTTCATGGACGCCCTGGAGCTGTACCTGAACGCCAAGCTCGAACAGGAAGGGAAGATGGAGATTCACGATTCCATCATCCAGCAGATGATACGTCTGGACGACCCCGATTCCATAAAGAGGGCCGCCGGATGGCTTCGCGAATGCGCGATAAGGAGCAGGAACACGTGGGAGGCGTTCACAGGGGCGAGGGTCCTGGCCTTTCTGAGGGCAGATAATACTGCCTGCGGCCAGTGGTTCGTCTATCCTGAACGCGAAGAGTTCTTCACCAACGAGTGCATGAAGGATTCCGCCAAGTTCATGTCGCAGGTATTGAGGTCTTGCTCATGATTACGTCATTGACTGCTGTATACCGCGCGGAGGCCCTCAGGCTACTGCAGCGGATGTCCCTGTCGGCCACACAACCTGACCGGGACAAGCTCGTGGCGGACATCAAGGACCGTATGGAGACGGACGACAAACTCTTCCTCGACGGTCTCGACCTTCATATCCGATGGCATCACGAAGTCGAGAACCGGGTGGTGAACATATACGGCAGGACGGTGTTCGGAAACCTGGTGCGGTTCGACAACCGGGAGTCCATCAGGGCGAGCGCCGACATGGTCAGGTACGTAATCTATGGCACAGGCCGCAGGTTCCGCTTCATGCCTCGCGGCATCGAGACCGGCGAATTCATCGGTCTTCTCAAGACGTCCATGAACGACCCTGACTCATTCTGGGTGATACACGATGACAAGAGCGAGAGCGTCACGCGTGAGTGCCTAGAGTGCGCCGCCCTGATAGTCCCGGAAATAATGGAGGACACCAGATGAGCAGGACCTGGCCTGAGCCGTGGAGGGACGATTCCGCCCATATGGAGACCGACCTGCTTGTCCAGAGGGTGAACCTTCTCATCGACAACAACGTCGATATACACTTCACCATAAACATGGTTTCCTTCGAGGTAATCGGCCACGTGCACAACATGGACGACGAGGAGGTGCGCGACGTCCTCTGCAAGTACGAGAAGACAAGCCTGCTGGAGCGTCCGACCAAACCAGAGCTCCGTGACAGGGCATGGAGAAGGGGGATGATGGTGAGGCTTCACTACCAGACCCCTCCTGCCCGCAACGGAGGCGTAGTCCAGTGGGCGTTCATAGAAAGGGGCTCCAACTTCTTCAACGAGCTGGAGAGATTCGTCAGAGCTAACATGCCCGAAGCATATGGAGGAATGGTGCCTGATGGATAGGACCTACAGGGAGGCTGTCGACGCTGTCACTTTGCTCAACGACGAGCTTGCGATGACCGGCACACGGGTGGGGCCAGTCCTCCTGTGCTGGCGTCGCGGCAGTCGCTACATAACCTATGTTCAGAGGGGACAGGCGTCCCTGATCGATTCAGAAGAGGGATTCGGCCTTCTCCAAGACAAGATAAGGCTGGACCCTTATTTCGCAAAAGGGCGGGACGATCGTGTGACAAGGCTGCTCAAACCTATCAGGGACGGGTTCGAGATAATACTCGTGCCCGTAAAGGCCGTCTATGGAAACCACGGCTACACCGCCACGACAATGGAACGCTCCGTCTTCGGGTACACCGGGGTCCTGCTCCTGTATGTGCCCGGGGAGTGGTGCAGGCATGCCCTGAATATGGCCAGAAGGCGGATTCAGGAAAGACAACGGGAAACAATGAGGCCGTTATGGATGTCAAGGATTTTATGAAACTTCCGGAGATTGAGCGCATAGACATGGTGAACTCCTGGTTCAGGAGGGCTACGAGCAACAGGGCCGGGATGTTCCCTATAATAGCAAGACTCACGGAAACACGCGAAGGCACCCGGTTCGTAATGTGTCTGACAGGAACTGTAATGCCTGTTAACTACAACTCCGTTCTCAGGTTCATAAGGCAGTCCAGGCAGGACAGAATCGGCAAGATGGACTTGCGGGACTTGATAAAAGACCTGGAGTTCGGGATCGCGGAGCCGGACATTCTTTTTGCGCCTACCGCCATAGGCTTTTTCGATGAAGGGTATACGGGCTTTCCCTGGCTTCGCCCCGGAACGGGCTGTCTGAAGGCCTGTAATTGGAAGTCTTCCATAATCGGGTGCATCGTGGAGGCCGTTTTAGGAAAGGGCACATTCGAAGGAGTCGAACTATGAACAGAAAACAATTCTCGCAGCTTCCTACTGAAAGGATAACGGAAATGGTGAACCAGTGGTTCGACGAATTCCCAAAGTGCAGGCCATTGCTGGTCGTGCCTAGGAACCCGCGCCACTCGGACTGCTTCTGCATGACCCGGCGCATGATATGCGAGTCCGACGAGGAGGGGATTGGCAGCACAATCCTCTGGCTCAAGAAGAACAATCGTTCCTCGTCCTCCATTCTGGGCGAAATGAGGAAGGAGATAGAGCGGCAGGACTTCGTCGGCTTTATTTTCTATACCACAATCGTCGCGTTCCAGGTGAACTTGACGACGCTGCCCAGCAAGGCGCTGTCCTACTCGCCTTCCGATGGGTTGATATTCGTCACGCGCGAAAATCTGCTCCATGGCTGCAACGGAATGCTGGTGGATGTCGTGAACGACATAACAGGGGCGCAAAGGAGGTTCCAGGAATGGAGAAACGTAAAATAAGGGAACTGTCCCCCATGGACTTCATTGCGCTCTGCAACGAGTTCTACTACAAGTACAGGGATGTCGACAAAGGTCTGTGCCCGGTAATCGACGTGACCTCGACACCGATGTTCTGGTATGTGTTCGAGCCTTTCTGTCCGGCGACGGACGAGGGGTTATACATGTTCCTCCGCAAAGCCACGGTTAACCATGTCTTGTCCGGACGTTATCACACCATGGCGATACGACACGCCGACAAGCTTGAGGACCCCAACCTTCTAGGATTCTCCCCGGCTGTAGGCCACAACGGAGGAATGCTCATAAACGACTATTCCTTCGAGGCGAAGACAGGGCCGTCCTACTACTGGACGATAGAGCGATCAGGGCCTTCATATGAAGCGTTTATCTCGATATTGTCCAGAGCCATGTGAACAACGCCGCCGGGCGTCAAACCCCGGCGGTCTTTTTTAGCTTGTAGAACCCGTTGTAAATTAAAACTGTTGCACTCATATACTCTTAATAATAAAGCAGGCCTTGAGATGACCGAGGAACTTAGGAAAATATTGATTAAGACGGCTGCAGAACCGCAGGAGGAGCCTTTCCGCCCGGCCCTGATAGGCGACCCTGTTAAGTTCGCCAAGCAGACCAAGCCGTTCAAGATTAGCGACGCGGCCATATCGGCCGGCGTCTGGATGGCAGGCGCCCTGTTCTGGGGCAAGATGATGGAGATATGGAACGGGAAGACCATCGACAACTACTGGGAGCGCACCGACCCTTATGCCGGACTAAAGGACGAGAACGGCAATCCTACCGAGGATTACGACAAGGCCAGGTTCCATGACAGGATGGGGAAGATCGCACGTCTTCTGTCGGCGGGCGGAGCCGGTTTCCTGTCCAGTGTCGTTGACCAGGCGATAGGCGGGCAGCCGTACAACTACATGGGCTACAAGGTTCCTACAACGCCCAAGGACATAGTGATAGCTTTCACGGGCGCGGGCTCCGGCGCGCACCGCGCAAGGAAAGGCCGTGAGCACGACATGGACGTAGCCGACCTTGACAGCCGTTATGGAAAGGGCCGCTACGCCCTGTTCAACCACAAGCATCTCAGGGAGGCCCAGGAGTTTCTCATGAACCTTCCGCCCGGATGCCGTATAAGAATCCAGGGACACTCGTATGGCGGCTCATCGGCATGGAAGCTGGCGCAGTTCGCCAGCGATAACGGCATTCCAATAGACCGTCTCGACACCTTGGACCCAATCGGAATGTCCCCCGAAATGCAGTTCAAAGGCAAACCTGAGCTGGTAAAGACATGGGAGAACCATCTCCCCAAGAAGCGCCGGCTATGGTACTGGCCTGACTTCCTCGCCACAATTGGCCATGTCCGTCGTGAACTCAAGGGGGCGGACAACAAGATTTACACGGAGCCGCAGTACAACGATCATAGCGGAATCCGTCTTGTCGACTTCGCGGGCGACAAGAAGCGCAATCTCCAATATGACATGAACGCCGACCACCCGTTAAGCGCGTTCACCGAGGAAGGGCTTCTTACCAAGACCGCTTCGGACTGGAAGAACTGGTACAGGGAGCGTAAAGCTGCCGTCAACACAGACGCCAAGGATTACGCAAGCTCCTCTTTCCGTGCACTTGTAGGAAAGTTGACGGGTATATAGCACGACGTTCAAATAATAAGGAAACAATATGAACTGGAATGACATCAAGGCGATTGCCAAGCGTGGCATCGCGCAGAAGAAAGCAACGGAAGAGAAGATTGAACGCACCAACGAGCTGATGACGAAGTACGCCGTAGCCAAGCAGGCCAGCGACACGGTCGACCTTATGAAGCGCACCGCCGAGATGCTGCGGGGCAAGATGCCGGCGCCAAAGCTGGGCAGCGACCCCTGTCTCCGCTCCCTGCGTCGCAAGCTCATAGCGGCCAAGCACGCCAACGACGGCTCCGACAGTTTCCAACGCGTTGGAAAATTGATACATGGGTTTATCAAAAGAGACCCGCTTGCCCGCATCGCCAAGATAGCGGCCGACCGCGATGAACGGCTTGAGAAGGCCAAGTACAAGGAGGAGCAGGCGAAGACGGTCACCGAGGAAACCCGCAAGGGACAGCCCGAAAAACCCACCACGGCCCCGATGGAAGGTCAGCCGCATGACGGCGAAGGCCGTGAGGTAACTTTTGGCGACGGTCGCACAGTCACTTTCAAGAGCGCCTCCGAACGTCAGCAATGGCTCGCCAACAAGGTAAAGGAAGCATACAAGAGGGCCGGGATGTGATTGACTGGGTCGGCGTAAAGCAGGCGGCCGACCCGCTCTGGAACCCTGAGCCCAACGTCCCGCCTGTATACAACAAATGGGTTCCTCGCCCCGCTTCCGGTTTTCACACGTTCGGAAGAGGCGACAATCTTATGGGGATAGCCGACAGGTACGGTGTCTCTCATCGTCGTCTCGCTCTTGCCAATCCAACGCTTAGCCCGAACTCCATAAGGGAGGGTACCCGTGTAAACATTCCGATGAATGAGAGGGAATGGCTGATGAAGACTAAGGGCTTCGACCCGGAGGCCGTGTCCGCTCTTCCGGCAAATTTCGCAAAGGCCGTGCGGATGCAGGAGTCGCAGGACGGAAAGTACCTACGTCCGTTCGGCAACGCGTCGTCGGCCAGGGGCATCTACCAGATGCTGCGTGACAGGTTCAACATAACCAAGTCGCGCCACCCCGAGATGAAGACGTGGAACCACGACGACCTGCTCACCGACAACAGGAAGGCACAGCAGGCCTTCGACTGGACGATAAAGGACAACATGCGCCGTTACAACTACCTCAACGGGACACCAATGCCGGTCAACATGATGATCCGCTCCTGGCACCAGCCAGGCAACTTGTACAACCAACGCGCAATCGACTACGAGAAAGCCGTAATGAAGCAGATGGAGCTTATCCTGCAGGCGGCGCAGAACAACCAGGTCACCAAGCTCAAATAGCTAAAAAAGAACCTGCTTCGAGTAATAATATTGTAGGAGGCAAGTTAGCAGCTTCCCTCCTGCGTCATGGCGGTACCCTTTGTGCTGCCGCCATTAAAGGTTTTACTGACCGGGGTTTCACAAACCCCGGTCTTTTTATTTTAGGTCGTTGGTTTCAACTGGCGGCCCTGCTCCAATGTGCTTAGGAGTGGGGCCGCTTTTTATTAGTTTGTTTAGCACATAAAAAGGAGGGTTTATGACAGTGCATGAAGTTACAATGCTCGACCTTGTGGGGACCAAGAAGATGCCGCCCGTTGACCGGCAGCATGTGCAGCTCCTGCTCAAGGCGGTACTGAGGTTCGTCAACATCCGTTACCAGACATCCCTGCAGCGTCCATGGGAGTTCTCGGCGGGGGACTGCGCCGAAGCTGTTTTCTCGCCGCTTGACCACGATAACGTCGTCCATTGCCTTGCCGTGATAAAGCGGCTCCTTTGGCGTGTGCAGCTTCGTGTGTCGTCGTCGGTGGGCGTTTGGAACGTGGTTACGGACGGTGGCATCAACGAGCAGGACGGCCCTGTGTTCTGGGCAGCCAAGGACGAGTTGCGGGCGGCCAAGGGGGAGAATGTCCGTGCACGGGTAAGGAAGGCGGTCTACCGTGACGACGAGTTTTCCGGCACAGTACCGGATACGGAGTCCTGCTTCCGTCTTGAAGCGGATTTCGCCAACGTCGACGGCATGACGCTGGAGGAGTCCAACAGTGACTTTGAACGAATCTTCGACAGCGTCATAGGCGTAAACCGTCAGTTGGCGGATGTCATAAACCAGTCCAGGGCAGTGGTATGGCTTGCCAGACAGGCCGCCTTCGGAACCGATGGAAATTACTGGAGGTCCGCCCGTGTGTAGCGATTTCCTGTCATTATGCGGCATAGCGCAGCCGGACTGGCTTATAGCGCTGATGATTCTGTGGGTGGTAGTCTGTTTCCTGCAGTACATCACGCTCGTTGGACGTGTCGACGACATGCTTGTTATAGCCGTCTTTGTCTTCGAGGTTCTCCTGATGTTCGCCGTGGAATGCAAGTGGTGGGAGAACAAGGGGAACGAGATGGCCAAGGACGTACAAATGCAGATTTTCTACAACAGGTACGAATCCTGGGGAAATCACTGGAAGGACGAGAAGGCCCTTCCGTCGCTTGAAAGAATCGGCACCGAGGCGAAAGCCTATTTATACCGTAAGCAAAAAGGAGAAAACAATGAAGAGGAAAAGACTGTTCTTCGGGGGCACGTTCGACCCCATACACATGGGCCACATTAACCTGGCGCTAAAGACAATAGAAATGGGGTACGCTGACGTCGTGTCGTTCATGCCCTGCGGCCATCCTTCGCATAAATCCTCGACAGGCGCCGACATGAACAGCCGACTAGCCATGGTCCGTCTCGCCTCGAAGGAATACAAAAATCTAGAGTACACGGATTTGGACATCCATTCGGATTTGTCCTACACCTACATTACCGTGGACAGGATTCGCCGCGTGTTCCTGATCGACGAGGTAGGAATGCTTATCGGCATGGACAGCCTTATCGACATGCACAACTGGGAGAAGGCGAAGGAGTTCACGAAGAAGATTCACTTCTTCACCTACCCGCGACCAGGAGTAACGCCCCCTACCCTGGATCAGCTCACCGAGTGGTTCGACAGTGAAACCGCCTTCTCGCTGATGAGCGGGATAATGGGCGGAGTTACCGATCGAGACACAATGAACGTTTCCAGCACTGAAATCCGCAAGGCGGTCAAGGAGCACAAGGGGCTTGAGAACCTTGTCCCGGCGTCCGTGGCCGAATATATCTACGACAACCATTTATACGAAGAGGAGGATTAACAATGACCGTCTACATCTATTTCTGGGGCCATACCTCGGTGCCGGGGCGCATTACGCGTTCCTGTCTGAGCCAATGGTATCCAGCGCCGTTCACCGAGAACGACGTGACATTCCCCACGGCCGAGCATTACATGATGTACCAGAAGGCGAAGCTGTTCGGCGACAAGGAGGCCATGAAGGCGATTCTCGAGGCCGGCACGCCGAAGGCGGCCAAGGAACTGGGCCGCCATGTGAAGCATTTCCGCCCGGATGTCTGGGAGAAACATTGCCGTGAAATCGTCGCGCAGGGCAATTACCTGAAGTTCTCGCAGAACAAGGAGCTTGGCCATTACCTCAACCGCACCGGCAAGGCAATCCTTGTCGAAGCGAGCCCCTACGACAAAATCTGGGGCATCGGAATCAGCCGTGAGGACGCCGAGAAAGGCGTCGACTGGCAAGGCACCAACTGGCTCGGCGAGGCGCTCATGCGGGTGCGCGACTGGTTAAAGCCCTGGCATCCGGAAGGAACGGTGAAATGAAGAGGGGGAGGTGAATATGTGGAAATGTGTTTGCGACATCTGCGGAAAGGAGATGATACCGCTTGACGCGCATGAGTGCAGAATTAGCTTCAAGGACAAAAGCAAGCGTTTTATCCATGCTCTGACAATCACGATAGACACAGGCCATTATGTAGAAAACCCGATTCCGTTGTTCGAAGGTCAGGTGTGCAACGACTGCGCCCGCAAACTGGAACAAGGGCTACGGGAAGACATCAAAAAAATACAAAGTGACATAAAAGACAAGGAGGCGAAATGACACAGAAACAAACATGGCACGAACGACATGTCCGACTGGTCGCCAAAGCGCGGGACATGCGGATGTGCGACCGGCTCAAACCACGGCATCCGGAAGGAACGGTGAAATGAAGAAGAAGCCCGATGAAGAGCAGAGCTACGAGCCAATCCAGTGGACTCGTCTTTACGTGGACGACGAGACGTTCCAGGCAACCCAGGACGTTACCATGATAATCATGGCCGTCGTCTTCCTGTGGAGAATGTTCGCATGAGAAGGAACACCGATCCAGGAGACCCCAGGATTGTCGTTCTGGCGATAGGATGCGCCATGTTCATGACACTGGCGTGGTTTGTCTTGGCCGTCTTTTCGACCCGCTGAAAAGCACTCTCACGGGCAACCGCGAACCCCCGTTGGAATAACTGTCTTAAAGACAGTCCGGCGGGGTCATTGCATTTACTGGCTAAAATAAAGCTAAGTAATTGCGTGTCAATAAGTTAAAACAAGCACAAAAATGGGCGTAAGATTTTCCAACGCGTTGGAAAATCGAGTCGCCGGAACGGGTGAAAGGAAATGCCCAATTCCAAGGAGTTGTTCATACAGTATTTGAAGGGAAAACTGAGGCGTCTTGGTTTCAGTTCGAGAAGGAAAATAGATGTCACCCTAGAGGGCTGGGTGATTGACGGCGGATTTCATTCAGCGTGGGTTTTCCATGCCCTGCCGTATGTGACGCACGCCCTGAAAGTCAGGCACCCCGGCGAGTTCGTCAATACGGAGGACGCGTATGAAGCCGCCGTGTCGCTGGCGCACCAGCTCTCGGACAACTACCGCTACCACAACGTAGGGGTATCCATCGTAACAAGAGCTTAAAGGAGAAGAAATGTCGAAGAGATTCAAACTGGTCCTTAACAAGGACATCGTCCGGTACATGGTGGAAGACAATGCGCCGGGCGACAAGAAGAAGGACATCACGCTTGAGCGCCCGCTTCCGGGCGTTGTCGAGTTCACGGCCCACTTCGGCGACGGCCCGCAGTCACGCGCGGACGCCGCTTCACAGCTCCGTCTGGCGGTATCCGAGTGGATTCGCCAGGAAGTCGTCGGCGAGGTCGTCGACGTAATCAACAGAACAGAGAAAGGAGGAAAATGACAATGGCAAACAAGAATGATTTTGTAGCGTACTGGAAGCAGCGTGTCAATGATGTCAAGACGAAGTGCCACGGCGCCATACAGAAGGCCAGCCGTGAAGCGCATGAAACCCTTAACGTCGAGGTCACGACGAGACTGATGACCGAGCTCAAACCGGAAATCCAGAAATTGCTTCGCAATGCAGTCATCGAGATGTTCAAACCACAGTCCCGTCCGAAGGCGGTATCAGTACCATGGACGGCGTTCGCCACCGGCGACGGGGCGTTCCGAACCAGCATGGTCGGCATCGTTCAGACGGTCGCAAAGAACGTGCAGGAGAGAACGGGTACGCTTACAGGCATAGAAGACCTTGAAATAAGCAAGGTGTATAAAAACGCCAAGGAGGAAATAAGCGAGCTGGCCAATAAGTCGTTCTCCGAGCTGGACGATATAGCCGTAAGGACCTTGGACGTCATGCTTGCCGACAACTCCGAAGACAATACCGACACATGGGACGACGCCCAGAGCGACATGGAGGATGTGGCGAAGGGCTGTATAACCAAAATCACAGGAGTGGTCGACGCGTTCCGGGAGACCGAGCAATGATGCAATGCGGAACAATGACGGCAGTGTTGCTCCTGTCGTTGGTAATCTGCCTGGTAATACACGTAGCGCGCGGTTTCATTGTGGGAGATTTTGACGACGGTGTTCCCCCCTTGTGCATATTAGGCATACTAACGCTTCTTTTCGGAGTAGGGGCGGCCACAATGACGGAGGACGGCGACATATCCACCTACTCCGGCGCAAGGCAGTACGCCAACAAACACAAAGACGATGAAGAAAAGGAAAAACAAAATGAAAAACAAAGTGAAAAAGCCGATGCTCCTGCTGACGCTGTTCCTTCTGACATTCCTCCTATCGACCTCCGCGTCTGCGATGTCAGGGTCGAGAACATGGGTCCTGGTGGAAACCATGTTCTCGTCGTCGTCCCCAGGACTGGCAAGGGTGTGGAGCGACGGTCTGGCTATATCCCGGGCTCGGGAAGGCCTGTTGATTTTCAGGATGCGGGACGCGTCGTCGGAGGAGGAGCGGTGGCTGAAGGACAAGCGGGGTGTCTGGACGGGAAAGGCGACCACCCTCTATTGCGACACGATGAAGGTGATTCTCGTGCAGGGGGAGAAGGACGAGAAGGGAAGTGAATACTGCAAAAGGGGAATCGCCTTCAAGCTCATGCCCGACGGCAAGTGGGAAAGCGGAGTCTACCTGATGAGGACCTACGGATGGGGTACGTCCTACCGTGAAAGGTGGGGCGACTTCCTGTTCGGTCTCGGTGAAGGCAAGATATGACGACCCGGGAGGACAACAGGATAATAACGGTCAGGCTGTTCGAGTGCCCGATATGCGGGAGGCGTTTCCTGGACCGACCCACCTGCCGCTGCCACATGGACATGAAGCACCGCGCCATCGGCCATGTCACAAATAGTGAGCAGAAGCAGGTGACCGACGCTTTGCAGAACCTCAGGCTCAACAGGCTTATCGGCCACGGCTTCGTGATACTTCGCCGAGACGGAAACATCACCAAGGGGATATGCCTCGGCGTGCAGATATCGCGCACAATGGGACGTGACGCCAGGTTCAAGAACAGGATTTTCCTGGACCTGTACTACAAGGACTATGGAACACAGCGCAACATAGACTACTGGCGTGAACAAGGAAGGCCCGCGAACATAAAGGGCTACCTCGGCAGCTTCGACATCTGCCATTTGTACCAGACCAGACGCGAGGCGCTGGCAGCCCGCGACCGTCTTAAAGAAGTGCCCGTACCCGATGAAAATAGCGGGGAAAACGGGTGATAATCAATTGAAACGAGGGGCGCAGGTTAGGTGACCTGCGCCTTTTCGTCTGTAAACACAAAGGACAAGGAGGTCCAAAAAATGAGTTTCCACTTTATCACGCTCTCTCTGCCGTTCTACGCAATCAACGCAAACAGCCCGGTTCCGGTGTCCGCCGTCAAGGCGGGTGGCCATCCCATGTGGGAGGCAATCGGCTATGACTACGACGGGCTCACAATCGGCCTCATTCCTGAGGCCTATCATTATGTGCTGTTTGCGGACAGCAATCGCAAATCCACTTGGGTTTATGACCGTAGATGTGGTCAAAACGTAAGCCGGTTTCCGGCCCGCTTCCAGGAAAAGTACTATCGCAAGTTCGACCCGAGCGATTGGAAATCCGTCTTGGATTTCATCCAGTCGCTTCCTACCACGGAGACGTATGACGCGCAATACTTTGAGCCCGTTGACTACGTGTGGAACGTTTCCGCCCCCGCTAAGGACGAGTTCGATATCTTATTCAGAATGTACGGAAAGAACAGGATCGAACCGGACGAGTGGGGCAATATAATCATCCCCAAGCCAACCACCGATGAGGTCAACATTATGCTCGACGCAGGCCTCTCCCTTTATAAGGACGACATAAGACCAATACGTTTACCCGAACATCTGCTCGGCGAAGGAGGTGAACAGAATGCTTAAGAAAATTTACCTGAGATGGCTCCTTCGGAAGCTTCCGCAGTTCACTCCCGCCAGGATGGAAGCCCTGTCCAAGGCTAGCTGGAGCGCGCTGAAGCTTCTGTCGCGGGCCGTCAAAGCCAACCTGAATTTCAAGATGGACGACGGCGCGACCCCGCCTGAGACCGTCATCCGCGTCTACCAGGACAAGATGAACTACACGCTCATCGTCCCGGTGAACGGCAAAATCATGTTGTGGAATCTTGTCCACGGCATCTCGGTCGGAATGGAGTATGACTCCATATCCGGCGCCCTGGCCGCTCTGTTTTACGACTACATAAAATGAGCTGGCTATATGAACTAAAGCAGGAGATTCTGGTACGGAGGATATTCCGCTACAAACCGGAAATCTACCTGCGGCGCGACAGGACGGAGGAGCTCAAGTCACTTACAAAGTGGCAGCTCCTCCGTTTGCTTCATTTTTTTAATGACGAGAGTCTATGCTGGGACTGGTCGGACGCGGACAACATCTTCCGTCGGACCGGGGGAGTATACAACACGGTGATGCTGTACCGCTCGCCCGCGAACAATCTCGTCGTCCGTTCTGAAACAGCCCACGAGTGCAACCATCGCATATGCGACACGTTCCACGAGGCCATAACCGTTTTTATTTCTTTACCATTGTAAAAAGGAGGAAAAATGACCCAGACAAGCTACTACTGCAAGTGCTGCTACAAGCCGTTCCCCACCATGACGGCCCGCGACGAGCACGAGAAGAAATGCCAGGAGATGTACTGCATCACCGTCAACCGCTATACCGACGGTGACTTCCGTGTCTCGAAGCGCCGTGTCTTCGAGAACGAGGACACCCTCAAGGACGACAACGGCAACAAAATCAAGCTGCTCGACTGCGCCCGCGATCTTGGCGGCGCCATATCCGAATACAGCATTTACTGCTGGAAGAGCGACATCGAGCACGCCTTCAACCTTCTCACCGAATACACGCTCCGCTTCCTCGACGACAAGGGGAAGCAGGACTTCCTGGCGGACGCGAAGAAATTCGTGGACAGGGGGTACAGCATATGAAGACAAGGGGGGATGCCTGGCTCTGTTCGCATTGCGGGAAGATGTTCCGCAATGCAAGAACCTGCAAGGAGCACGAGGACTCCTGTGAACGCCATTACCTGATAGAGGTCTTCGACTACGGGTATGGCGTGTACGAAGTCGGCGACCAGCTTCTCTCGTGCGACGAGATGATCAGGCTGCGGGAGCGCATGCCGCCGCTGTTGAAGGACGCCCCGGAGAAGGAGCGCATGGAGGACGAGTCAATCGTCTACCGTGTTCTTACGACCGAGAGCGGAATGGAGGCCGCCTTCAACAAGCTTACCGCCTTCGTTCTCGAGCATATCGACAAGAAACTGCACAAGACATTTCTTGAGCAGGCGCAGGACTACGCGGAGGGACTGGAATGAAGGAGGAAGGCGGCTATTTCTTCTGCGAGAAGTGCGACAAGCCCCATCATTCCAAGGCCGATTGCCAGGAGCACGAGGTTTCATGCGTGCCCCTGGTCAAAATCAGCGTGGAGAGACGTTCGGGCGTCATTTTCCGCATCGACACGACTCGTTTCGACTGGGACTGCATATACGCCAACATGCACGCTGTCGCCCCGCGTTCCGTGGGCTCCCCTTTCAGGGAAGGCCGCGACGTGTATTCGATAATCACGCCGGTCGAGACCGCCGGCGAGTCCTTCGGCCAACTGGCCGCCTACGTTCATATATGCATGGACGCCGAGAAGGAGGCCTTCGACAAGGCGGCCGGTGTGTTCATAGAGAAAATGTTCATAAATGGAGAAAGCGAATGAAGGTTCTTTACAAATGCGACAAGTGCGGACGGCTGTTCGAGAACAAGAAGGAATGCCAGGAGCACGAGGTGTCGGAGATTACCGTCGCCTGGCTGCTGGTGGTGCATGTCGACCCGGGGAGAGGGACGGCCAGCAAGCGTCCGATGATATGGGCCTACCACAGCCTATCGCCCGAATTGTCGCGGCACAAGGCGCTGGACCCGTGGGGCGACGGCATGTCGTTCCGCATCCTGGTCTACCGTAAGGACGACGTCCCCGAAGGGACAAGGCTTCTCCAGGCGTTCGCGGAGGAGAGGCTGGAGTCTGCGAAAGGCGAGGTAAGGGCCATCGACCCGTCCAGGAAACTGGACGAAAATGACGTCCATAATGAGTAATAATGGATCAAGGGGAGAGTTACTCCCCCGCCCGAACCCCGCCGGGCATTTCCAAAGAGCGGGAAAATCTCATGTAGGAGAAAAATCATGTTTACAATCGCTGGCCTTTCCGACGCAATCTACAATGTCTCCAAGCTGGATCTGACAGACTTCCTAAGGTTCCATCTGGACGACGCAATAAAATCAAACATGGACCCAATCGGGTATCTCGTCCACGAGTACCTGGCGCCGACCGCCGATTACTCGGTCCGTCGCTACCTCTCGCCTGACCATGAGAAGCGGCTTCAGACGGTCCTGTTCAATGCCATGGCGCCTTTCCGTGGCGCCCTGTTGGCTGCCCGTGAATGGCTTCGCAACGAAGCCGCCAAGGCAAACGAAGCCGTCGAAGAAAAGCAGGCCGTCCGCTTCCAGCGCATCGCCAATGGCGAAATCCACACGCCCCTGCCGGTAGCGGGACCGTTCGACGCTTTCGAGGCCCTCTGGCCCGAAGAGCAAGAAGAAATAAACAAGAAGAAGGCTATCCGTCGAATCAAGCTGAAGCTTCGCCGGCGCGATGAACTCACAGTCGAGGAAGAGACGCTCCTGGAGAGCGTCCGCGAAAAACGCCGCGTCAGACTCCCCAAGGAACCGGGACGCTGGGTGGATATCGACGGCGTCACGTACCTCGAACTTCCCTCTGACTGGGAGGAGAGCGCAGAATGAAAGGACATCCCGTAATCCGTTTCCCGAAGCCGGACCTTGCCCTGCCGAAGGGAGGCCCGGCGATGTGCCGTCCTGAATTCGTGTCCGAAAACAAACCACAATCTCATATGCCCAAGGAGGGGCATAAACAATGTCAATACTGCTATTCACTGCATCAGTAATCCTATTATTCTTCATGTATTCAGCGTGGCTGGCAATCAACCCGGTGGCCGTTCTCAAAGCCGCTGGCGTTGTCTCGGCCATACCGGTGTTTCTCATGGCATTCACCATCGAGTTCCTCCTCACGCTGCCCTTCTGGGCATTCGTGAAGTTCTTGTCTACACTCCAGGAAGGAGGAGTACTATGAGCGATAAGAAAGAGCTTGCCATCATATTTGTGGTGATATTGGCGCTAATGTTCGTCGCCAATATCGTGTTGAACCTCGTGTAGCACGCATGGCGGCCCCCTGACCGGGGCCGCCATCATCGCCTTCCTTTAGCCGGTAAATTAAGAGCGTGTCCCCATACCTTATATATAAGGGTCAACATTCCATTAGCTAAAGGAAAAAAGAAAATGACGAACAAAGAGATTATGGCGGCCTACCGCTGTGCATACAAGATGGCCGGCGACGGCTATGAAAACCAAGCCCCAGCCCCGCCGGTCGAACAGCCTGTCCAAGCGCCTGCGCCTGTACCGGCAAAGCGCCCTAGCCTTGTCAACGGCATCGGCCGTGCAATCCGCTGGGGCCAGGCGGCCCGTGGCGTCTACGACAACGCCCTTACGCCCGAACAGCGCGCGGCCCTTGTCCAGGCGGGGCAGTCCGCCGCCGCAGCCGCCCAGAACGGTGTCAACAGAGTCGCCAACCCCGACCGTCACGCGGCGGGCCAGGCCGGTGTCAACGCCGCCAACGGTATACTGAACAAGCTTGACCGGCATAACCAGGGACTCCGTAACGGTACTGTCGCGCCCGCCCCTGCCGTCCCCGCGCCCAACAAGGCGCAGGTGACAGTGCAGAAGCCGCGCGGTAACTGAGCAACGACGGACTGACGACATGCCGAAACGCAAAGGACAGGTGATGCACGGGGGAAGCCCGTTCCTCGCGTATCTGGGCTCCTTCTTCAAGCACGACACATGGGACCACTACTGGGATATGCGAAAGGCGATTCCCAAGGGTCTAGCGTCGGGCGCCAACATATACGGGCAGTCCGCCCTGGGCTTCTGGAAGGGGCAGAACGACGCCATTCTCAGAAACAAATACGCCCGGAAGGCGGAGGAGAGGCTGGGGCGAATCCTGACATCGAACCCCGGCTACAAGCCCCACGTTCTTGATGAGCTAGCCGACGACAACAGCAGGCGGTACGACAGTTGGTCGGACTGGCTCTCCAGGGCGCACACCGACGCCCAGAAGTACTGGGGCGAGTACAAGTACAGGCGGGAGCCCGGCGAGAGCTGGTTCAAGGCGCTGACGTCGGCCCCTGGACAGGCGCTGCACCAGGCGATAGGATACGGCAGCCCGCTTCTTGTGCACTCAGCAGCGACCGGAGGCGCACCCACGGCGGCAGGCGCGTTGAGCGCGCTGCGGCCCGGGCTGGGCGGCGCATGGAAGACACTAAGCGGAATGGCCAAGATAGGAAAGACATTCCCCGCCATAGACAGGCTTACGGGACTGACGCATGTGCAGCCAGGCGACGGCCCGGTAAAGGCAGGTTTTAAGAGATGGGCCGGAAGACTCGTCCCGCCGCTTGTGTCCGCCGACCCGCTAGTGTCCGCCCGCGACATTGTCAGCCGCCACCCCGACCTGTACAACGGGAAGGTGGAGGGCCTTGCAAGAGGCGCCGTCGAGATGATGCCATATACAAGCAGCCCGGCCGGCCCTGTGGCCGACACCGCCGTGGAGCTCGCCGACAACGTGGAGGGAGCGGCCCAATCCTACGGCCCCAGGCTGTGGCGGTCGGCGAAGGGCTTCTGGGAGGCTTTCAAGAACGACAACGCCGACCAGGGCGCCCAGATACTCCGCAATGTCGCGGAAGGCCAGGAGCTCCGCGATGCCATGGACAACACGAGGACTAACAACATCCTCACCCTTACCGGCGGCCAGACCGTGAACAGCTATCCTTTCAACACAAGGGTGGCCCGTCACATTTTCGGCCCGGTCAACCCGAACAAGGCGGCAGCCCGTGGCGCGTGGAAGGCCACCCGGGGAAACCCCGACGTATTCCCGAGCTGGCTGGGCATAGGCGACCGTAATAGAAGCACGGCGTCGAAGCTTCCGCCACGCCCGGTCAATACGATAGCAGACAACCAACCAAACACCGCACAACCATGACAAACCAGGAAATAATGGAAGCCTACCGTCTTGCCTACAAGCAGGCGGCGGCCCCTACGATAGACCAGATGAGAAGCGCCGTCCATCAGGTGTACGGCGACAACAACCTTAAAGGCCTTGGCGACGACGCGTATGTGAGACGCAAGTTCGCGGCGGGCATGAAAGGCGCCAGGGCGAGGGCCCTTCAGGCGGCGCTGCAGTCCGGCGGCTCGATGACCGCAGGCGTCGGAGCACAGTACCAGCCGGCCAGGAACTACGGCGTCTCCGACATCCAGGTCCGGCAGCCAGTCCGGAGACCGCTCAACCAGGCGCAGCAGGCCATGATGGCCCAGCGTGCGCAGATAGAGGCGATACGCCAGAGGCAGCAGCGGATGTCGGCGGCCTACAGGCAGCAGGCAAACAGCCAGGCGTTCTGGCGTCAGCCCGAAGCGCCGGCCTACGCCAACGCCGCCCTCAACAGGATAAACGCCAACACGGCGGCTCTTCGCGACAACGCACGTACACAGGCCTCCCGTTACCAGAACAACCGGCAGGCCACCCTCGCACGGCCCAATAACGTCGCCGTGCGCTAAAAAACCCTTTTTTAGCGTAATAATCAATTAAGGGGACTTTATCCCCTAGCCCAAGACCCCGTATCAGAATGCCAGCCCTGATACGGGGTCTTTATTTTTAACACTTAAAAAAGGAGGCACCAGTGAAAGTCCATTCTACATTCGAAGTCAACCCTGATCCACCCTTCGACATCATAAAGCAGGTAGGCGGCAGTGAATACATCTGTGAGCACTGCGGGAAGGCGTTCAAGGACAAGGAAGAGTGCGGGAAGCACGAGAAGTCCTGCAAGAAGGGCAAGACGGGAAAAGGCTTTTTCTTCAACATCAACGCCCGTCCGACATTCGGCGGCAATTTCGAGGTGTCCGTCTTCGGCAGCCAGAAGGAACGCCCGAAGAAGACATACCTAATCAGCCAGACCGGCGAGCATCTGCTCACCGACACCGAGTTCGGCGACCAGCCCGTCCAGGTGTCGATCTGCCAGGTGCCGCTCGACCGTCTCGAGGGCGCCATAATCGACATCACGGCCCGTCTCAGCATCATGCTGAAGGATCAGCTTGCCGCCCTTCCGGCAATAGCCAAGGAGATTCGCGAGCAGGCCAGGAAAATCATGGAGGGCAAGGATGGGTCTGATTGAGCACACGTACACGACATGGGAATGCCCCGTATGCGGGCAGGTCTTCCACGACAAGGACAAGGCGTTCAAGCATGAGAAGCTGTGCAAAAACGTGAAGGTCGACTCGATTGAGCTGACCTTCACCGAGAGCTACGGCTGCTTCACGATGTACGAGTCGAGACGGTCCTCATGGAAGGAGGCGCTGTACAAGGTGAGGGTCTACGACGAGGACGTCCAGGAGGACAGCTCCTACGCCCGGAGATGGGTGGTCGAGGTCTTGCCCGGCGAGTACGACAAGGCGGTCCAGCTTCTTCTGGAGGCCGTCAACAAGGATTTCAGCGAACGCCTGAACAAGGCGTGCGAGACATTGGTCAAGTACAAGGAAGAGAGAAATGCGAAAAGGAAACAGCATAAAGATGTCTGAGCTGACTGGGTACAGGCCTCCTTATTTCTGGATGGAAGAGGCGCTTCAGCGTCTTCAGCAGCAGACCAGCGATGTACGGCAACAACACAAGGAAGAGCAAGATGAGAAAAGGAAACGTCAGGAAAACACTTGAGGAGCTCGGCTACGAGCCCTATTATGCCAACGGATGGAAGAAGCATTTCGGCGGCTACACCTTCGACGTGAGCAAGGAGAAGACGGGCTGGGAGCTGAAGCTTCTTGACGATAGCAGCTTCATTCTCGCATGCGTTCCTTGCCACGACGTGAATGAAGGCGAGACCGAGGCCCTGAAGATTGCGCACACGTACTACCTGAAGGCGTTGCAGGCGGTCAAGGCGGAGCTCGACGCCAGGGGCGTGCCATGTGAGTAGGGAGGAACTCGACGCCGTCACATTCCGGCTGGCGGAGCGCGACGACCGGGATGTGGGCGCCATGTTCGAGGAGTTTACCAGAATGCAGTTGTCGGGCGAGATTGCCGACGACGCCGGCCTCCTCGATTTCCTTATGTCGCTCCGCCGAAACGGTGTGCTTAAGAGCGCATATGAGGCCTACCGCATATGGCAGGTGCTCCAGGACAGGCCGCAGCGCTGGTACAACGTGACTCTGGAGGCGACATGACGGAACAACGCACCGCATTAATCACGGACGAGGAATACGACAATCTTGTCCGTTCACTTGCCGAGAGCGACAACGGCTCTCTTTATGAAATCAGGCTCTCGCTTGTGAGGAAAAACATCGAGGGGGCTTTGCCCTTCAGCAGGACCCGTCCCGGGCGGATGATCGACGCGCTCGTCCGTCTGGGGATGGTGTCCGACAAAGACGAGGCCTTGAGACGATTCGAGGACGAGCGCATGGAGCACGCCATGCGCGGCGTTGAACGGATATTCATGCTGAGGCAGACATGACCTGCAGGGAATACGACGAACTCGTACGCTCCCTCATGGAGAGCGACGACAACTCGCTTTACGCGGTGAAGCTGAAGCTCACCGGCATGTTCCGCCACGGTCTTCTCGAGCAGGACCTCGTAACTGACGAGGCGTTCATAGGGTCGCTTCTGCGCCTCGGCCTGGTCGATGATCCGGATGCCGTGCAGAAGACTATAAACGACCAGCGCGAGGCCTACATAATGGGAAGGCGGTTCGGGACGAGGGGCTCGCTCCCCCTGTGGAGGAACCTCAGGCGCCTCCTAGATATTACGGACAACAGATGACACATGAACAACTGGACGAGGAGGTGGGAAGGCTTATGGAGACAGACCGCGAGAGGGTGCAGGAAGTCTTCTGCGCCCTGGTGGACATGGTGAACGCCGGAATGCTGGAAGGTCCGGTAAGGGCCTTCGCCGTCATACGCAGCGTAATGCGGAGCCCCCGCTACAACAAGCGGCTCAAGGACGACGCGTTCTATTTGGCCGAGAAATTGGAAATCAACCCTTTTGAGGACTAGAAATGGCGACAAGATACAACACTACATACACATGCAGGAGATGCGGCAAGGCATTCAACTCCGTCAAGGAGTGCAAGGCCCACGAGCCTAAGTGCAGGAAAATGGTCGAGGGATGCAAGCGCGTCCGCATAAGCCTCGAGGAGGGCGACGACATAAACATCTATGTCGGCCAGTGCCTGGAGGCCAAGGAGCCAGGCCTGCTTGACAAGCCCCTGGTGGATCACGGCTCCGAGGACGAAGGGTACGTGACATGCCGCGAGTGGTCCATGTACCTGCCCGGAGACGCCGATGTCGACGAGGCCCTTGACAGGCTGGCGGACTTCATGAAGAAAGACCTCGCAGACCTGGCCTCGCGTCTTGCGACCAACGTCGACGAGTGGAAAGCCAGGCATAAATGACCGACGAATGGCTTGAGGATTTTCTGCGTCGCTCCATGGAGTGCGACGAGACCAATCACCTTGTAAGGACCTGGAACATGTTGAGGCAGATGCACGACGCCGGCGAAATCGACGAGTACATCCTGCTCCAGCGTCTGGTAAGAGTACTGAACAAGATAAGAAAGGAGGACGAATGAGAAAGGACTACCATTGCTTTTTCAAGTGCGACATATGCGGACGGGAGGAGTAAGGCGATGAAAACAGAGATCAAGTACTACTGCGACACCTGCAACAGGATGTTCACCGACGAGAAGGAGTGCAAGATGCACGAGCGCGAGTGCGGCAAGACAAAGGCCAAGATTGTGCGCATCGTGCTCTCGGCCACAGGGTATATCCAGCTACAGGCAGTCGACGTCCGTCTAAGCGACAAGAACCTAATCGGCAAGGAGGAGACCGAGAACATCGGCATGGGCAACGTGACAATCAAGTTCTACTGCCGTCCTGAGAATGAGCGTGAATACGTCATCAAGGCGCTCAGGAAGGCCAGGGAGGCGTCCGACAGAATCCTTGAGCGCATAGAGAAGGAAAAGAAGAAGTACGGCATAACCTGGACGGAGGCCGGTCTATGAAAACGATCCTTAAGCAGACTACAGTGACCCGCTATGAATGCGAGTTCTGCCACCATACGTTCGACGACGCCGACGAATGCAAGGAGCACGAGAAGTACTGCGGAAGCAAGGACGACGTGATAAGCGTCATTGCACGGCTGTGGATCAACGGCACGTTCTCAGTGTCGGTGCAGAAGGCCCGTGGCTACATCTACGACCCCTGTCTGCAGGTTCATGGCTGCACCGGCATCAGCAATGTACTGGCGGAGTTCTGCGTCAACTCCGTCTCGCCGGACAAGTTCGACCAGGCGTGCGCCCTCATACAGGACGGCGTAAGGGATTTGAAGCTGAACATCGACCGCCATCGCGGGCCTGTGCTTAACGCCAGGCTCAAGGCTGAATTCGACAAAATAAACGACAGAAGCATCTGATTAAAGGGCCGCCGGGTGACGGCCCGTGTACAACAAAAAACAAAAGGAGCAAGCAATGAAGAAACTGTTATTCGCAATCGCAATCGCACTCGTGACGTTGACGGCAACGGCGGTGACCGTGATGGACCGCGCCACGTACAACAAGACATGGGTTCCGCCGTCGGAGTACGAGCAGAACACGGAGTACTACGAGTTCCGATTCCTGCTTTACACGCCATACGGCGTTGTCATGAAGGACGCGGAAGGCAACGTCGTGCTGGATGAGAAGAACAGCCCGGTGATTGTCTTCAACGACGTGGTCATCCAGTGGCGGGCGGTCCTGCGTGTCCAGAACTACAAAGGGAACAGGAAGATGGAGTGGGCCAGCCTGAAGATTGCCGAGAACGAGGACGTCCCGGCAGACGGCACCGGCGGTCTCGCATGGGAGGAGGCCAGAGGCGTGACCATGGTCAATGTCCTTATGGAGAGCGGAGACTGCAGGACCTATTTCAGGGTTCCGTTCCTTTCCCCGGAAAGGGGCGAATGCCTTGGCAGGGCGTCCTGCCTGGCGGCCGGAAGCTGCTTCATGGAGGTCCAGCACGGCAAGATGGTTGTCACGAGCGGAAGCGGCGGCATCACCGGATACGGTCTAGACGAGAGCAGGGCGCTCGGATTGGCCGAACCCGCTACCCCGCTGGTCCCCACGCCGATTGACAGCCTCGCGGTACATGGCAGCCTGTCCGTGTTCAGGCGCGGCGGCGAAATGAACTACAAAGCCATCAGGAACGTCCTGAATACAAAGACAAGCGTGAAGACAATCAGGAAATGAGCGCGTCCGACAATGTCTCAAGGAGCATCGTGACCGGTAGCTATCCGGGGTTCCGATGCTCCGTCTCGGATAACGAGACTACCATTCGTGTCCTTGGCGTGTCGGGTGATCTGACCTATCGCGTCAAGGAGGACGAGCTCTTCAACAAGGGCGACGTGCTGGCGGTCGTCGGCGGGATGGAGGTGAAGGCTCCATGCTACGCCACTGTGTACGAGCTGTCTAAAAGGGAGTTCCTGAACGATGGCGACGTTCTCATGCGCATACGGGATGTCAACCCCACGTACTCCTGCTACTTCGCCCCGCCGCTTGAAGTAGTCGGGCGCGAGAAAGAGGACATCACGGGGCTGGAGCTCTATCGCCGAATCCGCAAGAACATGAACCTCCCGAGCAAGAAGTGCAAGAACATAAGGGAAGTAGTAGAATACCTAACGGAAACCGTGAACAAGGAGGAGAAGAAATGACCATGGACAACGAGAAAGGACTGGCTGCGTGAAGGGCTGAAGCCCGCCGTGCTCCCCCAGCAGGAGGATCAAGACAAGCAGAGGGCCCGTGACAAGGCCAGACGGGAAAAGGCGGAGAACGCCGCCGGCTGACGAACAAGGAACGGGGGTCCGTACAATCCCCGTTCTTTTTCTTAGCCCGTAGAAGTTATATTAAGTGTCATTATGACTCAATCTGCCAAAGGAATAAAAGACCGCGCAAACTACGGGGATTTAAGCTCCCTGCGCACCGACATACCGCTCACGCTGGTACGCCAGCTTCATCGTGCCAAACGCGCCGGGACACACACCGATCTGCGCATCGGCACCAACGCCGGGATGTTCAGTTGGGCCATGCCCAAGGACCTACCGGGCGAGGGCGAGAAGCATCTGGCCATACGCCAGCCGCTGCACGACTGGAGCTACAACGACTTCGAGGGCGAGATAGGCAGGGGTTACGGCAAAGGCGTCGTCAGCCGTCTTGAGAAGAGCCCGGTCATCCTCCTGAAGAACGACCCGGGCCACATAATGTTCACACGCGGCGACACGCGGAACAGCCCTGTATACAACATGGTTCAGACAAGGAACGGCAACTGGCTGGTCATGATGAAGGGCGAGAACATCCCGCTGACGGTCAGGACGTACAGCAAGGAGCATTTCAAGTCGATACCGCTGGACAAGGTGGCCGACATAATGGACGACAACGCAATCGCCACGCCGAAGCTCGACGGGGCGGGCGCCCTGGCCTCCCTCGGCGACCGTGGCGTGCGCGTCTTCGGAATACGCCCGGACAAGGGCGGGAATCCCATAGAGTACACCGACCACATCGGCGGGCTGAGGGACCTCGAGATACCCGAGGACCTTCGCGGCCTTACGCTCAGGGGCGAGGTAGTCGCCGAGCGTGACGGGAAGATACTGCCCCCGCAGGAGCTGTCGGGCTATCTCAACAGCGCCTTGATGAAGGCTGCAGCTAGAAGGGTAGACGACGGCATAGGGCTGCGCATGGCGCCCCTGGCCATCGTGGGTGACAAGGACGACTACGACAGGAAGCGCATAGACGAGATAGTGCGGCGGCTTAGGTCGGGCAAGTTCATCAGCCTGCCGACGTACAACCGCGAGGCAGCCCTCAAGGCGATAGAGGCCATGCGCAACGGGACCCACCCTTTGACCAGGGAGGGCCTCGTTATTCAGCGTCCGGGCGAACGGCCGGTCAAGGCCAAGCTGACGGACGATTCAGACGTGGTCGTAAGGAACATCTTCCCGGCGGTTACGAAGGACGGCTCTAGAAGGGCCGGCGGCTTCGAATATTCGCTTCCGGGCAGCGACAAGATAGTGGGTCGTGTCGGCACGGGCTTCAGCCATGAGCTGCTGAGGGACATGCTCGACAACCCCGGCAAGTACATAGGACGCACGGCGCGTATACACCACCTCGGGCAGTACGACGGTGGCGCTTATCGGGCGCCTGGCTTTATAAGCATGAAGGAAGACTAGGGCAATGACCCACCCAAACCGCAACAGTGTGAAGGCAAGCGTTCACCCCGGCTTCTGGTGCTGGGGCTGCGACGCCGCTATTGTTTCGGCGGGAAGGAAATGCCCCGTCTGCGGCACAAGAAATTACAACGCGTTGAAAAATCGTCTAAGCGTGTCCGACATAAGGAGAATAAAGGAATGATTGATTGGATAGCAGTGAAGGAAGCGATGTCCGACGACGCGAAGGGCGCTATTATGGGTGCTCTTGTAGGAGGCGGTCTCGGCGCGGGCGGCGGAATACTGTTCGGTAAGAACAAACTTGTAGGCGGTCTTGTCGGCGGCGGTGCAGGAGCTGTTTCCGGCGGTCTGGCGGGGTATGGTCTCGGACGCGCGCATAGGCTGGGGAAGGAACGCGACATAGCCCGGCTCAAGGGTGATTTGAAGGACATTTACTACAAGAACATGGACTCCCCGTCACAGCGGTTCCATTTAGGTGAAAACGGTGGCTGGAAGGACGATTATTCCCAGGAGGACTGGGAGCATAACTTGAAGGGAGACCTCGGCATAATAGAGGACACATTCGCCCTCCATCCGGACAACATAAAGAAAATCCGCGAACGGCTGAAGGAGCGGTTGACGATGACCTACAACCACAAGCTCAATGGCAATAATTATGACCTTGAGCGCAGGATAAGCCCCGAGGACTTCCACGCCGAGAGGATAGGAAGGGACAAGCATGTACGCTATTTCCGCAACAAATACGAATAGGAGACGGAGATGATAGACTGGACTGCCGTTAAGAAAGCAGCCGAGTTCACCCCGGAGGCCCTGGCCGACCTTGACTACTACAAGGACTGGGAGACCCCGGAGGAGAAGGCTGAGGACGAGAAGACATCCAAGCGCAACATCAAGCAGTACCAGGAGTGGTACAAGGACTACACGCCGAAGGAGCTTCTCAAGAGATACGCGGAGTCCGAAGACTACAACGACCGTCTCAAGCGCAGGCTGGACGAGCTTAACTACACCATAAGCAGTCATTTCCCGGTGGACAGCACGATGGACCCGGCACTCCGCATAGACAACATGTCCCGCGAGAAGCTTCTGCAGAACGCCAGGCGTGTCCTTAGCTGGCAGCGATACGTGACAAAGGGAGCGACCGACGTCGCCGTCTCCCCCATATACTCCAACTTCGACAAGTACGCCGACCACGGTGTAAGCGACAAGGACTGGAAGCTTCTGACGGACTCCTTCGCGGAAGCCCGCAAGGCGTCACCGAACATCGAAGGCTACGGCGACGAGTGGGAGGCCGACGAGGCAATCACAAACGGCATACCGCTGCGCATAACAGCCGGTGGCAAGGACATCGGGGCGGCCTCCTTGCATGGCGGAAGGAGCGAAATCCGCATAGACGAGCTGGGACTCCTGCCGGAACACCAGGGCAAGGGATACGGGCGTGAGGCGCTCAAGCAAATAGCCCGTCACATCCTTGAACGCCGCAAGAGCGAATGGACGTATCCGTGGGGTCTCGACTACCACAAGGGCATCGGCATAGGCGCCGACACGGCGAACACCCGCGCCAACCACCTTTACAGCTCGTTCGGCTTCAAGCCCGTCGAGAAGGAGGATACTTATATCAAGTACCACATGCCTTTCGACAAGGCCAGAAAGATAACAGGCGTGAAATGATAGACTGGATAGCGGTCAAACAGGCTTCGGTCACCCTGGAGGACATACCGACCCTCCCGGACGACCCCGCCATGTTCAGCCCGGACGACAGGAAGCTCCTTGAGAGCACCCTGCGCGTCATCGGAGACGCTTCCGGCGAGCCCTTCGAGACTCATGAAGAGATGACCGGCGAGCTCGCGAGAATAGTGACGCGAGGACATCCTTACCGCATAATGAGCGACGGCAAGCCTGCCGGCATAGCCGTCACGGGCGGTTTCAGCCACTGGGACGACGACAATAAGAAGTTGTACATCGGCAAGTCGATTGACGAGCTGGGCCTTCTGCCGGAGTACCAGGACAAGGGCATAGGCAAGGAGGCAATAAAGCTGCTTGTCCGCGACATGCTGAAGGACAAGCCGAAATGGCTTCATATAGCGCACGCCAACGCCAACCCCAGGGCCGCGCATGTGTACGGCGAGATGGGGTTCGCCCACCCGATGAAGTGGGACGAGAGGGCGACCTCCCTTCATATGAAGGGAAGCGACGCCAGAAGGAAAGTCAAGGAGTGGTTCGCCGGAGAGGCGGACGCATGACTCTTTTTTAGCTGCTAAAATAAGGGCTTCAAAGGCCGTGGATCGACTTGAATCCACGGCCTTTGTTTTTTGCTAAAAACACCCCTTTTTCGTGTAAGAATCACTTAATGGGAGAAGTTAATTCCCCCGATTTTATTTTTAGTTCACACTCAAAAAACAAAAAGGAGAAAACAATTATGAGTGACTGGAAAACCGATTACGACAACGCCGTCGCGACTGTGCAGGACATCCTCTTCAACAAGTACAAGCTCGACCCGAACCAGTACTACAGATGCTGCAGCGGCGTCGACTCCTATTTCGGTTCGCACAACATCAAGAAAATCGACAAGTGCATAAACTTGCCCGGGTGGCACATCTACGCCTGGTTCACGCTCTCCGGCCCGGAGTACTACGCTACCATGGGAGAGGCCATCGAACGCTTCATGATGATTCCGTCGTACAAGGATGTCGCGTGCGACCGTTTCGACCCTCTCGCCCCCGCCCGTGGCATCATCTGGAAAGACCCGAAGGGTCTCGCCAACAAGCATTTCCCCTACTACAATCCAGGCGTCAAGAAGGACGGGCGCAACTCGTCTGCCGACGACGGGCGGTCAACGTCGAAGAACGTCGACAAGAAGAGATACTCCTGCGATGATGATTGTCCGAACAAGTACACGGACGTCTGCAATGACTGCCCGTTCAACCCGTCTTCCAAGCGTGACGAAGTCTGCACAGAGGGGCGCAGGGAAGACAAGGACAAGTCCGCCGACAAGGTCGCCGAGCTTCAGCGAATTTTGTTCGACGAGCACAAGCTCTCCCGCACTGAATACCTCCCCACCAAAATCGGCGTCCGCTCCGACGACCTCCACTTCAACACCAGCAAACGCATCGAGACGTCCAACGACGGCGCCCATTTCCTCGTGTCCGGCTGGTTCGGCTGCGAGCTGTTCTCGGACCTCGACGAGGCCGTCAAGCGCTTCCTCGAGATTCCGCCGCTCCGCGACGTCCATCTCAGCGACTATCACGGATTCGCATCGCCCTCGGTTTCCTGGAAAGACCCCAGGGGCAAGATCAACGAAAAGTTCCGCTACCTCGACCCGTGCGCGCCGCGCCATACCGATGTCCACGAGACTTGTCATAACCCCTGGCAGTCTCAGGAGGAGCTCGACAACATGTTCGCACGCCAGGGCATTGTCCGGAATCACGCTCTCAAGGGCAAGCTATCCAGGCTCGACACGCTTCTCGGGGTCACGCCCCGCCGCCAAAGCGAGACATGGCTCTGGAACCACGGCTTCGTCCCGGCTTCCGAGTCCTTCCGCTTCACGCCCGACGCGCACAACGAACCGTCCAACGCCATCTCTCTGGAGACCGACAAATGGACACGGGACATCGACGTCGTCTGCAAGACCAACAGCGAACTGACATTCAAAATCAAGCTGACCGTACTTCTCATCGACGGGAAGTGGCGTGTCGACTGCGAAGTCGTTGCCGGTGAAGACCCCCGGACTACCGTCTACTTTAACGCCCGAGTCAAGATTGGCGAGCGGTGTTTCAAGAACGCGGAGCTCCATGACACCGTCGAGGAGGCCTTCGGAGCCCTGCATGCCAAGATCGAGGCTGTCTACGACAAGCTCTCCGACATCGAGGAGGCGCACGAATAATGCTGGAGAATCTCGAGCAAATCTTCGACCTGCCATTCTCCCGGAAGAGCGAAATCTGGCTGTGGCAGCACGGCTTCGACCCGCTGGTCCACCATTACGGAATCGACCAGTGGGTGCGGAAACTGACCCTCGGCGAACCGCCGCACGGGTTCATCGTAATCGTCGTCGCAAGACGAACCGGGGAGGAGTGGACCGTCTCCTACGAGGTCCGCCCCTCCGATTATCCCAACATGGACGAGACCGTCTTCCGAAAGGCCAAGGTCAATCCCTACAACGCCTATACAAGCAGGCGCCACAAGGATGTCTTCGATTGCTTCAAGGAAATCCAGGACGAGTTCCTGCGAGTGCACGGCGTTTTCAGCAATGTACAGGAGTGCCAATGAAGGAAGTTAAAATCTACGAATGCGAGAAGTGCGGTTATAGGTCGGAAAGCAAGGGGCAGATGGAGGACCATGAGAAGGCCCACATGGCCCTCTGGCGTTTCCAGTTCAACTGGCCCAAGTTCAACATGGAGAAGGACAACGCCTTTGTCGAGTACGAGAAGGTGGACCTTGTCCCGGCCTTCGTCGACGAAGTGTTCGTCTGGGACCGCAACAACAGCGTCTCCCTCGCCATGTACGTCACCGAGCCGGACGAGAAGAAGGCCGTCGAGTTCTTCGAGAAGAAAATCGACGAGTACCTGCGCCTGCTCAACAGCATGAAAGCGGTCTGCTTCAGCCGCCTGGAGGACAGTCTGGGATGAGCATTGCCTATGACATGCACGGGGGAAGCGACGAACTTGATCACAACCATGTTCACGGAGTGATGATCGAGGCGAGGCTCAAAAAGGACTTCCATATCGACTACTCCATCCGCTACGTGATCGTCGGGGGCAATGAGAAGTTCAACGAGGTGTCTGTGAAGACTAGCTGCGAGTACGACTTCGTGGACACCCTCGTCTTTTTCAGAATCCTGACGACCAGCAACCCAGTCGACATAGCGGAAGGCAGGAGAAGGTTGACGACGTGCGTAGCCGTCAACCTCGCCCGGGCCGCCACGCATGTCAGCAGGATAATACACGAAGCCAAGGAGCCGACATGAGCGCAGCCGAAAGAAACTGGTTCTTTGAAACGGCGGACCACTGCGCCATACAGTCGGTCACCGTCAGCCCGGACTTCTCAGTTGACTACGACGTGGAGGCAACGAACGTCTCGGTGTCCAAGGGCCGCCTCAACAAGGTCTTCAGCGACAGTGGCCGCTACGCCCCTTACATGGTCAAGCTATCCATAACCACCTACGACAACGAGCAGGACATGCGCCGTGGACGGCACAAGCTGTTTGCGGCGCTGTCTTCCAGAATCGGCCGCATGGCGACAGAACTAAGCGAAATCATAAAAAAGCAAGGAGGCTAGAATGTACGCGTTAATAACGGTAAGCGAAGCCCTGCTTGACGACGGGAAGTTCGTTTTCGACATCAAGCGCAAGCGGGACATCGTCTATTTTGACAAGCTCCGCCTGGGGAAACCGTTCACGGTTGAGCGAAGCGTATCCAACATCCCGCCGAATGAACGGTCGAGGAAAGGCGGATACAAGTACGACATATCCGACAAGGTATGGCGGATCTGGGTCGACGCCAAGGACATCGACAAGGGCATGGCCGCTCTTACGGAGCACATCAAGGCGCATTTCAACGCGCGGCTGAAAAAGCTGGACGAGGGAATATTCCCAAGGAAGGACTGCAAATGGACGGACTGACGGAAAACCGCAGGATTTTTCTTAACGACGAGAAGGGCGTGTTCAAATTCTCTGTCGAGGCTTCTCTCGTGACGGACGACAAATTCCCGCCGTTCTACAGAGTATGGCAGAACAACGCGCACGCTCTTCCAATCACCGTCAGATGGAACCGCCAGTGGGGCGTGCGTGTAAGGACGGGGGACGAGGAAAAGGGGAAGAGGCTGCTGATAATAGCGGCCCTTAAGGACACGGAGGACATGTTCATGAATCTTTCAAGACTTCTTAAAGGAGAACCGCAGAATGAAGATAACAACAATAACGGAACAGGACATTCTTAAGGCGCCGCCACAGGAGCTGTATTCGCTGCTGTCACTCGTGGCGCAAGCATGCTCGCTGTTCACCCGGCTACTTCAATACCCGTTGCTGAACCTTGACGGCGAGGCTTGCCTGGGCGTGGAGCGCGTCGACATGAAGGACGGACGGTGGCAGTTCACGCTGATGCTCTACGACAGCAGGGAAACCTGGTACGAGACCGGCGATTGCATGGAATGCACGAGGAAGGCGCTTGAGCATGTCAGGAACTCAATCGCGGCCTCCTTCCTCAAGAAGGTCTACCCTGACAGGAACATCGAGCTGATCGAAGGTCTTGTTGTGTTCGTGGGGCACAATGTCGAGCGGCTTGCCGATGCCAACGGCTGGCGGTACGACATGCTCGACGAGAACCGGCATCCCGACGACCTCGTCGAGATGGGCAGGGACATCGTGGCGCGCCTCAAGGAAAACGGGGAGCAGCGAATCATCAAGGTGAACAACCCGGACACCCTGCAGTCAATCAACCTTCACGCGATGGACATGGATGTCTACGACAAGGTCCAGTTCATCCTCATGGAGGGCGACAAGGCCGTCGACGTCGGAAAGGACACCGACAAGCTGTTCGAGACATTCACGCCGTCTTTTGACAAGCTGCAGGCGCTTCGCACGAAGCTGCTTCATGAAAACAAGTACAAACGCAATCCCGACAGGGAAAAGGAGGACAACATGGATGGACAGGAACAGATGTGAGAACTGCGGATATTACGAAAATGCGGGCGGCTATTCCTATTGTCTTCGCCATTCGCCGATACTGATCGTCGACCCCGAGAAGGGGGCGCAGACACAGTGGGGCCGGACAGCCCCTAAAAGAGTGGTGCTCGGAATTCCGCGACGCCAAGCTGCACATACGTGGCGACAACTGCTGCCGCCACTGCCGCAACGCTTTCATAAGGGACAACGGGCAGCTTACATGCTGCAAGAATCCCCCGGCATTGCAGTTCAACAAGGCAAACACAATATGGCATCTATCCATCAGCGCCGACATGTGGTGCGGTGAATTCGAGTCAAAGGACGCCGACCATGATTAGGAAGACAAGCTATCTGCAGGAGGTGCCCTTCGTGCACTACGAGGGGCCGGGGTCGCTCAAGGACGTGCGCGCCATCGTGCGCATGGCCAACAGGCACGACCCAATCTACGAGGTGGTGGCGAAGAAGGGCGAGGAGCCCTATGTCGCCTACTACACCGGATACCAGCATGGAAGCATCCGCCTGAAGAACGACTGCTTCCTTGTCTGGTTCGACAAGGAGCTCGTGGTCATGGACGCCATGACGTTCTGCCACAAGTTCGGAACCTACCGGCGAGTAGTGGACGAAGAGCATTACGGGACATGAGGAGGCCCAATGGAAGAACTTAAATTCAACACCAAGGACGTCGGCCGCCTGAAGGAAGGCGAGATACGCGTAGCCGGAATCACGCTGCTGACCGGCGACGTGGATTTGTCCGACATATTCTCCGACATCATCATGAGCCCCGGGTCGTGCACGGTAGAGGGCGACTGCTCGCTCTCCGACAGGCCAGGCCCGGACATTTTTCGCGGCATCATCTACGGCAATGTCCGCATGGACGATCATGGAAACCCGCAGATAGAGTCGCCGGACTCGCTGTTAGGGAGAAGGACGTACGTGCTGCGCCAGCCCGAGGTGGGCCAGTACTATCAAATCGACCGGAACTACGGGCACTACATCTACCCTCCTAAGCAGCTCAAGATAGTCGAGGAGCTTGTGTCACTGTTCAACAGCGGCGTGCGCATAATCGTGCTGTCAAACAGCGACTACGTCCTGTTCGGGCTGCGCATCGCGCTGAAGAACGGGCTGATAACGCCCTCCGACCTTTCGATCGTCTACTTTCAGGACGACGGACGTGCAATCGACTACGTCGGCATACGCTCCTACCCGGACGGGATGCTGGAGGACTGGCCGATGGGTTTCTTCGACACGTTTGACAAATGCCTTATGGAGCTAATGTGACAGGAAAGGAAAACGAACCGCATTGCGTTTTCAACGGCGTGAGTGTCAAGTCGCTGAAGGCGCTGTGCGAGAAGGCAAGCAGGGAGACCTTGTCCGACTGGGTGGTAACCAGGGAGGACGGCAAGGTCTTCATCGACCGCTATGACAACAACATCCCCCACAGGACGCGTGTCAACGAGGGGGACGCCGTAATCTTCCACAACGGATGGCTTTTCGTATGCCCCGAAGAGGAGTACAGGAGGTTCCATGGCGAATGAGTACACACCTACAAAACGGGACAAGCCGGACTTCGAGACGTCCAGCCACTACAAGGGCGACATGTGGGACAAGCCGCTGGGGCACTGCTGCAACTGCAGGTTCTTCCGGATGGACGACTACATAATGAAACCCGGCGACCCGAGTATGCTTGTGCATTTCTGCGCCCTTACGACGTCGTACACCGCCGACTGCCGTCCTTACAAATGCGTAGCCTACCGCTACTGGTACATGGACAGGCTAAGAAAGCGTAGGAAGCGTCTGAAGGAAATAGGCGACTTGGCGCTTGCGGTATTCCTCCTCCTGCTGCTGATATGCGTGGTGGCGGGAATAATCACGGGCGTTTCAATTCTGATAGTCAACGGGATAAGGGGGATGAAATGAGAAAAGGGACGCCTTTCATGAGCCGTGTAATCCTTACCGAGCGGGAGCTCGGGTATTCGGTGCAAATCGAGAAGGCCTGCTATCCCGACATGCACTGGGACGGGAAGATTGTCGCCATCCCTGCCGTTGTTTGCGCGGACGGCCGTGTCCGGCAGGACAGGGAGTGGTGGACGTTCTCGAAGCCGGGCAAGGAGGACATACGCCAGACGGTCTTCGCCCTGTGCGAACAGGCGAGGAAGGACAATCAGACAAGGACAGACAATCTGGAGAAGTTCGTTAATGAAAGAAATAAAGGTAAGTGATTTGATCAAGCTCCTGCAGGGTGTCCTGAAGGAGCATGGCGATTTGGACGTCTGCACCTACGACGACGAGCGCTGCCGTCTGTACCCGCTTGTCAACGACGGTCGCGGGCCTGATCTCATGGTGCTTCCGAACCAGTACCGTCCGTCGTACGGCGACGACGACTGGGACAAGTCCAAGGAGGACGAGTACCACAAAATCGAGTACCCGATGTGCAGCAAGGACTGCGCGAAAAACCTTACGCCAAAGGTATTCGTCGTATGAAAGGAAAGTGCGAGACCTGCCTGTACGCCCGCGAGGAGCCGGGTTGCGTCCGCTGCTACCGTTATCCGCCAAGCGTGGTGTCGTATGAGGGCAGGCTTGAACAGGTATTCCTGAAGGTGGTGCCGAACACGGTGTGCGGAGAGTATGTGAACAAGTACGACCGCCCTGACGAGGATCGCCCGGGTGTTGTGCATACCTGCGCAACGTGCGAATACCTGAATCCTGAGGCGACGGGCCTGTTCTGCCTCAGATACCCGCCGACGGTGCTTGTGCACAAAGGCGGAATAATAAGCGCCACTCTCTGCGTGAACTCCACCGGCTTCTGCGGGGAGTGGAGGAAACGGGACAATCCCGAAGAACAGCATGGAGAGGCACAATGAGAAGACAGGAGACATTTGTATGCGACATATGCGGGCGCGCCTTCTTCACGGAGGACGCCTGTCTTAAGCATGAAAGGGAATGCGGGGCGGCGAAGGTCAAGTGCGTCCGCGTCTCGCTGACAGACAAGGACAGCGAGGCCAAGTTCGCATTCGGACTTCAGTTCAACTGCTCCGGCGAAAAGAGCAACCTCGGAGTCATCTGCGTGCACCCATGCGGGCTTGGCTTCCTTATGGACACGTATGTGCAGGAAAGCCTTGTCCACCAGGCCGTGGAGTCCCTTGCCGCCAAGGCTGAAAAGCTTATACTGGAACGCGAGGAAAGGCTTCTGCATCTGCGTAAGTCGCTCACAGGCGCGAAAGAGGATGTAAAGCGCGAGCTCGACCGTTACCAGCTACGTGACTCCGAATGAGCGAGCCCCCTTCCTTTGCCGGGAAGGGGGCTTTTCGTTATTTCTTTTTTAATCTGTATATTAAGCCAAGGAGGACAACAAATGCCCGATATCAACAACACATTCTGGGTTCTGCTTCTGGTGTGCGCCTATATGCACATCATCGACGATTTCGTTCTGCAAAAGGCCACGCTGTGCGACCTCAAGCAGAAGAGCTGGTGGTTCAAGCAGTTCGGACCCGACTTGAACAGGAGCCAGTACAGCCACGACTACATAGCCGCCCTCATCGTCCATGCGGCGCAGTGCTCCATAGGCATGCTGCTGCCTATGATTGCCCTCACGCTGTGGAAGGGTATTCCGGTGGACACGCTGTACTTCTGCCTGGCGTTTCTGCTCAACACGGTTGTCCACGCCTTCACCGACAATCTGAAGGCGAACGAACTGTCCATTAACCTTATTGAGGATCAGATGGTGCATGCGGTGCAGATTGTCGTCACCGTGGCGATATTCTGCTCGAGGAACCTTATATGATTGACTGGATTGCGGTGAAGGAGGCATCCCTTCCAAAAGGATATACAGGGGGAAGGATTCACTGGAACCCGTGGATTGGTGAGTACAGGGCCCATCCGAGCGACAATGACCTGGAAGCCCTTAGCAAGCTGCCCGAAAGCAAGTACCGGCGAATCCGCGACATAATAGCCGACAACGACCAGTGGGCGCGTGAGGACGCCGCGTTGAAACGGTCGATGCACCACTGGAAGGCGTTGGACGTGGTTCCCGTCCCGGCGGTCACCATGCCGGATATAGCGGCAGTGGACGCCAAGGCGGCGCAGAAATCCGAGGGGAATCCGGAATACGAGGCCGCCAGGAAAGCCATGCACGAGACAATGCAACTGGACCCCAAACGCGTGGAGAAATACCGCAAGAAGATTGACGGCCTTGTCGCAGACCTCAGGGCGCACGCCGCAAAGACCGCCCGCGACACCTCCCCGCGTTACACCGACCGTCTACGCCGCAACGCCGAGTTCTTCATGGAAATGCGCAACCGCAAGGGCATCTGGGACGTAATCGACATAAACGGAAATCCCGGTAAAGTAAACGGCGTAGGCCTTTTACACAACTGAAAAAAATTCTGAGAAATCTTGCTTTCGTCTTTTGACGAACTATCTTAATGGCTGTTCCAAAAGGGACGGCCATTTTTTTAGCTAGTAGAAAGGAAGAAGCAAGATGACAGAACAGAACAACGACTACAATTGGACTGAGTTTCGCGCCATTGAGGAAGTGGCGCCTGCACCCGCATACCTAAACGACCAGGCGCTTCGCGGACTTGTAAGGGATATCGAACGCACACATTTCAGGAGGACCGCGCGGGAGTGGGCGGCGAACGTCACGGCGGGGGACACCCCGCAGGAATGGACGGTGGACGTAACGGCGGGCGACGCCGTGATAGAGGACACGGGCACGGCCGATGCGGCATTTGCCGCCGGCGACTTCTTCCGCGTCCGCAACCGCGAGGAAGGCGTAGGCAACGGCATCTACGTACCACGCCCGCTTATCAAATGGGCCGGCGGAAAGCAGAGGCTCATGCCGGAAATCGTCAAACGCCTCCCTGGCGGAATCGGCAAGCTGGACGGAAGGATAACAAAGTATGTGGAGCCCTTCCTCGGCGGCGGCTCCGTGTTCATAGAGATGCTGCACCATCCGTTCAGCGACCGGATAGTGTCCGACATAAACCCGGCCCTCATCAACATGTACCAGACCGTGAAGGAAGCGACCGACCGGGTGTTCTCGCGCCTGTACGAATTGGAGCGTGCGTGGAACGACCTTGATACGGAAGAGGAAAGAAGGGCCTGCTACAACGGCGTGCGTGACTCATTCAACACCTACAACCCGCAGAGCGACATGGGAAGCCCCGAATGGGCGGCGGCCTTCATCTTCCTCAACAAGACATGCTACAACGGCCTGTACCGCGTAAACTCAAGGGGGTTGTTCAACGTTCCCATGGGAACCAACACTCACCTTGACTTCCGCGCCGGCGAGTACATGGGCTTCCGCTACGCCGTCAGGAACGTACGGTTTGAGTGCAGGGACTACATGGAGTGCCTGGACGACATCGACAGCCATACCTTCGTGTACATCGACCCGCCGTACCGCCAGCTTCCCGGAAAGAACAGCTTCACCGGCTACACGCCTAACGCCTTCACCGACGTCGACCAGGAGGGCGTGGCGCGCTTCTGCGACCTTATAACCGACAAGGGCGCAAAGTTCCTGCTGAGCAATAGCGACACAGGCGACGGGTACTTCGAGAGACTTTACGAACGCTTTACCATCGAGCATATAAAGGCGCCACGCAGCATCAGCCGTGACGGCGCTACCCGAGTCAAGACGGGCGAGATACTTGTGAGAAACTACTAAGGAGGAAGAAGAATGAACGAAAAGAAAGTTGCGGAAGAAATCGAGCGCGCAATAGACAATGTTATGGGCAGGTTCGCAAAGGAGCTGGCGGACGTCATCGTGGAGGCAATCTTCCCGAGCAGCACCATTGGGTCGATGTCGCCCAAGGACGCCAAGGGGCTCCGTGAGTTAATTGAAGCGGTGGCCGACCGTCTGGAGGAGGTGGAGAAGGCGGAAGCTGAGCCAATCAAGGCGGATTTCGTCGACGGCATGCAGTCGGAGGCGGACGAAGTCTGGGCGGAGGAGCACCCGGACGAAACGCCAAAGGACAACACCTGGACAGGCGTTCACAACAGCCATCTGGAAGCTGCCCTCAAGCAGGAGCGCAAGGAGGAGATGAATAGGAAGCCCGACAAGACAGCGTGGAAATGCGGCTCCCCGTATTTAGCCGAACACGCAGACAACCCGCTTGACTCCCTGGCGGAGGACATGAGCAGGCGCAAACCGCGCGCCGAGGTTGGTGGGACTACCGATCGTTTCGGGCACAAACAGTGCATGAACTTCGCTGAGGCCATGAAGTCGCTGGAGCAGGGAATAGCGGTACGACGCTCCTCATGGCCTACCTACGACTTCATCTGGAAGCCAAAGCAGATACCGCTGCCTGAAGGATGCAGGTTCTCGCAAGTTGACCCCGTCATGAAGATGGCCATAAGCATACGCCCGGGCAATACATTCTTTGATTCCAATATCCTTGAGTACCGCCTTGAGTTCGACGAGAACAGGAAGCTCCAGGGGCGCGTCATAGCGGGGTTCGATTTCATGGGCATCGACGGCGGAGACCGCGACTGGGAGGAGTTCTTCGTTCCCGGCAAGGATTCTCCGGTTTGCGATAAAACTGAGTGATAGTATCTTATGTAGTCGCCACGGCACCCGTGGCATTCCTCTGGGTTTTTATTAGCTAGTAAAAAAGGAAGAAAGCGATGAAAAAGGAAAAGAAGGAACAGGATGTCGTAAGCCACGTCATGATCAACGGCCATGACTGCACCGAAGTCGTCAAGGAAGGCGAAGGCAAGAAGCTGTTCGCCAAGCTCCGCAAGGCCGCCAAGATCGAGGACGAAGACACGGTCATCGAGTGCGCGGAGCAGATTCTCGGAATGCTTCCGAAGGACAAGAAGGAAATCAGCGTCAAAGAAGCCGTCGAGAAGCTGGACGACAAGGAATGGGACATGCTGGCCGACCAGCTTGAAGAAAGCGCCCCCGTCGACGCCCGCACGGCTGATTCCATCCGCAAGTCCGTAAAGGCCCAGAAGCAGAACCGCGACGCCAGCGGCAAGTTCGTCAAGGGCAACAAGCCTGAGAAGTGCTGCAAGGGCAAGTGCAAATGCGCCAGGAAAGCCCAGTTCGGCAAGCCAATCCGCAAGAAGGAAGAGGAGATCGACGACGCCTACGTCGACGCCTTCCTGCGCCGTATGGCCGCTTTGGACGCAATCCTCAGTCTCCTCTGCGAGGACTGAGCAGTCCATGACTAGATAGTGGTAAAACCCATCAGGATATATATTGTCCTGATGGGTTTTCGGTTTTTACAACGCGTTGAAAATTTCAAGGAAGATAAGTATGCCTTCAGAACTAGAAGCAAGGATTGAAGCCGTCATGAAGCGGCTTAGCAGCAAGGTGGCGTTCGCGCCACAGGGCAGCATGCCTGCCCCGGACCCGACAATGGGTGGCGCGGTTCCTCCGATGGACCCCGCTGCGATGGGCGGCGCCCCTATGCCTCCTATGGACCCGGCCGCAATGGGTGGTATGCCGCCTATGGACCCAGCTGCGATGGGTGGTATGCCTCCTGCTGATCCGGCCGCTATGGGCGGTATGCCTCCGATGGACCCTGCCGCGATGGGCGGCGCTCCTGCCGAGCCGGCTCCTCCGGGATTGCAGCAAGGGGGAGGCGACCCGATGCAGATGCTCTCGGACGTCAACGACAAGATTGACGCCCTTGGCGACCTTGTGCTGAAGCTGTGCCGCCACTTCAACGTCTCCCTCGCGGAGGATGAAGGCGGTGCCGAACAGCTTGTCAATGACGAAGAGCTTGACACGATGGAAGCCGCCAAGGCAGAGGACGCGGCCGCGCAGGAACCCCTGTCCGACCAGGCGCAGGAAGCCATTGGCGGAAACGACTTCATAAAGAAGCAGCTTGAAGGTCTTGGAGGCGGTTACTAATGGGAATGGATTTCTACAAGAAAGAAGCCGATGAACCGCGCAGCCCCTGGGTAAGCGCAGGAATCGGCGCGGGCGGTGGTGGATTGCTTGCAGCCGCCCTAGGCTATATCTACGGGCATCGTGGCAAGTGGCTGGCGTATGATACGCTTACAGGCGGTCTTGCCGGCGGTGCGGCCGGGTACGCTATTGAACAGAGTAATAAGAACAGGATAGAAAACGGGCCTAAAGAAGGCCCGGAGACAGACTATGCCCACAACCCCGTAGGTGTCAGCGCCGGCGCCCGCATGAAGATAGACCGGGATTACGACGCCGCTAACAAGGAGCGAATGAAGGGTCTGGAAAAATTCGGTAACTGGAAAGACGCTCTCTTGGCCGGATACAAAGGGCAGACAGCACATCCAGGTAGCAGGTCGGCCGAGTATACAAGGGACGAAATAAAGTCTCTGGTGGAATACACCAATATGTCCCCGGACACGGCCAGAAAGATTGTTGAATGGAGTCCCTTCCACGCCCTGGGCAGAGGAATAGCATCCATAATGGATACTGTCAGAGGACCCAAGAGAGCAGACCCGTTCCGTGATGAAGATGCCCAGCTTGCGTCCGCCGGAAAGAAGTATGAAAACGGCAGGATAGTCAATCTCAGGCCAGGGGAGCATAGTCTAGTTAATCCTGATTCAAAGCATGAACGCTTTAAGAAAGCGTTCGCCGCCAGACTGAAAGCCGAGCGTGCCAAGGCGGCGGAAGAGAAGATGAAATTCTGGATGCAGGACCCGGAGGAAATCAGAAATCCGAGACTTGCCAGGAATAAGTAAATAAATGCCGACCACAACAACAGTAGGACGCATAATGCTCGACGCCGCCCTCCCGCCATCGGCGAGGGGGCATTACGACGAGCTTAACAGCAAGGGCCTGTCCAAGCTCCTCACCTACATGGCGCAGGAGCACCCGGAGGACACGGCCGCGACTCTTCGCGCCCTTGTCGACGTCTCCCGTGACACCATCTACTACCGTGGACGTGACGCCTCCCTGGGTCTGGCCGATCTTGTCATGCCGCCGGAGCTCCAGAAGTACCGGGACTCCGTCCGTGACGAGGTCAGGCTCATAATGGAAGGGCCAGGTTCCGCCAAGGAGAAGCAGAAGCAGACTATAGCCCTGCTTATGAAGCGCATCGGGGAAATACCCGACACGCTGCTCCAGAAGCTCCCGGAGGACAACGCACTCGCCATGCAGGTTCGATCAGGCGCCCGAGGAAACAAGAGCCAGCTAATGCAGACGCTTTTCGGCGACGTTCTTGTCGTAGACGCGCAGGACCGTCCGGTCCCTATTCCCTCGCTTCACGGATATGGCGAAGGCGTCACCCCGATGGAGTACTGGGCCGCCTCAAACGGGGCCCGTAAAGGCTCCGTGTCGGTCCAGTTCAGCACGGCTGAAGGCGGTTATTTCGGCAAGCAGATGAGCAACGTGGGCCATCGTATCGTCGTCACCTCCCGTGACTGCGGTACCACGCGCGGCATACCTGTCGACGCGGACGACGAGGACAACGTGGGCTCCGTTCTGGCCGCCGACGTCGGACCATACAAGGCCGGCACGATTATAACCAAGGACATGATGGGCAAGCTGGGCGACGGGAAAATCCAGGTTCGCTCGCTTGTGACATGCGAACAAGGAGACGGAGTGTGCAGCAAGTGCTGCGGCATGCGCGAGAAAGGGCGTCTTCCGGACATCGGAGACCCGGTCGGAATCGTCGCGACCCGTTCCATTTCAGAGCCTGTCACGCAGGCCGGCCTGAAGTGCCTTGACCCGCGCACCGAAGTGCGCATGGCCGACGGCTCCGTGAAGAAGCTGATGGACATGCAGATAGGCGACATGGTTCTCGGCGTCGACAAGGACGGCAAGACGTCGCCCGCCAAGGTGCTCAACGTCTATTACAACGGATACAAGAAGACAATCTGGTCTGTCTGGGTCAGCGAGGACGGCAGCGACGCCGCCAGCCTGGTCTGCACGCCCGACCACAAGTTCCTCTGCCTCAACGACGACAACGAGATCGAGGAACGACCAATAAAGGATATTACGCGGCTTCTTTCGCAGGAAGGCAAGCCGCTTCTGCTTATCGACTACATGTCGCTGGACGGTCCGTCCGAGACAATGGACATAGAGGTCGACAACAAGGACCACCTGTTCATGCTGGCGGAAGGCGTCAGCACATCCAACTCCAAGCACACCGGCGGCGTCGCCGGTTCGGACGACAAGCAGGTGTCCGGCTTTAAGGAAATGAATCAGTTCGTCCAGGTGCCCGAGAACTTCATCGGCGCCGCGACCCTGGCCAGCGAAGACGGCCTTGTAACGGCTGTCCAGGCCGCCCCGGCAGGCGGCTGGAACGTGTCGATTGACGGAAAGATCAACTACGTCCCGGCGGGACGCAACGTCATCGTCAAACCCGGCGAGCGCGTGTACGCAGGCGACATGCTTTCAGACGGCACGCCCAACCCGGCCGAGCTCACCAAGTATAAAGGTATAGGAGAGGGCAGGCGCTACTTCGTCGAGAAGTACCGCGAGCTGCTAAAGAAGAACGGCGCGGCCGTCCACCGCCGCAACATCGAGGCGCTTGCCCGTGGCTTCATCAACCGCGTGGAGATAGACGACCCGGACGGATACGACGGATACATAATGGGCGACGTGACGCCGTACGACTCATTCGCGCATGACTACAGGCCGAGGCCCGGCTCCTTGAAAGCCGACCCGAAATCGGCCACTGGAATGTACCTGGAGCACCCGGCGATGCACTACTCCATCGGCACAAGGCTTACACCCCGTGTCGTGGACGAGCTGCGCAAGGGAGGTGTGAACGAGGTCATAGTCAACAAGAACGAGCCCGTGTTCAACGCCAAGGTGGTCCGCGCACGTTCAATGCTTTCCACCGACCCCGACTGGATTACGCGAATGGCGGGGGAAAACCTCAAGAAGAACATGCTGGAAAGCGCCCGTATGGGAGCGTCCAGCACACCGGCCGGAACATCGTACTTCCCCGCGATGGCCAATCCGACGCAGATAGACAAGTATCTCGGAGGACGCCCACGCTCCACCGACACCATGTACACGGAGATTTGATTAATGGACAGGAAATACCTGGCCGGGCTGATGAAGCTAGGGGCCGCCATGAAGAAGGCCGACGGCTTAGACCTCCCGCTCGGCATGATAATAGGAAGTTCCATAGCAAGCGGAACGCCACGCGAGGAGTCGCCGAGCTACGCCGACGCGCAGGTAGTGGCCAACGTAAGTAACCCCGACCAGCGTGAAGCGCTTATAAAGAGGATGACAGCCCAGGCCCGTACCAACAACGGGCATATGAGCCGTGCCGGAAGCATGATTACCGGCGGTATCGTCGGCGACATGCTGGGCGTCGGTCTCGGCGGGCTGATCTCCTCCATACTGGCCTCCCGCAAAGGACGTACCGTCGCAAACACTCTTACTCCCCTGGCAATGGGACACGCCCTCGGCATAGGCGGAGGCGTACTTGCAGGGTATGGTATTGACAAACGCAATCGCAGACTGCGCAAGGAACGCTACGAGCGCGAGCTGCGCGACAAGATAACAGCCCTTCGGTCTTCGGAGGAGATGGACGCATAAATGGCTACTGAACCTTTTGAACAAAAATTTGGCATTCTCGCGGACAGCACGCTCAACGCCAAGCTGCCGGAGATGAAGACTTTCGCTATCGGCTTCCAGGTCGTAGACACGGAGGACGAGAACAGCCGGGCCTTTGGCGTCCAGCTCTACAACATAGGCAAACACCTCGTAATGGTCCCCATGTTCTGGCTCAAGGGCAAGGTCAAGGGCGGCGAGGTCATGTACGTAAAGGACCTGAACCGTTTCCTCCCGTTCACCGAGGTCGACGTGAACAACCTAAAGACGGGCAAGACCTTCAGCATGGGCGACCCCGAGCCGGAAGGCGACAAGAAGAGCAAGGGCGACGCGTACAGCGTCTCCACGATGGAGCTCAACTGGCTCAATACCAAACGGGCAGGCGAAGTCACGCTGATCGACAAGCGCGACATCGCGCAGATGCTAGCCCATACAGGCGAGTACAAGATGCCCGAACTGAAGGACATCAGGATGTTCGGCCCCAAGGCCGCCGCCGACTTCACGCAGACCATGAAGGACCATCCGGAGTTCACGAATACCCTCATGCGTTTCCACACGCCGGAGGAAATAGCGGACGCCGTGATGCCTGGGCTGCGCAACGGCGCCCTTATAGAGAAGACGGCCTCGATAAAGCCGAAGACCGCACTCTACTTCGTGGACGACCCCTTCTGCAAGGAGGCCAAGGAGCTTCCTATGGAGCTCAAGCAGCTCCTCATGCGGGAAGGCATAGTGGCCGTGGACTCCCGTAAGGAGGCTTCAATCGCTCTCAAGGAGAAGAAGGCCGTAACTCGCTATGCGAACCCGACGTCGTCCGGCAAGTACAAGCTTGTAGGCTATGACGGGACGCTCAAGGACGCAGAAATTATCGTCTTCAACGGGAAGGCCCCGGGATGCGAGGAAGTCCCGTGTTGCTGCGCCGCCGACACGCCGCTCATGCCCGGAAAGGCCCTCGTGGTCATGGACGGGAGGGCTAGCTACGCCAAGCCATCCCAGCTTACCGTCGACACCGAGGACGTTAAGGATGCCGACCTGGGCAAGTCCGTCACTGTCGAGGGAATACGTTCCAGCCTTGCCAAGCCAGACGGCGAATGGCAGAGGGACGTCTTTGAGCAGAAAGGCAACGTCGTGTTCTACGACAAGTCGCATGATACGGCCTACTGCGGTGAATTAAGGACGGAAGGCGCAGAAATCGTCTTCCGTACAGGCTGGGACCAGCCAACGCTTCGGCTTGTCCTTACAGGAAAGCCGGGAACGCTCTTCATCGAGGCCGGTGTCATGTACATACCCTCGACTGCGAAGATGATTGACCTTAGCTCATACAAGCGCAACGACCAGCGAGAGTTCAAGAGCGTCCAGAGCGCGGTGTCCGACACGCTCGTCCGTGGCGGGTTCGAGACCGTGAAGGTCGCCTCCGACGGTTCGCTGTGGCGCATCGCCGACAGCAAGGGCGGAAAGGACATGGTCGGATACAACGACAGCTTCCGCTACCTGGTGTCGGAGGTGGGTCTTCGAGCCAAGCAGGCCGCCGAGATTCTCGCCGACGCAAAGGCCGACAGCAAGTTCGGTCGTTTCGGCGACGGTGTCTCGTTCTGGGTCAAGCGCGCTTCGTTCGACCCGGCGGACGACCCATGGAGGGGCATCGGCAACGACATCTACGAAACGCGCGAGGCCGGTCTCAAGCTGAGCGGGCCGCTGGACGACAAGGCGCTCAAGCGCATAGAAGACGCCAGCAAGACAGACGTCAAGGAACTTTTCGACACACAGGTCATGACCGAGCTCGCAAAGAGCGCGTACAGCGTGGACAAGGTGCAGGAATACCTGCCTTACATGGCCCGCGCCCTCGACCGCGTCTGCCGCACGCTCATCATGTTCTATTGGCATAACGAGGACTTCGAGGAACGCTACGGAAAACAGAACATCCCGCAGCTCGAGGACTCCCTCAAGGACAATATCCAGTCGCTCGGCGGTCTTATCAGCTACCTGAAGGACAAGACGGTAAAGGACGACGACATGGAAGAGGATGAAGACGAACTCTCGGAGGAGATGGCATAATGAACGAACTTAAGCAAAAACTCCATGAAAAGCTTCTGGCGAAGAAGCAGGCCGGCCTCGGGGGGGATGCCTCGGAGGGCATCAACGCCCCGCTGTCCCGTATGAGCGACGGCCGTTACAACATGGCCGGCGCGGCTCTCATGGGTGGTGGAACCGGTCTTGCAACCTACCTGATCAGCCGTCTGTTCGGACTCAAGAACGGCCCGAGCATCGTGGCTGCGCTGCTGGGCGGCCTCGGCGGAATCCACTATTCAATGGGCAAGCAGTACGCCAACGGCGGCGTATACAGCCCCATGAACTTCGACTGGTTCAACGACGCCTACAAAAGATGGCAGCAGGCCAAGAAGGGCATTCTGCCAACACCTGAACAGGCTGCACAGACTGCGCACAATATGGAAGTCGCCAAGAATCAGCGCAGACGTCCGGCCCCCTCTCCAATCCAGCAGCCGGAAACACATATGGCTGAAACAGAAATGAACAGGGAAGCGCTGAACAGCCGGGCCGAACAAAACGGCCTCCAGTGATAATTGATTTTTTAAAAGGGACAACACAATGCTAGACTACCGGCAGGACATCTCAGAGGGTCCGGCCCGGCTATGGCGGAGGATTCAAAAAAGGGCGCAGATGCGTTCCCGTGGCGAGTCCCCCGCCGTATTGCCGATACCTGTCGAGGATACGGACATCGAATCCTTCTACGAGGTTATGACGGACCATACGATACCCATGGAGGTCGTGGAGCAGGCCTTCCCCGACCACTACAGGGCTGTCCGCTGGTATTTGTCGACTTCGCAGAGCAGCCCACGCTGGCTGCTCGAGGCCTACCTGCTCACAGGACGCCCGATGGACGGCATACTGCAGGAGACGGGGATGAAGAATTTCTCCCTCTCCGTCGACATCTACCGTAGGGCCTTCTTCAATGTCCTGCCTGAGCAACTTGAGAGCCCGGTCTGGATGAACACGCACATATGGGTGCCTGGATCACTCCACGCCAACGGGCTATACTACTATGATTACATATTGAAGCTGGCCGCCGTATCGCGTCCGGACCTTATATTAATACTGGCGTCACCCAGGCACCTACCCAGCGAGGCGCAGAAGTGGCTGCGCCACACAGTCGAGGACCACCGTGACAGGCAGGCCCTCGCCGCAGGCAACATCGCATCCAAGGCCCCTGTGGAGACACAGGTGATGATTACGGAGAACACTCTCCGCGATTGGCGCGCCGACCGCGAAAGCGAAGGCCTCGCCGCCCAGGACAGCGAGGCGCTGCGGGAACTAATGGAAGTAGTCGAACGCAACGTGTCCATACCGAGACCGGAGGACAAGCTGCCAGACATACAGGAATTCATATCAGAGAAATACTCCGACGAGGACATTATCAAATGAAGAAGATAAGCCCCATGGCGGAAATGCGGATGGTTGACACAATCCGTGCCGCCCGAGAATCCAGTGGCCGGGGAACGAACCCCAGCGAGGCCGTGGCGAAACTCGCCATGGAGCAGAACATGTCCACCGAACAGGCGGCCCGCATCTGCGAGGCCTTCAACAAGCTCGCGTCCATAGACCACCTGTCCAGTGATCAAGGGGACAGGGCGGCCAACTTCCCGCTGGCCGACAGCTCGGCGGTGCGGAAGATTATGCGCGACTCGCTCAAGATCGCCAACGAGCCGTTCAAGTTCCGCCGTACGATAAACGACGATTTGCCTTTGCCCAAGATGACGGACAAGCAGGCTATGGAAATGATCTACAAGCCGACCGAGGAAGAGCGGAAGATGCTCGACACGGCGACAGACCGCATGCAGTATCTCGCGGACTGGGAGAGGATGCAGAGCGGAGTCAAGGCCATGAAGGTCGCCTCGGAGGAGGCGCGTCTCGGCGAGCTGATGTTCGGCGAGGCTTTTATCAAGTTCGGGAACAAGGTCGCGTCCATGGATGACAGGGCCGTCGACAACATGGCCCGCTACGCTGTCTACAACTATGGAAAGGACGGTGTGAATTTTCTAACGGCGTTGGAAAATTTGACAGGCCGTGAGATCGACAAGAGCAGCCGCCCCTGCATGAAGACAGGGAGCGACGCCGAGAACGAAGTCGACAGGCTCATGTTCATGGCGGACAACGCCAAGGCGCTCAAAGTGGCGGCCGACCTTGTGATCGACGGGAATAAAATACCTTTTGGGTACTCGATGTCTATTTACGACCCGAACCTCAATCCAGCGCAAGTAAACCAGGCGTCGAGTGACCTTACAGCTAAAAGAAAGGCTCTACAGAACATAAACTCTAACTACGCCTATCAGGTTAACGAGGATTTGGCAGAGAAGCTGGATCGTCCCGACCTTACCGGAGCCGGCTCCGAGGCTGTCAAACAGTGGAATAGCCGGCTGAATACTGTTGGGAAGCTAAAGGACACGACGTTTAATGAATCGCAGCGTGACACCGTTGAGGACACTAAGAAGATTCAGAACGCCATAAGCAAGATCAGGGCTGAGTTTGAGAAAAACGAGCTTGGTACTGTCCAGGACACCCAGCACATCCGTAATGAGATGGGTCATACCCAGGCTCAGCACGACCAGGCCACACAGGCCACTCGGAACAGCACCGACGCAATCCGTGTCAGCCTTGATAACGCCAGGGCGTTGTTCGACCAGCGGCAACAGCCCGGAAAGCTGATTACGGAAGCTGACAGAAACCAGGTCGAAGCGGCCAAGGCCCGTGACGCGGCGGCCGAGCAGAGGGCCATAGACAACGCCCGTGCTACCGGTCGTTTGAGCACCGTCGAGGACAACGCCCTTAGGACGGAGGAAACAAGAGAGCTGGAGGCAGAGCAGAAATACCAGCATGCCCAGGCCGTCAAGGACTACGAGAACGCCCTTGCCGGTCGAGGGGATACAGAAGCCAAGCGCATGCTGCGCCAGTATGAGCGCGCCGAGGCCGACCGTGCATGGATGGAGGAGGAACGCCTCCGCAAGTCACGCGTCGACAATTTCAACAGGCTGAAGGAACAGGGCGACCGCACGTCCAAGGCCCTGCAGGAAATGGCGAACAACACGCTCGCCAACACCAAGAGCGTCCTCAGCGGCGCCGTCGGCATAATGCAGAAAGCCGACGCGATCCGTCAGGCCCTCACACCGGAACAGCGTTCGGGAAACGCGGCCGCGCGCCCGCTCTCCAACGCGGCCACCAAGTATCTTGAGAATCTCCGCCTCCACGACGTCTTCGCAAAGACATACCTTTCCGACCCGTACCTGCACCAGTATTCGCCGTCGGAAGTTGCGGAAGCCTTCAATATCGTCTATGAGGTCGCCCCCGAGCTTGTGCGCCACGGGAGCAACCCGCATATAATCGGCGCCCTTATCAGGAAGTACCTCGCCAACACCAACCAGCTTGACCCGCTCGAAATCCGCGACCTCACCTCGACAGAGAAGGACCGTGTGGACACGATGCTCAAGCAGGAGCAGCTCGAGGCGATTAAGAGGGGCAAGTAATGAACAAGAACTACGCGTATAAATCCCTTCTGCCGGACGACAACAAGACCGAGCCCGCTGTCCTCATCGACAGCAAGGTCCTGCCGGACAAGCTCGCGTCCAAGTGCGCGTCCGACACGAAGGAGTTCATAAAGGGCATAAAGCCTGACAAGGACCACAGCTACGTCCACCTTATCAGCACAGGCGCCCTGGAGTGGTACGGCCCCAACAAGCGCGGCGACTCCTTCAACGAGGCCGGCGGCATCTACAAGCCGACCGAGCCTTACTGCAAGGAGGCGTCGGAAGTCGAGCTTGACGGCGGGCTTACCAAGTACCACAACCCGACCTTCCAGGCCAACGGCAAGGTCTACCGCGAGCACCACAGCATTGTCGAGGACGCGTCCAACAAGCCGCTCGGAGAAGTGGTGTTCGCCACATACAACCAGCCGATGCACCGTGGCGAGCTTGTTGTAAAGCTCTCCAACGAGGAATGGAAGGACGACCTTGAACGCCTGGCCAAGGGAAAGCCCTGCTATTACAGCATGGGCTGCCTGACACCGGACGATGTCTGCTCTGTCTGCGGAAAGAGGACAAACCCAAACGACACCAAGAACCGCTGCGAACACCTCAAGGACCATTTGCTCGAGTACACGGACAAGGGCGTCCAGGTGCATGCGATAACCGACCATCCAATCTTCTACGACATCAGCCGTGTCGCGCGTCCCGCCGACAAGATTGCGTTCTCGCTCGGCAAAGTCGCCTCCGACCGTGGCCCTCTTCCTGTAATCCCGGTAAGGATGGTGGATGGCTCAATGTCCCGCCGCGCCGACCGCCTCGACCTGATTATGAAAATCGCCGCCGAGGAGAAGACGATGACGGAGCAGGAGAAAGTCCCGGTAGAGGACGTCTCCGAGGAGGACAAGGAGACAATCAAGAAGCTGAAGGGAAAGGACGGCGGAAAGGTTCTCATCATCCTGCGGAAGCACAACACCATGCTACCCCCGCCCGCTTTCCTTGAACTGCTGGCAGGCGACGGCAACGTCCCGCATGACGCCCTTCCCTTGATCGGTGAACACCTTGATGGTATCTTTAACTCGTTGTTGAAGGACGGCTCCATCAACGGGTTTGTTGACGACGGGACGTATGACGGCGACGCAGACGACAGGGAAATAGAAGACATTGTCATGCCCCTTGTCAGACGCTACTCGTTCGATGACGTTCCCTTCCAGAAGAGAATAATAAGAATCACAATCTGCCCTGGCTCGAAGATAGCCTCCGACAGACGAATGATAGTTACCCCCGGGGCCGACGCGCTTGCCGCCAAGCTCGCCAGGGAGTATGCCCGTTATCAGTTGTCGTTCCTAACAGAGCATCCGGATCGCCGCACGATAAGGCAGGCCCTATCGGGCAACCACCCGTTCGTGATGGCATGATGCTGAGAAACGCCGCCCTGTCCGGCGGCCCGCGCCAGGCACGCCACGCGTCCTGGAAGGCTCGAAGACACGAGTCATGGACACATAGAAGAGATTATGGCAAACAAGACTACTTATCAGGACGCGATGCAATTCGCCATGCAGTTCCTCCAGAACTACGGGGCTGACCCGAAGCTCGCCGAGGACCCCAACCGCCCGGCGCTTGTCCCCGATGACATGAAGGAAGGCAAGCCACAGACCGACGAAGTCGACAAGGGCGACGGAAACAAGCAGGAACAGGGTGCCCCCGGCAAGGAAACAGCCGAGGACGTCGCCAAGATGGAACCCGACGGCGCCAGCGTCGAAGGTGATCGCAAGAACACCGGCGACAGCGCGGAAGGCATCATCAAGAACCCGCCCACCGTCTCGACCTCGGAAGAGCCGAAAGACGACATCGACAAGATGGACAATGTCGACCCCGCCTTCAAGAAGGCGTACGCCAGCTACCTCAAGCTGTCGAACGGAGTCATTGGCCTGATTGACGACACGTTCAACGAAGCCGCTGAAAAGAACGCCTCCGACGACGCCGTCCTCGACGAAATCGTCCAGAGCGCAATCAACACCAAGGCCCAGCACATCGACTTTCTCGTCCATGAATTCGGCGTCTCGCCGAAGCAGGCGAACGACATGCTGAACCAGTTGGCCGACCAGGACCCTACCGCCGTCCTCCCTCCCGAAGCCATCAGCGATGAAGAGGCCGAACAGGTCCTCGCAGACGCCGCTGCCGCCGACGCGGGCGCCCCTGCCCCCGAAGCCGCTCCTGAAGGCGGCGACGATGTCGACGCCGACATCCAGCAGTTCATTGAAGAGATGCAGGGTCAGGGCTACTCCGATGATGAAATCATGGCAGCCCTAGAACAGGCCGCCGACATCGTTGGGCAGGAAGAAGGCGGCGCCGCCGCCCCGGAAGGCGAAGTCGCGCCGGAAGCCGCGAAGGCCGCCTCGGACCCTACTGAGCCGGGCGCCGCTGAAGTCGGTGGCCCGGGAGAAGCCGAAGCCGCTGCCGCCCCTGCCCCTGAAGCCGCTCCTGAAGGCGGCGACATGGGCAACGTCGAAGGCGAGCTGAGCGAAATCGTCTCGCAGCTCCAGGACGAAGGCTACAGCCAGGAGGATATCGCGCAGGCCCTCATGGAAGAACTCGACATTTCGCCTGACGAAATCGTCGACACCGTCATGCAGGACCTCCAGTCCAAAGGCTTCACCGAAGAGGAAGCCGGTGAGTTGCTCTCCAATCTCGGGGAGCTTGAACAGCAAGGTGTGACACCTGAGCAGTTCGCGCAGGTCATCGACCAGCTCCAGTAAGGGAGGTTGACAATGCCCGACATCGCAAAACTGTCTGCACTTTCGTTGCAGGCCCTCAAGGCAGCCGAAGAGGTCCGCCTCTTGCAGTCGAGCAAGATCGCCAGCCAGGAGGCGGAGATCAACCGTCTCCGCTCCCAGCAGCAAGGCGCGGAGCAATTCCGCGCCCTTGTGGCAAAACTTGCCTCCGTCGGAGTTGTAGACCGCCTCAACGCAGTGTATTTTGATAAAAACGTTACCGACGAGAACGTGACCGAGTTCATCACAAAACTTGCGAGCGCCGTCGATACGCCCAAGCAGAAGACAACCGTGTCACCCTACGAAGTGACGGGAGTCACGGAACAGAGTACCAACAGGGACCAGGCAGCCGGTGACTGCGAGCGCAAGCTCCGCGACATCGTAGGCCGATAGGTTTAACCACAGAACGCGGCGAGCCACGCCGTATGCGCCTTTCGAGAGGAAGGAAGCCCGTCAAGGGCATGGCCACTAGATATGCCGAATACAAGATTTACTGCCCAGATGTACGACCACATCATCGACCCTGTCCGTGGCCCCCAGGTCGGACACCGTCTTGAATACTACGCGCCTGCGGCCATCGGCGAAAGCTGGAACCGTGGCGCGGTCATCAGCGCTGACAACACCGGCAAGCTCGTTGCCGGCTGCCTTGCGGGTTCCTCCTTCAACCGCCCCATGCCGATGTTCGCCCTTCAGGGCACCGATGACCTCGACGTGTGGTCGGACGACGTCAATCCCCAGCGCGACGGCGCGGGCGCCCCTGCCGGCGTCCCCTCGGCGCTGGTCGCCTCCGGCGGTTTTGAAATCGCCACCTCGGAATTCGAAGCTGAAGACAGCGGCGACGCCGTCATCTACAACGTCAACGACCAGCTCACCTGCGATGAAACGGGCAAGCTGATCAAGAAGACCTCCGCTTCGGAACCCACCGTCGGTATCGTCTCGGCCGCTCGTACGGCCAACGGCGTCCGCAAGAACGAACTCGGTGTCCAGGTCCGCCGCTACACGACCGACCTGCTCTTCCTCTGGACGTTCTTCATCCCGGCCGAATAGTTAATCGCGGCGCCAGCCGCTTTCGACAAGCCCCGTGTAAAAAGCGGGGCTTCAGGCATAAACAAAAGACATGCGGTGAAGCTACATCGTGTAAGTCCGCAGCCCGCTGCGGGAACAGGAGGGGCCAAGGCCCTGACGCTTAGCCAAATAAACATATGAGTATTGTTGACCCCAACATCAGAGAAAGCAACGCCGTCCTTATCGAAGGTCTGCGCAATGAAGCGACACGCAAGGAAGCGGCCGACACCGTCCGCGATTATTTGCGTATTCGTAACCGTGAAGACGGCATGGTTGGCAAAATCCTGCCGCGTACGAATATCACCTCCGCCCAGCTCGACCGCCAGGTCGACACCCCCGACCCCGTGGTCGTGAACGACATCGAAGCCGACAGCTCCGGCGCCGACGTCGTGGCGTTTGGTACTGGCCCCAAGACCGTCATGATCGACGCCGGTCGTTATGCCGTCGTCTTCAAGCGTATTGAGTCGCGCCGGTATCAACAGGACGTCAACCGCATGCTGACGTGGAACATGGACATCAAGCAGCAGCTCAAGGACTTCCTCCTGAAGGATATCCAGTACGCTGAAGACGCCGGTTTCATCGCGGCCTGCAACAGCATCGTCGGCGAAGTCAACACCGTCAACGAGAACGTCGAAAGCTGCCTCTGGACAACCCAGGGCCCGCTGGACCGTGTCTCCTTCTCCAACGCCCGCAAGGGTCTCCAGGCGACCAACCGTCACCTGCGCTCCACAATCGGTCTGATGAACGACCTCACGGTCTGGGACATCCCGAAGCTGAACCGCAACGAAATCGGTGGCGACCTTGCTGAAAAGCTGTTCACCGACGGCAACATCATGACCAACGTCATGGGCCTGAACCTGGTTGTCACCATCAAGAACGAGCTGGTTGCCGACAACGACCTCTGGCAGTTCGCCAACCCGGAATACCTGGGTGACTTCCTCGTCCTGGACGACATCATCCTCTCTACCGAGAACATCAACTTCTGGATTGAGTTCTTCGGCTATGAAACCATCGGTATGGCCATCAAGAACATCGCGGCCCTGTGCCGTACATCGTTCACCGGCACCGCCACCAACTGGCGTACCGGCGCTCCGGACGGCAACGCCCGTAGCTACTACACCATCCCGAATACCCCGGCGGAAGACGCCAGCAGCTCGGGTAACTGAGTAATCCATGGTGCGGTGTAGAGCAGTGGTAGCTCGCTGGCCCCATAAGCCAGGTCATTAAGTCGTGCGTTCGATTCGCACCACCGCTACCAAATCTCCAGCCCTGACGACAGAGATGCCGTCAGGGCTTTTTGCGTTATATTTATAGATGTCCCCGGCCAACGCCGGAATTAAAAGGGAACGAAACAGAAAAGGAATCAAGACATGATTTACTGCAAGATTATCAACAAAACGAAAACGCCGCTTGCCCTCAACTGGATTCCTGGCGGGATTTCCATTCCGGTAGGTTCGGCAGCTATTCTCGAATACGACCCCTTCACGCTCCTCGACAAGCGCGGCAGCGTGTACAGCGGCGCCATGGCCATGCTGGACAACGGCCTTATCGAAGTCCAGTACTGCGCGATGCCGCCAGCGAAGACAATCCCGTCGCTGACCTCCCAGGCTGAAGTCAAGGAGGAGGCCCCCAGGAAGGTCGAGCCACCGAAACAGCGCAAGTCAGTGTTCGAGACCGACGAGGAAAAAGGTTCCGCCCTTGACCTGGAAGTCTCGGTGGCTGCGGCTAAACCGGCCGAGAAGAATACCGACGAAGGTGTCGCGGTCTCCGTCCCGAAGGACGCCCCCAAGACCGAAGCGCCTGCAGAGAGCGTTGCCGACGAGGCTGTTGCGGAAGCCCCCGCAGAAGAGGCCCCGAAACGCAAGCGCGGTTCCAAGAAGATTTAAGGAGACCACATGAACGGTCAAGTCTGTTTTGGCGACGCTGTCCCGCTGTCCGCTTCGGTCAGCACGACCAGCACGGCCATTATAAGCACGATTGGCGACCCCAGCCTTCGCAACGACGCGAAGTACCTCCGTGTCTCCAATCTTTCGTCGAACTATGTCTACCTGTCGGTGAACGCCCCGGCCGAAAAGAACAAAGGCCTTGTCCTGGCCCCGAAGGGCACGGACGGCTGGTACGTCGAGTTCAACAACACGAACATGTTCTACGGCACGCTCAACGCGATCTCGGATGGCTCGGGAACGCTTGCCCTTCTCATCGGAGGCTGACGTGACGTCAAGGGATGTCCTGAAAGAAAGGTTCAGGCTCCTTCTGGGTGAGGCGGCCGCCGGTGTAGGTGAATCAATGCACCGGGTGGTCGCCGCTTCGTATTCCCTGGGAGTGAAGTACTCCATTCCGGAGGCGATCGAATTTTTCAACGCGTTGGAAGATCCGACCAAGGTCCCGGGGTGGCTGGACTATCTCCCCGAAGAAGTGGAGTGCGAGTTCCCGGTAAGGGAGAAATGCTTCGACTGTTTTTATGTAAGACTGTGCGCGGCCAGCGCGGCCGAAGGCGTGACAAGGGAGGCTCTGCTGATGGACGCCTACGAGTACATGCCCGAGGATTTCCACACCAAGCCTGAGTGGGGTATCGGTCTTCTTATGGATGCAGCCGATTCGTACAGGGAGCTAAAGGATTTGGAAGCATGATTTTCGACACCGTCTTTTCAAGCACAGCCGAGTCTACCTCCCTCCCTGTGATAACAGGGCTGGAAGGAGCCAAGAGGGAATGGAACATAACACTGCGCATGGACGCCGGCGAGTCCTCCCTCCCTTATGACCTGTCCGACATATGGAAGGTCAAGTTCATATGCAAGACTTCGCCGGAGGACCGTCGCATAGCCATTGAGAAGGACTGCGAGATAATCAACCCGAAAGCAGGCGTAGTCCGTCTCATGCTGGAGCCGAAGGACATGAAGCGCTCCGGCTTGTGGTGGGGCGCTATACAGCTTTTCGACAATGACAAGGTTCTTGTCGAGCAGTTCAAATGCTGGCTGCTCGTCAGGCAGACGATAGACGGCACAAGCAAGCACAAGACGCTTACCGTCCCGGAAGTCAGGGCGTTCCTGTTCGACAGGTGCGCCGAGGACAACCGCCTGCTGGCCTCCACGCAGTTCACCGATGACGAGATAATGGAGGCCATGAAGAATCCCGTCGACGAGTGGAATTCCACTCCGCCCTCGGTATGCTGCTTCACCACCGTCAACTTCCCCTGGCGACTTCCCTGGATGAAGGGGACAGCCGCCTACCTGCTCAAAAGCCTGGCCATCCAGCAGATTCGCAACAACGCCACCTACCAGACAGGCACGGTCAGCGTGAACGACAGCGACAAGGGGCAGGCCTTCCTTCAGATAGGGGAAATGCTTTACAAGGAATGGCGCGACTGGCTAATGGCCAAGAAGCGCGAAATAAACATCGACATGGGCTGGGGTCACGCAGCCTGGGCCGACTTCTAAGGAGTTACAATGAAGAACATCGACATCTTTAAGAGCTACCTGTACGCATACAAGCAGGCTTCCGAAGCCGAGTGCTGCGGTCCTCAGACGACTAGCAAGGCCAACGAAAAACCGGTCGACTGGCGCGAACGCGTCCGTCGCGGAGTCATGAAAGGACTTGGCAAGGCCAAGCAGACCGTCGGAAAAGGAACTGACGCCGTAAAAGGCAAGTAATGGAATTCAACCCCTTCGACGATATCACCCCTCCTGAACAGGCGTTCTCGTCGGTGGACATCATGCTGGACACTTCCCTGCGCACTGTTGTGAGCTGGAAGCTCAAGCAGGCGATGCCCGCCGAGGACGGCCTGTTCTGTGTTGAACGCTCCGTGTATGGCGAGCCCTTCCAGCCGGTCACGGGCATGCTGGATGACTGCTCGGCAGTCATAGAGGGCATGCCGGTTCCGTCGCCTGACAAGGACTCCATACAATGGCGTGTCGTCTATATCGCCGGGGGTCGCCGGTGGGAGTCGATACCGCTACGCGTGGCGTCTACAATAGACAAACGCGAGAGAGGCCTGCTGGACGTCATCGCCCACAGGGAGGCCGTCACCATCGAGAGATACAGCGGGGCAAAAGGTCTTCTGCTAAAGTCAAGGACATCCGGGCGCCCGTGCCCCATATGCTTCGACAAGGGCATAGAGTCCGCGACAAGGACATCCTGCCCGAACTGCTTCGGAACGGGGCATGCAGGAGGCTTCTACCATGGAAAACCATGGACGGTCAATATCCTCGGCGAGCCCGACACGTCCAAGGACACCCACCCCGTACTGGGCGCGGTCGAAAAGAACAACAAGGTAACGGCCAGGGCCATGCACCTCTACCCGGCGGAGCCCGGCGACATATGGATTGACTCCAACAGCCAGGAACGATGGGTCATAGGTGACGTCCAGCCGGAAATATCCTTCCGTGGGGTCGTGTTGACGGTAAAGATGAGCATGTCCCGTCTGCAGCGCTCCGCCGCCCATCCAATCAACGAGCCGGAAGTGTCCGAGGAACTGCAGAAGACGCTTACAGAGGAGGAGAAATGGGCCCAGCTCTGACATTCGAGAAGCCGAAGTTCCCGGACGCGGTGCAGATGGAATGCGCTACGCCTCCGGGCGCGCGCACACCGGTCCTTCCCTCCGTTCTCATGAGCCGTGTGGCAGACCTGCTACGCGCCATGTTCAGCGACCCGGCGAACATATGGCATACGCAGCTCCGCGACATGCTCTTCTCGGACGACCACGAGAAGACCAAGGTGTTCGTGATGATGGGGTTCTCGACCACTCCGGAAACAGAGCAGGCCGAGACCTTCCCCAGAGTTGTCGTAAACGGAACGGACGCCTACTTCGGCAATCTCACGCCGGTCACGGACGGACTGTTCGTCAACACGGATTCCCCTGAGGGAGAAGTGTTTGGGCTGGACGACAGCCTTGAGCACTTCGAGGGGCAGCTACATATAACGTGCGCCTCCAGAGGCGCCCTGGAAGCCCTCCTTATGGCCGAATCAGTTGTCATGTTCTTCCGGCAAAACTCAAATTATATAAGGAAGGACTTGTGCCTATCCAACTTTGATGTTAGGGTACTTAAAAGCCCTCGTAAAGCCGAAGGCGCGGATGGAATCTACGAGTCATCCCTCACCGTCGCATGGAGCAGCGGAATGGCCTGGACAAGCGTCCAGGACGGTCCCGCCCTCGGTGCAGTGGGTGCCCAAGGCATCGGTTAAACAATCAGACGCGGTGTGCTGCACCGTGCGTGTCAGCGGAGACGCTGAAAGTCCCTAGACAACAGCATAGAGATATAAATGAGTTATCAACCTCCACAGACCAGGGTCTTCACAGAGTTTGCGGAATCGACAACTGTCACGGCTGCCGAACTGTCCGCCTGCCTTGTCGGCCCCTACTACGATGTCCATGACAATGTGAAGCTGGGTTCCTACGCCTCCACGGCCACGACATATCCCTATGTCGACCTCGACGGCACGGATTCCATCGAGCCTAGCGACATGGCCAATGTCTTCACCTGCGTTCTTCGCAACGCCCAGGTCCAGGCTTACCGTAACATCACCTACTCCGACACGGAAGGAACTGCCGGATTCATCGGCTCGGACGGCAAGTCCCTGCTTACCGGCATGACCGTCGCCAACGGCGGCGGCGTTTCCGTCCCTGCTGGCTTCCCTGCACTGTCCATCGGCGACACCGTTCTTCGCTACGGTTCGGACAACGCTCTCAAGAGCACCAACACCGTGGCCGGCTTCCTTCCGGCTAACGCCACATCCTATGGAATAGGGCTCGCCAAGTTCGACACGGCCAACGAACATAGTGCCGGTGACATCACACTCGGCGGAACGCATACCTACACTTCCGACGCGGTCCTCGTCTTCACGATTACCGCCGGTGGCAAGATTGGCACCGACAGCGTCAAGGCGTCCCTCAGCATCAACGGCGGCGCGGCCATCCAGACCAACATCACCTGCGGCACCAGCGCGGTCTCGCTCTCCGGTGCAACGGGTCTCACAACCCTTACTGTCTCGTTCGCTACGAACGTCACCTGGACGACCGGCGACAAGATTTCCTTCGGCATCAGCGCCCCGACGAACTATACCTCCCCCAGCGACATGGGCTACGGTGTCGTCGTCCTAACCAACGCCGAAACATCCATGGCCGAAGGCGACTATTTCGTCCTCTACTACAACGCGGGCGACATCGAGAACCCGACCGGCGCCACATTCGGCGCGGAAGGTCTTACGGTCACCGCTTCCCTTACATCTGGCGGTCTCTCGCTCTACTCTGGCACGTTCTACGCCACGTACCGCGTCCGCAAGCACGAGTTCACCGAGAAGGTCTACACGGTCGGCACCACGGCCGAACTCACAGGCATGATTGGTGCCCCGCACCCGTTGAACCCGTTGTCCATGATGTGCAGCCTCGCGCTCGCCAACAGCAACGGCAGCTCCGTCACCTTCGTGGCGGTCGCGGACGACTCGGATAATGCTTACGCCAAGGCCTTTGAAATCGTCGGGACGAACGGCAACGCCTGGGCCGTCACGCCCTACAGCGAATCCGTCACTGTCCAGCAGTACGCTTTCAACGCCGTCAAGGAATTCGGCAGCCCCGAGAACATGAACTGGAAGACCGCGTGGCTAGGCTACGACACGGAATCGCTCCAGACAGTCATGGCGACGCTTGCCGGCGAAGTCCATACCCCCGAATACTACACGAACAGCGGCACGGAGTCCGCTGCCACGTCGAACCGCATCTACGTCAGCGCGGCCAGCTACGACATCACGGTCCTGAAGGCCGGCGACGTCATCCAGTACAACGGAAACACCTACACGGTCGTGAGCGTCTTCACGGCGGTCACCAACCCGTATATCCTCATCAACGCCCAGCTCGCCGTCGGCGCCATCAGCGGTGCCTCGGTCATCCGCCCTGTCAGCGCAGCCGACAAGGTGGCCGAGGTAAGCGCGTACGCGTCCTCGTTCAACAGCGAGCTCGTCCGTGTGTTCTACGGCGACACGCCATACCTCACCGCCTTCCCGACCGCCGACTGCCCCATGAGCTATGTCGCGGCTGCCTGGGCTGGCAAGCGTTCGGGCGTTCCCCCGCACCAGAGCCTGACCCGTTCGACCATCGACGGAATCTCGTTCGCCGGCCTGTCCGGCTTCTCCACCTCGGAACTCAACGAGATGGGTGGCGCCGGTGTCTGGCTGACAATCACGGACTCCACCGACGGTACGACCTATTGCCGTCATCAGTTGACAACCAAGAGCCAGACCGAGAACTACAACCTCAAGGAAGACTCCAAGATTGCCAACGCGCATGAAATCAGCATGACGGTCCGTACGGCCCTGGACGTCTACTACGGCCGTGCCAACGTCGTCGACGCCGCGCTCGAACTTATCCGCCTGAAGTCCATCAGCGTCATCAACAACGTCCAGGCGCGTGCCTGGAGCGACCTGCTTGGCCCGCAGATTACGGAGCTGGAGAGCATCAGCGTCGAGAAGGACGCCAACTACAGCGACCGCGTCAACGTCTACATCAACTGCGCGACGCCTGACCCGCTGAACAACCTCGACGTCTACCTGACAATCCGATAACGGAGACAGGACGGCCAGAATAAACCGGCCGGGGCTTGAACAGGCTCCGGCCGAACACCAACGGAATAAGTAAAAATGCCTGACAACACGTATTCTTCGATATTCGGAACATCGACCACCCCGGTCGCCCTTTCCCTCGGCAAGCGTATCCTGACAATCGCCGGCGACAACAACACGTCATACAAGCTGGCTGTCAACAGCCTCCGCTACACCTTCTCCCGTACCATGACCCCCTACTACCCGCTGAACGCCGCCGATATCGGCAAGATTCTCGTCGCGGGCGAACCGGTCGGACAGCTCACGCTGACCTACCTCATGGGCGTCGGCACGAATGTCACGGCTTTCCTGAAGAAGTTCAGCGACGTCTGCAGCATCGACAGCAACAGCATGTCGATTGACGTCGGCACGAACAGCGACTGCGGCAACAACGCCACCAACACATTCAACGTCAACCAGAAGTTCACCTTCACCGGCATGCTGATTACCTCGGTGTCCGGCGATGTGACTCGTTCCGAACGCGGTAACCTCTGCGTTGGCACGGTCACCATGTCGTTCATGGACATGGTAGCCCAGTAAGCTTGTCATCTCACATTTGTATCTTCTTCCCGGCGGGTATCACACCCCGCTGCAACCGAGGTGACAATCCCCCCGCCAGCGGTGGCTTTTCCTCCCTTTTCCCACCGCTGACGGGTTTTTCTTTAACGGAGCCTTATGAATACCACAGCAACAGCGAAACGCTTCTATCAGAACACAACGATGCTGGGCGGCTCACCGTCTGTTCCCGCCGCCATTGAGTTGGAATGTGTTGTCGTGGCGCAACTGACAGGGACGAACGGCTATGTCCTGAGACGCGCCGAGGGCCCCGTTGTCCCCCAGGGAGGACTTATAATCGGCGTGGACGGTTCTTCGCTCATGCCTTATGGAACAGGCGTGTCCACGACAGGAGTCCCTTACCCTCCGGGTACAAGGGTCAGGGTCGTGGAAGTCCCTATCGCCGCCGACGCAGGCTCGGTAGGGCGTTCAGGAGCGTTGCAGATTACCGGCGTGTGCAACGAGTCCCCGGCACCAAATACAAGCTTCTACCCGGTGTGGAAGATGGATGCGGATGGTCTTGACACTAGCGAGTATGACAACGCGCTATTTGGATACGCAGTCGCCGACAAAGTGGATCGACTGCGTGGAAAGCCGAGTGATTTGACCCCTGGAGACTGGGGCGTGTTCGGCTTTATGAAGAACAATATTTTTGTCGGCGGGTGCAGGACGTCAATTGAGGGGAGCCCCTACGCAGGACTGCACATGTACGCCGACGACTCCACAGTGATATTCAACAAGGGTCTCAAGTATGTCGAGGACAGTCCCGCGTCCCGCAGGGCGGAGATACTTGACGTCGACGGCCGCTCCGTCGACATGGAGATGCTGGCCGACGACTTCATCGACGCCGCAGGCGTCTCAAGGGAAGCTCCAACGACACCTGCCATAGACGAAGCGTTCACCTCCCCGGCTGACACTGAAGTGAGACTGCCTGGAACGGAACTACCACGCTGGCATGAGGTTAATCTGCGTGGTGGCGCGGTTGGCGGAAAGATTTTACAACGCGTTGGAAAAAGGGAAAGCGACACGCTCTCCCCGATAGTCACCGATTTCACAGGCAACGACGGCGTCTTCTATAAAGGTTCGATACACAGCCTTACCTTCTCCCGTTCCTTTGAACTTCCGCTTCTGGAATACACAAGGGAACTGGACAGCACCGAACCGGAAACGCCGGACGACACAGGGAACTCGCCCGACCCGGCCGGCTCGCTTGATTTCGAGGGGTACGCGTCGCTATATGCAGATTTGCTGTATGAGCTTATGCGCGTGCGTTTTGCAGAACGCTACTGGGCGAAGCTGAGAAGACGCACAAAGGAGTGGACAGCCCTGGGACCCAAGGAAGTAGCGGAAAGAATGGCAAGGGCCATGACGAGAGACGCCCGTCTTCCAAAGATTGAAGACGGCGCCCCGGCCTATCAGGACGACCTTGTTCCCGTGACCGACCCGCTTGTCGACGACGACCTGGAAATGCGTCTGGCAAGGCTTGAGTCCTACATTCACCTGTCGCAGACGGGCTCGCTAGTCCTGTCGGACTCCCGTGGTTCGGAAATAAGGCTGGAAGGGGGCAACATCACGATTTCCCCGGCTGTCGACATGAGGCTTGTCCCGGGACGCGACATGACCGTTCTCGCCCCACGGACACTGTCCATTACAGGCGGCAACCGTGTCGAGCTTAACGCTGACAGCGGGGAGTTGGACATACACGGAAACAAGAATGTCGTCGTGTCGGCGGAGGGCGTGCTTACGATGGAATCCCGCGACACGTCGAACGTCGCTTTTGCGGACTATGACAAGAGGAACGCAGGCGGTGGAGGTGTAATCATACGTAGCGCGACAGGAACCCATGTCATAGGCGCCAGCGTCAGGCTTGCCGTACAGGGGCCGACGGACCGCGAGGAGGACGGCGTGACGCCTTTCGGCGGCGGCGCAATCATACTGGACGCCGGCGCATCGCCCCTTTGCCTGATGGGCGACAGCATAAGCGAGCACGCCGACAGGGACATCTGCATAGTGTCCGGCGCCAGCGGCTCGGGTATTGTAATCAACCCGTCCGGCACGACCGTGGCCGGTGATTCGTTCGTCGCATGCGTTGGCTCCGCCCTGTTCGGCGGTGAGGCCGAGATGCGCTGGATGAGCATTTCAACGGGTGGCGAGGTCAAGCCTGAGCTGTCTGTGTACACCGTGTCTCACAATGACAACAATGTGTCCGTAGGGGTAAAGGGCTCGATGGTCGTACGCAAGAATCTGGGCGTAGAGTCCATATCGGCGGTAAACGGCGTATACAAGACTCTTAGGGCCTTCACCGGCCGTGAACAGGAAAGTCTCTACATACCTCCAAAGCAGCGTTCGGTAGTAACGCAGAACATATCAATATATGCACAGTTGGATAACACGAATATATCGGTAGAGACACATGCCGCAGAGGCTGTCGACAACTGGTACACGACCTATGAGGACGACCCGCTGCTTACGGCGGACGGGGTGCGCCGGCTTGGAATATATTATCCTGACGCGGAAGGGTACATGACCGACAAGTCGTTCTGGGTCACGTCTCGCTGGCAGCGTATGCTGAGGGCGTCCGGAGGTGACTCCTGGCAGCCTTCGGCGATACAGGACGAGGACGGACGCATGATGCTGTACTTCCCCGGATACGAGATGTGGACTGATGATTCAAAGGGGTTTGTCCGTACATGGACAGTAGGCGCGGAGGAGCTAGACGCACCGTCCAGCCTTCAGGCCTCATGGACGATAAACTGCACACTTAATGCTTAGAAAAGGAAAAGGAAGATGACCGAGGAACGCAAGACGAACGAAGGAACAGAGAACGAGACGAAGGACCAGTTCATCCGCCGTATAACAAGCGGTGGAATAACGGAAAAGGACATCCCGGACTCCGCCCGTGAAAACTGGACGAGAAGCGTGCTGGGCATGACGCCGTTCTCGCATTCCATGAGTATCATGGACGGTAGGATTCACGTGGTCTTCAGCGAGCCCTCGCCGGAGTTCCGCAACATCTACAGGCTTCTGTCAGGGCGTATTCCGAACGACATGTTCATGACGCTTACAGGGCTCTCGATACTGCTGTACCTACGTGAAATCAACGGCGAGTTCAACCTGTCGTTCGAGCCGCCCAGGGACCTGCTGAAATTGGCGCCCGCCATGCAGGGGACGCCCGAGGCAATCGCCGACATGGTGAACTTCCATTACAGCGACTGGTGCGCCAAAATTCCCTCGGCGATAGCCCGCATGCTCCCGACGCTATGGGCGATGTACAGCAGCATGGTCGCCTGGTTCACAGAGAACGACATGCCTGATTCTTTTTAAACGGGCGCTGGTTCCGTCTTGCGTGCCGGGCGTCCAGGACGGGCGCCATTAACTACTCGAAGTGGAAAGGCACGGCACGGGACTATCAGCGGGAGCGCTACATATTCAATGACCTGGAGAGGGAGCTCGAAGCCACAAGCATTCGTGCGTTCCTCTCCGTTGGTGAACGGGAGCGGCTGCCCCTGGCCGAGACCGCAAGAGACCTTGAGATGCCCTGGCTCCAGGAGAAGGGCGACGACAAGACAATCCTCCAGGACCTAGACGAGTTCCTGGAGAACGCAGAGAAATAAATGACACAAGAAGGATACAACGCATATACGCCCGCATGGGAGTCGTTCGAGAAGCTTTTCCCGATACTTGAGAACCTTGTCTCGTTTGGCTCCTACATGGCCGAGGGTTCAGATACTTTCTCGGGCATACCCAGGCTGGTGAATGCGTTCAAGTTCAACAGCGGTGTCCGCCCACTCTACGAAGGCGATTCACAGGCCATGAGCCAGCTTGTGAACATGTTCAACCAGAAAACGGCCACACCGTCCGCGACGCCTTTTGAATCCTTCGCCAGATCCGGTCTGGCCTACCTTGTCGACGGCAAGGCCAAGGCCGACGAGGCCGTAAGGAGCGTGGGGCGCATCACAGGCGCCGGGTACACGTCCTTCGCCAACCCCGGCTATACAATGGCTGAATCCTTCGGCACGTGGGACAGGGGTCAGTATGGAGACCATACGGCGGCTCTTTCCCAGACGATGGCGGACGTGTACTTGTCCACGCCTGACGACAACGTGACGCGTGGTATGCGCCAGGCGTTGTTCGTAAGGCAGATGGGCGGCGACCAGACAGTCGTGCAGGCCAACGCCAAGGCTCGAATCCTGATGCGTGAAATGGGAATCGACGAGGGCTTCGATGAACGCGACCCTGAAAAGTGGGCGCGCCTGGAGCGCGATTTCGACAATATCGTCGAAAGCAAGAGGAACGAGCGCCGTCGTGGCGCCGAGGACCAGCTTGTGTACGAGGAGACTGCCGGAACCCTGACACCCGAACGCCGCAACTTGCTCATGAAGCAGATTGCCGGAGAGACCGAGGAGGACAGGAAATACGACGAATCGGCCAAGGCCCTGAAGGATTTCGTAACGACAATCAACGACGCAGGGAGGCACCTGTCGGAATTCACCGCAGCCGCCGCAGACTGGGGCAAGATGCTGAAGACAGACGCCGATACGGCCACAACGCGTGTCGGAAATCTTCTCGGTGTGGACGCGGCCCGTGCGTATACAGGCGCCGAATTCGGCTACATGACCCACATGATGCAGAACGCCGCGCAGTTGAGCGGCAATTCCACCGAGCGCATAATGCAGCTCGCCGGAGTCGCCCAGCAGCAGTTGTCGGCAAACGGCTTGTCCGCCGAATCGTCGATGGCGATAGCGACGATAGCCTCGTTGTCGTCAACCTCCAGCGGAAGCCGGCGTACGACGCAAAATTCCCGTGAAGCTGCGGACATCGCCTCCTACGTCTCCCTGATGAAGTCAGACGCCGGGCAGCTTGCGCTGGGTGGATTCCAGGTGTTTGCGAGCAACTTCCGTGGTTCTCCGGAAGAGGCCGCGACAGCATATATGCAGCGTTTGGAGAACATGGGGGGGATAACGCTTGGAAATGTCCAGCGTCTCACGGGTGTGAGAGGAGGTCTCGACTTCTTCAACATGCAGGGGAACGGCGAATACGCCCAGCAATTGGTGGCGACGCATCCCGAGTTCCTGTCCACCATGAGGTCGATGGCCACGAGAAACACTATAATGACGGAGCTGCAGTCTCAATGGAATTTCACAGCCAACGGCAGACGGGTTAACGTACTGTCTGAAAGGAACAGGCTTGATAGCATGACCCAGTCCAGGGCAGGCGTATCCCTGGAGACCGTCATGAATTCCTGGACACCGGAACAACGCAAGGCAGCTCTGGGAGAGGAACTGGACCAGCAGATACGGCAGTTCGACGGCGCCTACAGGACAGCACTGGTTAATGTCAACCGTTCAGGCCACCTCGGACGGTCCTACCTTAATGCTTCGTCTGACATAACCCTCAACCTGCTGGACGAGCAGGTATCCCGGGAAACGGTTGCCAAGGTGCGGGAAGCGCAGGCGCGTTCGCGCATCCAGGCCGACTACACCTCCGGCGGTTTCGGACGGGTGCTGTACAATTCGATAATAAACAACCCGGATGTCTCGCTCGGTTCACTGTTCTCAACGGCCACCGGCATGACACTTCAGGCGGACACGGTAAAGTTCCTGTCCGGAAACGGTTTCGGAAAGGAGGAGCGCAGGGCTCTGTCCGATGTCCTGTCGTCCAAGGAAGGAATCGAGAACAAGTATGACAAACTATTCGAGGGAAGCATCCACCGCTTCGACCAGCTCAGGAAAGAGGGTGTCCAGCTAGACAAGGCCATAGAAAGCTCCGGTCTCGGGAAGTTCGGCTTCGGGGTGAACGGGGAGAACCTGACCTTCAACGGGGCTGGGCTGGACGCGAGTCTCAAGGAATACGCCTACAAGGACAGGAAGCTCAAGGAAGACACCTCCGCCGAGCACAAGGAAATGGTGGAGAAGTGGTCGAAGGACATAGACGCCGACCCTACAACCAGCCTTGGCAAAAGATACGACGTCGCCGAACGGCTCACGGTGTATGATGTCTTCAAGGAGAAGGTCAAGTACAAGGACGTCTATAACGAAGAGCAGAAGAACGCCCTTCAAAAATACCAGGACGCCATATCCGGGACGGACGATGAAGACATCAAGCAAGCCGAGAGGACATTGAGAAACGTCTTCAAGGACGACAAGATGTGGAACGACGCCAGGGCCAAGAACCGCTCAGAGATGGGAATCCCCAACAACGGAGGCGCGTTCGAGCAAATCATGCTAGGTTACATGTCGAAGCTAATGCAGAAGCTCTTCGCCGGTGAGAACGACCCGATCTTCGTACAGTTCAAAGGCGAGGGAGGCAACTAATGGAACATCTATTCGATTTCGACTCGACCCCCGCAGCGGTGTACAACGGCGGGAACGGAATAAAGGGCCTCATCACCGTCAAGACCAACAGGAACGGCAACGACCCAGACGGAGGAAGCAACTTCCTTGTGGCAATCCTGTCGATAAACGGCGAGAAGGAGGCCAATGCGCAGATGACCGCCAACTTGAAGAACGAGGCCTACTACACGCTGTTCGGCGACAAGATGACTACCACCACGCTTACCTGCCTTGACATACCCGGCTATTGCGGGGCGGGGCATAAAATCAACCGCCTGTACAACGCCGTTCGTCTCATGGACAACGCCATAGCGTCGGGCAACCTTCCGAGCATCAAGGTAACATACGCCTCGGCAGGGCACTCCGGCACGGTGACAATAAAAGGCTATCTGACGAAAATATCGTTCGGCATGGCGCAGCAGTACAACGGTTCTATGACCCTTACCATACAAGGATACGTTTCATGACCTACAACATCACATGGGGGCTGCTCCACGGGGCGGCGAACACGGGTGAACCTTGGGTGAGAGGATCGAGCTGTACGCCGGGCTTTCACGGGAGGGACGCAAAGGTGCGCGCCCTCTTCCCTGATTTGGACCCCAGCATCCGTGGGTGGCTTGTCGAGACGTTCGTGCAGGCCGCCCTTCTGTCGTCATGGCGGAAGGAGCTGCTGAAGCTTGACGGGCTTAACACGTATTTCGACCCACTCAAAGGACCGCTGCTCCGCCTTTACCCGAGCCGCAAGGGGGTTTTCGTGGAACATCCTGCCGCCGAGCCTGGCGACATATTCATGCGCTCCGTCCGGTACGCCATAAACGGGCAGGGTCCGTACAGCGTCTCCTACACGCGCTCCGACGGCATGTCCGACACCGTCACGCTGGAGGAGAACGACGGCAAAATGCTGCTTCCGTTCTACGACGGGACAATAACGCTCCGTAACGCGGCCTCAGCCAAGGAGGACGGGGAGTTCCAGGTAACACTTGCCAGGCTTCCGTACTACCTGCCAGAGGACAAGCTTATGGAACGTCTTGGAACAAAGAATCTTCCAGAAGCAGCAGGTGCATTCTGCACAGAACTTCTCAGAGGACTTAAATGAGTTTCAACATAGACAAGTCGTCCGCGCTTGAGGTGAAGCTGCTGGAGCTGCATGTCAGCGGCCTCGGCAGCTTCGAGCTTTCCCGCGTTTCCATCAATATGAATGTGAACGGGGAAAGCACGGCCACATGCGAACCCGTGCCTGGCAAGGACACCATAAAGAACCAGCAGTCGCATATAAACCGTCTGTCCGCCATAACGCCGGACATGCGCTGCCGGGTCTACATGAAGCTAGGCAACAACGGAAACCTGGCGCCCTACAGGAGCATGCTGTTCGAGGGACGGCTTGCAGGAGACACCATACAAGTCCTGTCCAACCCGCTGGGCAGCTCGGCGCAGGTGCACATAAACCTGCGGCATATAACAACAGCCGACCTCGGCGGAGTGTCTGTAGCAGAACGAACATATTATCATGATGGCGCTCAGAATATTCCTTTCCGTATAACGAATTACACCCCTTACTACACCACACAGCAGTTCCGCAACACCACGCTCGACGAAGGAAGACTGGCCCTTTACATCAAGCAGCTAGTCAACGCCCTGTTCCTCTGGTACACCAACGGCGGAACTAACAGTATAAACGTCAACAACATTCTAAAGGCCGTGCCCTGCAAGGTGAGACAGGACCTTGAGATGATGGAGAACGGCAAGGGTGGGATAATCTGGGGGATGGAAAGCGTCATAGACCGGACGTTCCAGGGGGCGATGGGCTCCAAGGCCACGCTCCTGTCCGTCATGAGCACGCTGTGCAATTACTGCCTTTTCAACCTGATACCGACAAGCAACGCGCTTGTGATAACCCCGAACCTCAATGTATCCCGGTGGAATGACGACGATGTGTTCCTAAGCAGGAAAAGGCTGGTCAATGTAACCATCCCGTTCACCTCGCAGAGAATACCAATCGAAAAAGTCTGCCTCAATTATTTCGCCGGCGTTAGATACTACTCGGACGGCGGGGAGGATGTCACCGACCCAAACCGTAACAAGGACTGGGCCAGCAAGTACCGCTGGCCTCCTATAGACGGCGGCGGCGCAGTCCTGGTGGACCCCCCGCCAATACTGCGGGATGTCGTGGATGTCTCGCTAAGCGCCGGCAGCCAGCTTCTACCTCCCCGGCCGCTATCAAAGGGCGGGAGGGCCACTAACTCTGTAAACAGCGCTGGTGCACAGGCTTATAGATACCCCTGGGACCTTGATACCCGTATCGGAACAATAGCGGCCAAGCTGGAGTGGTCCCGTCTCGCCTTTTCACAGAGGACGCTGTCCGTCGGGATAATGCCACACTGGATATTCAGCCCCTCCTTCGCCGAGGCGCTTGGCAGCGTGTACGAGGAGGGGACCCCGTGGGGGCTCCTTGGGAAGACCGTCAAATTGCGCGCCCCGTACAGCATAATCGACTCCAACAAGTCTGACGATATCGCGTACATAGGGTATGTTAATGGAATGCAACTTGACGTTTCAGTTCCCGACGCGAGACTGACAACGCACGCCGTACTTTCCAACGTAAGGACGGAGACGGAGGACCGATGGGCCTTCCCAACCGCCGACAATCCTCTATATGACGACACCGAACAACAACCAGTCTGACGACAAGCCCCAGGACCCTATGGACCTGGCATGGCAGGCGTGGAAGGCGGAGGACACACCCGACACGCGCAGGAACCTTCTTGCGGCCGTGTCGCCGCAGGTGAACACCGCCTTGCGCACGTTTGCGCCCGGGATGGAGCAGAACCTTCTTCTTCAGGCTAACAGGCTGGCCCTTGACGCGGCCACGACATACGACCCGTCCAGGGGCATGAAGTTCAAATCCTATGTCTACCAGCACCTGCAGCCTTTGCAGCGCATGGCCGGAAAGAGGGCCAACATGGTCTCCCTGCCTGAGCGCCATATCATAGAAGGCTCAAGGCTGAAGGAGCAGGAGCAGAGGTTCATCGAGCAGAAGGGCTACGAGCCGTCACTCGCCGACCTGGCGGATTTCACCGGAATGAGCATGAAACGGATCGAGACGATACGCCGCCACAAGGGCGCCGTCAACGAATCCAAGACATACAGCCCAGAGGGCGACCCGATGGCGTCAGGTACGGAGGACCTCCAGAAAACCTGGTGCGACTACATATACAGCTCCCTTCCTTCGATGGACCAGAAGATATACGAGTGGAGAACGGGCTACGGCGGCGCTCCTGTTCTCGGCGTCGTGGAGATAGCCAAGCGGCTGAACACGTCCCCGGCCACGGTGAGCAACCGCCTGTCCAAGATAATCGGGCTTATCCAGGAGGGAATGAGCCTTGAGTGACACCGGAAAGTACATAATAGAGGAATACACTCGAGGAGCGAAGACGCTCTGGCCGCGTGTGCTTGACGTAGCCGTTCCCGAAAAGCCGTTCGACGAGAACAGGCTTCGCAGGGACATGGCGGCGGTGGAGTCCCAGGTGTCTGAGTACTTTCCGAAGGCCGACGAGCCGGAGAAGCTCAGGGCGTTCGAAAAAGGGGCGGCGGCGGAGGCCGGGTTCCGTGGGATAGCCGCCTCTATGCTTCATAAACGCCACCAGCTAGGCCGCACGCGGAAGCTCATGGCAGCCATGAACAGCGCGCTTGGGTTGTTCGACACCAGCGGCCGTGTCGCCAATCTGCAAGGAGGACTTCCTGAATGAAGGACCTGAACATTCTCCGTATGATTATGGACGCCGACCCGGGCTACACCCGAAACGAGCATGAGGTCTGGGCGCAACGGCTTATGGTAATCCTGATGGGCTCAGAGGACAACGACGTCGGAAGGGCCTATGGCGGTGAACTGGCCGCCTTCGTCGGCGGGGCGATACTGTCGCCCGACGTCCTTGAGCTTAAGGTCAAGGCTACCATAAAGGAGGCCGTCGAGTGGCTCAAGGCCAATTCGTACGCCCCGGCGGACATGACCGCCGACGTCGACACCTATGACCTGGACGGCGATCATCTGACAATACACATAACGGTATCCTACGCCGGGGAGAGCTCCTCGGCTGATTTGACCCTATAAAAGAATATGCTCAACAAGGACAAGACAGACAACGAGGCGGTGTTCGCCGCCGAAAACGCCATGGCCGGCGTGTTCTCGTCTAAATACGGTATAGACGCTGCCCCCGGTTCGGCAACGCGCGAGCTGGCAATACGCCCTGCCGCCGTTCTCCGCTCAATGGAGGAGGATTGGCGCACGGCGCTGACAACGTCGCTGAACCTCTTCAGTATTGCCGACGGCTCCGTGGAGGGGCAGGACGACCTGGTTGACGCAATCGCCTCCATCTACCGCATAAAGAGGCGCGGTGGTGCCGTCTCGGCCGGTACCATGATGGTCGAGGTGGCCGAGGTTCCTACCGTCTATATAAACAGCGGCATGAGCTTCTCCATAAACAACGTCCGCCTTGAAGTCCCGGGCGTGTACGTCGGGCATTCAGGAAGCCTTCCGGAAGGCTCCGCCGACGGCGTCCACCATGTGATGATTCGCCGGTACGCCAAGGGCGTGGACCTCGACGGAAGCGTCATATACTCGTTCTGCATGCTCGTCCCCGTCTACTGCGAGAGTGGCGACTCCTTCCCGGCCGGAATACCGATAGCCATGAACGGTCCCTCCGGCGGGATAATCGAATGCAGCGTGTTCTCCGCTATAACCGGCGGAGGGAACGAGGAGAGCAACCAGGATTTGGCAAGACGCGTCCTTGAAGGTCTTCCCCCGGGCGTAATGTCCACTCCCCTGCAGATAAAGAACACATTGTCCGAGGAATTCGGCATACCTCCCCACAGGACGAAAGTACTTGGGGCGTCGGACTGCACTTCGCGTTCATGCGATATAATCACGGGGCTGCCTGTTCCAGGAACGGTGGACATATGCGCCGCCCCGACAGGCGACTGCCCTGTCGAGACGGTGGAGACAACGCCCATGCTGTTCAGCGGCACGACCTGGATGATAAACCTCGACGAGAACGCCGCAGCAGGCATGTACGAGGTGACCTCCCTTGTCGTAAACGGCAACGCAGTAAGCGAGTACACGGTCGAGTGGATGCCGTCGGAAGTCGGCTTCCATCAGATAAAGTGGAACAACGGCTACCGTTTCTCGGCTTTCCAGACGGCGACAGTGACTTTCGACAGCGACGACGACCTGTCGAACGCCACAGCCCTTCTCACCATCCGCCGCCAGCCGCTTGTGCCGGTCATACAGAGCTTCGTCGACGGGACCGACAAAAGGGCTCCCGGGCAGGATACGGTCGTCTACTCGCCGTTCCCGGTGTTCCTGCGCATGTCCCTTGCTGTAAGCGGGGGAAACGCCTCCGACGAAACGCTGCGCACCACTCTCTGCAATTATCTGAACAACCTTCCGGTCGGACGAGGGTATGTCGACGGCCAGGACTGCTTCGACGCCCTCAACGCGATAGGCGTCAAGGTAGTCTTCCCGATTACCATGTATGCGCATATCCTCACGGACGGCGTGTCGTACGACATCATGTCGTCCAACGGAAGACTTGAATATGGCTCCATCACAAAGGGCAGGGATGTAGTCTACGTCTCCGCCAACGATGTTAGGATGACCGCCGGGTGAAACTATCTGACTTCTACATAAAGGGCAGGAACGCGGACCTGGTGCCAGGAATACTCGGTCTGTTCTGGACAAGGGTGTTCCCGCAGGACAACGGCCTTGTCCAGGCCGTCGATGAGACGGCCGGGCATACTCTAGACTACGGTGAGACATATATGCGCCGTATGATCGACTGGCTTACCGGGGGCACCGACGACGTCGACTTCGTCGAGCGCATGGAGGTTGTCCCTGTCGAAAGCGTCTACCAGGACCTCGTCAAAATCGGGGACGGGCAGCGCATAGGTGACGGCGTCTATATAGGCGCCCCGGGGGGCTCGCTCAGATGGATTCTTCCGCTTTCTAACGAGTACGCCGACATACCTGTCATAATCCCGGTAGGCGGCAAGCCTCTTCTGAAGAACGCCGACTACGTAGTTGACGGCCGCAAGGTGGTTTTGCGCGAGAATCCGCTGGAGATGGGGATTTCCCCGTCGCTGGAGGACATCGACGGGGTTCCTACGGCGGCATACGGCCTTCTTCTGGCCGGTTGCGTGCCGTCAAACGGGGGAGGCGACAACTTCAGCTTCTACAGGCTTCCGGACGGCGCAAGGAAGGTCATGCTGGACATAGTGACGCACGAGGCCTCCCTGGACCGCATCCTGCAACTGGTGCAACGCTGCGCCGGCTGCATACCGCCTAGCGTTTTCGAGAAGACAGACGAGGAGGGCCCGTACACAGTCATAACCAGCGTATGGCAGGAGGAAGGACGTTCCTATGGTCTCACTACCGGCGGGGAGATTGTAAAGATTCCAGAGGGCCTTCTGTTCGCGCAAGGCATGGCCTATGACGAACGGCTCAAGGTGCGCCCCTGGGAGAACATAGCAAGGGGCATAGACGTAAAGGAAAAGGCGTCCGACAGCGGGATAATCGGCCTGCGCGCCCTGGACGCGCTGGCGCCAAACAGGGCCGACACGTTTTCCGCCGGAGAGGCCGGTGTAATTGGCGGCGCCAGGTGGGAGGTTTATTTCGAGGGCATTCTTGACGACTACGGAAAAACGCCCGAGGAGCTCCTGCCGGCCGCCACGGAGAACGTTCTTGTGCGGCTATACGACCGGCTAGGAAGAAAACAGCCGTCCGTGGTGTATCTTGATAATCCGGCCGCCTCAAGGGTGGCTGAATTTTCCGACGCGTTGGAAATTCTCAGGGACTGCCTGCCCGCCGGTTCGCTCCTTGTGACGGCCGTGAACGACAACATTGAGGACAACGCGTCAATATCTACTGAAGACAATATCGAGACGTTTCCGGCGGTTGTTCTGTCGGACGTTGTCGAGGCGACAATTTCCGACAGAAACTACATACGTGGAACACTGCTATGAACACGACAGCCAATCTTAGAATAAAGGGCAGCGTCGAGCTCTTCCTGCGTCAAAACGGAAAGGATTTCCTGCTGCCAGGAAACCACAACGCTTTCCAGGAAACAGGAAAGACGGCAATCGTCAACGCGCTCGGGAAAGGGCTCAAGCTTACGCATATCTACTTCATATACGCAAACAACGACGCTCAGACAATAGGGGCCGACAGTGGTGACCTTACTGCCGCTTCCATTCAGGCGCTGGCGGACGTCAATACAGGCATTTTGAAAGTTCCCGTGTTCTGCATGGGGACGGAGGCGTCGGACGATGTCGTGGACACCGCTGTTCTCGCCGGTATCACGGACCCCTCCGGCTATATCGGCGGAGTAGTCTTTGCGGACGGAAGGTGGGTCTACGGCCTGGGACTGGTCCAGGAAACCGACAATGGCGATGTTTTGTATGCCGCTGCGGACATAACTCCTATAAGGGTGGCTGCCAATGCCCAGGTCGGGGCCAAGTGGAAGACAACGATTATAACTGACTAAGGAGGACGGGCATGACTTTGGACCTTTACAAAGATTCCGAGGATCTGTCAGCCGAAGTGCTGAATCGTCCTATTGTTCAATTGGAGGCGCTGGTGGCGTCCCTGCAGCAGCAGGTTACGGCGTTCGTATCCGGTTCCAGGACCGTTACGACCTCCCCCTATGACACGACGAGCGACAGTCCTGTCATTCCCGGTTGCATAGCCTACATCGGCAACGACGGCCTGGCTAGAAAAGCCGCCGCCCTGTGGAACGCCAGCCCTACAGCGCAGGGTGTCATAATGCCGGCGGATTCGGCGTACAGCGCGGGTCTCGTGCTGGCCGTCAACACGGGAGCAGGAACCTGCGACATAATGACCAGAGGCTCAATCCCCTACAACTTCACGCCGAGTCTGGCGACAAACCTGTTCAAGGACGGTACTGCCCCGTACACAGGGGCGTGGAACCTGTCCCAGACCGACTCGGGAAAGGTGGAACGCGACAGCAGCGGACTGTACCTGAAGATTCCCGTTGTCCGGGTCGACGCCCTGGGCAACGTGTACTACACAGGAGCGCAGCCGGCCGCCGGATATCATATCCACAAAGTGTTCACCATTCCTGCGGACGCCACATGGACGCCGGACACTCTCGGCGAAAGCTGGAGCTACGAGGGTGAGGCTGTAGCCGAACTGGATTACTTCAACTGGCAGGACTTCACGGCGTCCTTGGACGGCGTGGAGGACTACGCTGGAGTCATATCGCTGTCCGAAGGGGACAACGGTGTTGTCGTGACCTCCGCCGAGGACCCGACTGGAAAGGTCGTCCGTATATGGACGGCCCTGCCCGATTCGCACGAGCAGCCTGTTGTCAGGGGCATACGCACGGTAGGCACAAGCCGTCTGTCGGTGTCCTCCAACAATGGACTCGTGACAATAGGCATAGATGGCTGGTCTGGCGAAGAACCAACCCCGATGTACCGTGACAGGGCCGTCGGCGCACTGACGGACAACGGCGGCTACACGATGACCCACAACGTAAGCGGGCTGGCCGGCGACGAAACCGTCCAGCTAGTGAAAGGCTCGAACGGCGTGTGGTCCATCTCCTGCGTGAACCTCAAGTACGTCGAACCGGCGATAACCTCACTGGACAACGCCACGACAACTGTCAGCGGCGGAGTCCTGTACTATATTTTCCCCGGCTCCCGCGCTTCGGGAGTGACAGGTCTTGTAAGAATACCCGCCCCGCCGGAGGGGTTCCATTGGACCCTGCACCCCTTCGTGCAGGCCGCGTCCGGAACGGTAGCCGTGGCGGCCTCGTTCAAGTGGGCGGCCAGACCGGAGGACAACGAGGCTGATGAAGCCGCCGAAAGCCTTACTCCGTCGACGATAAGCCTGACGGCGGCCGCCGGAACAGGACGCTACCTCGCAGTGGCGGAAACCGGATGGGACGTCGACGCGGGAGGCGATGGATGGATACGGCTCTCGGCCGACGGTTCGTCCGCCGAGGACATGAATATGATTAGTTTCGGGGTCAAGCTCGAATCCGTGGAGAACGAATGATAACCGAGAACGTCCTTAAGGAATGGTATTCGGAGAACGCCTCAAGGCGCTTCCCCCTGGCCACGCCCGTGCCTGTTTCAGGCACTCGCCCCAGCGGTCTGGACGACAATGGAAAGGCCCTTCCAAACGCCTTGCTTGTCGGCATGCAGCTAACCGTTCCACGGACGATGCTTGCGACGCGCGACCTGGGCTCCGGGCTTCCTTACGACTCGCTGGCCAATACATACTGCATATATCTCAGCCGTGTCGTAATATCGCTGACACGGGTCGAACTGCTGTTCACCACGGTGTCCGGCGAGGACATAGCCACGGCCGTCTGGACTCCGGAAACGGAGATAGCCGGCCTGCCTGTGCATGGCGTGCCTATAACGCCCCTCCGTACCGACGACCCGAACATAGGCATAAACAACGTGTTCGGGTACGTTTTCCTCGGCCCGGACTCCATGTGGTCCGCCCACACCGGAATCTACACGTATTCTGACGCCAACATCTACAACAGCATGGTGTCGGAGTCTGTCATAGCCGTGGACGACGCCAACAGGGTAACAGGTCTTATCGTCAACGGCGAGAAGATGATTGGCGACATAACCTTCGTGGCGGGCGAGAATGTGAAATTCAGCGTGGACACCGACAGCAACGAGTTCAAAGTTGACTTCGCGGGCGACCTGGACGACACGGGCATACAGAACCGCGAGGAGCTTATAGAGGCCATAAAGGAGACTTACGGCGACCCCGTCATGTCGATTGACGGCGTTTTCGCCGACGGGGACGGCGAGTATACCATAGAGCCTGCCGACGAGTGCATACACATATCCGCCGTTCAGCACGGCATAACGATAACGGCCGGATGCGGCGACAGTTGCTGCGACCGCTCCGTTATCAGCGGACTCTCCGGAAACGTCCAGGAACTTAATGTCAAAGTAGCCAGAATAGGAAGCTTCCAGCGGTCCGTGGCCGCCGCTGTCAACGCGCTTCAGAACGAACTGGCCTATCTGAAGATGGTGGCCAACCAATAATGCCTACTTTCACTGTTAGAAATTCAGACGGCCAATTCACCTGGCATCCTATCGGGGACGTCAGGCTGAACGACAACTCGCTCGTGGAGTACGAGGTTGATCCCGTCAACAAGGCCGTCACGGTAAAATGCGCCGTGGAGGACGGGTACAAGAGCAAACTGTACCAGACGGAGTACGATTGCGTCGTAGCCCACAGCACGACAGAGGTAACTCCAATCGACTCTGCCGTGTCCGTGGATTTCACGCATTACGACACCGTTGTCGTCAGCAGCGCCGGCGGAACGTCGAACGTAAAGCTTCCCGTCGACAGCCCGGGAAACCCGGACGGGTACTGGGTTGCCCAGATAAACAAGGTGAAACCGCTCAAGGGATGCCTTGACATAATAGGCGGCGACAGACTACGCTGGGAGGCAACCGGAAACGGCCTGTCCATCACCGACGTGTCACGCCCCTCCTTGGACTGTGTCGACTATGTTCGCGTGGCCGGGTACATAGCCTGCATAGAGGACAGTCTAAACGAGCTGGCTGCACAGTTGGCCGCTGAACCCGGAACAGTGGTGGACGAGCAGGAGATGTATGGCCTGTTCATGCAGTACCAGTCCATGAGAAATCTCTGGAATTATCTGGTAATAAGAAACATGATTGCCTTTACCTCGGTATACCAGGGCGACACGGCGTATGTCCAGAGCAGGCTTACCAACAACACCGGTTCGGATTTGCATGTCGGCGACATAAAAATCGACTTCCCGACGGAAGGCATACCCGCCACCGGAGGTGAACGGGATTTGGACGCGACCTATGTCAGGTACACGTTTACGCAGAAGAATTCGTCCGGCCCGCAGCCAGCCTTCACCATGATTAACGGCGAGCGCCAGCCAATGGCCGGGGCGAGCTTCAAGCTGGAGGGTCCGGAGGGAGGTGTGACAATACCTCCTGGAGACTCCTGCGAGCTGACTGTCCAGTTCAAGGTCAGCGCCACCATTTCAGCCAACGACCCGATTGCTGTCGACGTGCAGCATCGTGACACGCCTTGGGCCGGGCAGTGGCCTACGTTCTCGAACGGAAAGATTGTCAAGCCGGGTCGGCTGAGCTACTACAATACGCACTTCAACCCTACGACCTACGGCTCCGTTACCCCCGCCAGCGTGCCTCCTGTCGGAGACGGCTGCGCCCTTCGTATGGCCCCGGGCACGGCTACTGTCGCCTGGAACGCCCAGGGACTGGCGAGATGCGTGCTCAGGCCTGAAGTCTACATAGGACTCACTTGCACGGCGGACGCCACAACGTCGGATTTCACATCCAATTTCAGCGGCGTAGTCGACTGCAACGATACAAGCGAGGGAACGTACTCCCTTTCATTCACGGCCACCACATGCTCGCTCATGCTTACACCGGCCAGTGGAGGTGCGGCTTTCGAGGTTCTTGTCATAACGATGACAAACCGCCATTTCCATGAGGGCGACGGCATAGCTGTCGCCCTTCCCAAGACCTGGTCCACTGCTTTCGCCGAGGCTGTACAGACAGGGCTGAACATCCCGGTTGAATGCACATGGGAGCTTCCCGCCAGCGAGGTGCTGCCTTCCAACTCCGAGGCCGGCAGTACGAAGATGCTGTTCATACCGCCGGAAGCGGTGGACAACAACAGCATGATAAAGCGAATCAAGCTTGACAGCCAGATGTACAAAGTCGACTCCGTTCGTGGCATCGACGTGTACGGCCAGACAGTAGAGGTGTAGCGATGACGTTCATATTGGACAGACTTGATTCTCCAACCTGGCCTTTCGACACGCCGATGGACGGTTTTCCGACTACGCTGTTCTGCGACGCCAACATAGTGTCCGCCGACAGGTGCGTGGTCACGTCCGTTCTTGTCGGTAACGGAGTAGTGTACGTCCAGGCGACATCATACCTGAACAACAATCCGGTAACACTTCACTCGAACGCGACAGGACTGGAGAGGGGAGGAAAGGTCTACCTGTACGACGATGACGACAACTGTTTCGGTTGGCTTCTTATGGGATGGCCCCTGCCCGAGGCTTATACGGCCGACGGGATAAGCAGGGAGCTGTGCCGTTCCACATGCACCCCGTTCGGAGAGGTTCAATCGGTTAACCCTTCCGGAATGACAGGCGATTGGATGGTGGAAGGGCTCGACGGAATAGAGGTGACCCATGAGAACTCGGGCGGGACAATGGTGATAAAATTCGACACGGACGAATCGTACTTCAATGTCCCTTCAGGCGACGAAGTTGATTACGGAAACGGAATAGGCATATACGCCATAAACAACCAGCCAGGCCCGACCGTAGCCTTCGACATGGACGGGAACGGTGACATGTTCGCTGTCACCGCGACCGAGGACGGAGAGGAAGTACTCAAGGAAATAGTACTCATCCCTGACATGTTTCTGGAGTATCCTTATTCCCCGCCGGGCACCGACCCCACGGAGGTCGTGGACAGGGAGGTGCGGACAATACAGTTCAGCGGACCCACGCTTATCGGGGGCGACATAAACCACATACGCTGGAGCGGCTGGTATCTTCAGTACGAAGGCGCGTTCCTAGTAAGCACGCCCGAGTTCGGAGGGTATGTCGATCTGAATGCTTACCCGACTGGAATCTACGGCCCGTCGCTTTACATAAAATGGCCCGCGTGCGTGCGAAGGGATTATGTAAGAAGCATAATAAAGACGTCTACCGAGGACGGGAGCTCCATTCCGTATCCTCTGGACAAGGTTCTGAACGACGATGGCTCAGGTAATTAACAAAAATTTCAAGGACTGGTCGGCCGGTAGGAAGTACCCGTTCGACGAGGAATGCGACCTCACCTGCACCGACGGCCGCCGTCTTCCCCTGTCCTATTTTGTAGACGCCGTCATCTATCCGGCGCTCGACGGGACGTTCGACATTACCCGCATAGACGCGGAAGGAATGGTCATATCGTCAACCAACTGGGAGGGCGAAGCGCTTTTCTCGAGCTACCAGAACGGCTGGATGCCTGTTATAAGAAGGGGAAGCATAGTGGGGAGCATAGTCCTTAACGACAACGACTACGCCTATGTCCTGGGGCTCGCGTCCGTTCACCCGATGACGTTCCGCACCGGTCACCTTCGCTTCACCCCCGGTGTTGTGCGCTCCTTCTGTAAAAGGACGGAGAATCTCGAGGAGAAGCCTACATTCTTCGGCGAGGAAGTCGAGACGCTTGACGCCTCGCTTGACTCGGAGCGTTTCACCGTTCTCCAGGACTACACTGTGGACCTCGACCTGACCGTGACGGCCTACACGGTTCATCAGCCGATAACGCATATATCGGTAAAGGGAGCAACATACGCCCTCGGCAAGAACGGCCATTTCATGATACGCACGCCAATATGGTGCGACGACCCGTTCATTTCCACAGGTGACGGCATTATACTGCACAGGAGGGGCGCATGACGTTTCAGCCAATGGACGTGCCGGTCTATGACATAGACTGGCCAATGCTTGAAGGCAAAGTCGTCGGACTGCACGACATAAAAGTCGTGGTGTACCGCCGGCCATCCGGGGCGCAGGTTCCCTGCGACGTCATCGTGACATCCGCATCCGCCGGCTCGCTTACCATAGCTTTGGCGGCAAGAGGCACGGGCACGCCGTACCAGGGCACGTACATGACAATGACCGGGCTGACAGGCACGGGCATATCAAGCGGATTCGACAACGGATTCATGAGGGTCGACGTCACGACAGACGGACGCACGCTGTCGAAGGAAAGCGGAAACCTCAGAATAATGCCTACGTGCGTGTTCTGGCTATGCCCCGCACGCGAGGTGTTCGACCCGTCCAAGCTCCCTGTCCCCCACGAGGGGTGGACAAGGGAGGACGACTACGTCAACCGTAAAATCACCTACCGTGCCGACGAGACTACCACCACTCCGCCTACACCGAATAAATTAATGATGATAAACGGGCTCTCCCCTACAAATCTGACTATAATGTCCAACGGCGTTGCGGACATAGTCAGCGGCGGAGGCACTATAACTATTTCACCCTACACCAGAGACGATGAACAACAGTAGTTGGGAAAGTTGTCATGTTGATATAGACCAGCCGGGATTCTATGTATCAGACATAAGTGTCCTCGGGAGCGAGGTCACGCCCCTGATGGAGGACAGCCTGATACGCACGCTCCCGGAAGAGGTGGTCGTGTGGGACTCCAAAATCGAGTACTACCCTGTATTCAGCGACGTTAGCTGGTCCGCGAAACCACCGGCGATATTCAACCCGGACCCGTACGATGGTGACGACCAGGACCTCTACGACCCGGAGATAAGCTTGGGCATCCCGTTCCCGACGTCCATATACAACCCGTCGGTGAACGTCGAATTCCCTGGAGGGTTCCTGCGTCCGCCGACTCCGAAAATAGAGTACCAGGTGAACCCGTACATGCCCCCGCTTAACCTCGACATACCTCCGCTCAGCCTTCCCGACATAAGCATTCCGTACCTGGCCCTTCCCGATCTTGACATAACAAACATCATCAGAAACGTTAAAGGACTGCGCACGGTAGAAATCAGCTTTCTCGGACCGTGCCTCGCTGCATCCAACAATTTCGACAGCACGTCCACGACCGAGACCATATTGGTGTCCTGGAACGCTCCGTCAACTGGCAGATACGCCCTGTTCTCCTCCAACGGGCAGTGCTACTGGCAGCCCATAAACGTCTGTCCTTAAAGATGTGACCGCCAGGTGTTTATATCCTCTACCAGGTGCGGGTATAAAAGCTTTCCGCGCGTGGTATAGGTCAGGATGTCAAGTTCAGGCTGCCCTGTCATGTCCTGCTCCTTCTCGAAGCAGGCGTCGACGCCGACGAATTTCGGCATCGGCGACCCAAGGTCCTTGTAGATGAACGGCGCCCCTTCCGTGCACGTCGCCTTTATCCTCATGAACGGACAGCTTTCGTCCGACTTCTTTATCGAGACGGGTCCGATTATCTCGCTCGGCGCGTTCTCAAGACTGTCCTCCATGAAAGTCATTAGGTCGACAAGCTTTGTCCTGCGCTCATCCAAGGTTCGCAGAAACTCCTTCATCCGGTATTCGTTGGAGAACATGAAGGAGGCCTTCCTGTCCCGGTACATTCCATGCGGCCTTTCTGGTGCTCCGAACTTGTACTCGACAAGCGAACATGGGTTGGCGAATGTCTCAAAGGCGGGAGGCGCCTTCCTGTTAAGCAGATTGGTCTTGGCGTGCAGAAGGAAGAAGCCGGGGTCGTCGAAACCTTCGCAGGCCGACACCCATACGTTAAGACGCCATTTATTGAGCGCCACATGTTCCTGGGTATTGTCGAGTGTTATCGAATACATCTGATTGTCCTATAGATAGAAAGATTCCGTGCCCATTATAAAACGACAGCGTGGAACGACAGACAGGCGCATTATCCGTTTCACGCTCTCCCTGACACTCTCGCGCATTTCCGGGGAAGCGGTGTTAAGCGCCCGGAACAGATGCGGGTACTGCATCGTGGCCTCGACCTTCTGCTTGCACTTCCAGCATTTCGGAGGTCTTGCGTTCCTTGCATAGTTTGTTGCCAACGCGGCCACAGAAGGGTCGCCTAGCAGCCATCGGTAATTCGACGGGGTCACTGTTATTTCTGGGGTCATTCGCTTTTTCCTCAAGCGTTCTGCACGCAATATATAGATTTTCCGGAAGCACGCCGCCCGTCGTGTCCAGCCAGGCGTTCACCTTTGTCCCGTGGCTTTCAAGCACATTCTTGAGACTCCTGGCGCCCAGGCATATGACATGCCTGTCGTAGAATGTCAGGTCCGGCACCGGGGATTTCTTAATCGAGCCATGGCATGACGACCATGTCACGTCCGGCAGCCTTCCTTCCGCCCGCCAGTAAGCCTCCATGACACGTACGGCCGTCTTCGGGGAGTCGCAGGCGAATACTGTATCACGGTATTCGTTATGCAGCCATGTATGGAACAGCCGCATCGAGGACCGTGGCCGCCCTGTCGAGTCGCAGTCCAGCCATACCGGCTTGACGCCGTCGTGGTTCGGGCGGTATTCGACCAGCATCCGCTTCCCCGGAAGGGTTCCGTCGAACAATAAGATACCCTCGCGCATGGCCACCCGGCCCTTAAGCAAATCCACGGGAAACCCGGTGTCCATGAAGGCGTTTCTCTTAAGCCATTTTTCAACGTCGTTCCTGCACCTCCCCCACCACCAGTCGCTGAACCAGGGTCCGATGCGTTTTGTCTTGGCGTTTGTCCACCCGCACCTTAGACAAAAAAGGACGCAGGGTTTAATTTTGCAGGGAACGACTGTATATTCTTTTTTGCAGAAAGGACATTTCAGGTACAGCATTCAGGATTATTCCGTAATAATGAGAAACGCCTATAACGACAGTTCCGCCCTGAGGCATGAGGAGATTTGCCGCCTCTACGGGCTTGATCCGACAGTCCATAATATAAAGGAAGCGGACGACTCTCCAAAGGCCCGCCATTTCGGGTGGCCGGCGGCCGAACGCTATCCCATTGACACACCGGAGAGGACAAGGCTCTCCTGGGCGTACGCCAGCGAGGACGCCACGGGCCCCATGCGCGACAGCATCCTCGGCGCAATCAAGAAAGCCGCCGATTTCTGGGGTATCGAGCTCCCCGTCCGCAAGGAGGAGGAGAAAGAGAAGTCCTATGTCATCAAAATCAGCGGGGAAGGCTGGTCCGACAGCTACGAAGTACGCAACCCGACGGAATTGAAGGCAATCGCGGAGCATGTCCGCAAGAACGCTTCCGACTTCTCTTATGACACCAAGCTACAGTTCGCCGACGGCATCGTCTCGGCTCCCCGTTTCCTCAAGGAAAGGCTGGACGATGAGGACGTCAACTGGCTCCGTCGTGTCCGTGGTGAATTCCTTACCGACGGAAACTGCGTGAAAAAGGCCTGCGACGCCCGTGCACGCCATATCGAGGACTGCAAGAAGCCCGAATTGGGTAAAATCATCCGTGATTTGGGTACGAAAGCGGCCAGCATGAGCGAAATGACTCCTGAATTGGTGCGTAAAGCCGCCTCCGCGTTCGATTTTGTCGACCGCGTGTGCGGTTTGACGCCTTTGTACGGCTCCAAAATGCTTAATTACCCGGAAATGTCCATTGAAGGCATGACTCCGGAAGCCCTGAAGTTCGCAACCGACAACGCGGTGTTCACTCCTACCGGTCGTATGACCTCCAGGACCAGGATTGCCGTCCGTCGTAATGACATCAACGCGTTTTTCAGCAAGGTTTCCGGCGAGGACACCAGCAAGCTGGACATAAACGGCATCGTCACCCGCATGCACCGTATGACGCCTGTGGAAGCCGACGCCTTCGAGGCGCTTCTGGGGGACAAGCTCTGATATGCGCAAACTCGATCTTTGGCAGAGCGACGAGGCGTTTGGTTCCTCCCTTCTTATTGCCTGCCTGGACGACTGGGGCTCCGAGTTCCTGAACTGGGAACCCGAGACCATGGAGATAACGGTAAGGGAGAAGTACGGGAAAGACGTACGGGACGACAACATCCTGCGTCTTCTGGCGGCTGTCTCCGTGTTTACCTCCGAACTTTTCTATGTTGACCTGAACGCTTTCTGCGCAGCCTGCACGGTTCTGGATTTTGAACGTACATCTGTCGACAAATTCGTCCCGGCAGGGCTCGACGAGATAATGTGGGGGCTTACTGAGGCCCGCATGTTGCTCGGCGGGATAGACCAGAGGAAGTTTTCCGACGAGGTGGCCCTCTACACGGGCAAATTGCTTGAGGAGGAGGGCATCGAAAACCCGCCCGATGCGTTAAAGTATGCGAAGCGAGTCATGCAGGGCACCTCGGCGGACACGCTCGCCGACCTACCGGACCTGGCGCAGATGTTCCAGGAGGACCAGGAACTAACCAAGGAAGAGCTAGACCGTGGTGCCATGGAAAAGCTAGCAAGACTCCTTGACCAGATAAACGAACTCAAGCTGGACACATCCGACCTCTCTGAGTTCAAGGAAATGCTGAACCGGATGAAGGAAGGAAAATGAGCCAGCCAGGGATGCAGATGATACCAGGTCAGCGGCCCGACCCGCTGGCGCAAGGCGACTACCTGATGGACGGCGCCGGGCCTTTCGCAATGGCGGATGCAATGGCCGCCCAACAGGCGGAAGGCGGGCAGACAGCCGACCAGCAGGAGGCCGAAAAGCAGATTCTCGACCGTTTGAAGCAGGAGCAGGAGCGTCTGGGCAACTCCAACAAGATTAAGGAAATGTCCCTTAAACTTGTCGAGGAGATGCAGAAGGCGCAGGAGCTCGAAGCGAGGATGCAGGAGCACCCGGAAGTCGAGGATATGGTAATGCAGCTTCTTCAGGAACAGGACCAAGAAGATAACACAGAAGGAACGATTGAACAATGAACGAGTTTTTCAATTTGGCGGCCAAAATCGCCTATGACAACAGAATCGCGGCCAAGGAAGCCGGTGAAAAGTGGGACAAAATCAAGGCCGCTGCCAGCAAGGCGGGAGAAAAGGCCAAGACCATCGCCAAAAACCCGCATTTCCAAAAGGGCGCTGCATCAGTGGCTGCCGGAACAACTGCCGGTGTAGCCGGAAAAATGCTTGGAATGAGTGGTAAGGGTGCTCTCGGTCTAGGTGCCGGCGTTGCTGCTGGTACTGAAGCGGGTCTCGAAGGCGGTCCTGCGCTTGTAAAAGCGATCAAAGACCGTATTAATAGTAAGAAATCCAAAGTCGACCCGACTCTGGGATTGAGAAAGGTTGAAGGAACAAATCTGACTACACACAAGGACTACTTGGCGCCGGAAGCGAAGAAAGAAAAAAGACCCGGGCCTTTTAAAGAAAACCTTTAATAAGATGTAATAGAGCCCCCGGAGATTACTTCGGGGGCTTTACTTTTTACAACGCGTTGGAAAATTGCCAAAATTGGCCGATTTTTGACCGAAAAATTGCCAAAAACGCCTATTCTTCTGATTTCGCGGCGTTTATAACCTTCTTATCGCGTTCTATTTGCGCTTTTTGAGCCTTTTTCTGGGCTTCGACGGCCGCTTCGACCTCTTTTTGGGCCAGTTCACTCTTGTTCATGGCCTCGTAAAGCTTTCTTTCTATCTCGATCAGCATCTCGCTGACCGATTTTTGGTCTTTCAGAGGCACTTTTTTGAGAACATAGCGCATCCGCATGAGTCTCGCGGCCATTTCCTCGTACGTGAAGAACACGGAATCGCGTAAATCCGTCACAGAGGGCTTCAAATAGACCACAAAACCGATGCCGGTGTCCTCGATTGAGCGGATTCTGGTGTACTCCTGCTCCACCGAGCCCGTTTCTCTGGCGACGGAATCACCTTTAAGAGCCTCGTTTTGGGCAATTTCAGACGATCTGACCGTCTTTTTGCCGTCAGCACCAAGAATTTGCATGTAAAATCCTCCTTTTTGGCCTGAAAAGGCCCTTATTTCCAGTTTTCCCTGTTGTCGTAACGCGAAATAAGCGAGCCGAGTGACGGTCTGCGCTGATTTATGTACCAAGCGGCGTTCGCCGCGAGGTTGATTGCATGCGCCGTATCGTCCGGATGGGTGCCCATTCGCGTTATAAGTCGTATTTCGCCGCAGTTCTGAGTCTTTCTAATGTCCTCGCCGAGGGCAAGGAAGTCGTCAAGAAGGTCGGAGCACGTACTATACTCCGGCAACAGCAGTTGTTTTGCCTTGATTGCGCCTAAAGACAACGCTAGAGAGCGTGTTTTATCCAGTGTGTAATACCCCGAACGCCCTCCGGACGGCGGCATGAAGCGCAAAGTATCCTGTCTGGGCGCCCACATGTACACCAAAGGCACCGTTGTGATGCCTGTCCCGGACATTTCCTGTATCAGCATCTCCTCCTTCACCGCTCCGGCGCCCGTTCCGTCATGCGCTATGATGTCGCATCCGAATTCTCCGGCCAGAGATACCGCTTTTCCTATCTGTTCGGGCGTGGAAACGCCGAGGGGAACCTTATAGATGTATAAAACTTCCATCGCTTCCCGCATCGGATGAATGCCAAGGACTGCCATGACAGTGAAAGACTCCCCATCAAGTCCGTATCCACCCCAGTCAACTCCTAGAATTCGTTGTGCAAAGGACTTTGTTACGCTCAAGGCAGCTTCCATTGTATTAGGACGACCAGTAGTTGCGCTTTCAAGGTCTCCTCGTGTAACAAGACGGACGGCTTCATCACAAGGCTCGCCTAGACATTCGTTCTTGAACTGCGCCGATGGGTATTCCGCCATCTTTTTAAGCAGTTCCTGCCATTTGGCCTCCGATGTGCAATGTAGCGGGTGTGTAACCTGCGATAGATGGAACCCATCAAATGCCGCTCTACGTTCGGGATGCCGGAATGAAAAGTAGCTGTGTCTAACATCCAGGGGTTTTCCACATTTCGCGCAGACACATGTATGCTTTCCAATCATCCTCTGAAGGTCATATTCCAGCGAACCTATGTTTTCCTTGTGACAGTGTTCACAACGAATAGTCACCTCTCCCATCGAGGATTTATTGAAATAATAGGGAAGCGTCCCGTCTGTAAGTTTAGGCGTTCCTGTAAACAGGTATGTACCGCCTTCGCGAACAGCGGACATTGTTTCCGCAGCGATGTTTATGACATCGACCTCCATGTCATCCGCTTCGTCACACACCATTAATTTCACACTGCTAACTCCGCGAATACGGCCAGCATCTGTGCCGATATACGCAAAATGAACGCGGCTTCCGGAGCAAAACTCACGAATGAGCATGGAGTTATTGCATTTGTTGTTTATGAAGTAGTTTGCTATGAAAGATTGCGCCACCATGTTTCGGAAGGTGATGTTGGATATGTTCCTGACCTGGGAAAACTGAGGTTCGCATATCATCATGTGGTTGTTAGGTATAAGCCCGCATCGCAGAATACAACTACTAACCAGCCCTTGTGACTTGCCGACCTGACGCCCTGTCATAAGCACCATGCGCCGTGGCATTCTCAGCCGGTACAGCGGTTCAAGCTGGAAATGGAACTTAAGGGAATACGGATGCCCCTCGAAGCGGAGAAGCGGCAGGAACGTCGCAAGAGTCGGTTCCTTGTCCCTTTTGCTGAGGGTTATGAGGTTCTTGACTATTTCCGGTACGCTCGCACCCACCTTTATGCCGGTGTCGCTCTCGCCCGGAACCCACAGGTCTTCCATGTTGCCCTTTCCTTGTTATATTAGATAAAAACAGCAATAAAATGCGTAATAATGACTTGCGATTGCAAGTAGTCCCTAAAAGGGCTATTTGTGCTGACATCGCAAAACCAGAACCGTAAACCCGGTTCTTTTCTTTAGTACGTAAATTACAGCGGGTTCCACAGATGGCAAACCCGCCATAGGTTGTCGGGCTTCTTGAAGGCATCCTTCAAGGCGGCGCATGCTGTTCACATCTCTGTCTTCTACAGCCGGCTGCGAGCCGGCTTCCGCAGATGGTTAAAGGACAACCGTTGATTTTGTTTAAAGCCGTAAATGATACCGTCACGGGAATCCCGTGACCGGCGTAGTGTTTCCTGGGGATTTTCATAAGCCCTTCCCCGGGTACCCGCCGTGAACCCCTCCCTTCGCTCCCGCTTCACGGCGGGTACCCGGGGAAGGGCTTTACTGTAAAGATTTCGGCATTGACTATAATTAAGGCATTGAAGAACGCCGGGGAATCCCCGGCGGGTGAAAAAGCCGGCCGCCATCAGATTCTCTTATCTGTAGGGACCGGCACTCCACGTTCGCCCGAACTTTATCCGGATTCCATCCGGAACAGTTCGAGGCTCAGTTACGGCTGGTCCCTACAGAACGCTCAAATGAAGAATGCCTTTTGGTTTAACACGAGTAGTTGGAAAAGCCACGGGCTGCCCGTGGCGCCGAAGATGCCAGGTCCTAATGGCGCATCTTCACCCGCAACTCGAGCTGGAGCCGCCTCCTGGGGCAGGAGGCGGAGCCAGCTCGAGTGTCGGCTTACAGATGAGTAAAGAACTACTTGACGATGTTTGGGATTTGTCGCAGGCATCCTGCGACGCACAGATTGGTCGGTGGGAATTCAGTCCAGGCTCCACCAATCCGGATACCTTGAGGCAGGCTACGCGGCCAATCGCCTGTCTCCGTCAAGACAGGCACGGCCAGCTCGCCTGCCTCAAGGTATCGCTACTGGTTCCGTGTGTATAAGGAAACATCGTGTATATTTAATTTCTGCGCAGGCATGGCTGAGTGGTCAAAGGCGCCGGACTGCAAATCCGTTAGTCACTGGTTCAAATCCAGTTGCCTGCTCCAAGCTCTTTTTGGTGGGTCTTCCCCTCGCCGGTCTGTAAAACCGGTGTCCATGAAACAGAGGGGTCAGTTTGACGAGTGGGGCGGAACCACGACCCGCCACCATCTTTACGGTTTCGTAGCTCAGTCGGTAGAGCAGCGGACTCTTAATCCGTCGGTCCTCGGTTCAAGCCCGAGCGAAGCCATCATATAGGCCTTGTAGTACAGTGGTCAGTATGCGCGGCTGTCTACCGCGCGACATGGGTTCAAATCCCGTCAAGGTCGCCAGTTTTATTTCGGCGAGTAAGCTCAGCGGTCTTATAAGCCGTGCGTTTATAATCGAGCAGCGGTTGCATGCAGGTCCGACTCCTGCCTCGCCGACCAAAGCTCTAGTTCCAGCGTAGCTCAGTTGGTAGAGTAAGTGGCCGTTAACCACAAGGTCGCAGGTTCAAAACCTGCCGCTGGAGCCAGTTTGTCCCCCGTCCGTGTTTCCCTTTGTTTGACGATTCAAAAAGTAAACGTGCCTGTTTATCTCTGAATTGGTGGTTGATGTTAGTTCCCGGACGGGGGACTTTTCAAGGAAGGATGCCGGAGTTGGTCTAACGGAACGGACTGCTAATCCGTGGGGATTCAATGCCCGCCTGAGTTCGAATCTCAGTCCTTCCGCCATTCGTTTACCGCCTTCGTAGCACAGCGGCAGTGCAGGCGCCTTGTAAGCGCCAGGTCCTCGGTTCAAATCCGAGCGAAGGCTTCATGGAGGGATGCAGGAGTGGTTTATCTGGCCGGTCCCGAAAACCGGTGTGCGCCTCAAAACGCCCCTGGGTTCGAATCCCAGTCCCTCCGCCATAGATTTCATCACAAGCAGGAAAGGGTTCTTTTTACCTCTCTTCAATCTCATCTGTTTTTGAACCTCTTGACTGTTTGACGATGAAAAAGAAAGCAGGCTTAATGGGAGAGGCGAGCTCCCCTGCGTTCCCGTGGTAACAGCGGGGCAACGTGGTAGTTTAAATTGCGTAAAGAACGCCTGCGGGCATTTCCGCCGTACGCATAAGGGAGTCCCGTCATACCTCCTCCCGCAGCGCAACCTTCGGCGGCTTTTGCGACGACCCGTCCATCAGAAACGAGGACGGGTCTTTTTGTACGAATGGCTACGACCGGCCTTCGTGATATTCCGATGAACCCACATATGTCCGACGCTTGATTGACAGGTCGTCCCGATGTAGAATAAGCTCCACTGAGTCGAAACAGACGTAACAAGGAGCGCAATCAACATGACAAGGGCAGACGACTATTTGGCGGCGAAAGGACATAGGACACTCCTCCTGAACGGCGGTGAAACTTCGTATACGAGCGGAAACGTCCGTTCACTCGGAGTAAAGAGGAAGACTGTGAAAGATGGGGTCAAAGGAAGACAGGATTGAATTCAATGTGCCAGGAGTGGTCGTGCTTCTGGCGCTTGCGCTGTTCTTCCCGGTGGAAACGCTGCTGATGTGTGCGTTGGCCGGGTTGCTGTGGCGCGCGATGGGCGATTAGGAAAGATGTCGCCCTCTGGGTTTTGAGGAACACCGGGGATTCCCCGGTGGACGCGCAAAGGCGGTTGGAATTGCAGAAGCCTTACGGACTTCAGCTTATGAAGAGTACACCCGGAAAGAATATGTCATCCAAGGCTTTGTATGACATCCTTTCCGAGTCCACTCCTCACCGCTGAAGACCGACGGCTTCCCGTATTAAGAACACCCAGGAAAAACTTCGTGACTGGTATCCTGCTCGATGCTTCCCTATCGGGTTGTGAGCCCTGAAGACGGCAATGGCGCATTTGTGGCCATTACCGTGCCCGCGACAGGGGTTTTGTTTGATTTTACCCTGTCCCTGCCTGCCTGTGAGCAGCCATCCATTGAGGGGGCCTGCTCGGTCGCCGCTGGCCGAAACTCCACAGCTAGTAGAAGGCGGCGATCGTCCCCGAGGCGCGTCATAGGGGAGTATCGCAGGCAAACGCGTCCTTTGATTAATCTGGAGTAAGCTTGAACTTCGCCAGGGCAACCCTGGCGTGTCGCACTTGCATGTGACATTCAACGGCTTTTCCAGAAGAACGTATTCGCGTCTCAAGTCGCCGATCGATAGACGAACACGCTGCACTCGTTCATCTCTCGATCGGCGACCAACCGTCGCGATACTTACTTCTGGATTAAGCTCTAAAGAAGCCCCTACCCTTTAATACAATGTTTGGACATGCCATGGCATCCATGGCGGTTCCCGTCGGAACAGTCAATACGGCGAGCGCACTACGGACCTAGTCCGGAAGCTTCACGTTATTTAACACGGAAGTTAAATAACCTTCCAGCTTCCGGACTCAGTCCACCGTGCTTGCCCATTTCAAAGAAACATTCAAAAGCGTTTTGGACCATGTCCGGGAACTCCGGACGACTCGTAAAAGGAGAAAGGAATCTAGTTACCTTGACGCGGCCGTAGCAGCGCGCACAGACCAGCATCCACTTCGGTAGCTGCTAGGTCTGATGTCGCGCTGCTACGGCCGCGTCCTCGTTTCAACAAAAGGAAAACGCAATCAAATTTCCCGAAGGACATTCGGACACCGGCCGGGAATCCTGGCCGTCTCTGAAAGGGACAGAGAATAATGGAATCTTAAACCAGGTGCACCCATGCTCCAGCTACGGGATGGCGCCACACGCCGTACGCGTCGTGCCGGCGCCATCCCACGCTTACGCGGGTACACCGATGGTTTACCATTCCCATAAAAGGAATGTCAACGTCACCATAAAGCATTCGACTAAGGGCGAGGTACCCTCGCCGTGTTCCATTTGGAACAGGGAATTCACGGGACTCGCGCAGCCCAGCGCTGTGCGTGCCCTATGACGACTAATTCCCTGGCAGAAATATGAATGCCAGGCAATTCGTCAGCCACAGTGCCCGCACAGCGCTGGGCTGCTCTCGTCACCACAAAGGGAATGCTTTCCGCACGGCCGCCAGAACGGGTTTTCAACCATACAGGTATGAAATGAAGATTCTAGCAATGGACCCCGCCCTGCGGCACACCGGCATAGTCCTCTTCGAAGACGGAAACCCTGTCTATGCAGACGTCCTCACCACCAAGCCGAACAAGCAGAAGTGGATGACGGTCGCCGAAAAAGACCAGGGTGACATGTCAGACTGGGCAAGGACGATTCGCCGGATAATCAGGGAGAAGCAACCGGACATCATCTGCTGTGAGCAGAGTCTGGGTGGTGGCCAGAGCGCGAGCTCCGTCAAGGCTCTCGCTCTGGTCAACGGCGCGATGTATGCGATGTCGACGGAAGACGCGATGCCACCGTGGATTTTCACGAGAGTGCACGATGCCAAGAAAGCCGTCACGGGGAAGACAACCGCTTCGAAAAACGAAATGATCGAAGGCGCTGTCAAGATGTTCCCCTCAATTCGCAAACGTCTCGTGTCGGTCAAATCGGCCGACGGATGGACAGGCGACGCAGAGCATATAGCCGATGCGTGCGCGTCCTATCTTGTCTGTGTGAACTCCCCCGCAGTCAGAGTATTGCTGAATCCGAAAGGAAGATGCAAAGAATAATTGGCTGCACTCATTTTGACGATGAGAACATGGCCTCTATCAGGGGGTTCGCCTCCGTGTCCGAAATGGACAGCATGATGGAGGCCATGTGGAACTCGGCCGTATCTGAAGATGACTTGATCTACGTGCTTGGCGACTTTGCGGTACGTAGGCCGGCATACTGGAATGAACGGCTGAAGGGAAGGAAAATCCTGATACTCGGAAACCATGACGGTTTCATGGCGAAGGAGGCGGGATTTATTTCGGTACAGGAAACACTGATGGTCAACGTAAGGCTTCAACGCGACACCCAGGCATGCTTCCTGTCGCACTACCCGTTTCTAAGCTGGCCGGAGCGAGGGAACGGAAGTGTGCATCTGCATGCCCACTGCCACGGAAGACAGCCCGCGTCGCTGCCCGGAATGCCGGGGCCTGCACGTTTGGACATGAGCGCCGAACTGTGGAGGTTCCAGCCTGTGCCACTCGAACAAGCAATCAACAAAGCAAAAGAAAAGGAAGAAAAACATGGCTAACAATATCACGATTTGTGTCCGCGTTAACAACGACGATGTGTACCTCACCTCCGGCGACGTCCACCACAGCTTCACCGCCGGCGAACTCCGCCGCGCCGCCGCCGCGTACGGCATCTCCATCAACGACGCCAAGCTGATTCGCAATGGCCAGACCATCTCCGACGGCGAAATCGTCAACGACGGCGATGTCATCCGCACGCATTTCGGCAAGGGTGAGGACGGCCTCCGCTAATCCGCTGGCCTGACTAATCCCATCGGGCCGGTGCAGCAATATCCAAGCTGCACCGGCCCGTTTCCTTATTTTTTTATTAGCAATCAGGAGAACCGATGAACAAAGAGCTGGAACCAGAATTGCTTATCGTGGGGAACACCATTCACAAAGTGAGAAGAACCATTGAAGAATCCGCGTCGTTCGACGACCTGGTTGCGCAGGTTCGTGTCGAGCGCGGCGACAACCTCACGATGACACCTCCTCTCCCCGCCGCCGACGGCGCCTGCCGAATCTACGCCGAGCGCGGCAAGTATCGCGGGATGCTCATACAGAACAACCCGTGCGTGCGCAAGATCAATTATCACGACATCACCGACGACAGGCAGCCCGAGAAGACCTTCGAGGTATCTCTGCCATGGGTATGGGTGATGTGCGTATTCCAGGAAACGAACAAGAACAAGTTCGAGTGGATCAACTGCTACTTGTGCGCGACCTACCAGAACATCGTACAGAACGACCTGTCCGAGCCTGTCTTCCGCGTCCCTCTCCCGAATCAATGGGGAGCGGGACAGGGAAAGATGTGCACGGGCAGCGCTTTCCGTGGCATGGACACGTCCATGGCCCTCACGGCTGGACGCTGGATTACCTGTCTCTGGGACTCGACCTTCAACGGCGACCTGGAGCCAAGCGTCCCCTCATCCCTCAGCTCCGCCTGGCGCGCGCCCCGTGGCGATGTCCATCGAACCGTCCGCATCATGTCCATGCTCCGCAAGTGGGAGGAGATGACCAAGGAGAACAAGGTCTGCTCCCTCAGCCGTGAATTCGGCCTTCAGGAATACGGATGCAACATCGGCGGATTCATACAGCACGCGTTCTCAGGTCGTGACCACCTGTAAGGAGGAGTCATGAACCAGGAATACGTGAAAATCGAAACCGAGAAGGAGCTAAAGCAGAGCTTCTTCGAAGCGTTCCAGCGTGCCCGCAGGACACCAGTACCAAACCACCCGTTTGTTGTGGTAGCCGAGATTTTCCGGCAGCGCAACATTCCGACCGAATGGATGACAGACGGTCAGCTTATCCAGGACGACGTCAAACGTCTCCTGATGAGACTTGAGATGAACGGGCTTCCTGTGGCCACCTCATACCGGCCGCTTGTCGGAAGCCCGTTCGCCAAATTGTTTCGTCCAGCAAATCTGCCGTCCGAAGGTGACGACGGCGACGACCAGTTGATTTAAATGGAGAACCAGCATGAAGAGAATCGAAGAAATTACCGGACTCACCGGTATGCCTGTGTATCTCAACGAGGCGCCCGCAGAAGGCGAGCAGCCCGCAGCACCCACAGACAGCAATTGTTTCATTATTTGTTCGGATGGCGTTTATCGTTACGTACGGAATGACTATATGACAAGCACAATCAAACTCGAAGGTGGCATCCCGAGCGGTGCCGTGGCGAAAGGCGGCGAAACGATTTTCTGGACGGGCCCGAAACTGTCGGTCGAAGACTTCCACTTCGTCCGCAAGATTTTCGTCGGCGTGTACGACAAAATCAAGGCCGAATGCGATGTCCAGCTCGAGTGGTCGCCCTCGCTTGGCAAGTTCATCATCCGCCTACCGCACCAGACCGTTTCCGGCGCGTCCGTCCACTGGGAGACAGCCGACGACGACCCGTGCTGGATTGACCGCAAGCTCTGCCAGGCAAAGGACCTTCCCGAGGACGCGTTCCACATGGGGCGCATCCATTCCCACAACGTCATGAACGCGTTCTGGTCAGGTGTCGACACCGGCGACCAGGAACGCCAGGAATGGGGCATTCAGATTGTCATGGGCCATATCACCACGGACTGCGAGTACAAATGCCGTATCTGCAACTGCGGCCGCTATATCGACGTTGAACTGGAGGACGTCGTCGATTTCCCTCCGGTGGAGCGACTCGAAATCCCGGATGGCATTATCAAGCAGGCTGCTGCGACGACATTCTACAACGGTTCGACCTGGGGAAGCTCATATTATCAAAAGGGTTCGGGATACTATCAAGGAAGCAACTACGGCGGCTCGAGCGCAGGCAGCGAAAACTTCAAAGGCAAGCACTGGAACGGGAAAGAGTGGGTGTACGACAAACCCGCAACTACGGGTACGGCGACAACGCCTACGACGACTGGGGCCGCCCAGCCGACCGGGGAGGCCGCCGCAAACGGCGGTAGCTTTCCGGGAGCCGACGACGAAGCCGACTACGCGGGAGTTGAGGAAGATTACTATCGGCATGGAGGGTCAGACCGCCCTTTTGCCCGTGACGGCCGCGCAACCGGTGAAGCGGATAAAACCGTCAAGACAGCCGGACAACGCAGAAGAGGGCGCCCTCGGAAAAACGCTGACAGCGCTTCTACGGGGAGTGGAGTGGCTCCTGCTGGGGCAGTGACGGAACGGGACATCGCCCCGATTCTGTATCTGACCTCGCAGGTTGTCATTCCTCCGTGCATTGACCGTTACAGTCCAGAATACCTGAGAAACCTGCTGAAGAACGAGCCGAGCCAACTGGCCGTCGAAGTGTGCCGCCACTCGCTTGGTGACGATGAACTCAAACGGTTCATGACGTTTTACACGTTCTACAAGGCCGTAGGTTTCCCGGACGACCAGATCAAGGGAATCGTCATCCCTCCTGATTGGATGAAGAAACTGGAGCCGTGGATTATCCACGGACAGGACCCCCGCAACTGCATCGACGAGGAGGGAATGCGAATCCTGCTCCAGGACGTCGGTGTGAATTTCGACGCTTTCCTGAACAGTTTTTCGGTCCGGTATCCCGTCCTCTCGACCACATTCAAAAAGGAGTTCTACTCCAAGCGCAAGGTCTCGATGGCGGACGTCTACAAGGACTTCGTCTGGGACCCCGAGACAGACCACTCAACAACGGGAATCAACTCGGCCGTCGACGCGCTTTGCCAGCTTGCGAAGACGACCGAGGAAAGCTTGATTCCGTTGCCGGCCTATCTCCTGACACAATTTTTCAAGTCACCTGAAGCCAAACGCGATTGGCTTCTTCATTCGTTGTTGATGTACTAACCGGAGATCGAGACCAGTCAATGAAAGAAATTAACATCATCATCGTGGGTCTGGGTGGCATCGGAAACATCGTGGCCGACGCCCTGTATCCATTTCTTCGCGGAACTGTCCGCGACGCACGTCTGAGACGCCTTGTCTTCATCGACAAGGACGTCTACGAAGTGTCCAACGTACCTCGCCAGAAGGCGGCCGCCTCCATGCTCGGCATGAACAAGGCGGCCGCCTGGGAGCACATCTACTCCCGGAGCAAGTACAACAATGTCCAGGCGACATTCTCCTCAATCCGTGAATGGATTACGCCGGCGACCGTGTCTACGTGTTTCGACGAAACCGTCGACAACGGCCCGACCATCATCATGAGCTGCGTGGACAACCACCCCGCACGCCTTCTCATGTCACGGTACTTGCAGCAGCGCGTCGAGACGCACAACGACCTGGTGCTCATCCAGGGCGGCTGTTCGCGCAACCGCGCAACCACCGACATCTTCGGCAAATGGAACGGAACGATGGTCGGCACCCCAATCGAGGTCAACCATCCTGAAGTCCTTGAAGCCAAGAACGGCGACCGCAACGGAATCTCCTGCGAGGAACTGGCGAACTCCTCGTCAGGCGACCAGACCTACGTCGAAAACTTCATGGCCGGGACCATGATGATGAACCTCATGTTCACCCTTCTGACGTCCCCGGCCGCTCTTACGAGCTTCATTGAAGAATTCTACGACATCGAGACGCACTACTACCTATGCGACAAGCGCCGCCCGGCCCCTCCTCCGGGAATGCGCCGCCAAGGCGCCACCCCTGCGGCTGTGTCCGTCGACGGCGAAGCCCCTTCCGGGGGCGCACCTGCGCCGGCAACCACGCCGGAGTTCGAACACGCCGTGTCGGTGGCGCGTGACAACCACGCCGCGATGCCTTTGCTGGCCTCGCTGGTTGTCGTGACGTCCGGCAACGGCAAGTCCGGCAACATAGCGGGCATCGCCGAAGCAAACGACGTCGGGGCGTTCCTGATGGACCTCCGTCGCCGCCGTCTTGAGCAGACCGTCATCAGCCGTACACTCAATGCGTACGCCAAGGACGGTGTCGCCCTGATGAAGGCGTGCGTCGACGTGGCCGCAGTCGTTCCGGACATGCCCGGGCGTACGACGCGTGAGAAGCTCCTTGCGCTGGCCTCGGCCGCGCAGGGTTCCGACAAGGCGTCTGAAACGGCCCGCGACATGTGCCTGGCCGAGGCGCTGTGCGACGAAGACTTCAACAAGGCCCGCGACGTCTACGCCGCATATGCGACCGACGGTGATTTCAACTGGAGCCTGGTTCTAGGCGACAAGACCGACGACGCCCTGGCGTTCGAAGTCAAGCCGAAGGAAGGTCCGGCCGCTACGCCGCCGGACGAAGAATCGGCGCCGCCCGCCGCCGAAGGCGAAGAGCACATCCCGATGCCGGGTGACTTCGGCGAAGACGAGGATGTCCCGTTCATCCCCGACGAAGAGTGTGAAGCAATGTCAGACGAGGCGCTGGCCAACTATGTTGTCGCCGTCGCCCGTCAAGCAAGAAGGAAAAGACAACAGGCACGTGCCGCACAACCAACAGCCTAATTGATGTCAACCAGACAGTATACAGAAACTACATACATATCCCGTACTGATTGGCCCGCCCGTGCGTGCAAAATCAAAGAGGATGTGTTTCTTCATGCGAAACGCCTGGCGCTGACGGCCGGTTCGGCCACAGCGCTGGCGTATCTGCGCATGAAGGGCCTGCCGGACACTACGGACACCGACGATGAATTCTTGATGCGCCTGGCGCAGTCATGCAATCGCGACGACCTGAAGATGTCCAAGTGCGCCCACTGTGCTTTCCGTAAGAAGTGCTGCGGAACGCCGGTGGGCTGCCGGTCGGCCATCGACGACAGAACTCCCATATGGAAGGTTGCGTTCACTTTCTACGCCGCCCCCGGGAGATTGAGCAGGGATTGGAAATGGATGACCTGCTACGACAGAGGATGGGCCAAATATTGCGACGGGGAGATCAGGCAGGTCTCCCTGTCCGATATGGATTTGTTCCCGGTTTGCTCCACCTTGATGTCCGATGTCTTTATCAACTACGACGGAATCCATATCACACGCGTCAGCCCCGGCTCGCTTGACCTGGTCAGGTGCGGGGTGCTTCCGCTGAAAGGCGAAACGTATGATGGGTACCTGGCCCGTATCGAGGAGATAAGGCAGACAATTGCGTCAAAGGACAGAAAGAAGGAGGATACCGGGAGGCCCGTCGAAGAAAGGCTTCACGCGATTTTCGTCGGAATCGGACAAGGGGACGCCCTGACCTCGCTATACGGCAACGACGCCGTGGCGATGGCCAGGGACTACTTCCCGGGAATGAAGCCGGAGGAAATAGCGAACCAATACCGTGTATCCACAGTAAAGGTGAGTGAAGAAGACGTAAGGAAGGCGGCGATAGAACAGCGCAAGGCCGCCGGGGGAGGCGGTAAATGAGTTATTCCGTCAGAACAATAGATGTCCGTACCACGGCTTCGCATGTGGTCCGTTCCCTGTACGCTCCGAAAGGCAGCGGGAATACAAGGACGCGTCTGGCATACACCGATCTAGGCTACATGAGGAACGGCGGGGTATACGAATGTCTCTGCAAGGTAGGTGACAAGTACAAGCCGGATGCCCCGTGGGCCACAGAAAGGACGATCATTACGCTTGACATGGTCTCCTCCATCACAATCGCGTTCCTCAAGGAATGCACGATACCGGGAATGACAGACAGGTATCTGTCGAGCATAGTGAACGAGTCCCTGCATTCTCCTGAAAAGATGCACCGCCACTACGCCGTGTTCGAGATTCCGAAGAAGTCAGGCGGAACCCGTGTAATCGAAGCCCCGGACGACAAACTGAAGACGCTGCAAAGGGCGATACTCCATAACGCGTGGTATTCGCTCGGCGGCCTCCGCACATGCGTCCAGGGATTCGTTCCGGGTCGCGGAACCAAGACAAACGCGGAAATGCACTTCAACCCTGCCTTCGCAAGAAAGCAGTTCCTGTTGAAGAGCGACTTCCGCGACTTCTTCCCGTCAGTAACGTCAATCAACTTCTACGACAAGCTGATTACACTGACGAACCAGCGCCGGGTGCGCGGCACCTTCTTCAAGGTTCCCCCGAAGATGATTGCGGCGCTGAAGCGCAACAACGAGCTGTTCCCGACTGTACGTCCGTACATCGACAATATGCCGAATGACGGAATTTGGGCGAAGGACATGGCGGACACGGAAACCTCGCGGGAAGAGAGAAAAATAGCCGAAGGGCTGTTCATACTTCTTCTGTGGGGGCTGATTTCACTGTGTTCGATGGACGGACGGATGCCCCAGGGCAGCCCGTGCAGTCCAGCCATGACCAATCTATACCTGGACGCTTTCCATACCTCGGCGATGTGCTGCGCCAGGATGGTCAGCGAGAGAAACGACGACAACGTCGTGTATACAATCTTCGCCGACGACATGTGCGTTACCGCCAACAAGATCGACAGCGTGCTGCAGATGCAGGGAATGCTTCGCGGGCTCGTCCGTGGCTATCCAGACATCAGCATGAACGAGGCGAAGACAGGTATATTCAAATGCGGTCAGCCACAGAAGGTGACAGGCGTCTGCATAACAGACCGCATCTCCATATCCCGCCAGACGAGGGACGTGGTCAGGGCCGAGCTTCATAATGCCGCGACAGGCAGGAAGACGCTCGACGAGAAAGACAAGATGCGTCTCAAGGGCATGCGGGCGCATATAATCGGAATAGACCCTGAAGGCTGGAACAAACGCTGCGAGCCGCTGTTCCGACAGGTGTTCGGATGATACACATAGCCGCCGACCTGCATTTGCGTCCATGCATCTGGAAAGGCCACCCTGAAATATCGGGTGACCAGTACAGGGCGTGGGCGCAGCTTTGCAACGCGGTGGCCGAGGACCCGGACGGGGTGCTTATCCTGGCCGGCGACACGTTCGATACGCCATGCCCTTCCGGCGAGACCGAGTATGTCTTCCGGAAGGGCATGGATTTACTGCGAAGCAAAGGAAGACGCTGCCTGTTCATTTCCGGCAACCACGACATCGAGGGTATTCCCAGGCCGGTTCTCTTCGGCGCGGAGCCGCTGGACGAGCCAAGGGACATATTGGGGATGAAGGCGGCCGGCGTCCATTTCACAAGAAGTTCCACTGAGTTGCACAACACGATAGAATCGTTCCCTCCGCTCGACATCCTTGTCCTGCACACTGGTTTCCGGCATCTTCTAGGTTTCAACGAGACATGGCAGATAAGCAAGGAGGACATCCCCGATTCAATAGGGATGGTGTTCTCAGGGCATGTTCATGTCCACTCCGAGGAAGGGAAGGTATATTCACCAGGCAGCCTGGCCCTGCACAGGGCGGACGAGATAGACAAAGGCCACGGGTGGTTCATTGTAAACCCGGCCGACGGGTCCGTCACGTGGAGGGAGGTCATGACACGTATGTTCGTGTCCGTTGATGTGGACGCGGGGTTCAGCCTCGACTCGCTGAATCCCCTCGTCGGCAGAACGGGGGAAAAACCAGTCGTTCTTCTTAATTATCAAAATTCGGACCTGGCATTGGCCGACGCGGTCATAGACAGGTTCAAGGAAAGCCTGTTTTTCGTAAGAAACGCCCGCGCGGCCGAAAAGGCGCAGGTAATTGAGGACACGGAGGCGACGGCGTTCGACCCGTCGGTCGTTGCCACGGACTATTTCACAAAAAAACTGAGCACGGAGCAACGGGAGCTGGCGGTGGAGATGATGACCGCCAACGATCCGGCGTCCGTACTTGCAAGATTCATCGAAAGGGGATGACATGGATATCAAATTTACAAAAACGCATCTATGGGTACGCGAGCTTGAGGGGGGAGTGCTGCTGATGGGTCTTAGCGGACACGCTGTCATGTCCCTCGAAAGGGTCGAGTACATAGACACGGAGATTTTACAACGCGTTGTAAAATCGGGCGAGGACATGGGCAGCGTGGAATCCACAAAAACCGCAAGCTCAATAGTTTGCCCATTCGACCTTGAGATTCTGGACAAACGTGACGGGACGGAGATAGACCTTGACAAGTTCAACGAGAACCCGGAAAGCGAGGACAACTGGCTCTACAAGGTTTCACCGAAAGGCGACTACAAGGAAGCCCTTATGAGCGCGGAAGACTACGCAAAGACGCTGGGCATGCCCGATGAAACTGCTTGACATCAAGCTAGAGAACTTCAAGAGGCACAGGAAGCTGGAGGTCCCGATACGCCCGGGTCTTGTCGGGCTAGTCGGGTCCAACGGCTCCGGGAAGTCATCGTTCCTGTCCAGCATGGCCTTCGCCATAACCGGGACCGCACTCAACGACGACACACGGGACAAGATGATAACCTGGGGTGAGAAGAACGGAAGCGTCACGCTGACGTTCGATCACAACGGGAAGGAATTCGTCGTCACCCGCCAGTTGGGGAAGCTCAACGCCACGTTGGAAGGAGAAGATGTGTCGATAAAGGGGGTGAACCCGGTCAACGCCGAAATGCAGCGGATGGCCGGCACACCGTTTGACTTGTTCAAGGGCGTCATGTTTGTCGCGCAGGCGGCGCTTGACACACCGCTTCGCGGAACAGAGGCATCAAGAAAGGAGGCCTTCGGCAGACTGTTCGACTGCCAGCGTTTCGACCGGCTGCGTGATGTGCTGCAGGAGGGAATATCCCGGCTGCAGGGTCAATGCTCGTCGATCAACGCGGGAACCATGGATGAACTCAACCGGAGGGTCTCGGAGACCGAAGCCTCGTTACAGAGCGTGAACAAGGAGATAGAAGACCTGAAGGCAGAACTGGCGGATTTCGATCTGCCTGCGCTGTACAAGGTTATGAATTCCGTGGCCAAGGATGAGGCAACATTGGCCAAGGTAAGGAACGACCTGCGGAGATTCGAGGAGTCTCTGAAGGCGTTCGAGGACTGCGACGTCGGCAAATGGGACGCCGCAAAGAACGCCAGGGAAACGGCATGGTACGACTCCATACTGAAATTCCACGACACAGGCGTCTGCCCGATGTGTAAACGCCCGGCCGAGAAGCCTCCAATCCCGAAGGAGGAGGCGCTTGCCCGTAAGGACGAGCTTGTAGCGGAGAAAGTAAGGATGGAGGACAAAATCAGGCTTCTAAAAATGCACGCGGAGGCGTCCGACTGGCTTAGAAGGCTGGAAAGCGCGGAACACACGCAGGAGGAGATAACCCAGGCGTCAAACAGAATAAGACAACACACGCAGTTGGAATGCGAACTGCGGGAAAAGATGTCGAGAAGGGGCTGGTGCGAAGGGACGCTAGCCGATACGAGAAGGGCGATAGAGGACGCCGGGAGAAAGCTGGAGGCTACGGAAAGAGCCCGTCGGAGTATAGAAACTCTGGAAGCCGTGCGGAACGCCTTCCACCGTGACTGTGTCCAGAAAGCGATACGGTCGTACGGTGCGAGACAGATAAACGACAGGCTCGCCGGGTATCTGGCAATCTTCAGCCTACCCTATCTACCATCGTTCGACGACGACGGTCTGCTCAGGTTCATGGACCCGGCGTCCAAGACGACGCACGAATTCGCGGATTTGAGTGGCGGCCAGGGGAACCTGGTCGCACTGGCGTACCGCCTTGCGCTCATGCAGATGTTTTCGGGAAACGTCCGCGTGGCGATTCTCGACGAACCAACCTACGGGGTCGACAAGCAGAACCTTGAGGCTATGTGCGAGTCGTTCAAGGCGCTGTCCGAATACGCCGGGCAGCGGGGCTTGAGCATATTCGTCGCAACGCACGAGGAGGCGCTGTTTCCCTCGTTCGACCAGGTAATCCAACTATGATTGACTTAGCGATGCCCGGAGGAAGGTACGTCGTCAAGCACGAAATGGAAGCGCAAGACTTAAAGACAAGAATGTCCCATATGAACGATTTGTTCAGGCAGGACAACACTGAGCAGGTGGCAGAAAGCACGCCTCGGGTTCAGGAGACAAAAAAGAAGACTCAGGAACCAAAGGAAGAGGCCACTATGAGCAAACAAGAAGCAAAGGAAGAAAGAAGCGAACGAGACATCCTGTTTGAAAACATCCAACAGGACCTCAGCAACCTGTCCGTTGATTTCGACAGGGTGAAGGAATTGATGACCGGCGTCGGCGACGGCGAAGAGGTCAAGAAGCTTGAAGCGGAGAACGAGGAACTGAAAAAGCAGATTGCCGAGCTCAAGGTCAAGGCCGACAAGCTCGACGCTTTGATGTCCATAATGGGTCGCTGATTTGATGACCCCCGGGAAGTTCTCCGTGGTATTGCGGAGGGACAGCGACAGCCCGTTAATCGAGCTGTCGCCCTGGTACCCCCCTCTTGAACGGATACTCGTATATGAAACTCAGACCTTCGACCCCCGCAACAGGTATCCCGTCGTTGAGAAGAAGGCGTTGTTCTACAAGACAGACAAGGACGGAATGACCGTCGGGTACTTCCCGGCGGGCATGCTACGCCGGGTGGTCAAGTGTCTTCGTGACGCCGGATGCGAAATGACGGCAATCGACGACAGGGACCGCTCAAGGTATTTCCCGGAGCCAGACTTGTCCGCCGCAGGTGAACTGCGCGAGGGGCAGCAGGAGGTGCTGGACGCCATAATCAAGTCCGACGTTGGCATGATAGTGTGTAGCACCGGTTTCGGGAAGAGTTTCATAATCTCCGCCTTGACAATGATTTACAAAAAGTCAAGGTTTCTCATAATAGCCCCTGGCATTGCAGAGACTGAAAATCTGTACAGCAGGATAGCCAAGCTGACCAACGACGTAAGCATGCTTGGAGGAGGAAGCCCGGGAAGCCTTGACGCGCGGATAATAGTGTCCACGAGCAAGTCCTTCCACAAGGTGGACATGTCCAAGATTGACTTTGTGCTGTTCGACGAGGCGCACGGATGCGGCAACAACAAGGTGTCGCAGACGCTGCTGGACAATATCAGGGGAAGCAGGATATTCGGCTTCACGGCCTCCCCGAAGGGAAGGTCGGACAAGGCCGACATGGTCATGGAGGCGTTATTCGGTCCCCCGATAATCGACTTTACTTACCAGGACACGCAGGCGATGGGAAACGTCACGCCCATCGAGGTGCAGTTGTGGGACGTTCCTGGCGAAATACCCAGCAGCAAGTCGAGGTTCGGGAACGCGATGACGCAGAACAGGCGCCGGTTCTACTGGAACAACGCGGAGCGCAACAGGCTTATAAAGGCCATTGCCGACTCTGTCCCGGAGGACGAGCAGGTTCTTGTCATGGTCGACACGGTGGAGCACCTCATCCGGCTGGGCAGCACGATGCCGGATTTCGCCTTGATATGCGGGGACGGCAACGACCTCGCCGCCGAGGCGAAAGCGAGAAAGCTTCCGTTGACCAACCGACTTGGGGACACCAAGGAGGAGTACGAGAAACTTGTGGATGAGTTCAGGACAGGGAAGCTAAGACGGGCCATTTCCACATTCCGGTGGAAGCAAGCCGTCGACTTTCCTGAACTGAGCGTGCTGATAAGGGGCGACGGCTCCAAGTCGGCAATCCTCGCCACGCAGGTGCCTGGGCGGCTGTCAAGACTGTCCCCGGGCAAGGAGCGTGGTCTGCTTGTAGATTTCATCGACAGGTTCAACCCCTCCGCCATGCGAAAGTCACTGGCGCGAATAAGGGAATACAAAGAAAAAGGATGGACCATAAACAGAATGGGCGTGTTCAAGTAGTCTTCGGGGAGTTGGCCGGGAAGCTTCTCGGGGACGCGGCACGCCCGCTGACGCCGGAATCGCTGTCACACATAAAGCAGTTGTGCGACAGCAGGGGCGTCGGGAATGAGTCCTACGCACGCTGGTGGCTTGAGACAAACGGCCGTGCACGCATGTTCAGGAACATAGTCATGTCTACAAAGACCGACTCGTCGTTCCTTGAATGGGTGGACAGCCAGCGTCTCATGTCGCCGGTGATGATTAAATTGCAGCTCGACGAGTTGCAGGTGGCTGTCAAGACGTCGTATCTACCGCCGGAGAAGTTGTTTTCCAGGCGTGTGAGAGGGGTGTCCCCCCTTGTCCAATACACGATGGCGAGATATCTTGGCTACCCGAACTCGGTTGAGTGGCTCCAGCAGGAGGCTTCTGAGGAAGCTTCGGCAAAGCCATGGCTTGCCGAGCAACTGACGAAGTTCAAGGAACCACCGGAGCAGAAAGAAAATGCCGACAAAGGACGAAGCTGACTATCTCGTAGCGTCACTGGCGCTTTTCGCACCATTGCGTCTAAGCGCCATAATGCGATGCGGGGACCTGCAGCTATTCGACCCGCTCGTGTTCCCCGCCCAGGCGATGATCTGGGAGGTGATAACACGGATGAACGATGTCTCGCCCGATAAAATCGGCGTTGTTGCCATTGCCTGTGAACTGAAAAGCAGGAACAACCAGTCTGCCGACCACGAGGCTCTGGAGGAGGCGCTGAACCTCCTGAACGAGATGCTCGAGCTGGCCGACGACGCCTTCATAGAGGCATATGCTGAAAAGATTCTGTCCGCCTTCCTGGCACAGGCCAAGAAAGCGGACATAGTCAAACGACTGCAGGAGGCCAAGAACATCGACGAGCTGTCCAGGGCGGTGAACGACTCCGCCGAGGACGTGGCAGGCATGATGACCGAGGGAGAGCCGGACATAGAGATGCCGCTGCTGGACCCGGACACGTACATGCCCCAGTTGGAGAAGATACCGACCGGCGTCGACTGGATTGACTACCTGTCAGGCGGAGGGCACTGCCCAGGCGAAATGATTGGCATACTTGGACCACAGGGCGGCGGAAAGACACTGACCGCCACCAGCATACTTGTGGCCCAGGCGAAGCGCGAACGCAACGCGCTGTTGATAACCTACGAGCAAGGAACCCCCGGCGACGTGTCCCACCGTCTTTTCACAAGACTGCTGGACGACGCCGACGGCGACCTGCTTCGGGACTACAACGGCTCCCTCTACCCGGAACTGAGGGGCAAGCGTGTGGACGTCAGCTTCTTCCGCAAATACAACAGAAGGCAATGGCCGCAGGCTGTTACCGACCGCTACAACGAGCTGATTGGAAGATACGGGCGGTATGTGACGACGCTCGACTTCTCCAAGGCCATCGACCCGCGTTCCAACAAGCTGAACGGAACAAAAGGCGTCGCGGACATAGACGCCGCCGTGCAGTGGTACAGGAACCACGACAGGAAGGTGACCTATCTCATCATAGACTGGCTGTGGCCGGCGGTCACCCGCTGGTTCTACAACCAGAGCGACAAGCGGCTTAGCGACGAACTCAAGTGCGCCACGCAGTTTGTCTACAATCTCAAGCAGTTGACTGAGCGCGAGGGGCTTATAACCATCGTGTTCCATCAGCTAGACAACGAGCACGCTCGTGCGGCGCCAAACGTGCAACCCAATGTCACGCACGCCCTCAACATGCACTCGTTCTCGCAGGTGATGCAGCATTGCTACGTCATCGGGAACAGGGACAAGGAGACGGACGTGATGTGGCTGGGAAACGACAAGGCCAGGACAGGCGTGCCACAATACATACTTGGAAAGATGGACGGCGCGATGGGTGTCATCGAACGCACCGACGGCTATGAGCTGTCTCGCGGCCGCTTCCTTCCCAAGGACAGCATAGTAAGCGAGGAGCCCGAATCGGAGGCTCCCGTGAACAGGTACCTATAATGCTCAACAGGCAGTTATACGAAGCCCTTCATAGAGAGTTCGGGAATGTGCACATATACTCGGCGGAGGAACCCGCCATGTTCACCGTGCGCAGACGGACTGTCCTGGACAGAGGGGGCAAGGACTGGGGAGAGAACGTTAAAGGGGGAGAGCATTACGCTGTCAGATGCCCTTTCTGCGGATACCCGACCCTTTGGTTCTCGTACCTCGCCGGAGCCGTAATGGACGTCGCCAGCGGCGAGCCAATATGGTTCCCAAGGGGACTCATGATTTGCTACCACTGCCTCGAGACGAACAAGAAGGAAAAACGTGAGGAAATATGGAAACGGTTGCAGAAGGAGGGCGAGGTATTCAGGGTCAAGGAGGGTGCGGGCGACAAATTTGCTGCACTCGACTCTGGACTGCCTGGTGAAACTGGTCCTGCTCCTGCTATCGCTTTTCCGGCTGGCTGTGGAATCGCTTCTAGCGGCGTGCCGGAAAAAGTCAGGGAATACCTCAGGGAGAGAGACGTAGACCCGGTCGAGCTCCAAAGGGAGTGCGCCGCCTGCTGGTGTGAAAACGCGGCGGGCGACGGTGTCGGCCGAATCACGTTCCCGGTCTACAAGAACAGCCAACTGGTTGGATGGCAGGGCCGCGCCTTGCCTGAAGACGTGTCCAGGGGGAAACCCAAGTACTGGACATGCGGCAGCAAAGCCGGTTGGCTGTTCAACATGGACAGGGCCCGCTGGTTCCCTTTCGGCGTCCTCGTGGAGGGCGTCTTCGATTGCTTCCGGGTAGGCGTGCAAGGGGTATGCCGCTTCGGAAAGACCACCAGCATAGCGCAGCTCAGGATGCTCCGGAGTTTCTGGGGCGACCAGGGGCTTGTGATATTGCCGGACATGAACGACCCTTCCGCGTGGGACGACGCCGACAAGGAGGCCACCGAGTGGAACGCCCGTGGCCTCTTCAAGGACGGCGTGAAGCTTGTCAGGCTGCCGGCCGGGAGAGACCCCGGTTCAATGAAGCACTCCGAGCTGGCTGCCCTGATAAAGGAGCAGACGGGGAGGGAGCTTGCATGAAATGGCAGAAGGAGCTTTCACAGTTAATCTCATGCGGATGGGAGCCGTTGTTTGAACAAGGGAGGTTCGCGATCCGTTCAAAGTCGAGAACCCCGACCATTACGCTGTATCCGCCGCAAGGCATATACGGAACATGGTTTGTCAGACTTATTAAATCACCGGATTCCGACACAGGAGTATATATGGCCGGTGATGACGCGTTTGACCTATTGCAAGGGCTGGGCCAGGCGATTGACAGGGATACACACCCATAATTTTACGAAGGAAAAGGAAAGAAAATGAATAAACCTAATTCTCCAGCTCAGTGGTTTGCCCGCTGCCGGTCACTGGGTTGGTCAACAACAAACAGCGGAGGAACAATAACGGCAACGTCACCACGGAAGACGGTGATTACATACGATACAAAGAAAGGAAAATTCACATCAGGTTCGATTGTCGAAGGGGATTTTGTAAGATTAATAAATCTGCTCATAGACGTCTACGGACGGGCTAGCCATGAGCATCGCAAGAACCTGCAGAACGCCAAGATGGATACGAAGGAGCTTTTCGCCCTGCTGGACATCTGCCAGCAGAAGGAGGAGAAGACTCCGTTCGATTCCTGGAAGCCTGCGGGCGACGGCCGGCTCTGCCTGGATTACAGCATAGGTCCGCTGGTCGTGTCGGCGACGGTGAACGATGACTGCTCGTGGACAGTGTCGATGAGCGACGGCGGTCCGTGCGACAGGACCGAGACCGGTAAAGCCGACAGTTTCATGAACGCCAAGCTCCAGGTGGACGAGATGCTGCTTGAATGGACGGATGAAGTCATCTGTACAGGAAAGTACGCTCTTAAGCTGAACTCAAGGATAAAGGGGGTAATTGAATGAAACAACCTCTCAACGCCCTCGAAGCCAAGACCGAGGAGGGCGGCCTTGTCGGTTATGTCGAATTCTGTAACGCCATGGGGCAGGAGCTCGACATAATAAACGCGGCGCGGGAATGCAGGGGCGGCCACTACGACGAACTGAGCGAGAACGCCGTGAAACTTCTTGGCGCGCTCCTGGAGCACGAACACATGTCCGTGTTCGAACACGCCATCGTGGCCTACCGAATAACGTGCCCGATATTCACAAGAACACACCTGTTCCGGTACAGGACAGCCTCCGTGACAGAATTGTCAGGCCGCATAAAGCACGACAGCATAGACGTCTGGATACCCGACGAGTTCCGTAACAAGAACGAGGTCGACGCGGGACGCAAGCAGCAGTTGCGAGCCCTGTATCTCAGTGCGGTTCATACTTCCGTGGCGGCCTACAAGACCATGATTGACGGAGGCGTCCCGGCCGAGCAGGCCCGTGCAGTGCTTCCTCAGGGAATGTTCACGACGTTCCGGTACACCATCGACCTGCGCAATTTCATACACATATGGAATGAGCGCACAGCCAACGGTGTCCAATCGGAGACGAAGGCGGTGGTAATGGCGATGGCAGAATGCGCGCGTCGCCGTTTCCCGAACATAGGCTGGATGCTTGGATGGCCGGAACCGCGAGAGAGCAAAGAGGAAGAATGAGAATACTTGCATTGGCGGACCTTCACTCCACGCCCGGGAACGAAAAAGCCATGCGGCAGGCGGCGGAGGAAAGCAAAAAGGACGACATAGACGTCGTGGTCATAGCCGGGGACATATCCGACTGGGGCATAGGGTATGCGTTCGAAAGCCTGCATAACCTGTTCGACGTCCCTGTCGTCTTCTGCCTCGGCAACCACGAGTTCGCACGGCGCACTGTGGCGGATGTGATGAAAAGATGCAACCAGCAGCAGGGGTTGTATTTTGGCAAGAACATCTACTGCCTTGACGTCGTGCGGACCGTTACCATAAAAGGCGTCACATTTGGCGGCAACGTGTTGTGGTACGATGGTTCACTCAGCAACATGGATGAAGAATCCAAGAGAAAGGCGGTTGAACACATCAACCCCCACTGGCTGGACGCGTCAATCAAGGACTTCGACGTATTGTCCGAGAACAGGCTGTGCGTCGAAAGAATAATGCACCTTAAAGAGGCCGACGGTCCGAAGGTGCTGGTTACACACACCGTGCCCCATAAGGAGCTTAACTGGTTTGAGACAAACATGCCGGACAGCCCCTTCAACATCTACTCAGGAATGGCTGACCTTATATCGAAGGTCCAGCCCGACGTGGCCATTTGCGGCCATACGCACAAACGTGTCATAGCCCGTATTGGTGATTGTCGCTGCTTCAACATAGGCAACGACTACTCCTATCGGGACGGATGGGTACTTCAAAAGGATATAATCGAACTGTGAAACTGCACATGTGCCCTTGTGGCGCCCAGCCCAGCGTGATGAAATTCGGGCAGAGCTGGATTGTTGAGTGCTCCAGTTGCGCACAGAACTCGGGCGCCTTCTCCACGCCCGAGCTTGCCGTGTCACGCTGGAACAAAATGGTTGCCGCCATCGACGGCATCGTGGAAGTTAGGGTCAAGCGACTGCGCGAGAACGCAAAGCTGCCCGAAAGAAAACACCCCGGGGACATCGGGCTGGACCTGTACGCCTCGGAGGTCGTCAACTACGGAAACATCCTGTACGTCGGCGCGGGAATCGCCGTCGAGCTTGGCGGGATACCCGTGTACGGATACCAGCTCCGTCCAAGGAGCTCGATAATCTACACGGGGCTGTTCATGCCCAACTCGCCGGGGACAATCGAGCGGACGTACCGTGGCGAACTGGCCGTCAACTTCATGATTGGACCGAAGCCTGCCATCGAAAAGGCGCGGGGAATCTATGAAGTCGGCGACTGCTTCTGCCAGTTGTGTTTCCCTGAGACAATAGACCCCGCCAAGATAAAGGTAATGGAGGTCGACCGCCTTTCGGAGAGCGAAAGGGGGACTGACGGATTCGGCTCGACGAACAAATGACGTCGAGGACATTCACGGTGGAAAAGGTCGGGCGGTGCGTCAAGGGCGTCGTGTGGCGCCCCGGCATGCCCGTCAGGTCCATCGGTCGCTGGACCGCCGTCGACACCGAGACGCTGATGATTGACGAGAACAAGCCGGGGAGCGTCCCCGAGCTCGTCCTTCTGACGGCGTACGGTGGCGGCGACACGGTAGAACTTGTCTGGTGGTACGACGTGGACGTGTATCTGGCCAGCCTGATGAACTCGGGAACGACTTTCGTTTTCCACAACGCGCCATTCGACATGAACGTAACGGGCATGGACAAATGGCTGCCGGTGGTGGACAACGACAAGGTCGTGGACACCGGTATCCAATGGGTGCTTCACAAGATGGCCACAATCGGTTTGTCCGACGAGGCCGACGAATATCCGAAGCTTGCCCGTGTGGTGCAGGACGTCCTCGGCGAGACGCTCGAGAAGGACGGCGAAGTCAGATGCACGTTCACCCGCGACATGGAGCTTGACGACGAGCACGCCATATACGCCTGCGGCGATGCCGTGGCCACCTGGCTGGCGGCGTTCACCATGTCGCCGGCGTTCGTCATGCCACCGACAATGGCAACCCAGATAAAGGGGTTCATAAGTCTCGACAGCATAAGCCGAAACGGAATCCTTGTCGATCGGGACTGGATGGACAACCTGAGAAACGAGTATCTCGCAAAGAAGGACGAGCTGAAACTGACGCTCGCCGACTACGGGATAAACGTTGACAAGGAGCTTGAGACACGGGAGATAATCTCGTACCTTCAATCCACCATCCTTCCCACGCTGCCCGACAATCCGCTTGCCGACGACTATCGTACGGCGCTTGTCTGGCTTGGCAAAGGCGAGGATACGGAATGGCCTGTGTTCGGGCAGAAGGGGAAGATAAACCCCGCCGTGACGGAATGGAAGAACGGCCCGCCGTTCAACCTTCCGCTCAAGGCGACGCCCAAGCAGATGGTCAACGTCCTGTGGAAAATCGCCATGAACATCGAGGCCGGCCGGGAAAAGGACGACGGCCTGCAGGAATGGTGGGAGAAGCACGACGGATGGCCCCCGGGCTACAAGCAGGAGGGCAAGACGAAACAGCTTCAAAGGCTGATGGCGGAATCGGAGAAGTTCTGCAGCCAGCCGTTCCCGAAGACCAAAAGCGGTCTGTACGCGCTCGACGACAAGGCGCTCGAGCAGATACCGACCCAGGACATCGAACGCCTGAAGTTCCTTAAGGCGCTCAAGGAGTACAACCATGCCGAGAAGATGGCTTCTACGTATCTGGACTCCGACAAGCTGATAAGGGCCGACGGGCGTGTGCATCCTAGATACATACCAGTAAAAAGTACTGGTAGAACGAGTTGCAAAAATCCGAATGTTTGAACCTTCCTTGATTATACAAAAAGGGTGTATATTAAGAGGTGGGAAAGGGATAAATACAAATAATCAAGGAAACAACAATGCCGAGACATGCAGTAACTACACCATGTAGTATGTGTGGCGCACCAGTTAGCGCAAAAAGAAAAAGAGTATGTGTTATAAAAGGCTTTCCTATTACGTGTGTCCCTTGTGGGGAAACGCTAATAGTAGAGAGAAGAAAAGTTAGAGCCAGAGAAAAAGCAGAGCGCAAAGACAAGGAGTTAAATCTTCATTGTGCTGTGTGTGGTAAAGCTATTCCTTGGAAACCCGTATATTCCTGTGCAGCGAGAATACCTAAAACGTGTTCTAGGAGCTGTGGAGCTAAGCTTGGTATGAAGGACAGGAAGTATACGAAAGAAGCTTTTATTGATAAGTTGACTTCGTATATCAAAAGTGTGGGGCATCGAATGACTTATAAAGAGATAATAGAGGGATGTGGCGTAAAAACGACAATCCTTCAAAAATTCGGAATAAGCCTTCTTGCCTTGCAAAAAGAGATATTCGGGCTGCAGTGCGATCGTGTTCATCACATGTCTTCAGATGGAAGTTTGTCTTCCCAAGCAGAGGACAGTGACTATGTAGAGATAAGAGATGCTATAAAAAGCAAACAGAACGACGAGATCGTACTGGCGGCAATAAGGAAGTGCATAAGTAAAAACGGACGGTACACCGGAATAGTCGAACTTATGAAGAAAACAGGATTAAGTTTCGAACCTCTCCATAGGTACGATATTCAGGGGATAAATACAAGTCTAGGGTATGAGAACGAACGCCGTTCCTGTGCTGAGGATGACCTGTACTTATTGCTAGTGGAACGTTTTGGAAAAGACGCTGTTAGTCGTGAGCATACATTCATGGATTGTCGAAGCGTAAAGGGCTGGCCTTTACGCTTCGACTTCTATATTCCGACATACTCCGCACTGATAGAACTTGACGGGGTTAGTCACGACACGAATAACCCCATACACGGGCTATGCGTTGATGAAAACCGTAAAATCAAGGAAGCTTATGCAAAAGAACACGGGATGCGACTTTTCGTATACACATATAAGGATATAACAGAAATACCGGCATTGCTCGAAAGAATAGTTTTGGACATTCTAAAACCGGTTGAACTGCTGGAACCCCCTAGCGGGCAATCAGCAACCAAGCCGACAGAGATGTCGGAAGGCTCAGAGACCATCGAAAGGCACAGCGATGTGAACCAAGTAGAGTAGGAAAGTCGTCGTTCCCAAGCGGCCGGCATGACGTATATCATGAAGATATGGTCCGACACTCTCAGCAATGGGAGATAACAAGCAGAGCAAAACTTGCCTCGCGACGACCGTATCCGTAGTTGCTATGTTGCTGACCCCGGATACGTACTGTGCTCCTGTGACTATAATCAGCAGGAGCTTATATCGTTAGCACAAATCACATTCACGCGATTTGGTCATTCGCTAATGCGAGACCTTATCAATAACGACATCGACATCCATGGGTATATGGGGACAACCATTAGAGGCTTGTTCCGAGGTCTTCCCAAATTCGATGTAACCAACCCTGAAATTGTAGCGATGTATGTTACTACAATAAAAGGGTTCAAAGCCAACGAACCCGACGAGTATAAGAAATTACGCCAACTAGCGAAAGCGTTAGATTTTGGCCTACCGGGCGGGCTCGGATACCGCTCCTTCGTGGTCTACGCCAGAAACTATGGTGTTGAACTAAGGGAGGAGGAAGCAGCGCCTCTCTGCAAACTGTGGAAGGACACATTCCCTGAGACGTACAACTATCTTGAGGACCCAGGTCCGGAGTTAGATGAAAACGCTCCGAGAATACTTCCATCTGATTCAGATGAGGTAAGAAGATTAAAGAACATATATCGGTACAAGTGCGTTACCTTAACGGGACGCGTGCGTGCGAGATGTAGCTTCACCCAGGCGAGCAACACCGGTTTCCAGGCGCTCTCCTCGGACTGTAGTAAGTTGGCAATGTGGAACTTATACAAAGCAGGGTATGTAATGCAGAATATGATCCATGACGAGACCATCACATTACTCCCGTTTGACGAGTATACGACCGACCGCGCCGCGCACATCGAGAAGATAATGGTCCAGAGCATGCAGACTATCACGCCTGACGTAAAGGTCAAGGCCGAGCCTGCGCTTATGTACAGATGGCAGAAATCCGCAGAACCCTATTTCGCCGACGGGATACTGCTCCCATGGGAGCTTGTTCCGAAGGACAGTAAGGGGAAGGCGGTTGCATGGGATACCCTGCCTGGTGGTGCTCGCCAGGCGATAAAGGACAGGTTGTTGTATCTGAGAGATGAAGCTGCGAGACTTAGAGCGTCATGTGCTTGATGACCTGAACCTCGTCAAGGCTGAGTTCAGCAACCTGGATGAGAAGGGCGACGGAATCATAGTCGCTTTGAACTGCAACCTCTGGCGTGCATGGCGCGTCAGGGGCGGCAGGAAAGCCACCCCGTCGTCCGGTTGGTGGGTCAAGGCTGGAGATGCCGTGAAGGCGCTTGACACCGACGAGTGAACACGTATTGTATTGCCTGCCCGCTGAGACAATGGTGTCGCTATTAGGGCGCAAGGCAAAGAGCACAAATAAAAAGAAGGAAAGAAATGCCGTTTTTTCAAACGTCCGGAGGAAGTGGCCGGAGCGGTAACGAGTATGACAATACGCTCGCTACCAACTGCCGTCACTTTTTGTACAATCTCTCAAAGGAAGGCGCGACTGAAATTCGGGTCGTGCCGGCTTTGGTGAACGGGGCGCCGGAGCCCCTCCTGAACACGGAATACGGAAGCACGCTGCAGGAAGCGCTTACTTCTGCTTTCGCAGTCGTGGACGTGGTCCGTTTCCTCGGGCCGAACAAGGCCAGCATGATTTGCCCGCCTCCTGTCGAGGGCGAGCGCAAGGGCCCTGTCCACTATTTCATAGACACAATCCTTGACTCCGCCGAGAACGACCCGAAGGGGTGCCCAGACGACTGGCTGAGATGGTGCGGCAAGGGCCGCGACCGTCCGAAGGCCGTCATCCAGCGCCCGCAGCAGATTGTGATGATGCAGGGATTCCTGTATTCCCACAAGGGCCACCCGTGCGTCGACAAGGAGAACCGTCCCATTGTGAGAAGCCCGGTTGTCCTCATGCTCAACCGCTCGGCGACGAACGACCTACTTGAGAAACTGAGCAAGCCGGCGGACGCCAACGGCGCCTGGGGTTCGGACAACAACAAGCTGGGCGACCCGGTCGACCTGACCCATGGACGCATCATGAAGTTCTCCCCGTATCCAAAGGAGTTCAACAACCAGATGCAGACTTGGTACATGGCCGAACTGGCCGACGAAGTCCCGCTGACAATCGAGGACGCCGCGTCGGTATGGCAGCCCTGGGAGCAGGTGCTCAACTACAATCCGACGCTCGCTGAAATCGGAATGTGGCTGACAAAGGCGTTCAACGCCGAGACAGTCGTCCGCGTCTTCGAGAACCACCCGGTGTACAACCAGTGCATCACGGAGTCAATCCGCCGCATGGTCGGGGCGCCCAGCGCTCCAGTGCAAGGGTATTCGATGCCGGCGTACAATCCGCCCGAAAGCCTGAGGACAACCCAGGATATCCAGGTCGGGTACACGCCCACGGCGCGTCCTGCTGTTTCCCGACCGGAACCGTATCCTCCTGTTCCGGAAGCGTACAATGCGGCGGCGCCTGCCACAGACGACCAGTTGGACGACGACGCGCTCCCTTTTGACCAGCACGCGAGGCGTGATGTGAGCATCACGCCGAGGACGATTGAACGGAGGGCGCCCAGACAATGACAGCCAGAGCAATTCCGGCGGTGGCGACCGACCCGGCTGACGACTTCTTCGGTTCGATGATTACAAGCATTCAGAACCGCAGGGGCGCTACCGGGGCGTTCATGGCCTCCGACTTCGGCAAATACCAGCAGGGCATTCCGATACCCCATCTGATGATGGAGTACATTTTCGGACTGAACGTTATACCGATGCCCAGCCTGATTGAGTTCGCCGGCCCTCCCGGGTCGTGCAAGTCCGCGTTCCTCCAGTACATCATGAGCATATTCGCAGCGCTGAACATGCGCGGGGTGTATGTGGAGACGGAGAACAAGGCGTCGAACACGCTGCTCGAATCGTTCCTCGGAGAGGAGGGAAGCAAGCGCGTCCTGTTCATCCCGGGGCCCATGACAATGGAGGACTGGGAAGCCGAAATTCTCAACGCGTTGAAAAATTACAGGGCGGCCTACGCCGCCAGTGTCACAAGACACGCGAAGAACGCAATCTGCCCCGTCCTGCCTCCGTTGTGCCTCGGCCTTGACTCGCTCACAGGAGGCTCCTCCAAGGAGTCGATTGCGGCGACCGACAAGGACGGCAAGACAGGAAGGTCGTATCCTGTGGAGGCTTTGATATTGTCGAAGTTCTTCCCGCAGATACCTACAAGGATGAGGGACCTTCCGATGGTGTTCATATACACGAACCATGAACAGCAGCGCATGGAGGAGAAGAAAGGGCCGTTCACCGTCCAGGGTCCGAGAAGGAGCCAGGGCGGACAGCGCCCGGACTTCTACTGCGGCATAAGGATGTTCTTCGAGCAGGAAAACAAGCCGGAAAGGCTTGCCGGAAACGTGAAGAAGCAGCGCGTCGTCATTGAGGTTGGAAAGAACTCGTTCAATGAGTCGCGCCAGCGCATCAGTCTGCCTATGTACTGGGAGACGACGGTCAACGATGACAACAACGAGTCCACCCAGCGGACATGGTTCGGCTGGGAGGAGGCGCTCGCTGAATTCCTCGCACCGGACAAAGGAGGTCCCAAGTACGACAGCGCGGCGGTCAAACGTTTCCTCAACGTCAAGCGTGAAAGCGCCACTGCGTTCTCATGCCGGGAGCTGGGGCTTGTTCGTGTAAGTCCCGAGGAGCTCGGCAAAGCCATAGAGGCGGACACGGAGCTTGTAGCAAAGCTCCGTCCGTACCTTGGCGTCAAGTCCTGGAAAGTATGGGACGGCAACCCGGTCTCCGCCAATGTGGAGGCCGAACTCGACCTGCCTGACCCGGAGCCTGTTGAAATACCGGCGACCGAGGAGGCCGATGATACAGAGGGCTGAGCATGGTGCTGGGCCCTGGCGATTTCGGTGAACTGTTCGGGGGGGACCCCGGACAGGGAATCAGGAAACGCGCTGAGGTTCGTTGGAAAATCGACGTGTGGAAAAAGCTCGCCAGAGGATACAACGAACCTCTTGCCGTTTTGAACCCGTTGCGGGAAGACGGAGACGACAACGCCGAGGACGCAATCAGGCTTGCCTGTTCGTCCGAGGAGATGTCGAGGATGTACCCGCACAAGGCGAACGTCAATTTGCAGGACCTCCTCCTGCGACCGCTCACGACCCCTGCGGCGAAGACGCTAATGGAGCTTCCGTGCAAGTGGTGGATTGACGGCGCCGGTGTTGTATTCCCGGTCATCAACTACGGCGACTGGATAATGCATACGTTCGGCCATCCGGAAGGAACGCTGGACGGAAAGGCAGTGATAGTAGTTTACGCAAAGAAAGCAGAGGACCGCGACATAATAACAGAACCGTTGTCGCAATTCATTCAGACAAGAAATGGCAGAGACTGAAGAAGTGATGGTCATGGGTCCGAACGGCACGCTGGTGCCGAGAGAACTGGGCGTCGATTTCGGCGTCGAGAACTACGAGACCTATGAAGAGGCAATTGACGCTCTTTCGGAGCAGCAGACCGCTGCGGAAAAGCAGACAATCGAAGTGAACTGGAACATTGGCCGTCAGGCCTGGATTGTGTCGGCTGGCGCGAAGTACGGAAGCCACAGCATAGAGGAGTTCGCCAAGGACCTCGACATGTCTATGAGCTCCGTGTACACGGCCAGGAACTTCTACTCGAAGTACTCCCTTGACGCCGTCCACCGCCTTATCGACAACAACCTGTCATATAGGAAGATTGTCATGCTGCTCGGGTGCAACGACGAACTTGAGCGTGACAAGTTGGAAGACGCGCTGAAGGAATTCAGAATCGGCGAAGAGCCTCTGAAACTGATGGTGGCCGCAGCCAACGAGGGCGTGGTTATGCCGGAGGACCCTGCCGGCATGAGGGCGTACGTCGACATGTGCAAGGAAGGCACAAAGCCTGGGGTTGATGAAGAAGCCGAGGACGACGAGGAAGATGAGGAAGAGGAAACGGTTCCAACCGACCCCGTCGAGAAGCTTCGCGCGCAGATGCAGACGTCGTGCGACGAGCTGTCTCTTGCCATATCCGCCCTCGACCAGAAGGTAAGCGCCTTCTCGAATTTCCTCAAAGGCGACCTTTGGGGCAGTATCGACGCCGAGACAAAGGCGTCGTTCAACGGCATGCTGTCCGGACTTGCCACTGAAATCTCCGACAGCTCGAGGAAGACATGGCAGCTCCAGCGGATGCTCCCGGCGCCGGCGACAAAAGAAGCCGACAAGTAGAAGAGACCCCTTCCGCCGGAAGGATATGGGAAAAGGAGGCGGCGATATTCGCCGACAGATGGAGTCCTGTCATATCAGGTTCGCCTAATATGGCCGCCACCTGCAAGCTGGCGTTCGCCATAGGTAAGGAGCTAGGTTTCGGAATGCGCGAATCCGGACTCCTTGCCGAAACCCTTGAACTCCTGTTCGAACAGGAGGGGTACACGCCCCGCTCGTTGTTTCGGGCGGGGCTTAACATATTGACCAACAGGTCCGTGTACAAAGCCGGAAAGAAGCCGGTGGCGGACCTCAACAGCGGCATATGGGCCGTGCTGCACGTCACGGACATGATTCCCGCAGGAAGGAATTCCAAGGGTAGGAAGCTGTGGAACGTGTGCTGTCTTGTCCTTAGCGGGCCGATGGCCGGCAAGGAGTTCACGACGGCCATAACAGACAGCTACATGGCGTCCATAGTGCGCGTGATAAGCAGCGCCAGGCGTTCCGTCAATGTTGCCGGATGCGACGCGTTCGGAATGAGGATGCTCGCCAGGATAGGCAAGATAAAGGGGAATCTGGCCATACTTGCCGTCAAGGAGGACTGGGCCAAAGGAAAGGCCCATAACAGCGAATTGAGGAAGAAGCGCGAGGACTGCCCGAAGGGGCCGTGCGACCGCTGTTTGAAAGGACTGGACAAATGTCCGTATGCGATAAGGAGGATTAGCCTTGGAAGAAAAGAAGAGACCGCACATGGAGTTCCGCCGGGTGGGGGAACAGGACTTCATGTCGAAGGAAAGGGACCTGAACTATTGGTTCCAGCCGATGGTCCGGGCGGCCCTGGTGTCGACGGAGAACGCCCTGCCGGGCGAAATGACGGAGGAAACGGCTCGCGAGAAGTTCGGATGGATGATTGAGAACCTGAGGGACTTCTACGGCTCCATAATGACAGTCGACGCCTCCGCCGACGAGCTTGTGTCGCTGTTCCTGACAAGAATGTGCGAGGACGACACAGGAAAAATATTCATGCTGATGTTCGCCCGCTTGGTGTTCATCATGTATGTGGACAGCGTTAGACGCGCAGTGCAGAAGCCTGGTCTGTCGAAGGACGAGATAGAAGGCAGTCTGAAGGCCGTCAATATCCTGTCCAGTCTGCCGAAAGGTCTGGCCGACCAGGTCCGTCCTTATTTGAAAGTGGCTGAGGGATTCGGCTCCTTCGTGCCGGGAATGTTCAAGAAAGAGGTAAAGGAAGATGAAGGAACAGAAAGTTGAGGAGCCGTACAAATGCCCGTGGTGCGGCAAGAGGTTCAAGGAAAGGGCAAAGGCAGAGAAGCATGAACAGGAATGCCCCAAGAGGCCGGTGAAGTATGCGCCGGATAAGTGAGGTGTTCTGCGACATCGGCGTCGACCCCGAGGACATAAGGGTCGTAATGCCGTTGACGACAGGGTTGCATGTCAACGCCCCCGAGGATGTAATAGGTTTTGCGTGGACGAGTCTGTCAAAGCAGGTGCCCTCGATTGTTACATTCCCGGACAGGGAGTGGGAGCTTTCGCAGGACTACACCGGATTGACGCAGACGACGTATCAGCAGAACCTGGTGCAGAACTTCCTGGGCAGCCGTGAGGCGGACGAACTAAGGACGAGTCCGGTAGTCGCGTTCTCCAGCGGGATAACCGTTGCGGCCCTGTCCGCCATGCTGCATCCGGCTCCGTCGCCTTATGTCATCTGCCTTGGAAACGCACTGGCCACCGCGTGCGCCCCTCAGCGTTATCCGCTGAAGGGTGCGCCGAGGGACCCGGACGAGATAGGCAGATGGCTTAACAAAGGCGCGCAGTTACGCCTTGGCGGCAGAAGGACGCTCCTTGATAACATGAACCTGCATGTCGATGAAAGAATCGGCATGCCCAAGCTGGGGTGGAACCTGGCTGTCGACTGCACCCTATGGCGTGAGGTGCTGAACGGAAAATGCAATGAGATGGAGGAAGAGGACGATGAACTTAAATTCTAGTTCATCCCTTGTTTGAGTTCCTGCATGGATATGACCCGAAGGCCGCGTTCGCGGAAGCGCGGGCTGGTCTTGCACTTCGGGCAGATTCTGTTTCCAGCCCAGGACGAAAGGAACTCCTTGCCGCAGGAAAGGCAGGTTCTCATTTTTTCTTCATTTCTGTCAGACATGTTTCCCTCACGGAGTATATGTAAATTAAAATGATGACGACGGATAAATAATCTATCACCAAAATGAAATGCTACTCTGTGAAAAACAATGAAATCAGCGAGGGTATAGATGTCGCGGGACTGCCTTGCGACGCCTCGCTTGTCGGGGCCGGCATAGTTCCGGCCGTTATGGTCAACGCCGGCATACCTGAACGTGACGGCGTGTACCCTGAGCAGGTCTTCCAGGACAGCCTGGAGTCAGCCATGGCCTGCAGCAGGGTTGTATTCTCAAAAGCCGAAGAGGACACCGAAGGAAGGTTCATACTTGCCTACGACCCGCGCGAGTGGATTCCCGACAGGGAGTCAGGCAGCAGGCTCGTGATTGTGTACCGTAGCAGGGAGAGGTTTCTTGCGATGTCCCTTGAGGATGGACACTTCAAAATGAAAAACATCAGGACAAGCCAGTCAATCGTCGACAAGGAAGGAAGGCCGGAAATCGTCGAGACAAAGGACGAGCCGGTCGAGCTTCCGGACCCGGAGGACGGCTGGTTCTGGGCCACAATGCAGTAACAAATGAAATGCTTTACAGTCTACAGGCATCCCGGGGGCGCCATAAAGTGCGAACCCGGGATTTCTGTTGTCAGGACATTCCACTTCAACGGACGCCCGTGCGTGCGCCTGGGGATGAACGGCTATCTGTCCTGCGAAAACATCATCGAACTTGGAATGGGCAAGAGGACGCCTGCCATACACGACTGGCGCAACGACCTCCAGGTAATCTACGACGCGTTTCCTGTCGAGACATCGGCCGGAAGCATCTCGCACCGTTGGACGCTGTGCAAGCCGTCAAGGGACGACGACTCCGTCTCTCTTGTAAGGCTCAACTTCGGCGCCCAGGTTCCCGAACAATGCAGGTGCGACGTGTTCCCTGAATCGGGTTCTTCGTCCCCTGTCGGCATCGCTTTCGCGGCGGTCAACAAAAGGCCCTGGCCGTCGTTCTGCATCGACGGGATATGGATTGTATCCGTCGGTGACGTCTTTTGTGCAAGGCCGGTGCAGAAACCCGGCATCCGTCTGGTAATGGGACCTGACGGTATGGAAATGGAACAGTAGAAGAAAAGGAAAGATTTATGGCAACAACAGAAGAAGTCGGAATTTTGCTTCTGGACGGTACGAAGGCGAGCTTCGTCAACGACCGGGTGGCAGACGTGGTGAGGACGATATACGGCTCCGAAATGACGGACAACATCCTCCAGACAATCGGAAAGCGCAAGCCAACGTTCAAACGCTGGGTTGCAGACAGGCAGTTCGGTCGCGACTCCAGCGTCAACAACCGCTCGCCGCTCCACGCCGTCATCCGTGCCTGCATCCTTGTGGACAAGGCGTCCACGGCGCCTGAGCTGTACGACCTGCCAGCAGACCTGAACTGGCAGATTGTGTTCATTATCTGCAAGGGTTTCCCAAGCCTTGTGAAGCCAATGCTGGACAAGATAATCACCTCCAAGAACGTTGTGTGGACACCCGGAATCCTTGCCGCACTGACATCCGTCATACGCGAGTTCGCGTGGATGGAGCTAGACAAGGCGACAATCCAGGCGTTCTACAAGAAGGCGAAGGAGCTGCTGGCAAGACGCGAGAACACCAATACTGGTACAGACGCGTCCGCCAGCGGGACAATCCTCGGCGCGCTCATTCTCAATCTACTGTCCATGACCCTGCTGATGAAGTATGAAGGGGAGGCCGGCGGGAATAAAATCGGTCATGGCCTGGCAAACGTCCATGACGCCGATTATTCCGAATGCGCCACTTTCATCCAGAACATGCGTCGTCCGTACGCCTACGACATCAACTTCCTGGCACCCTATGCGAGAAGCGCTGTCCGCGACACGTTCCCGTTCGCGCTGCCGAATTCCCTTGACCTCGACCGATATTCCCCTGAGGAGAACATCCACCGGGCCGGTCGTGTGGCCGAGGAATGGCGCTCAGGGGGGCGTTCGCTGATTGTCTCGGAGGCGTCGCGCATAATAGGGAAGGTGTGCGACATCCTGTCCGACAGCATGCCTGAGAAACGCCAGATTGAAGGCGACCTCGTCAAACTGCGCGAATTCTCGCTGTTCGCCCCCGACCCGGTGAAGGCGTTCACAATGTTCGCGCAATACACCTATCATCCCGGTGACGGTGTCATCCAGTTGTTCTCGAGCTCACGCGACACCCTCGAAACAATCCAGGCAATCTCCGCCTGGTGCGAGGAAAACAACGTAACGCTGAGTCTTGACAATATTCGTGCTCTGACGTATTGATTTTTTGCGACGCGACCCTATTGTAAAAGGCTGGCGGATAATATCTAAAAGGGAACGCGTCCTGACCCGGCGCTAACCGGCTGCAGGTTGCCGCCAGCCAGCAACCACAGGGTCGCGATACAAATGCAGACTTCGATTAGTGTTCACATCGACGCGGATGGCGTAAACTGCGGTCTTGACTGCGAGTACCTTGATTTGTTCGGCGTGTCGCCGACTTCCGACGAGCCTGTACCTAGATGCTGCCTGTGCAGGCAGTTCCTCAACCAGGACAACGGAATGGTGCTTCGCTGCTGCAACTGCCTCGACATGGAACGCAGGTTCGTGGAGGAGGCGAGAAGGAAGGCGATGCGCGACAAGGTGCAGAACAAACCGCTGGCCGTCTCCCTCCTCGAGCAGACGGACTATCGGGTAGACCTTGGCTCGTTCGCCAACGTCACCGATATGATTGAGTACCTTGTAAAGCACGAACGTATCTCAAAGACCTATCTGCAGAAGGAGCTGGGGTTGAGCCAGCCGGACTTCCAGCGGCTCCTGGACGGGAACCCGTTCCCGTACATAGTCGCGGAGGTGCAGCGTCACATGGGGGTTCCGATGCCAGTGCACATAACGGCGCAGGACGAGCTCGAAAGAGCCAAGAAGTCCCTTCACTGGTCGGAGTCGGAATAAACGGTAGACAACGGAAAGGCCCGGATGATGAAAGTCGTCCGGGCTTTCTTTTTTTGAGGAAGAGCAATGCAGGATTTGTATTTTGACACAATCACAAGCGCGGAAATAATAGACGGCGTCGTGAAGATGGACGCCGGCGTGACCCTCCGCGACGGAGTGGAGCAGACAGTCAGGCTTCGCATCCCCCTGATGGCTTTCCAGGGGATAGCGCAGGGCTTCCGTGAAGCGCTGGTGTCCTTCATGAAGCAAGGGTATTACGGAGAGCAAGGAAAGACGGCGGCAGGAAATTTGAAAGGAGCCAAGCAATGATTAATGAAGCATGCAACGAGGTCTGGAACGGAACTTATCAGACAGAGAACTTTATTTTCATGAACCCGCTTCAGGGTTCGTTCGACGGTGGTGAATCGGCCACCCAGAACGCGATTACCCGCCAGTATCTGGAGTATCCGGTGATGTCACGCTACCTCCGCCAGTACGGCGTCTGCCCGAACAACCGGGTGTTCTCGTCGCTGGTGGGCTGGCTTGCAAGTATTCGCAAGGACGGTTCGAGAGCCGCCTATCGCAACACGAGCCTTACAGGAAAGGGCTGGGGCGACCGGTTGTCGGACGTCAAGCTGATGTCCAACATCAATTGCCCGTACGTCCACATGCCCGAACGGTGGGTGGATTTGATTCTGGAAAACGTCATGTACTCCAACGGAGCCGGGGCGAGAACAAAAGCCCTGTGGCAAAAAGCGTACGTCGAATCTCTTTCATTGAAAGCGTAAAAGAATTCAGCGGTGAATTGCATTAAAGGAAACACCTGTTGCACAGATATGCCTCGACCACCTGCCCACACGTCCCGTGCGCACGCGTATAGGCGAGCGTCAAGGAGGCGATTCCGGCAGGCCTTGGGGGCGTGTCGAAGGCCTGTGTCTCCAGAAACGCGCAGAAAGGCCCCTACGGGGCGTTTTGACGGAAGACCCCACCATCGACACCCCCTGACGGCGGAAAACGGCTCTGAAGGGCCTTTCTGCGCGTTTCCGGGGGTGTCAGCGACACAGGAGGGTTTCGGGACAGACGACGGAGGGGTGTTTCGGGGTGATTCGGCGACATGGATGCTTCGGGTCCCTTTTCGTTCCCTCGCTCCCCTTCCGTCCCTGCCCCAAAATCGCAAGGGTCGTCTTCATGTATTTTGATTTTATATTTTTTTAATTTTTATTTTTTAAGAGATAAAAATTAAAAAAATTAATAAAATACAAAATACGGGACCCTCAGCGGAGGTTTTATAATTCAAAACAACGCCTTAAGGTATCACATAACATGTGATACCTTAAGGCGTTTTCAGGTAAATCATACCTGGCGTACTCAGAACTGCCCGAATCACACCCTGTGACCGGCAGTTTGCCCGAAGATACCCCTTCTGGACGTTTCGTTTTTTTGGGTTAAAACCGTGTCAAGGTCTTAACTACGTTAAGACCTTGACACGGTTTTAACCCAAAAAAACGAAGTTGCCTAACGAAGGAAATCAGCGTTTAATGCCTGCAGATTTTCCAACGCTTTTTACAACGGTCTCTTTTTCTTAGCCGGTAAAACCCTTGCAACGCTTGCTCCGGCATAACGTCCATCTAATGTTTCACCTTTTTGAGGAAAGACCCAAGTTTCTTCCGGAGGAATACTTTTATATGAATACCATTTTATCACTTTTATTCCTTATTACAGGTGACCGTCTTGACTCCGACTCACCCCAATGTTATCTTTCTGTTTGACTATTGCCCTTTAACACTAAGTAAAAGACGCAGAAACCAGATGCAGCTTCACTACATAAACACAGACACAGGGTTGTTTGTCACGCCGAACGACGTATCGACGCCGACCTCCCGCAACCCGGTGATTCCGATAGACTCCCCTCCTGTCCTGAGGCTCTGCTTCCTTGACGGCGACGGCGACCCGTATACATTCACCGCCCGGTCGACCTTTTCCTTCACGCTGACCTTCGACGGAGCTGTCGTTATGACAGTCCCTTCCGGCGCCATACGTCCCGTCGACCCGCTGGCCGGCAGAATCGACATCCTGCCCGCCAGAGTCGACGGCGTGGAAATCTCCGAAGGCGCCGGGCAGATTACGGCGGTCATAGACGGGAGGACGGTCCTCAACGACGCGGTGCTTTTCACGACAGGCGGCGACGTCGTGCTTCCTTCGAAGACAAAGCCGCGCGACTTCACCGGCCTGCGTGTCATAACGCTTTACGAGGAGCCTTCGGAGGAGAACGTCGGGGACTATGTCCTCTACCTCGGCCCCGAGGGTCTGATGAACAACGGTTTCTTCTACCAATGCGTGCTGTCCGACGGTTCCTACTCCTGGCAGCCCGAAACGCCGGAATATGTCACGGCCTGGAGGTGGCATGAGCATGTATGATGATTTCATAGAAAGGGGCGACCGCGTGTACTTCTTCGACACCGACCGCCGAATGCTGGTGGACGAGCAGAACACGATGGCGCCGATACCGGCAGCCGAAGTTCCCTGGTTCTCGACACGCTACCCGGTCAAGCTGGTGCTGCAGCCGATAACGGAGGGGGCGCCGTCGGCAATCGCCCAGACGCCCTGCAACGTGAAGCTGTACAGGGGCTCGTCGGTCTTCGGAAACGTGACCGCCGTCGGAAGCTGGAAAATCGTGTGCGTCATTCCGCGAATGGACGTGACGCCGGGAGCAATAGACGTGGACATGACGGACGGTCTGGGAAACACGGTGCTGGCGTTCCGGACAGTCGTCGTCGACGCTATCCCGGAGCGTCCTGGCCGCATACCTCTTATATATTCAAACCCGAACAGCGAGCGGACGAACGACAACGGCGAGCGCGTAATACGCCAGCCGTCCGACAGGGTGATACGCCTTCAGCGCGACCCTTCGGCGTTCATCATAAACATCCCGGAGGGAACGGCCGGCTGGAACATCGCGCTCGACTTCTGCTCGCTGCCGCTCGGCATCTACAACGCCTGCAACAGGCTTGTGGTGCATTGCAGCTCCGCTCTGGAGATAACTTCGGACGACGCTTCGCTAAGCACATCCTCCCTGTCCGCCGGATGGCATGAGGCAAGGGTGTCCGTGATGCCCGACGGCAATTCAATCATAACCTTCGAGGAGCCTTGACAATGCCGGAATTCATAATAACAGGATACGCCAAGCCCTACTGGCTTACGCTGGCGCAGTACAAGGCGCTTCAGGAGAAGGACGCCTACGGCATCTACTTCATTATCGACTGCAACAGGATTTACCGTGGCGGCAAGGAGCTGCTCGACGCGTTCAAGATAGTGGACGAGTACCCGACGCCGTATATCGGCGACATAAGGACCGACACTCTTTGCTTCAGGAAGACGTTCGACGACGGACGTACAATCCTTGAGGCCAGGCTGCTGGACGAGAACCTCGAATGGCAGACTGTACTCCCGCCGGTCGTGACGGTCGTGGACAAGGAGAACCCCGGCGACAATCTTCCTACCGAGGGCGCCATAGTCACATACGTCGGGGCGGAGATAGCGTCGCTCAAGGAATACGTCGACGCCATATACGCAAGGATGGAGTCGACGCTTGAAGAGGCCGTGTCCGCCCAGGCCTCCGCCGAAGCCGCCGCCAGCGACGCGGTGGCGGCCGCCGAGAGGAGCGTCGACAACAGCGAGCTTGCCCGGTCATACGCCCGTGGCGGTACTGGCGCACGCCCTTTCGAGGATACCGACAATGCGAAGTACTACATGGAACAGGCGGCGGCCATAGTGGCAACGAGCAACCGCGTCGTGTCGGTTTTCGCCGACGAGGCGCATGTCCGGCTCCAGGAGTGCATCCAGACGCATGTCCCTAATTACAACAGCGACTACACACTCCCCGCCGTAACCGATACCTCCGTTTTACACAAGTGCGTTCTTGAGGTATTGTTTTCCACAGCGAGTGAAGCTGACTTCAAGAATGCCGACGGAGTTGTATTTAAACACGTCGAGCCGGCCCACGGGGCAGCCGTTAGATTCACATGCACCTGGTCGAATATTTTGTCGGCGTGGGTGATTGAGACCCTTGTGATGAACTGAAGATTTTACGACGCGTTGTAAAATCATCCAATAACTAAAAGAATAGGAAAAACCATGTCCTTCGTTGTAAAAGCCATTGTCTATATGACGGCCTCCGAGTTCGACGCCGTCGAAGTGAAGCGCGGAGATATCTTGTACGTCGTCGATTATGGCGACCGCCTGCGCTCCTACCTCGGCGACATACCTGTTGAGTCCCTGACATTCTCCGACTTCACGCAGGACCAGATAGACGAGATTAAGTCTGCGGCCCAGGAGGCCGCCGAGGCTTCCGCCGCCGTGGCCGTGCAGGCGGCGGAAGCGGCCAGCGCGTCCGAGAACGCTACGAAGGGGTACATGGACAATGCCAAGGTCTACGCCGACAAGGCTGCCTTGGCCGAGGGATACGATGAAAGCGCCAGGAAGGCGGCCGTCAGCGCGCTGAACGCTGCCACATCGGCCAACACATCGTTGCTGCGTACAATTGCGGAACGTGTTCTAGCGCAGTCATATGCGATTGGCGGTACGAACACGCGCCCTGGCGAGGACACTGACAATGCCAAGTATTATATGAGGCGTGCTCAGGCTGCTGCTGAAGGCGTTGATCAGGACTTCTCCTATATCGAAAGTATTAAGGACCATGTAGACGAACAATCGGCACATGTTGACGATGTCGCGCAGACAACTGAAGGCTACATGGATGCCGCCGAGGCATCCAAGCAGGCTGCTGAAACAGCGCAAGGCAAAGCTGAAACCGCCCAGGGCAAGGCGGAGGACGCGCAGGGCGCAGCAGAGGCGGCGCAGCAGGCTGCGGAGACAGCGCAGGGCAAGGCCGAGGATGCGCAACAGGCTGCTGAGACTGCACAGGGCAAGGCGGAGGATGCGCAGAGCAAGGCCGAAATTGCGCAGGGAAAGGCGGAGGACGCGCAACAGGCTGCCGAGACTGCTCAAGCTGCGGCGGAAACCGCTCAAGGAAAAGCGGAAGATGCGCAGGACGCGGCCGAGGGAGCTCAAACGGCAGCGGAGACTGCACAGGGAAAAGCCGAAGACGCTCAAATGGCAGCGGAGACTGCTCAGGGCAAGGCCGAGGATGCCCAGCAAGCCGCCGAGACCGCCAAGAGTTTGGCTGAGACAGCGCAGGGAAAGGCTGAAGATGCCCAGCAAGCCGCCGAGACCGCTAATAGTTTGGCTGAGACCGCCCAGGGCAAGGCTGAAGACGCCAAGCAGGCTGCTGAGGACGCTCAAGGCGCTGCTGAGGACGCTCAAGGCGCTGCCGAGACAGCACAGGGTAAAGCCGAAGATGCTCAACAGGCTGCTGAGACAGCGCAGGGAGAAGCGGACGGGTCTGCTACAGCAGCGGCCGCCAGCGCGAAGTTGTCTGAAAGCTGGGCCGTGGGCGGCACCGGCGTGAGGGACGGCGAGAACACCAACAACGCAGCATACTGGGCGGAGGAGGCCAGGAAGCTCTCCCCAGACGGGAAGGCCGACAAGGTGCTGGGAGGCGACACCGACGGAATGGTTGCCGGGCTGGACGCCACGGGCAACCTGACAAACACCGAGATTCCCTCCGGCAACGTCGCGCAGAAGGACGGCTACTACGGCAAGGAGGGCCTTGGCGCCGCGACCGCCGAGAACCTCATCGACCCGAACGCCACGCCAGAACCCGCGACGTTCGGATTCAGGACAGCCGCCGGCGACCTGTCCATCACGGACGGCAAGGGCGTCGTGCACACCCAGTTCGGCTCCACGGAGATTGTCAACCAGATTGTCGCGCCGTCCAGCGTGAAGACCGTCCAGGGCGAGGGCGTCGTGCAGGTCGCGGACGCGGTCGGCGGGCAGGTGAAGGGCCTGGCGCTGACGGCCCCGAGGAGCGTCGTGCTGAACCAGCAGGCCACGGCCACTCAGGATGTCACGGCCACGGGCGATGGGGTTGCGCAGCTTGAGAACGCCGCTGCGGGGAACGCGACTGCTCTGAGGATGACCGCGCCGAGGTCAGTGGTGGTGAACCAGCTCGTCCAGAACGGTGATTTCAGCAATGGGACGACAGGATGGGATGGTGTTGGTTACGGTACGTTGTCAGTGTCTAATAATGTCTGTTATTTCACATTAGTGTCTAATGCATTGGCCGCTAGACTTCAGTGTCCTATTAATGTACTTAAGGGACATACTTATATTATTCAATTAACCATAAAAGCTGCAAAAGATACATCAATACTTATTGGTGTATCTTCAAATCTTAGTGCCTTCGGCTACCAAAGTATATCAGCAGGCGTTACAACAACTTATTCTAATAGAGTCACAATAACTGATAATGCAGATTTGCTATATTTATATTGCAACCGCTCACAAACTCTTGAAGTCGGAGATATAGTTGAATACAGCAACATCATGCTCGTCGACCTCACACAGTATTTCAACGGCGACCAGACCCTCATCGACAGCATCACCTCTTGGGACGACCTTGTCGCCTACGACCCGCGCTTCGCTAGTTACGTGGAGTACAACACGGGGACGGTCGAGGGGGTTCAGCCGACGGTGAAGGTGAGCGGGAAGAACCTGTTTGACCAGTCACGCTTCCTTACAGAAGTTACTAGATGCACTTTAACACAGGATGGATATTATACCGCGCCTACGGCTAATTTCTATGCTATATATTATATAAACAATGGTTCGCTACTGCCTTCTAGCGCATTTAAACAAGGTGTTCAATATACTGTCAGAGCATTAGGATATGGTAATAGAACTGACGGCGCGAACTTCTACATCACTATCTTCCACACGGATGGTACACATGTGAACTCTCCGGGAACAACAAGCACCGCCACCGAAATTACAATTACATCAACACAAGGAAAAACTGTAAACAGGATATGTTTTACATGGGGCGGCGGAAATACGTCTTACATCAAGGATGTCCAGATTGAGATTGCAAGCTCCGCCACCCCCTACGAGCCTTACTACGCCGGCGGCACGGTCCAAGCCCCCGCCCCGCTTTTCGCTGTCGGTACGGCTGCGGACGAGTTCGAGGCGGTGTCAGGGGTGACGACGAGAAACGCCCGACAGGTTACTCTACCCGCAACTGGATGGAACACGTACGGCTTTAGTACGTGGAAAGGCTTCAGCTGCCTCAATGTCCTGCCAGTGGCCGAGAACAGACCGTTCTACATCAGCTCCAACAGCATGATACCGGGCATCCCGAAAGGTACGACGCATACACCGAACAACATAGTGCACGCATGGATTGGCGTGAACGGCACGACGAGTGTGTTCGTGGCCTGGAACGAGAACGTGACGCCTCCAGCAGCATGGCTCACGGACGGTGAACCAGACGTCAACAAGTTCATGACATGGCTTGCTGCAAATCCAGTCACTCTATGCTACGCGACATCGTCTCCCACCACCTCCCAGTCCACCCCCACGCAAATCTCCCTCCAAGCTGGCTCCAACGTTGCCATGCAGACCGACGGCGGGCGCACCGCATCGCTGTCCGCCACGTACCCAGCCACGGTGTACGACAAGGCCATCCTGCCGTCCCGCACGTATCTCCACAAGCACGGCTCGACTGTCGTGAAGATATCCAGCCAGTCCACCGTCACGCTCGACGGCTCAGACCAGCTGGTGGACCTGACGCAGCTGTTCAACAACGACACAACGACCGTGGCAGCTGTGAACACCTGGGACGACCTCGTGGCGCGTGTTCCCGCGTACGCCGCTACGATGGCGTACAATCCCGGCGCGGTGACGGGGACCGTGCCCGCCGTGAGGGTGACGGGGAAAAATCTGCTGAACATAAACAGGCCTGTAGGAACCCTGACAAGTGGAGCCAGCCCGACAAACCGCAGCGAGCTATCAGATGACTATGTATATCTAGGACTGACCTTTGGAAACCATTATTATCCAAATAGAGTTGCATCCTACACCATTGGCGCGGATACTTGTTCAGGAGTAACTGGTTCCCCTGCAAACTGTGGTTTGTCTTATCCAGTTAGGGTCAAAGCAAACACCCAATATACCATATCCTGCTTGTCGTTGAATGGGAAGGTCAGGATGTCGTTCTATACAAGCAGTGGGGTGTATATCACGACAAACGAGATATCCATTCCTGCAAATGTTACTTATACAACATTCACAACGCCTGTTGACTGTTCGATTGTCCTTGTAACAATGTACTCGTCAGAAGTCAATACTGCGTGGGAGGTTGTCAAACCTCAGCTAGAGCTCGGCTCCGTCGCCACCGCCTACGAGCCCTACCACGACGGCGGGACTGCCACATCCCCCAGCGAGCTGTTCGCTGTCGGCTCGGCGGCGGACGAGTTCGAGGCGGTCAGCGGGAAGCTGACGCATAAATTCAAGTCTGTTGATATGGGAACCTTGAATTGGTATGATAACTCTACTTATGGTGGATTCTATGCTTATCTGAATACAGATGCACTGAGTCGCGGTGAGATGATTTGCCCCAAGTATGTCTATGTCGGTATTTTCAACAATCTTGCGGATAAGACACTCGCATACATCTATACACGCGCTGTGATTGTGCAGGATAGTGCATATTCCGATGCTGCCACCTTCAAAACAGCCATGTCGGGTGTTATGCTCTACTACGAACTCGCCACCCCCACCGAGGAGTCCTCCACCCCGCAGCCCGTCTCCTTCCAGCAGGGGAACAACGTCATCGCTCAATCCTCACAGGACCTCCCCGGCGTCGCCATATCTGCCGGCTACGACGGCACGGAGTACGACCTCAAGCTGGTCAACGGCTCCAAGTACGTCATCGTCGACAACGGCGTCGCCGCCTACAGGACGGCCTCCAGCAGCAACAACACGTTGCCCGTCCACGGCGGCTCCACGATGGTCCACAACCTAACCCAGTGGTTCGGCAAGGGATACGAGCCTGTCTCTGTCGACGCCTTCTATTCCCGCTACCCGAGCCTCAAGGGATACGCCATGCCATATAACCGTGGAAGCGTCCTCAACTACAAGGGCACTGCGGTGCGCACCGAGGGCTTCAACTTCTACAACCCAGCGACAGGCACTGCGCGTCTGCTGGGCGGCCACCAGTACCAGATATGCGGGACGTACGCCTCCTGCTCCTATGCGGACAGGTGGGGGAACGCCGAGGAGCTGGACATCGACGAGGAGGGAATCTTCACGCCGGTCAACAACGGCACGCTGACGGTGGTCGGCGGCAACGCCACGGACACCTGCGTCCACCTGACGTGGAGCGGCTACAGGAATTTCGGCAAGGACGAGTACCAGTGGGAGCCCTTCTGGCAGGTCACTACGCCGCTGAATGTCCTCGATAGCTTCCCCGAGGGGATGAACGGGATACAGAACAAGGGCACAGGCACTACCGATGTTAACGTCCGGGATGAACTGACAGTTACCGGATATGTCAAGCGCATAGAAGTTGTCGATGGCGGTGATTTGACATACAACAATTACAACGATGGTTCGGCAGCCCCCGCGGCTTATCCGTGGGGTTACTGTAGCTTCGGCATTCCCGGCAAGAAGGCCGGGGATATGAACATGCAGTGTCCATACTACACTCCAGTGACGACCTTTACCAGTCAGAATAAGTCGATACTCGCGACACGGACCAACACTACCTGCTATATTGTAGACTCCTCCTTCATCGGCCTCACCGGCGAGCAGATAAAGGAGCGCATGACCGGCGTCAAGATTTATTTTGAGACGGCAACGCCAGTCTCCGTCACCTTCCCCGAGACCCGCCTCATCACCTACCCGGTCTCCGACTTCGGCACCGAGGAGCTGCTCCCGGCCGACGACGAGCCCGGCATCCCGTCCACCACATGGCTGGACGGCCTAATCCAGTACGAGCAGGACTTCCTGCGGCTGCTCATAAACTTCTCGAAGATATACTCCGTGCTGAAGCACATCGCCGACAACGCGGACCATATCGTGTACGACGACGACACCGCGCCCAACCTCATCGCGGGCAACGCCTGGAACCTCATCGACCGCGAGGCGCGGGGCACCATGCGCGAGTTCAGCTACGACTCCGTCAACGGCACCAACGACGTGACGGACGGCACGGCCATCGCGCAGTCCGTCCAAGGCCAGACGCTCATGGCGAACCAGCTCGTGCAGGACTCCGTCGTGAAGACGGCGCAGGGCACGGGCCAGGTCGAGGTCGAGGACGCCGTGGCGGGCGACATCAGCTCCCTCGTGGTCGAGGGCAGGAGCCTGGTGAAGAACCAGCTCGTGCCGCCCACGATGACGAACACGAAGAACAGCTCTAACGGCAGGCTAGGAATCACCGACGGCGTGGCAGGGAACGCGGTCGGCGTCACGCTGCGCGGCGGATGTGTCGTCCATAACCAGCTCGTGAAGGAGTCCGTGGAGAAGATCGTCACGGGCACTGGACGGCTAGGATGCGAGGACGGCGTGGCTGGCGACGCGAAGTCGCTGGTGATGACGGCTCCGAGGTCAGTGGTGATGAACCAGCTCGTAACACCGCGTGCATCTGCTGAGGAAGTATATGGCTTGACCCGAGTAAATAATAACAATGGTTCGATTAGAATATATGGAACATGTACTAGCAGGGATAACTTTACGTTGACTATAAACTTCCCCGTTATACAGAATCATGTGTATGCTGCCTTTTTCATGGGAGCATCTTCATATACCAATGGGTTAATAGTTTTTTTGGCGCAAGTTTCATCAACTTATTTTGTAAAGGTTACAGCAAATAATAGCTTGTCTTCATCTATTGCTCTGCAAGTTACCAATGGGGATACCATTGACTTGACAATATTCCCGATGTGTGTCGACCTCACCCAATATTTCAACGGCGACACCGCTCGCATCAACTCCATCCAGACATGGGACGACCTGGTCGCCTACGACAGCTCCTTCGCCTCCTACGTCCCGTACAACACCGGCACAGTCCAGGGCGTCACACCGTCTGTCAAGGTGAACCATGCCACCGACGTGGCGTGCCCCGTGGAGTTGTTTGGGGTAGACGACACGGTTGGGGACAGTTTCGACGGAGTGTCAGGTGTGGTGACGAGGAGAATCGGTGTCGTGGACTTGGGGACGCTGAAGTGGGAAGGTTATCATGAACCGTCCGATAACTATCCAAATGGATACACCACTACTATACTGCTGTCCAAACAGTCAGGTACCACAAATTTCATATGCCCAGTTTATCCTTATAGTACATCTGGAAGCGCTAACAAGGTTATACGCGGAAATTCTAGCAATGGTAGAATAATAATTCAGGATTCGGCCTTGTTGAACAAGACATCAGAAGAGCTTACATCGGCACTCTCTGGTATCATGCTCTACTACGAACTCGCTACTCCGACCACTGAGCAGTACACCCCGACGACCATCCCCACGGTGGACATCTACAACTGCGCCATCCAGACGGCTGGCACGCGCCAGTGCTCGCTTTCCCTCACCTACGACGGCAGGGAGCAGACCATCGCCCTCGATCCGACCCACACATACGTCTTCCTGGACAACATGACGGACTCCTCCCTTATCACGGAGCAGTCCTCCATCGACGCGGTCGGCGGCGAGGACATGCTGGTGGACGTCACGCAGCTCTACAACGGGGACTCGACGAAAATCTCGCAGATTAAACGGTGGGCCTCCCTCTCCACGCGGTTCCACCGCTACAGGGAGCTCCTCCCATACAACCCGGGCACGGTCGAGCCCGACACGCCCGTCGTGCGGGTCTTCCCGAACGAGCACGCCTACGGCGCGGTCTACGACCCGTCCCTGTCCTCCCCGACCCTTAAGTGGGTCGAGCTGAACAACGGCGTCATCACCGAGAAGGCCTCCTTCGAGGAGTTCTCCTCCACGCCCTGCCACGACATCTGGCGGTGCGTCATGGACGACCTGGCCACCCGCCACGTCAACTACTACCTCGACGACAACGACTCCGACAAGAAGTACAACGGCACGCGGCTAGGCGTCACCTCCGACGGCTCCGCATCCGTCCTGACGGGCGAGGACGGCGACGTCATGTCCCGCTTCCCCGTGAGCCACTGGTACATGGACGAGGACTACGAGGGCGAGGGCAAGGTGCTGTGGCTCATATCCGACAGGCCGTTCATGGGCACATGGGCGCCGTCAGAGATACACGACTTCTTCTATGTCGGCTCCGGCGGAAGCACTCCCAGCGACCAGTTCGTCGGCTCCTTCAAGGCCGTCGTCTGCGACGAGGACGGCGTAGCTCTCAACACGACCGAGGGAGCCTTGGCCCAGGCCACCGGCACGGCCGCCACGAACAAGGTCCGCTCCGTGGCCGGCGCCCTTCCGTACGTCAACGCCAACCTGGACACCATGGAGACTCGCGCCAGGCGCAATGGCGGCCACATGACGAACACCAAGTTCCTGCAGTGGCTGACGCTGCTGATGGTCATCGAGGAAGGCACGCTGAACACGCAGGCCGAGCACGCGGGGTACTCGAACGGCATCAATAACGCCTTCTGCTTCTGGAGGAAGTCCGGACGGGTCAACGCCGGCAACGGGACAGCCGAGATATTCGCCGAAGAGGATTCGCAGGACATGGACAACTTCCAGTCGCTCAAGGTGGGCTCCACCACTGTCCAGCGCGACACCCTGATGGACGCCGACGGCAGGTACGCCTGGAGCATCTACAACAGGGGCGCGTCATCCACGAGGTACTTTACGGACAGCCCGACGCCCGCCAACGGCGACACGGTCTATTCGGAATCCACTGGCGACACGACGGCCGGGACGGTGTCCTCCTACACAATCAGGGCCGCCTCGGCACGCGCCATCCAGTTCCAGTACAGGGGCATCGAGAACCCCTTCGGCGAGACCTGGACCTTCGAGCATGGCATCCAGGTGTACAACGACGCCGCGCTGTCCGTCATCAGGGTGGACAACGTGAACTACACGCGCGACCCGTCCATGGACGGACCGGCCTCCAGGGCGTTCGTCCACGAAGGCGAGTATAGATGGGTCGGGCTGACGCTGCCCAGCAACGCGCACGCCTTCCTGGACGCGGACCTCACGCAGGACTCCGGATATGTCGCTACAGGCACATACCTCAAGTACAACAACGGCTACTGGGAGACGCTCGACACGGACGCGTACACCATGACGGCCCAGCAGACCGCCGCCAACCCTGCGTACACATGGCGTGCGTTCCCATGGGCAGTGGCCAGCGGCTGGGTCAGGAAGTTCGACCCTGCGACGTTCTTCGCGATTACCGTCGGGGGAAGTGCGTCGACTTATTTGCCGGACTACTATTACACGACGACCAACGGTTCCCGTGTCGTGTACCTCGGTGGCGTCGCTTACAACGGGTCCGGCGATGGCATGGCGTTTCGGAACGTGAGCAACGGGCTGACGGGCGCTGCCGTGTACATCTCGGGTCGCCTCTCGGCATAACGCAGGTGGCGTGGAGAACGACGAGGAGCGCAGTGAACGCAGGGTCCGTGGTGGCCGTAAGGCACGATATGGCCGCCATGGACGCTAGGCGCGTGATGGGCGCAGGGCACGCAGCGAGCCGCCGCATGGCGGCGAGCGGGAAACGCGGCCGAGCGAAGCGAGGACGAAAAAAAAAAACAAACGGAACATCTTGACAGCATGCCATACGGCGTGCTATCTTGAAAAACAAGCCAGGGGCTGCTACGAGTCCCTGGCCATCCATCCTGGACAGACCCTCGCAGGGCCGGATGGACGGGATCGACCTACTCGAGTTGTGTCGTGTACCTCGGTGGCAACGCTAACAACGGGTCCAACGATGGCATGGCGAATCGGAACGTGAACAACGGGCTGACGAACGCTAACGTGAACATCTCGGGTCGCCTATCGACTCAGTTTACAAACGCCGTTTCCGGCGGCGTCAAGGATAATGGGTCGGTCTCGTGACCGACAAGACTCTTCAGGAGAAGAGCCGCGACGGGCGATCCCGTTCCCTCCAAGGACGGGGCGCACGGAACGCGGCGGTCAATGGAACCAGTGAATCTCATAAAGGCTCTGAGTAGATACAGCTTCATATCGAAAACAGCCCTCAATGAGCCGAGACAGGAATAAGAAAAGGCAATGAAACGCATAGGCGGCGACATAATGGAGCGCATAGCCTCCATAGCCAACATAGAGGCGGCGGTCGACGAGTCCCTCCGTCACAGGAGCAAACGGAACGCCCTTACCAGGGCCTCCGAGACTTTCCTCGAGCACCGCACCGAAAATGTCGCCCTTATCCGGGAGAGCCTCCTGTCCGGGAACATGCCGGAAATCACCTACAGGACGTTCGTGCGCAAGGAGCACGGGAAGGAGCGCCGGATCGACTGGAACCCGTCCTTCCGGGACAATGTCGTCCAGCACGCCATCGTCAGGGTCGCCGGGCCGATGCTCGTGGCCAAGATGATACCGGACACCTACAGCGGCATAAAGGGAAGGGGCCCGTCCTACGGTCTGGCCCGCCTCAGGGAATATGTAAGGGGGTTCGACGGCCGCCCCTTGTTAGTGCTGAAGATGGACATCCGGCAGTTCTATCCGTCTATAAACACGCGGAAGCTCAAGCGGATGCTTCGCCGGTACATCAAGTCGAAACTTCTTCTGAAGATCCTTGACGGCATCATCGACAGCCATCCGGACGGGCTTCCCATAGGGAACTACATATCCCAGCTTCTGGCCAACCTATACCTCACCGAGTTCGACCACTGGCTGAGACGCGAGTTCGGGGCCGTCGTGCTCCGCTACTGCGACGACATCATCATACTGGCCGACAGCAAGGCGAAGCTGTGGGGCATTCTCGGAAGCGCCAGGGCGTTTCTGGAAAGGTCCGGCCTTTCCGTCAAGAACGATGTCCAGGTCTTCCCGATCGAACGCCATGGAATCGACTTCATGGGCTTCGTCGCGGAAAGGCGCACCGTCCGCCTGAGGAAACGTATCGAGCGTTCAATGAGACGTTCGGCCAGACGCTTCAACGAGGCGCCTTCCGTCAAGCGGTACTCGTCGCTCGCGTCCTACTACGGGTGGACCAAGGCCGTCTCCCGTGGCGGTTTTCTGTGGAAGAGAGTCGTTGGGAAACCGCTTGACGTGTGTCTCGCCGAGAGCAAGGAGGCCGCATGATGCGCCTGACGGATGTTGTCAAGCCCAGACGGAAGATAGAGGGTGCGCGGGCTGATTATAAAAACCAGGTCAAGGGGAGGGATCTGGAGTTCACGGACTGGGGACCGTTCACCAACAAGTACGGCCCCGGGTTCATATTCCAGTTCTGGCAGGACGGTGTCCCCTACGTTTTCATAACCCACTCGGAGCAACTGAAGAAAGCCGCGATCGCCTGGGAGACGGAACGGGGAAAGGAGCCTTTCACGGCAAAGGTTACGGAAAAGACGACGAAGGACGGCAAAACCGTTTACGTTTTTGAATGACAGGCATACAACACACAGGAACATCCCGATGAACATAACAGCCAATGCAGCCA